TAAGAAGTTAAAAGTAGCTTGTGAAGCAATTGAATTGACTTTATTGGATTCAATTGTAGTCACTCCTGAGTATGAGTATTTTTCTTTTGCTGATGAGTATATATTGTAATGATTTAAATTAAAACCCCTTGTAACAATCGCAAGGGGTTTTCGTATTATAAATATAACCAATTAATACAATGTACCAATGAAAAGGAAACGATTACCCAAATGGCGAAGGAGATTAAACAATTTCATCATTAAGCTGAAAAGAAAAAAATTATCTCCAATAACCCAAAAAAGAATCAAATCATATTTTAGAATATTTTTTGATGGCGCATACGAATCTGACCCTGTGTATCACATGCATATTGATGTACATATGTTTGGTATCACAGATTTTGTGACTTATGATTGTGGTGATAAAATCACTGTGGTTATTACATTAACCAGACCCGGGATATTAATTGGTAGAGGAGGTGAAACTATCGAATCTTTGAAAAAGTTTTATAATGACATGTTGTTAAATGAAATGAAAAAACCAATCACCATTGATATTATTGAATCAAAACTTTGGCCCTAATCAATTTTAATTAAAACCCCGTAACATTTACAAGTGTTTTTCGTATTATATTTAGAAACCAATTAAATCATATAACCATGAGCCAAGTATTAAAATTAGAATTGAACATTCGCTTTAATGAAAAAATCACAAGCGATGATGATATTAAAGAAATCGTTGAGAACGTTTTGCAGGGATTGGTAAAACAAGTTGATGAAGAAGGTATATCACCCGAAAGTTCTATTGATACTTATGTTGAATACATTGAAGTGAACGAACCTTTCAGTGGTATCAATAAAGACATTCATTACGTCTAACTTTTTTAATTAAAACCCCTGTAACCTTTACAGGGGTTTTTCGTACTATATAATGTACTAAACCAATGTCCAATGAATAAGAATATCCTAATAACTGACATGAAAGATAATGTACTAAAGGTTAGGCATAATCTTAATCCAGTTCAGGTGGTTGAAGCATTAAGAGAGATTGAAATATCAATGTTGAAAGAAGGGGTTAAACCTGAAATCAAACTGCATGAATTTACTATCAATAAAGATTTTAAGCGTGATTTAAGTGAACCAATGATAATTGAATTTATACGACTATGACAACAGCAAAGTATGTTCAGGAGATTACAGTAATCGACCCTGATACCAATTTACCTGTGGAATTATCTATTTTTAAACATAATGATTCAGGTGGAATGTTCGCAATTGATTCATCATTCATTAACCAGTGTTATAATGATGATGTTATGTTATCTGACCCATTCAACGAGAATGAACTAGTTCTTTTAATTGGAATTGATTGAATCTAAATTAAAACCCCTTGTAACATTTATAAGGGGTTTTTCGTATTATAATCAGAACCAATTTAAAGAACTACAATGAAAACTTATATAGTTTTAATTAAAATTAGTGAAATTAGTTACGATGAACGCAAAGCATGTAACTTAATTGAAAATCAAATTTTCGATAGTAAAGCAAAGTTTTTGGAATATTTTAACTATGAATATCCACATTTAATGAATCTAATGTCCATTATGGAGATTAGTGATTTTATGGAATATTGGAACTATTCAACGACTGATGAGGATGATTGTATTAATGTGAATGATACTTATATGTCATATATTTTAATTAAAGAATAAGAACAATGGAATTAAAATTTAAAGTCACACCAAGTAAAGTTGTTGCTAACACTAAATATAGTGTGTTAAGCAGAGCTAATTTAAGTGGTTGGAGTTTTGATGGTTGTGGTTCTCATTATTACGGTCGGGATGAAAAATATGTTAAAGCAATTAATCTGACCAAGGTTAGGAGAAAAACCAAACAAAAACAATTCATCAACAAAGAAGGTGTTAACACCACTAAAAGCCAAGTCATTAATAAATCGCATTGGGTTGGTTATGTTTATACATTCGATACTGCTTTATTGAAAGCAATGAGGCTTGAAATTCAACAAGGTAGTCGTAATTTTAAAATTGTAAAGAAATGAAATATCAATTAATTTGTACTTCATTTAACATATTGCCTGACGAATCGTTACAATTAAGAAATAATTGGATTGAACCTGTTCTTGATGATAATGATTTAACCGATAAATTGACTGGTTGAGGTATTGACTTAAATTCATTCAAATATCCATCAAGAATGTCAATTTCCAATACATTAATAGGTAAGATGTCGATAGGTAACCCAATTCATATACGAATTATTAAATTTTAATTAAAACCTCTGTAACCTTTACAGGGGTTTTTTCGTACTATATACACAAACCAATTAAATTTACTACCATGAATGCAATAGGCGAATTAATCAATTTTGAAGCAATCACAAAGAATTGCAGGGAAATGAATGCAAATGAAACTTTGATGCAACTTAAAATGAACAACATTCATAAGTTTATGTGTTGGGGTACTACTTCATTTACTGTTGACAATTTGCGCAATGTCCGCATGTTAAGATTCCATGTTAATGGTGCGAAGCTCAAAGGTTTTGTTTATATGTTCGTTAATGGTTCGGACTTGTACGACATTTACTTGACAAAAAAAGATGGTACAATTGTACACAAAACAGAAGGAGAGGGATTGTATTTTGATGACACTACCGATTGGATTGATGAACGAATTGAAAAGCTATCTACCTATGCTTTTTAAATAAAAATGATTAAAACCCTTGTAACATTGCAGGTGTTTTTTCGTATTATAATTAGAAACCAATTAAAACACACTATCATGGCAAGTCAAAAACTAATCGAATTATGTGCAAAAGATTCCAAAATATTGAAAGATAAACTTTTGGAGAACGTTGTATTGTGCTTAGTTCGTCCATTGCTGGTTTAACTGGTAAGGAAGCTACTATTGTAGATGTTAAAGGTGAATTACCTGATGGTTTTCGATATGAAATTAAATTGGATGAACCATTATATTCATTCACCAAAGGTAAATTGGATTATTATCCACCAACATTTTTGGTTGAAGTATTAAAACCTTTGTAACAATTCTGATTTAATTTCGTATTAATATCAGAACTAATTAAACTACGCATTATGAAAATTGAAACAAACTATATTGAAGATTGTATTAATATTGCTAGTAATACTGTTGGCAAGTTTGAAAGCAACCATGCAAAAAAACAACTTGAAGTATTACTTAACAGAATCAAAGAATTGGAAACCCCTGAAAATAACCCATTAACATGATAACACCGAATAAAAAATACGAAATTAGTTCAGAAGAAATTTCTGACTTAATGGTTGGAGCACTTGAAGGTGGAATAAACTACTGGTGTTGGAGAGCCGAAATAAATGACCCTGACAAATATGATAACGAAACTTTGGCCAGTGATGTTATTGGTTTGGGCGGAAGTTTAACCCTCTATGATACCGATAGTTCAGATCAATGGGAGTTAACACAAGAGAAGTTTTTAAAGGGTGTTGAAAAAACAATGGAGTGGGGCGAGTTTGAAAGTATTGAAGATATGATGGAATGTTCTGATTCTGAAACTTCCGATGTTTTGATTCAATTTGCTATATTTGATGAGATTGTATTTGCTTAGTTTTATATTTCTATTGTTGTTTAATTGGTTTAATCCCTTGGAGTGGTGTCCAAGGGATTTTTTTGTTTTATCTTGTAACCTTTTAAATTAAAGTTCGTATTAATATCAGAAACCAATTAAATATGCTACAATGAAAAAATTAGAACTTGAATATCGAAATGAGTTCAAAGAAATAACCTCATCATTCCAAGCAGGTAATATTAAGGTTTTAATAACCTCACCAATTAACAAAGATTATTGGGTGTTTAGGGTTAAACTAACCAAAGACCAGTCTGTTATAGCTTTTCCAAAGTTTTGTACTATGGGCATTGGATTTGCAATTGAATCAGATTGGAACACCAATTTACCATATGATTGTACTGCCAAAGAAATTGCTGACCACATTTGGGTGAATAAAAAGTATAAGACAATCACCAAATCAATTCTCATTGAAGCTATTGAGATTTTAATTAAGGCTTGTACTTATTACAAAACTCGTGAATATAAAAAAGAAATAATTGGTACTGCCGAAGAAGCTGAAAACTATATTCAAAACATGTTTAAGTTTGTCAATTCAAAAGCATAAATTTTCAATGCCACCGATTATCAAAATCGTTTGAGAATAAACCAGTAACATTTTAAATTAAAGTTCGTATCATACATACAAACGTTCATTCACGGTCAGAAGATTAAGAGTCTTTAAATAAAAGTCGAAATAACTAAACAATTAATCTTCGATAATAAAATATCTAACGAGAATAAGAGAGTTGGCTGACTATGAATGAAACGTATGACCAATAATAAAAACACATTGTTATGGAACGAGGAACGTTTTCTCAGTCTGTTGATGAATCCCAAATATCATTTGAAAAAGTAAGGGGGAATTATAAAAACAATCCAACTAAAATACGTGAAGCGTATTATCCTCATTGTGGTTGGGTTAAAATTAATGGTGATTGTACCAATAAAGCTATTTGGGATTTGGCTATGTCAGGGGCATTACATTTTAATTTGGTTGTTCTTGATGTATGGGATGATATTTGTTATCCAGACTATTCATTGAAAGAATTGATTAGAAATTAAACATAGTGTCGCAATTATTTACGATTTTTATTGGTGTGTTTGTGGGAAGATAAAAATTAGTATTTAATTTAAAGAACTTGTAACAATTCCAACTCAATTTCGTAAAAGAATACACAAGGGAACGATAATAAATCGTTAACCCACCAAGTAACCCGAAGTAATTGGCATATAATGAGTGTTAACCAAAAGTAATTCGCTATGACTGCGCAAAACAAAGGTTCTCCCACGAGGTAAACTAATTATAATTTTTAATTAATATAAAATATCATATCAATTATTAACCAACGCTACTGCGCTATGACGGCACTTAATAAAAGTTCTCCCACGAGGTAAAACTAACTAATTAATAAATATATTCCCGGTTTAAAAGGTTAAACCAGTCAGGTGAAAATCCTTGCAAGGTTAAATATGAATGTTTCGGCCAATTTACGCTATCGGCACTATGAGCTGCAATTGAGCAGCCACCGCCACTCTGCGATATCCCATGTTGTCCATAAATATGGCCTTTGGGCTGACCGTGCCGAAACAATACTACCTAACTGGTTTAATTTAAAATCCCTCTCCCCTATTAAGATATGAGGGGTGAGGGATTTTTCGTTTTAATTGTAACAGTTTTAATTTAAAATCGTATAAATATTAGAAACCAATTAAAAACATCACAATGACAAAAAATATTGTTGGTTGGATATGTACTGACCCAAGTTGTAACCAATACCGTAAAGATATTTCAGAAACTAAATTTATTTTTAAAGAAGATAGAATCATTCACCCAGTTACTAAAGAAACTGAATTATATGAATCCGAAATTGATTTGGGTGATTACTCAATTCTTGAAATTTTTGATGCATGTTCGACTTTTGGTTATGATGAGGCAACTGTGGCTAATTGGATTGATACCAAATCAGAATTAGCATTAATTGCTGAATGTATTTTTGAATTAGAATCTTAACACAATGGCTAATATCAATTCACACATAGAAGCAGAACAAGCCTTAAAAAGAGGTGAGAAGCTGAGACATATATATTACACCGAGGATGAGTATGTTATCTTTAATAAAGAAAAGAAACAACTACAAACCGAAGATGGTTATTTAGTTGGCGACTTCACTGGAGAGTTTTGGTCACTTCAAAAAGGATTGCCAGAAATATGGGATATTGTGTAACAAAAATTATTTAGGTTCGTATTATAATCACACGAACATATAAATTTGGACTATTTGGAAAGTGATTAATTCCAATGATAAAGAATACAAAATTAATAAAATATTGTAAATATAAAATTTTTCGTTAATTGGTTGACGAGCGTTGATGTGTACTTTTAATTGGTTTGCCCTCACTGGTGGTTCGGTGAGGGCTTTTTTTGTTTTATTTCGTAACCTTTTAAATTGAAATTCGTACTAATATTTACATGAAAAACGAGTTGTAAACACGAAGCTTCAATAATATTGACTTTATTAATTCAAGTGTTTTTCAATACGCTTGTTGTAAGCAGGTTTCATTTAAAAAAATAAAATTATGGAAAATTTAGTTGGTCAGTATAGCGGTTTGTTTCGTGGCATTGAAATCGCTAAGACTGGTGGATATTCAATTTCGGTTTATTTCGACAAAGAATATAAAAATTGTTTTGATGATTATAAGACAATTAAATTGTTCTGTAAAGGTTGGTTTGACAATTTTGTTTCTGACGGAGATATGAAAATTGAAATGGTTAAACCACAATCTTATGAAAGAAAAGGCCAAATACAAACATTGGAAAACATTTCTAATAGGATTGAAAAATCGTTACAATTCTTAAAACCAGAATTAAAGCTTGGCGATTCATCCGAGTTATTATTAAAAATAGCGACACAGAGACTTGATTTATCTCTTACGCAAGTCGAGAAGATAAAACAAATAGCTATAACAATAGCTCAAATGGATTTATCTGAAACCATCAAAATGATTCATATTGCAGAATCAATTCAATATTCATATGTGCCATATGACAATAATTACATACTTGACTCAGAATCGAAAATGTTTGGAGATATGATTCAGGTTAAATTAGGTGATATTGATCCTGATACGATCCAATCAGCTATAAAATACTTACAAGGGTTATTGCAAGGCAATAAATGTCAATAAAACTAAAATAAATAAACAATGCAAAACGTATCATTCGGAAAAAACCATCAAGGTGCAAGTAAAAAGAAATTCAAACTTGTTGAGGAAACTATTGAACAAAATGAAATCAATCTCTTGCCCCTAAATGAAATCACCAGTAAATTAGGTGATAACCTTGAAGAACTTAAAAAGCATTATAAAGCCAAATCAGTTAAAGAACTTTATGATGCAATAGTGTTTTTAGAAAGGGTTCATTCTATCATGGAAAACATTTAATCTAAATCAATTTTTATTTAGAAAGGTTGCAGAAATGTAACCTTTTTTGTTTTAAATCGTACAATAAGAAATGAAATAGCAGTCGGCAATATGGCAAGTGGCCGATTAGATACACAGACTTCTCACTTGACTATAAACTTTATGGATTATGAAAACGACTTATTTTAAATTTATTGCACAAAAAACAGCAGAAGGAAAAACCATCCTTGTTGCCGTAATTCCCGATGATATGTTGGGAAAAGATTTGCCATTGATTTGCGAAGGACAAGCATTCTTAATGCCTTCAACTATTTACACAGGAACTTATCCCCAAATAAAAATTAATAGCGATACTATTGTTGACAGAACAGAAGATTTGAAAGGCAAAGGAATTGCAGGAATAATCACATCTGAAAAATGGTACATCAAAAACGATGTGAAAGAGGATGTCTTGGGGATTTCATTATAAGACGTTTCAAAAATTAGTAACAGCCTATCGTATTGTTTGTTAGGCACAGTAAATTGTAAAATTATGATAGATTTTAGTAAAGTGACAGAAAATGAAGAAGTAGTCGAGCTACTTAAACAAAGAGAAGATATTGAACGAAAGATAAATCAACTCGATGAAAAGGCACTTATTAATTATGAACTTGAAAGGTTGCAAGAGGATTAGTTTTATTGTGCCTAATGGTCAGCAATATATGTAGTTGCCTTGCATGAACGTTGAAATTTAGTATAGACCTTAATAGGCAATTACATATATTGCTTGTTAGCAAACGTTAATTATTATGACAACAAAGGATTTTATAGACCAAGCAATAGGAAAAATGGTATATGTTACTAATAAAAAAGATTTGGCTTTTGATGGTGGATTGCGTAAAATAATATTTAGTAAAACTGAGTTACGTTTAATTAAGTGGACAAAGGGTGGTAAGGTATATTTACACGATGAAGTAGAAAATAAATATTATACAGTACCACCATCAAATGTTAGAGAGGTTGGTTCTTAATGTTTGCTAACGGTTGGGTGTATGAGAAGGTTTGGTTGTAGAAACTTTCAAATTATGTACAACTGCTGATAGCAAACTTTATTATACGCCTTGTTATAACCTGTAAAATTTTATATTATGAAATGGACATACTTTATACCGATATACGGATTTATTAAAATGATGGTAAAACCACATGAAACTGATGATGCTTTATTTGCGCTTGGATTTATATTCTGGCATTTATTGACCACAGTACCACTACCGTTTGGTTGTTTCATGTGGTTAAAATTTTATCGGTTATAACGGTTGGCAATATGAAAACTGCCGATTACAAAGAACAGAATTATCAACTTTAAATAAATTTATTATGAAAACAAAAACTTCAATTTTAGCACTCGCCAATGCAAATAATTTTAAATAAAACCTGTAACAAACTTTAATTAGAATCGTATTATACACAGAAACCAATTAAAAGCACTATCATGGCTAAGAAACTAAAAATGGGCACAACAACTTGTTCACTTGAAGAACTTTGTTTTCCAGTGGAATTGATTGACAATCCACGTAGAACTAACAGTGAATATACCAAAATCGTTCGTGGGGTTATTTCTCAAAAAGTTCCTTATTTCTCGAATGAAGAACTTATTTTAATGAAAGAGACTTTAACGCCAACCGAATTTCAGACAATGTTGGATGAAAACCCAAAGGTAAAAAAGATTGATTCTGAAATTGATTTGAACTACTGTTCGAATGTTTATGAACTTGTTCCAAATTCTGAAATCTTTCCAAAGGTTGAAGAAATTTTCAAAACCCTTGGCATTGCTTATAAGGCAACTTACAGCCACACCAACCATGCACGTTTTTATGGTGATTTTGTTATTGAAGACCCAAGGTTTTCATATAAAATGGACGGTACAAATGATGAGATTAAATTCATTTGGAACTTTCAACACTCTTACAACGGTTTGACCAAATACAAAGGTATTGCAGGTTATCACAGATTAATTTGCTCAAATGGCCTGACAATACCAATAAAAGAAATGAAAAGGTTTAATCTTTCGTTAGAGGGTAAACACACCAATTCAATTTTACATTCTTTGGAACAATTTCAAAACATATTGATCGACTTGGTTGCCAATTTTGAAAATGTTAATAAAACCATTATATCAAGGTATGAGAAACTTGGTGGTAGCTTTGTTGCCAATGTTGAAGATAGGGTTCGTGAGGTCCTTAATGTTATGGGCATTGTTAACAAAGAGAAAGAAAAGGATGTTGCCACAATGTCTGTAAAAGAACAGGCAATGTACAACAAATTGATCGAAACCAATCAAGAAAAAGTAAACAGTATTCTTGATAAGATCAATTATGAAGCAAACCACACTACTTTGGGTTATAATGGCAAAGTAAATAATTGGCTGATTTATAATGGAATCAACTCCTATATTTTTGACGATAACAGAAACATTGCATCACCAGAAGTAAGGCGCGAAAAAGATTCAAAGGTTTTGGAATATTTATTGGAAACTGTCTAATCAATTTTAGTTAAAACCCTTGTAACATTCACAATGGCTCTTTTGATATTCAATTAGGTGGAAAGGTGTCATAATATTTTAAAATTTAAAACGTTAACTTTGATTAGTTAACGTTTTTTTATTGTATTTATTATTATAAATATTAATAATTATGAAGTTATTTGAAATGTTCGATAAGGTTAATAAAACCAAAACTAATGATGTACATCGTTTTAAATTAAAAATGTTTGAGCATTACAACAATACTATTTTATTTAAAACCAATTTGAATGAGGGTGATGAAAATAAAAAACAGTTTGTTTTAAGTGCTTTAAATAAAAATGAATTAAGCACAACCCCACAAGAATTTTATGATTCATTAATGAAAAGTAAACATCCTGACATGTTAACTCATTATAGTGTATCTGATTTAAGTCAAATGAGATTGTTTAAAGTACCTGAATTAAACATTGGATATGCTTTAAAGAAATTTGATGATGGGCAATATTCTGAGATTGTTGCTGTACATAATAATGAACCTGATATAACTGGCATTGGTCAGGATTTAATTAAAAATGCTGTTAAAAACGGTGGTAAATATTTAGATCATTTCGATGGATTTTTAACACAACTATATAAAAATGCTGGATTTGAAGAATATAAAAGAGATAGCTATAACCCTGAATATGACCCAGATGGTAAATTTAGAGAAAAATATGGTAAACAAGATGTTATTTATCGTAAATACAATGGATAAATTATAACTAAAACCATTATCTGATTTGTAACTTTAATTGGTTTGATTCGTATAGTATTGTACAAGTCAAACCAATTTTTATTTCACTTATATGGTAAATGATTTAAATTTATTCGGTGATACAATTAAAGATAGTATTTTATTGCACATACCCCACTCATCAAAGCATATACCTAATAAAGATTCGTTCTTGTTAGATGAAGTGCAATTGAATAAAGAACTATTGCTTTCAACAGATATCGCAACCAATCAAATCTTTCAAGTAGATAATATTAAAAAATTTACTTGTGATTTTAATAGGTTGTTTTGTGATGTTGAACGTTTTATCATAGGTGAAACAATGGATAGTTATGGCCGTGGCTTATACTATACTCATACTATTGACAATAAAAAATTGAGAAAATTTGATTATTCAGATTATTGGGATGTGCTTACAAATTACTTCATTCCTTATCATAGTAATCTAACAGATGTAGTTCAATCAATCTTAAATAAAAATGGTCAGGCAATTATCATTGATTGTCATTCGTTCAATGATAATAGATTGTGGTATGAAAATGATTCAAATCGACCCGACATTTGTATTGGTATTGATAATTTTCACACCCCCAATTTTTTAACATTTTATTTGATTAACCACTTCAAAAAATATGGATTGACTGTTGAAACTAACAATCCCTATTCAGGTTCATTGGTACCTACCAAATTTTATCAAAAAGATGTTAATGTACAATCAATAATGATTGAAATTAATAAACGATTATATATGACCAATGATACTAAATTAAATAACGACAAGGTTCAATGGTTGAATGGCATTATAAAGGAATTATTGAATTTTTAATTAAAAACTATGTAACAAATTTAATTTGGAATCGTATTAATATTTACATCCATTTTTTTATATGTTTATGTTGTTAATAAACAATTTAATGAATTTTATTATGACAAAAGCAAAGATTGGTGAGTTAATTACTCTTAAAGCGAAAAAAGTAAAAGTATCTGATAAAGGTGGTTTTGTTGGTTATAGAACAGAATTTTATAAAGATGGTGAATTAAAAGCCACAATACCCACAAATATGAGACAACCAAAAATAGATGCAAAAACCATTATCTTAAACGGATGGAAGTTTGCTGTGGAATGGTAATGACACAACCTAAAAATACAATAATAAACCACCGACCCAAATAACTGTTGCAAATACTTGTAACATTAAACAACAATGTTCGTATAACCCATATACAATAATTAATACACTCAACATGAAAGCATTAAAATTTGGTGATGAAATTCAAACCCTTGGACAAGTAAGAGATTTAATTGCTCATTTGAATGACAATGATTTGGTTGTCATTGATGCTTGTGATGACAATGGTGATTTTAAAGACCTTTACCCAATGTCCATTGATATTATTGAAGGCATTCGATTAGAAGATGGTTCAATAGTCAATGAAGTTCTCTTTTCCCAAAAGCCAAACAAACAAGTTAAACCTCTTTCGGAGGATGTCCAAGTCAAAGCATTGTCTTTAATTAAAAACATTGATTGGGTTGAATTGAAAAAACAAAAACAAGCATTGAATGCAATTGTTGAATTTTCTCAATCCCACATCCAATTACTTGCAAATGATTTGGAAGGTATTGTAAACCTACTTGATGTGATTCAAGACTTTGCCGTTGATGAAATGGGCATTGATGAGAATATTGTATTCGATTCGGAAGATGAAGATGTTGAAGTAAATTTATTGCAAAGTGCTTGGACAGAAATTCGTAATGACTTTGAAGCTGATGGTTTCATACATATTGATGCTTGGTCAACAGAAGATGATGATGAAGCAGGTTGTACTATTGCCAAGGTAAATATTCAAACCAAAGAAGTTATTTATTTGGATGAAAGAGCCGAAAACGATTATCTTGCCCAAGAATCTATTGCAGAGGTTTTCTTAAAATTTTGGAAAGCAACCGAAGAAGAAATCATCGAAGCATTGTCCGAGTCCGAAGAAGAATAATATTAATTAAAATCCCCCTTACAGCAATGTAAGGGATTTTTTGTAACATTTAACCGCAATGTTCGTATCATAATATAAACAAAAAAAAATATGAATAAGATTATTGTCAATACCCAAGAAGAATTAAATAATATATCATTAGATTATTCTGGTGAAATATTTATTATTGGTGGTGATATGAATGAACCAATTTTATTAGATAAATTATATGTAAATGCTGATGTAATATTATCTCATAATGCTGTTATTATAATGAGGGATTCATCCCAAGTAAAAGAAATGAGGGATTCATCCCAAGTAAAAGAAATGAGGGATTCATCCCAAGTAAAAGAAATGAGGGGTTCATCCCAAGTAAATTATATGGGGGGTTCATCCCAAGTAAATTATATTGGGGGTTCATCCCAAGTAAATTATATGGGGGGTTCATCCCAAGTAAAAGAAATGTGGGGTTCATCCCAAGTAAATTATATGGGGGGTTCATCCCAAGTAAATTATATGGGGGGTTCATCCCAAGTAAAAGAAATGAGGGGTTCATCCCAAGTAAATTATATGGGGGATTCATCCCAAGTAAAAGAAATGTGGGGTTCATCCCAAGTAAATTATATGGGGGGTTCATCCCAAGTAAATTATATGGGGGGTTCATCCCAAGTAAAAGAAATGAGGGGTTCATCCCAAGTAAATTATATGGGGGGTTCATCCCAAGTAAATAAATTTCGTTCAAATGGTATTATTAATTGTTTTGGTTATAATTATATTTTCATTTCGAATGAAATTGAAAATATTTCAAATGTTATATTAAATGACACCAGTCAAATTATTCGATATGATACATTTAACACTAACCCAACAATTGATTTTTATTTAAAAAATTATAAAATAACCAAGAAAAACGATAATATTTTATTGTTTTATAAAGCAGTTCATAAAGAATGCGATGAACAATATTTTTCAGATTATCTAAAAGATTTTAAATATCATATTGGTGAAATAATTGATGGTGAATGTTCCTCTAATTTAGATAATTCATGTGATATTGGATTACATGTGTCAGAATTGTTTTTCGCAGTTAAATTTGGTTTAAATTGGAAAGATTTGGCAATTATTGAAGTAGAAGTAGATATTAATTCAATTGTTGTTCCCAAAGAATGTGATGGAAAAGTCAGAACAAATAAATTAAAAGTGGTTCGTGAATTGGATAAATCAGAATATCAACAATATTTGTAACATTAAACAACAATGTTCGTATTATATAATTGCGGAGGGAAACGCTTCTTTGGTGGCTATTGACAGACGTGTCAATATGGTAGGACTTAGAAGTTCATTACGGAGTTTCGGTTTGGAACCGGAACATTTATAACATACTACCATTGAATGACGAATCCATTTAAGTCTTGACTAAAAACATAGTTTTGGAATGTACGACCCTTAACACAATTGGTGGCTAAGTATATTGCAGATAGTTGCGTATTACCGAAAAACAAACTAAACCTCATAATGTCCTAAAAAAACATTATGGGGTTTTTTATTTTAATACTGTAACCATTGTACGAAATTTTCGTATTAATTATAAATTGTAATTAAATCATATTATTATGAAATGCCAAATTACTGCAACAGCCCCGACTCATTACCAAATAAATAGTCTCAATGCATTTAATTTAGAAAATGTTAAGGGCTTGAATGGTTCTTATAATGGTTCTTATACTGGTGTTAAAATATTTGATTCTGTTAAAGATGCTAAAGAGTATCTAACTACTCGTGCTGTTATGTATAACGATGCCGACCCATGTGGTTCGAAACAACGTCTTGCTAATATGTGTAAAGATATTAAAAGAGGTTATTTAACCTTAGATGCCGTAACTGCACATATAATTTGAAATTAAATCACCATGAGCATTGCTTTAAGAGATATTGAATTAACTGATGAAGAAAAAGAACTTGCTTGCCATTTAATTAATAACTATGGCGATGGTATGCACCCTATGGCCGAATATAATACCATTGATGGATTCTATACTTCTTTTTTAAAAAGTATTATGATTCGTAAAGAGGTTGCTAACGACATTAAAAAACAAGGTGAAGAAATTCAAGAAATATTTGAAGAATTATTACATAAACTGTAAATATTGGTGATAGATATGGATAATCCTATTCAAAAACCAACTAATCTTAATAAGGTTATTGGTTCAATTTTAGATAAAGAATCTAATGGTTTTAATAATAAAAAAATTATTATTGTTGGTTGTCATGCTGGTATTGGTAAAACAACCGAACTAATTAGGGAAATTGAAAATAGCTCAAATGATATTCTCATTGTTCATCATAACCCCGAACAATTAATCCTTGAGAATGTAGAAGAGCAATTATCTAAAATAAAAACAGAATCAGTTGTTAAACCATTTTTAATTAAAAAGATTGATGATTCATATAGACTCAAACCAATCAAAAAATCAAAAACAAAAGGTTGGCAATACCCACACAAATACCATTCTTAATTAAATCATTATGGAAAATATATTTAGAACCAAAGATGGTAAAGAATTCGATAATAAAGAAGATGCTAAACAACATGAAGAATTTATTGAACGTAAAAGTAAAATAGATTCTAATGAAAAACTATATACAATATTTACTTTTAGTAAATTCCAAGAATCTGGTTATGCAACTCAATATTCCCATAGTACTTTTCCAATAATAACACATACCGAATTATTAACAACTTGGTTACCTTTGTGGAAAGTACATGAATCTAACAATTATGAAATATTGAATATAGATATAGATAGCATTAATCTTTATGATTCTTTAATTGATGTATATCGTGCTAATTATGAATACAGCTATTATTATTGGGATACTATTGTGAGAATAAGGTGACCCAAAGAATAATAATACTATGAATATCCCACTTTAATTTTATTATTATTGCTTTTGTAACATTTTATTATTATCTTCGTATCACACATATGATAAAAAAATCGACAAACCACTAAAATGCAGGTGAAAATATTCAGTAAAAAAAAACTGATGGAATAATTAATTCTATAGGGCACGTACTCCATGTTGCTACGAATTAGGCTTAGTCGATTTGAATGATAATATCATGCCGAGATGATGAAATTGGTAGACATGCAAGACTTAAAATCTTGTGGACAGTAATGTCCGTGTGGGTTCGACTCCCATTCTCGGTACTAATTTAATTGATGTAAAATAACTAATACTTACTACAATGGACGAGAAAAAAGTAATAGACGGTTATTATGGTAGTCAAAACACACCATGCAAAATATTGGTGTGTGCAGATTATCCCGGTGCTTGGTATGTTGTGGTTGGTGGTTCTGTTGCCAACTATACACCAGATGCTGATGTGTTGGTTGATGGAGTTAATGTAAATGATATTGACAATAGTGATTCATTTATTTGGTCTGGGTCTATAAATAATTTAGATGATTTTGAATACATAATAATAAACAATTACAACAATGTATAAAGGACAATTAAAAGGGGTTCCAAAGGAAGTTGTTGATAAAATGCTCGAACACCAAGCGGCACAAGGCAATAAAAGGGATGTCACTGTTTTTGAAGAATATTTGCAAAGGGATGCAATAAATGGAGGATTTAGGTGGTCGATAACACCAGAATGTTATGATTTTTGGGAGGATGTTATTTCAAAAAGAAAATTTGATTCATTCTTCAAAAGATATCCCAAAGCATACCAATATCCTAAAGTAATGATGGTTTCCCGTGATAACACTCTGTGGTTTAAGCGAGTTGTATTTATGGAGAAATGTAATGGCTATTTAGCTTGGTTTGATGTTGAAAATTTAAGGGATGCTGAAGAGGCTACATCAACGGGTTTTTGGAAATATGCTAAAGACATCGAAGAACCAAAACAACCTAAAATGGTTGAAGTAACGTTTGAAGAAGTGGCTAAAGCACTGAATATTGAACCAAGTTTATTGAGGATTAAAAATTAATTAATGTGCCTATAACAGGATACTAGTATGTTAAATAACTAAGATAGAGTTGATCCTTGTGAGGTGTTGTACTTCACATTGATGATGATAAATGTCCTAATAAACAAAAAGGAAGATGGGTCTATAGTTATGATTACAGTGGTGAACAAAGCCTGTTACTTTTTAAAACATAAAAAATCTCTAAAATCTCTCTAACTGAATACCGACATACTTAATGGGGTTGAAATTCCTATCGAAAAGAAATAAAAGTAAATCTTGAGCTAACAGGAGTTGTCTGGGGTAAGATATGATATACGTGGAGAATTAACAACCTCCCAGTGCCCTTTGGCACTGTAACTTAAATGTAGAGTCAAGGTATCATATTCCACTTTAGCATTGTGGATTAGAGAGATTTCTTTTTAAGATATTAAACAAGATAGATTTGTCAAGAGCACCAGTAATTCATGTCGCTGGTAATTCATGTCACAAATTGAAGGTATAATACTAGCCGACCCAAATGGTTTCGTGTGAGTGGTTGGAAGCAGCACGACATAATGCTTGTAACAGGTAAGATAGGTTATATTTCTTGTTTATTTTTAAATATAAAACAGTAAGACGAAATTGGAGCATGTGTGTTAGAGCCATTAACATTAGTAGATTACTGTACTAAACTCTATCAATTTATTGATATAACACTCAGAGTTTATTTGATTTTAAATTGAAAATTATAAGCGGATAATGATAATCAAATTTAAGAAAGTGTTATTTATGCTCAGATGGTGGAATTGGTAGACATTAAGTAAAGATGGAAGTATTTGAGACAATACTTATTTATCCGAATAAGAGTTCCCGTAAAAACAACAAAGTAGCATTATGCTTGGGATTGGGTAAACATCGTGCAAGTTCGAATCTTGCTCTGAGTACATATTGATATTTTTGTATTAAAATAAGGTGACATATGCGTGGGAGCATAGCAACAGAATAAATGTTGTGTCTTAACAGACTGGGTTAATGAAGACTTATTATTGTTAATAGGAGTACGTATTATTATTAATGAAGATAAATCAGGTTCGAATCCCCTTCACCTTACCACAATTATTATAATATTATGATTGACAAACAAAGACTAGAAGCTCATTTAAATAATGGTGCGATTGAATATGTAATGTGCGCAGCAAATTACTATAATGATGAACATGACCATATGTTTCAACCATATAATATTGATAAAGGGTTTGTTGTGTGTGGTTGGAGACATCCAAATTGTGGAATGACTTATATTGCAATGAACTCTAATGCAAAACGATGGGATGATTGTATTCAAGGGTTTTTAACTACAAAGAATAGATTCTTAACAAGATCAGAAGCTTTAGAATTGGTTTTATCAACAGGTCAGTTAACTAAACCTATTATAGGCGGTGAATTAACTAGTGAAGATTTATGGTAATGTAAATAATCAAATAATCTAATATTAATAATCACAATAATAATTTTACCCATGAAAGATATAACGGTTAATGATGTTGTCACCAATTTTCAGGGACTACATTTAGTTGCTTATACGCAATTGAATAGAGAATCAAAAGCATTGCATATTAAATCTATTATTAATATAGAAGGGATTGTCATATCTACTTTTGCCATACTTCATAACCATATTAAAGTATGTGAGACAGTTGATATAGCATCCGCTGTTGAAGCATATAATGTGATTGAAATATAACCCAATTGATTAAATTTTTGTTGTTTTTGTAACATCTTCTTATTATCTTCGTATATGCTTTAACAAAAACAATAAAACATGTATGCAACGAATTAATTAGGTCGTTTAAATCAAAACTATTGTAATCAAGTTTTCAAAGAGTTTAAGAAACTCAGAGATTACAGAGAAAGACACTTTTATAAACATAAATCCAAAGGAGTTTGGATAGAAAACATTGGTTAGTGTTAAAAAGGTTGAAACACCTCATAAATAATTAACATTTCTCAAACAATAGTTTTGGTTTTTAAATATAAAGAGTTGTGATGAATTTAAATGGCAGTAATTTTAATAAAGCTTGGTCAATGTAACACAAGTGTTCAAACCTGTTGATTAAGAATGAAACAACTCTTTTAAAATATAAAATGATGAACAAAAGGTGCAGTTCCTTGGTGATGTAAGTATAAACAATCTGCAAATAGCTAGCGTACACTTAAACTACTCATCATTTTTAAAATATTGATACGTAAACACAAGAGGAAGAATTTACCTAAGAAAAGATAAATTAACATTAAAATAGCGTAAAGGAGCATTGCCGAAAGGATACACTAGATTCTGGAATGTGTTAATTTATTGAGTACATTTAAGCAACTCATAAATCTTTGATACGTATCATGTTAATAATAAAGTTTGGGCATATAGTTAGTAACTGGAATAACACGCACTTAGGTGAAATATTGGTTCGATTCCAAGTCTGTCCTATTAAAACTTACAAAGGAAATGTTGTAAGACTTTATTTTTAAAATATTTAGAGTGATAGGGATATGCAACCTTATCTGATTATGGACAATTCCATACCTTATTGTTATATGAAGGGTAAAACTGGAAACAATGTAGCACCATAGGTAAGTGGTGTGTTTAAAATATTGAAACAAGTAAAATACTTATACCAATTACTGAGTGGGGAGATACTTCCTCAATGATATCATACTTGTCTATGGCTTGGTTGCAAATATTGGATTACTTGTTTCTTTCTTATTTGAAATACTTACTATATCAGGCTTGCTTAGACGAGTAATGCCTGTAACTGGGAGAGTATCTAAGGTTCGAGTCCTTAGTAGTAAGCAAATGCAGTTGTGAGGTAATTGGTAAACCTCTTTGGTTAATGACCAAAGGAAAAGCAAGCGAGGCTAACTTGTTGTCAGTTCGAGTCTGACCATCTGTGCTAATTATCAAACCAGTTTACTGGGAGTTTGTAATAAGCAGTAGTCTTTGATGATTAAGGAATGTAGACAGTAAGTATTGAACAACTTACTATTGCAAACTATTTGATAATATAAGTGAATATTGGTAGTGTTCTCTACGAGCATGAGATTAATGAGTTGATGCTATTACAGCTACCAATTTCACTTATTTTTAATTAGAACCAAACCTAAAGCGTTAACAATTTAAAACTGACAAGATGAATTTAGCAAACGTTTACTTACTGCCTACCGATAAAAAAGAATTAAATTTAACCCCATTGGTTATGCAAAATGGGGATTTATATCCTTGCTATAACCCTAACTATTCTTATGAAAACGCTATATTTCAACATCTTTATATTACCCTACCACAATCTGACTTAGAGATAAGCAATGTTAAAGAAGGAGATTTTGTAATTGATATAAGACCTACTCAGTTTGGTAAAATTGAAAAGGTTTTTAAAACCAGAACAGAAGAAAATGTAATTATTACAGATAACGGTAAGGTTTTATTCATTAATCAAATTGAAAAGATAATTGCAGCAACTGATACTTCTTTAATAATTGAAGATTTAGATACCCCTTATGATTCAAGAAGTAAAACGGGCACAGAGCCTTATAATTTACCCTCAATTCCTCAATCATTCATTAAATCCTATATCTCTGAATTTAATAAATGGAATATAATCCACAAAAAACAACTGGACACGAAAGGAAAGTAAGTACAGCACACCATAAAAGAGATAGTAAGAAAACAACAAACTACGGTGAACACGGACTTACTACTTACGATAGTACTGAAAGATACCCTAAAAGCGTATGGAAATTTGCAACGGATAAACAAAAAGAAGCATTGCACCCAACACAAAAGCCGATATTGCTTTTAGAGGAAATCATTAAAACTTTTACCAATGATGGTGATATGATATTAGATAACACAATGGGTTCGGGAACAACAAACCTTGCTTGTTTAAAATTAAATCGCAAATCAATTGGTATTGAAAAGGAAAAACAATATTACGATGTTGCAGTTCGGAGGCTTTCTTCGTATTGTGGCTAACTACTATATATAAAGTGGTGTGTTTAACTTATTAAAAATCATCGCATTATATTCACAATTTTTAAGAATTGAATTTGAATTTATAAAAAAATTATAAATGTGGAAATTGAAGAAGAGAAATTTGGAATAACTGAGAATGAAGATGATGTAATGGAATATTGTCCAAAGTGTGGGACTATATTAGTTCCTAAATATTCGGGAATCGCTTGTACTGAATGTACATATTTTGAATGCTTTTAATATAAAACACATAAACTAATTACCATGTTAAAGTACTATATTACAATTGTGGTTAGGGCTACAAATACTGTCCACCACTTAGAATGTACATCAGAGACAATTGATGAAACTATAGAAAAAGAATTGGGTTCTTGGACTACTCATTCAGCAACGACTTCTGGTGTAAATAAACATAAAGAAGAGTTTTTCCAAGCAGGTACAACTAAAGATAATTCTAAAGCTTTTAGCATACTCGCAGTTTGGGAAAATATAACTGAGTAAATTATCACCAAACTCAAAACGGGAATATAAACTAAAACAATTAAAATGAAAAAACCTCAATTTTATACAAGAATACCAAGACTATACTCTATTGTACTAATTATAATTTGGGCAATAGGAAGTATAATTACACTAGGGTTATTATTCAATACTCTATATGACTTCTGTCTTCAACACAAATATTGGAGGAATAGAAGAATACTTTACAAATACTTATCTCAAAAAGATTTAAAATATACTAAAGAAACAATACTTAATGATATAACCCAATATAAATTTAATACGTTTGATATTTGGGTATGGAATAAATCATTAAAACTTACTCTAGGTACACCACATTTTTATGATATAATAGGTCTATTTACTTCCTCTAAATCAGAAGATAGAATGGTAATGAAACTGATTAGAAGATTAAACCAATTACCTGATCAGAAAATAAATTGATTGATATTTAGTCTGGAATAATTCCCCTTACCATTGTACGTTGTTGCTTTATTATAATTTCTCTTATAACCTGCTCATAAGTAAAATAATAATAGATTTTACTTATGAGCAGGTATTGTCCTATTGTCCACATCATTTCATCACCACCCATTGTACAACTACATCTATTATCGCATAGGGGAATGTACACTATTATATTTTATATGTTAAAATTATAATTTTTTATAATTTTGTGTTTCTAAAAATTCTTTAGTGCGAGGCGATGGGCGCGTAGGGCATACATCCCCCCTATAAATCACTAAAAATATGTTAAAATTACCCCACTTTCACCCACAAAACTCCATTTCACTCCACTTTAATTGAAAACCAATATTAAACACCGTATAACCATCTGATTATCAGTACCTTTATTTTTTTCATAAAATAATACAAAAAACTATAAATTACATGGGTTATTGTACCCATAAAATGGGATTAATTGTGTATTAAATTTTTAATTAAAAACTATATATGATTTTAGATTTCCTTAAGGGGGTTTTAAGATTATTTCATATGTAGTATTAAACCATTTTTCATTCTATAACATCAATAGGAACTAAATCAAACAATTTTATAACATCATATGAAATTAAATCAAATATTAGTTCATCACTAATTTTTTCCATTAAATCTATTCTTAGATTTTTACACATAATTGTTTTTAAGATATTATCAATGGGAACAAAGATATGGTCAGTGTTATAAATGTCATGAAATTCTATCTTATCGGCTAAATTAGTTTCATTTTTCATATATTAATTTTCTATTGGGGTTTTTAATTCTGTTTCGATTACATCATCTAAAATAATATTATTATTGAAGATAACAGGAGTTTCCATATAGAAGATATCAAATGTAAGTTCTTTGATTGGTTGATATTCTTTATTACTATGAATATCTTTATTTGAATTTATTATTGGGTATAATAATATGCGATTTAATATGTCATTAAAATCATTTTTATTATATTTAATGTATTGTGACATAGTTGACATAAATTAATTTTCTTTAAAATTGAAAAGATGTTTTTAATATTTTTCTACATTTATTTACATCAAAATCTTCCAAGTTACCACAGTTATAATCTAAAGAAGAATGATGTCAATATCTATTGTAGAAACCATTTTTATCTAAACCTTCATAACTAACATACCACCCATAGTATTCACATTAATCAAATCCATATTCATTAGAAAGTATTATAAGAATTATAAAATTATAAGAAAGCGTTGTATTGTATTATATTCTGTCATAGTACCATTAATACTACATTTTATTTTTCCTTCCATTTTAAGTAATTTAAATTCTTTATTTAGAGTAAAGGTAGTGAATAGTTTTCATTCATGCAATAGTAACATTTTAAATTTATGTTCGTATAATTATAACACAATTTAAACACATAAAAATGGCAAGAGAATTAACAACAGTAAGTACACATATTACAAAGAAGATTGCTTACGATGATGAATATAAATGTATATTAGATTTCGAAAATGATTGTTTAATGAATTATGGTTTCTACAAAGGCAATATGAGATTAAATTACTTGAATGATGGTGAATTGATTGAAATAAGAAACACACATTGGTCTGATCATTATAAAATTCTTGAAAAAAAGGAATCTTTTACGGTTGAACAACTGTTGGATTTTAATGATTTCGATAAATTGTATTATGTTGGTGGTAGTACAGATGGTCTTGTTAAGAATATTAAAACAGGTAAATATATTTCAACTCCAATTATTTTAGATGAAATATTTTTTCAAGTTCACTTGAAACTAGAATCATCCAAAGCAGAATGTATTAAAATATTATCTTATATAGATGATAGTTTTTTAGTTTCTTCTAAAGTAGTTCAAATTCCATATTATAATGCGAATAAACAATCCCCAAATAACCATACATTAAATCTTATAATTAAGATTGATGATGAAAATTATAATCGATTATTGGGCAATAATAAAAACGTTAATGATTACGTTAAAATTGAAATAATTAAATTTATTTCAAAAGACAAGGAAATGATTGAAACACTTCTTCAAACAAAAGATGAGGAAGATGAAGAAGATTAACAATATGAGCCATTCTAATTAAAATCCTTTATATTATTATAGAGGATTTTTTTATTTACTTTAGTGTTATTGGTAACAATTTAAATTTAGATTCGTATAATCTATATACAATTTAAGCACACCATCATGGGCATTTTTTGTGATTATTATATTAAGGTAAATGGGTTTAAGCAATGGTATGATGGTAAACTTTTTATTAAAAAATAAATAATTACTGCTATGAATGATTTGAGGAAAATCGAGATATTAAAATTGATGCGTAAGGATTTAGAATATAAAAAAGCAAATCATTTTATTGCTTCAATGTGTGATTCTTTACGTAGATTTTATTTTTCTAATCAAATAAATCTCATTGAATATAATTCTATGTTGAGTTTAATTCATGAAAGCATGTTAAATAAAAGGACTGTTTTTGGTTATGCAAGAGATTCTGATGATTATATTTCAATTAAAGTAAAAACAATTACTGATAATATAAAGTATTATTGGATGTTTAAAATAAATGATTTTGCCAGTCGTTTTAAATGGATCGATAAACAAATCATGAGTTTGTCATAGTTTGTTGTCATAGTTTGTTGTGATAATGTGTTTTTAATTAAAATCATTATTTAACATATCAACCAATAAAAGATTAAATGAATTATCATCTGCCAATATATTTAAATAAAGATGTTTAACCGTATTAAATATAACTTCCTTTATTATATATTCGTTCATTGTGAAAGGAGGAAATTTCTCAATATTCTTTGCTAATATCTCTATAACTTCTTTATTCATATATTATGTTTTTAATAGTGTTTTTAATAGTGTTTTTAATAGTGTTTTTAATGGGGTTTTTAAAATTCTTCTTCAATGATATTACCTAATAATAGGTGCAATAATATTTCTGGAACTAATGATAATGTTTTGTCATCTTTTAAAAAATAATCAACAGTTTTAATCCTTACATCTTTATCGATTTTATTGATATAATAATCCATAGAGTTGGGATTAAATTTCTGTGTATTTTTAACTAAAATGTTAATGATATTATAATTTGGGTTATTCATAATAATTCGTTTTCAATAAGTAAATTAAATAAAGATTCTGGTGTTATAAACGACTTATTTTCGTTTGTAAAAACTATAAAGGTTTTTACATTATTTTCCAAAAATTCATCCACGTAGATTGGACATAGTTTTAACTTATCTAATCTATAACTCAATGTTTTAAATATTAGGCAATTCATAATAATTCGATTTCAAATAATTCGATTTCAATAAGTAGATTCAATGAAGATTCTAGTGTTATTAGAGAGTTATTTTCGTTTGTAAAAGTTATAAGTGTTTTGCATCTTACTTTACTTTCCATATATTTATCCATATAGATTGGATATAGTTTTAATTTACCTAATCTATTTTCTAAGATATTTAATATTGGGCAATTCATATTGAATTTTATTTAAGGGTGTTTTCTAATAGGGATGCTAATAATACTTCCATATCCCATGCATCATTTATATCAGTTATTGTAAAACTAAAATATTGTTTTACATTCATATCCATGAAATGATCCGTAAATGTAGAATATGTGGAACACTGTTTTATTAGATTTTCCCTTAAAACTTCACATATATTTGCATTCATTTGAGTATATTTTTTACTAAATTATCTAATTGCAATATTTCTCTATTCATTATTTCTCTATTCATTATTTATACTTTTTAATCAAAAATCTAAGATATTTAATATCAGGTTATTCATATAGAATTTCATCTAACGAGTGATCTAATAATATTTCGGTTGTTAAATTATAGTTTTCATCATAGTAAAATGCCCTAAATATTATCGACATCTCATCTATATTCATAAATTGAATCGAATTTGGTTTATATATGCCAGAGTCATTTAATTTATTTTTCAGTTGTTGGTAAAATTGTAAATTGATTGATTCCATGTTAATGTTAATTTGAATTCGTTTTTAATCAAAAATCTAAGATACTAGAATTATTATCAAAAATATTATTTAATATTAAATCTAATGGTATGTCATCTAATAAGATACCAGTACTATTATTATCAAAAATATTATTTAATATTAAATTTATTGGTATGTCATCTAATATACCTTCGGCAACTAAAATACTATTAAATAATATTAATTCATTTGTTTCAGTTGAAATTAAATTAAAAACTGAACCTCTGGTGCCAGTCAATTCTCGTTTAATTTTCAAATCTAAATCATTGTTATTAACGTTTGGTTTTGGATTTAAATTAGATAATTTAACACATAATTCGTCAACAAATCTCATATTGTGAATTTTTATTAAAATTTATTTGGTAAAGGTAATGAAAGATTTTTGAATTTCCTATTTTGATATGAAAAAAGTGTTATTTGTGTTTTAAGTTAATTTGTAACAATTCTCTTTTGTATTCGTATTATAATTAAAACCAATAAATTCAGGTTATGATAATATTTCGTTATTTATGGCGTTTAATGTTGTGTTTATACGCACCATTTTTATATTTTATTGATTATTTTGAAAATGGTATATTTGGCAATCAACGATATGGTGATGGTGATGGATGGAGTTTTGCCAGAACTACTGTAACATTTTTAAAATATTGGTATTATTTTTAAAGCAAACATAACAAATAAATTTGACATGCGAGTAACATTACCAGTAACGACAAACATTGATTATTATGACCAAGATGGTCGTGAAATTGATTTTGAAAAAACTAATGAAGATGGTTTAGTTCCATTCGAAGAAGCGGAAGCTATTCAACACATATTAACTTGTGAGGTATCAATTTATTTATTGAGACGTGCTAATGGTATTTGTGGTAGTCTTGTCGATAATATGGTTGATATTAGAAGAAAATATATTAATGATTATGAAAGAACATATGGTAAAACATATGTAGAGTATAATGATTTCTATTAACAATTAAATAATAATTATAATGAAAAGTTTAAATGACAATCCATACAAAAATGATTTTCCTAATATATTCACTGTTGAAGTATTAGAACACATTAAAAATGAAGGTTTTAAATTCGGAACCAATGATAGTTATTGCTATGGTGAAGGTAATTTTGATAAATGGTGCGATAAGGCTTTTGTGAAGAACATTCCGAATAGTAATTGGACTATTAATTGTTATATCTTTGAAAACTCCATTGGATTGGATATTGATTATGATTGTGGCGGTAATTCATATAATTATTTATGGAAATTTGATGATTATTCGTTTGAAGAGTGTTATGATAACATGGTTGATATGGTTAATGACTGTCGTTAATCTATTATAACAATTCAGATTAGCATTCGTATCATAATTATAACCAATAAAAAACATAATGAAAAAATTTATCATACACACCAATAGTTATGCAGGAAACTTTGAACGTGAAATGTGTGCTTTTATAACCGGACAAATTGGTGAATGTAGTGTCGGACACAAATTAGTTGATAATGAAATTAGTGATAAATTTCATCAATATATTTGTCAAGTTGATGATGATGGTTGTAAAAGACCTGTAACAATTTATCCAAATCCCAAATATTCTAATAATGGTTTGGGACATATCTTCGATAAAACTAATATTGAAGAGTGTAAAATTGTACAACAAAAATATGTTGATTATATAAAAAACGATAGGTTAAAAAGATTATATAATACACTAGCATTTTATGAAGGAACTAAATATAATGTAAGTAGTATTGAAGAAGAAATTATTTCTGTTGAAAAAGAAATTGCTAATTATTTAACAATTCCACCAATGGAAATTTCAACATATCCTGCATATAATTCTGTTTGCATTTATGTTACAGATAACATTCCTGATAATTTGGTCGAGTTGATGAAAGAACGTGCTTATTTGTATCCCGAGAAATGTAAAGAAGACATTATTATTGAAGGATTTGAACTTTTAACCGATGAAGTAAAAGAAAATGAAGTAATTGAATCTATGTCAATACCCAAAGTTATTGATTATAATGAAGTTGTTTTCCATCCTTGGCTTGAATTTAATGATTGTGGTGGTAATTTTACCATATCGATGAGTTTTCATGATTCATATAGTTATGATGTGGATGAACTTACAGAATTTATCAATATTCCAGATGGGTGCATTATTAAGGATAATGAATTTGTAAAAATTAAAATATCTGAAGAGTATCGAAAAAAGATTTGTGAAAAAATTTATCAAATATTTGGTTTAAAATATATTGAGCCAGTTTATAATGATGAAATCGAAAAATTATTTGGTAAATTTCATAGGAATTATTATTCAAAACATGTGATTAATATTAAAATTAAAAGTATTGGTTTGATGAATTTTCTTAACAGATTTTTTGAAATTGGTTTTACTAATAACATTATGAATCCTGATAAAAGTTATTGGCGATTGGCATATGATGCAACATTAGAAAATTATTTGAAAAAATTAGATGAATTTTAAATTGTAACAATTTCAAATTACTTTCGTATTGCAAGAAGTGTGTTTAATCACATATCCACTAAATTGAAATAATGTTTAACCGATTCGGTTAAACTAATTATTATATGAAATATAATATTTGTGAACAGTAATAATTTAAAACGATAATAATGATTGAATTAACAAAAATGATTCAAGCACAATTTGATAAAATGTGTGCTACAGGAAAATTGTTCAGGAGTTCTTTAACTGGACAGCAAGTTTGGGATTTATACATTAATGGGTTCGAAAAAAAATACGATCCTATTTTTAGAGACCCTGAAAGCTCTACTCATAATTGTAATTTGTGTAAAAACTTCATTCGTAGGTATGGGAATATTGTTGCCGTTGATGAAGCCTACAATATAATCACAATGTTTGATATTGATGCTTCTGATGAATTTATTTCGGTTGTAAAATCAATTTCAGTTGCCTTAAAAGCAGCTAAAATTTCAGAGGTGTTTTTTGAAACTTTCAATGAATTAAACTCATTACCTTACGAAAGTTGCAATAAAAACAATACTTTATTTAAATTGGGTGTTGATAAGAATGTAAAACGATACACTAAAGAAGAAGCTGAAAAATATGGTGTAGTTAAGCCTGAAGAAATTAAGACTTTCAACCATTTACATTTATTTGTTTCAAAACAATTTGTTGACATGGGTAGTAAGTCAATTGAATCAATAATGGCTGATTATCGGGATGCGAAAAACGTATTTCAAAGGGCTATGGCAGAGATACCTTTAGATACTTTGAATTTAGTAAAAGACCTTATTAATCAAGGCAGCTTATTGGATGGTCAAACCCATCTATATAAAATTGAACAGGTGATACCGATGAAAAATCAGTACGATTTGCTTTCTGTTGATAAAAAAGACAATTGGTGTTGGGTAAATTCCTATAAACTTCAATTCGCCAAATTCAAAAATGAGTTAATCGGTGTTTTGTGTACTGAACTTGCGGAGGGAAAGGAGTTAAATGATGCTTGTCAAGCATGGAACAAGAGGGTTGATCCAGCTAATTACATGAAAGCAGTTGCTCCAATAACTAAAAGGCAAATTGAAGAGGCTAAAAAGTTTGTCGAAGAAAATGGATATGAAGAATCTTTTAACAGAAGATTTGCGACCATTGATGATATCAAAGCTTCAGAAATTCTTCATGTAAATGTTGGTAAGGGGGAGATTAAGCCTGTATCGATTTTTGATGGTTTAAAATCGACTTCAACGAGGCATAAAAAAAGCGAGTTTGATGGTATTGACGAAGTTTCGATTGAAAAATTCATGCAGGATATTTTACCTGAATGCACTTCTGTTGAGGTTTATTTGTCAAATAAACACGAAGGCAATTTAGTATCCTTAACCACAGCAAACATTAAAGAAAGTAAACCTATTTTTAAATGGCCAAATAATTATTCATGGACTTTTAATGGTAATTTAGCTGGAAAATCTCAGATTAAAGAAGCAGTAAAAACTGCTGGTGGTAGAGTTGATGGGATATTGAGGTTTTCCATTATTTGGAACGAAGATGGCAGAAGTATTGTTGATTTTGATGCTCATTGTAAAACTCCTGTAACTGAAATTTATTTTTCAAACAAACAGGATAAATATACAAAGGGGTGGCTTGATGTGGATATGATTTGACCATCTAAATTAGGGGTTGAAAATATTACATGGCAAAATAAAGCCCAAATGATGGATGGTAGATATTATTTTTTCAATAGGAATTTCGATGGGAATAATAACTCAGGATTTAAAGCTGAGATTGAAATTGAAGGAGAAATTTATTCTTATGAATGTTTGGGCAATATAAAAAATGATACAGCTATTGCTACAGTAACATTGAAAAACGGAATATTTTCAATAGAACATCATCAAAAGGAATCATATTCATCAAAAGAATTATACGGATTACAAACTGAACAATTTCATAAAGTAAACTTGGTTTGTTTGTCTCCTAATCATTGGACGGGTAGCAATTCGGGGAATAAGCATTATTTATTTATGCTTGATAATTGCAAATGTCCTGTTTCAATAAGGTCTTTTCATGCTGAAAATCTTATTCCTGAGTTAGCTCAACACCGAAAGGTTTTAGAGGTGCTTGGTAATACCACGATGATCGAACCTGTCGAAAAACAATTATCTGGACTTGGATTTAATGCAACAGTAAAAGACGAGCTTATTGTAAAATTGCAAGGGAGCTTTAAAAGAACAATCAAAATAAAATTTTAATAACTTAAATTTAAAAATTATGTACAAACAGGCATCACAATTAAAATTAAGATTTTTGACTAATGTGGGTCAATTATCGGCAGAACAACTTTGGGATTTATCTCAAACACAGTTGTCAAATGCTATTAAAGCAGTAAAAAAAGTGTTAAAAAAGAATGATGATGACGAGTTATCTTTTTTGGAAGATACGAAAGTGGTTGATATTGAAAATCAACTTAGGTTTGACATTCTGAAAGATGTATATTTGTCAAAGAAAAAAGAAGCTGACGAACTTAGAAATGCTGCCGACATTAAGGCGCATAATCAGAAAATTGATTCTCTTATTGCCGAAAAACAAGAGGGTAAATTAAGGGAAATGTTAATCGAAGATTTGGAGAAACTTCGTAAATAATTAAATGTTTAAGACCGTAAAATTACGGTCTTAAATTGACCTATTGTGTAATGGTAGCACAGCAGATTTTGGTTCTGTTAGTCGAGGTTCAAATCCTTGTAGGTCAACAAAATTAAACTAATTAATATAATGGAGACGTGGATATTCTTAAAATAAGATGAAAAAATGATTGTAAAAATTGGTGACAAAGTTAAATTGTATAATGGAACAGAAGGTATTATATGTGAAATTGATAAAACTGTATATCAATTTTTACTTGCCGAACAATACATAATTTGGTTTCATTTACGAGATATAAAAATATTAAACAGTGAAGAAATTGACAACGATTTGCTGTCTTTTTAGTGTTACTAACAAAATTACCATTGCAGTATGTTAGTGCCAGTTTTTTATTGAATTTCAAACAAATAACTTAAAACAAAACAAAATTTAAAAATTAACCACATGAGTTTTGAAATCAGTGTAAACAAAACAAACCATGTTAACCAAGAATATTTTAATTCTGTTATCAAAAAATTATCTCATTCGGAATGTCGTGTCCCATATACATATCATCACGATTATTTGAGGATGAATGTTGAAAATTTTAAAGGACTTTCAAGAAGCGAAGTTGCATCAAATCACATTGAGGATGATGTTGAACTATATGCAGTTGCATTAACTAAATTATTAGATGAGTTAAGCTTTCGTGATACAATGGATTTAAATAATGACGATATTATTGTTTGTAAAAAAGCTATTGAAATAACCGAAAATGTTGTTGCTCGTTATAATTACGAAACCTCTTATCAAAACTCCATAAATATGAAAAAAATTAAAGAAATTGATAACGATTTACTCCCTTTTTAGTGTGTTATACCCATTTTTAAATTTAAAAAATGATGAAATTACAAAAGAAAGCAATAGAACATGTACTTGCCAAACTAAATGATGTTGAGCAATATAAAGTTTATTCACATGTTTCCAAAACGGCAGGAACATTAGAAATTGAAAATGACAAAAAACAAAAATTACTCAACGAATTGAGCGATGCTCAAGAAATGTATATTATTGGTAATGTAAGGGAAGCTAAAATTTGGTTAGAAGTTCTACTCGAAGGCTTTAACTGAGTATAACGTTGGCTTCGTGTGGTATTAGAAGGTACGCACAGTCACCCTACGGCAACGCTAATAACAAATAAAACCCATATGCGACATACTATATGTTACATGCCGTTTTTATTTAATTATTAAAATTTTAAAACATATTCAAAAATGGAAATTAAGTATTCAAAAGAACAGTTTGAAGGATTTACTCACAGATTTATTATAAATTTCAAAGTTGATAATGATTGGAGAAACGATAGAACAATTACTCTTTATTCAAACTCTGATAGTTATCAAAAATTAGAAGATTTTATTAACACTAAAAAATCTGACAAAGTAGTATCCTTTAAAATTGAACACAGGGCATCGAAAGAACAAGACGAAATGTCATCTAAATTTATTGATGAAATACTGGCAGACGGTGTTTTTTAAACTTACCGCTAACGTTTACAAAAAAATGTATTTTAAATAACACTTAACGGTTTTAATCAAACATCGTTTTAATGTGTTTTATTTGTTATTATAAACATGTTATTTTAAATTTTTACTATATGAAAAAGAAAGAAGCGATGAAGTTTATTGTGAAACAAATGGGCTATGTACCATACCTTCCCTTGTTTGAAATATACAATGACGATGATGAAATACCACAAGAGTTGATTGACTTAGAATGTAAAAAAAACGAACCAAAAGGCAACTTTATGATAGTTGGACAAGGTTTATATGAACAACTCAAAAATTTAAAATAATTATATGTAACGACTGTAAACATATTGTCGTTTCAATACAATATATTTGTTGTTATAAGTAGTTGTTTTTATAAAACAGAGTGTACCGCAAATTGGATAAGTGGGATGCCTAAATAACTTCGGCAGAAAAGGTAGATGTGAAAGCAAACCTTTGCTAACGAGCTAAACGGAGGTTCGATTCCTCCCACTCTGACTACAATTAACACATAACATTTAATATAGAACACAAATATTAATTAGAATTACAAACCTACGGACTGCTATACACCCGCAATTTTTTATACCATTTGTTAGCGTTTCGTTTTTATTAATTAAATATATGACACTAGAACAAGCAGACGATATTTGTAGAAATGCACTACCTTTTACTGTATATTATAAAATAGAACAATCTGATATGATTAGTGTAGCAAATTCAATAATGTTTTATTGTGCTTGCATGATAAAAAAATCAACTGATTATGATTGTGAATTAGAGTTCAAAATAAATTTAAGAAATCCATTGTTTAAGAGTGATTCTTAAACTGAGCGATAACGTTTGCAGATAAACGCAATCGCGAATTAAAATAACAAAATTATGATAACAGATGAACAGTATAAAGAAGCACTAACTATCGTTGACCAATACAGAAAGCAATTGAGTTTATCTGTTGTTAGCGGTAGTTCCAAATTAGATGTTTATGAATGGTTGAAGGCTGAAATGATGGCTACTACCAATATAACATTAGAAGAATTTGAAGAAGTATTACAGATGTGGATAAATATCAAAAAGAAAGAACTAAGTATAGCGGAGTTTGAAAAGAATTACCGCTAAATGTATATTAAATAACACTTAACGAAAATTTAATATGAAAAAGTTTTTTAATTGGTTTAACTTTACCAAAACAAAAAAGATTAAAAGTAAAATATATGTCACCGAAACCGATATTTCTACGATAAAAGTTCCAATAATATTTAATATAAATTTAATTGTTGGAAAAAGCGATAAGGGTCCAATAAATGAACCAATTATTTTAACACCAAGAGTTAAACCAATTAAATGGTATGAGTTTTGGAGATATGAAGGCAAACAAAGATATACTGATGACGTTAATAGATGTAAGAATGATTTTAAAACTATATTTGGAACACCAAATGCTCAATAGTGATATTTTATTACATTTATTTGTTGTTATAAAATTGTAAAAAATTATGGACTCAAAAGAAGAAAAAATGTTTACATATACTGATATGTTAAAATTTGCACAACACTTAATAACAAATTTGTTGACCACAAACAGAGATGATGATGGTGTTGGAGAAATATCTGGTGAAGATTTAACAAGGATACAAAATGAATTAAACAAATTTGTTCGCAAAGAATAATTTTTATTTTATTGAACATAATGGTGGTAATATAAAAAGTTGGCTTTGCAGACACTTTAAATTTACCACAGCGGTTTGATAACCAATTTTTTATATTACGTGTTATCGGCTGCCTTTTTTAATTATTAAGACATGAAATCAAAAACTAAAGAAGTATTTTATTGCGAGCATTGTAAAAAACACGGACTAAGCAAGTCTAAAATGGAATACCATGAAAAAGCATGTAGTAAAAATCCATTGAATGATAGACCGTGCTTCCATTGTAAAAATTTGGATAAAAAAGAAACCGAAATATATGGTAATTATTACAACGGTAGTGAATGGGAACGCAAAGTTGATTTACTTTACTGCACAGAAAAGAAATGTTTTTTATATACACCTAAAAATCAAATTAAAGGAAATCATTTTGATTTAGGTGATGATGAAAATATTCCAATGCCAAAAGAATGTGAAATTCATAAATCACAGTTTAATGATATATCGGAGCTGTTTTAAGGTTGCCGATAACGGTTGTGTGTATGAAACGTAGCTATACACAACGCTTGATATAAACCACATACCTTAATTGGTTATGTTTTATACACGTTGTTATAACCAGTACCGTAAATTACGAAAACACTTGTTTAAACAGATAAAAATAATTACATAAAAAAAAATTAAAATTATGAAAATTAATGTTGAAAAAATTGGTGATGGTAATGATGTTACTATTCCAGATTCAAAAAATAATATAAAAAGATGAAAGATTTAAAACGCATAAAAAGTTTCAACGAAGCACAAGAAAACTTGAATATATTTGATGTTATCAGTAGTAAAAAATTAATTAAACAAAATAATAAATTCTACATTACTGATGAAAATGAAATAATAAAAGGTGATAAAATATTATATAAGATCGGAAAACATAAAGATTATCCCAATATGTTTGGCGAATGTTTAGGTTTTGATAATTCTGGATTTGTTATGATTCATGATGATATGTCAATTCATAAATCTTCATGTTCTAAACTTATTGAGATAGAATTTATTGAAACTAAAATATCTGATTAATTTTTTATTACTTATAATGGTTGGCAATATGGCTGTGGCTGATTACGAGATACAAGCCTATCGAGTCGCACTAACGTTAATGCGAGGCAGAACGCTTCAAAATTAGTACAAATAATACATTGCATGTTATGTGTGGTTATTTATTTGATCATTAATATTAAAAATTATGGGGATAGAAAAACCAAAAGAATTGACAGTTAAGGTGGATGGTTTAGATGATCATCTAAATTCAAAATACCAATATAAAATGAACACAGAAAGTCTTAGACAAGAAGTGTTAATGGGTATTGAAAAATGGTATATGTAGAACAAAGATTTGTGGCAATGTGAAAGAAATGAAAATTACCGAAAATCAATTTCTGGGCAAATACAAAAAGCTAAATTGAATTATTATACAATTTTAGTAAATCAATCGTGTTTGGATGAAAAAACACAGAGAGATATGATTTTGAAATATGGTACAGGTAGAACTGAAGATGAGTGGAAAGATTATGTTTCAGAGTTGTAATTTTAGCCTTACACATAACGGATGGCAATATATGTAGTTGCCAAGCACGAAACTTAAAAATTAGTATAAACCTTAATAGGCAATAACATATATTGCTTGTTAGCAAATCGTAAAATTATGGATGAAATTTTTGAATACAAATACGAAATTAGTGTGAAAGTAAAGCATCAATTAACTGATGAAGAACTTAATATGATTAAACGAGATTTTTGGGCAAGATTACAAGGCTACCATACGGAATGCCCTGAACAGTTAATTGGTGCGGATATTGAAATACGAGGTAAGCGTGAATAATTTTATGTTTGCTAACTATCTATTATATATCAACAATGTCAATTAACTAATTGATTGTGAAAAATAATGACGAATTTAGTTTAGGGAAATTTGAAAAATTGAATAATTATAAATTCTAGTTGGTCATATGTTTATTGATAATGTTGTTTTGTAACAATTTAAATTTATTTTCGTATAAAAATAAAAACCAATGAAAAGATTGGTAGTTAATGTTGTAAATTACTCACTAAAAATTGAGAAGTCATATTATTGATAAAGAAGAACACCAGCTACAATTTTATTATTAATTATAATTAAATTCACAATTATGAACGAAATTCATAAATATTTAGAAAAATATCGTGGTAAATCCATTGATGATGTCATTGCTATTGAATCTGATTTACATGCTAAGAAATTGGCTAATGATAAATTAAAAGAAGATAGTCATCAGAAACTTCTTAAAGAAATTCTTGACCACAAGTATTATAAAATCAATTTCAATGACACATCAATTTCTTATGTTGAAATTACTTCAATTTATCTTAATTCAATTATAGGTCTTAGTATTAATACTTATATTGGTAATGATGATAAAATCATGATTACAATTGATAAAAATCGTAAGTTAAATGATTTGTGGTTTACCATCGATTCTCACACCAAAACGAATAAAATCACCAAAGAGCAATATTTGAAAATGGTTGATTTATTTGAGTCAACCAAAAAACTTTTAGAGACTAGATTATAATTAAAAATCAATGTATCCATATCACAATAAAATCAAAGAACGTATTAAGAATCGTGAATTAATTCGTTTTGAATATGTGGAGAAATATAAAAACATTTCACCATGTTTGTTATTGTATTTTGAAACCGAACCTAAAACAAGACCAATTAGAGAACATAGGTTTAATGAGTATGAAAATATTTTAAAAACAATATAATGAATTATCAAATTATAAAAGATAAAGAAAAGTTGCTGAAATTTATTGATTGGCTCCCTGAATTGCAAAATGGCGAGGCATATTATTGTTGTCTCTTTGCACGGTCAAAATATTGTAAAGATATTGTTCATATTAGTTCAGATAAACAACAATTAAAACGATTCACATCAACTAAAGAGTTTTTGTTTGAAAAAATACAACAATTAGAGTGCGAAGTTGGGAATTATCATCAAAAACATAACCCAATACCACAAGAAGCACTTGCAATTTATATTAACCCAAACCCAAGAAGTTATGAAAAAGCTGCAAAGAATGGCTTAATTAAACTTGCTGAGTTAATTACGAAACCTTATGGTGGTTATAACCCACACCAAGAAATGTTATCAGAAATACAAAAGGCTTGCAGTAGAAAAGTGTTTTTTGATATTGATTTTGATGGTGTGGAGTTGGAAGTTGTAAGAAATAAAGCAATTGAACATATTAATGAGGATTGTTTACATTTTTTACAAACCCGCGGAGGATTTCATTTATTGGTTGAATTGTCAAAAATCGACAAACAATTTGAAAAAACTTGGTATAAATCGATTTCATCTATTGATGGAGTTGATATTAAAGGAGATAATATGGTCCCGATTGTCGGATGCTATCAAGGTGGTTATGTGCCATCTTTTTATGGTGCATAAACTGTTGTGAATGTAATTAACATTAATAAAATCGATAAATATATGAAACCTTTAATAATTGAAAAGTTTACGGACAATGGAGAGTTCAGTCATTACGAACTCATTGATTCTGAAAATGGTGAACTTCTTTGGACTGAAGATAATGATAATAACTTCTCAACTATCAAAATGAGTGGATTTATGATTCGTTCTGATAAAGATAGTTTGAAGATTCAGCATATGAGTAACGATAAATCAATTCGAATTGCTCCGAAAACTGATAATTCATGCGTTATTTATGCCAGTTATTAGCAAACATAAATTTCTATCTGAAAAACATAAGTACGAATATGCAGTAAAAATAGTTGATGAATATTTGAGCAATTTATGTGATTGTGTTTGTTAACACTCGTATTTTTTATCATTAATAAATTACAAAATGAAAGAAAGATATATGATTGTAAGAATAGTAAATATTCTTGCTGAAATGAAAGATAATAATTCGATGATAACAGAGCCATGCTACCAAATAGTTGACAAGGATTATGAAACACCTGATTCGGCATATCGTGTTAAAGAAACGTACCGAGAACCACAACATTACATAATTGTGCAATATTGGTGCTAATTGTTGCAAAGTAGCATAACGAACTGCAATATAAAACTGTTGCCAGAAGATGAATTATTTAATGAAAATTAATATTATTTGTGAACAAATAAAAACAAAAGAAAATCACAACATATTTAGCAAGTGGAATGATTAGGTTTTAATTAAAATTAAATTTATGCTTTTACCTGATAGTGGTGATATATTACCATTTAAAGTATTGAATAATTATGACGATGTTTTATATGAAAAATTGGAAAAAACATTATTCTATTCAATTTCCTTATTACAATTTGAACTAATGAAAGAATTAGAATATGATTTAAGATTATCAATTAACAGTGAATTATTTAATTAAAATTTAATATTATGAGTCCATTAGAAGTAGAAAAAATATTAGAATTATCACAATCAATTGAGAAAAAAGTTGATAGTTTAATTCTGTCTAAAAAACAATCTGAACAGAAATTAATCGATATTATGTTTGAGATTGGTTTGATTATTAAATCAAACGATATGTTACAAAAAATGAGTAATGATGAACTTGCTGAATGGATAGCAACACAATTAAGAGAATGTGGTTATGGTACAACTCCTTGTGGTGCATCATGGGGAGTATTATGAGTGATGTTGATACCTATAATTGATATAAATTTTAATTTATGAATATTTATATATAAATATAACGCAAATGGAATTAAGAAAAATTATTGCGACAACCATAAGAGAATATCTTAATGAAAATAGAGTGGTAAACGATTTTTATTTACACGGCACAAATAATGATGAAATTCTATTTGACGAAGATACTGTTTTTTATGGTACAAAGGATTATGGTTTTGCAAACACATATGGAGTGAATGTATTTAAAATTAATTTTAAATTAAAAAACCCATATGATTTATCAGATACTGATGATGGTAAATTTAGAAACACTGATGGTGACACAATTAAAGATGATAATGGATATGATTATTCATATAATTATATTGATTTAAAATTAAAAAATCGATTAATTGAAGAAGGATATGATGGTGTGATATTGGATGAAAATGTTGTTGCGTTTTATCCTAATCAAATAACTGTGATTGGAAAACTTCCGTAATAAGAGAACAGATTGGATGAATATAAAGGTAAATTCAACATGTTTATTGGCTAAAAAACGAAACCCTTATTGGGTGCCACACTTTGTCATCACAAGTTATTTATTGAGTGTTAAATTTAAAATATTATTAAAATGGAAACTTGGACATAATCATTGGATGTCATTAACTAGTAGAGAAATCGAACCTATCTACAAATGTTAGCTGTAGGTATTTTATTTGTTTAACAAACTAATTTTCAACAATATGTCAATAAATAAATGGTCTTTTAAGGTGGAAACGCATGCCCTTGCAGATACTGGTGATTATGATTCAAATGTTCAGTTTATTAGCAATAATGATATACTTCAAACATGTGGTGATGAAGTAGATGAAGATGATTGTCAGAAGTTTTGTGACCTTCTCAATTTAATGCCTGATTTGTGGTCACATCGTTGTGATAATGCTGAATTTATGAAATGTCAATTTGAAGAAGAACACCAAGAACTCAAAAACTTAGTTTTAAAATTAAAATCGGAGAATATGGTTAGTGTCGTTGGTGAAGAATTGATCGATGGTTACCTTTCGAGGTTGTTTTTTTAAATTACCGCTAAAAATGAACAAATTAAAGATGCTACCACAATTAACTATAACACGTGTTGGTTGCAAGGCTTTTGTTCTTGAACGAGCAAAAAAACATTTAGGTAATAGATTTAGGCATTTTGGAACAGGAACTATATTGACTGGTGAAAATTTCACGTGGTCGGTTCAGGTTGCTAAATGTTTTGGCGGTATGCACGTGGCTTATGGTAGTTGGGTCGTTTGGTCGGCTTCAAAAGGTTGGTTAGCCGAGCCATGTAATTAACGAGGTTGTGTATAAGCCATTATCGGAATAGAAATTACAAACTCATTAATTTACATGAATGAAAATAGATATAACAAACAACATTGACACCACTGAAACGAAATCGCAATTGAATATGCTTGCTCTTGTTAGGCGTAGTTATTGCTCTTGTGGAAACAAATGGTCAACCGACACAAATAAAATACCACCAGAAGATTTAAGCATAATATGTAATAAATGTGGTGGATATGTTACAGTCGACCAATTGGATGTGTTGAATAAACCAATATTTACAAAATGGAGTTAGATGCTACGAAAAATATTATTCGCAAAAATATAATTTGGGAGCCTGTGAATTGTAAAACAAGAGGTCAGTCATGCAGCTTGCCTCCAATTCATTGCATTTTATACTCCCCGGACTTAGATATAAGATTCCATGTAGGATGCTTTAGTTCTGCATTTAAAAACAAGGAGTATGCAATGGTTCTTTTTGAAATTACTCTCGATGAGTGCATTATATAGTTATAACATTTACTAATATATTAACAATTTAAAATCAAAATTATGAAATCGAAATTTAAAATCGGGGACGAAATTTTTTACATGAATTACAGTGAGCCAACAAAAGGCATAATTAAAGGAATTGCTTTTGTAATTGGCGAATTCTCGGACTCATCTTTTAAACGTACTGGGTTAGAAAATAACGTAGCTGTTGTTTATTCGACTGGAAGCTATTCAGCAATTGATGAAGATAAAGTTTTTGCAACAAAAGAGGAATTACAAAACGAATTATTTTCAAAGTTATAAAATTTTGTCAAATGGGTAGGCGTGTCGAGTGTCGATATGCTTACCCATAACGTTGGTAATGTGAAAACTGTGCTTGCAAAAGCTACGCCTATATTTTATACATTATGCGAAAATGAAACAAGAAATTACGAACCAAGGAACGATCACTGTCACCAAATTGGGGCTACATAGTGTTAACCACCGTTTTATTACTCATATTAAAAAAGAGTCAAATCAAGATTCATTTTTGATAATGGAAGAAACGGGGCTGGCATTTGGTCGCGTTTATTACTACAAAGATGATTCGGAAACTATTTACTTAGATTGGCTAAGTGTGAAAGAATCTGCGCGAAATAACGGATTAGGAACTTTATTGCAAGAACTGAGAGAAGAAATTGGCCGCCAAATGAAGTTTACAAAATCATGTTTGTGGGTTGAAAACGGTACTTGGATGCACGAATGGTATAAGAGACGTGGTTATCAAGATTGGGTCAAACATAAAACTGAACCAAATGCTATTTGGATGCGTAAATCTCTTTGATTATAAAAAATAGGTGGTGGTTTTGGAACACTAACAAATAAACACTTAATAAAATGACAGAAACTAAGGATACCCACGAACCCGCCAATGGAGTATATGGCGTGTTATCGGCAGCATTTCTTCTTAGTAAGGGCTTCAAATTGGTAGAGGAAAGTCAAAGTCCGTTTGAAAATTTTAAAATGAATTACTTTGTAAAGGAGGGAGTAATACTGTTTTTCAACACTCCAGTAACTGAATGGAACGAAAATGATTTCCTTGTTGGTTGTGGTGAAATGAGTTATGGAAAGTATTACGCAGTTGCCTTTCGCTGGATAAAAGAGCAAAAAGATATTATTGAAATTTATAAAGCGGTCAAAGGAAAGGATTTGGATAGTGTCGGTTAAGGTTGACGATAACGGCTGCGTGTATGCGTTATAGCCGATTACGAGAACAAATTTATCATTAAATACAAAAATATGAACGAAGAACCGAACTTACAAATTACCACTGAAACGGCTATAACGTATAACACGTTGTTATGTGCTGCCTTTTGTGGTGCTGGTAAGACATATATTTGCAACAACACTGACATTAAAGCTGTTGAAGTAGAATATTGGAAGTATAAAGAAAAGGGTTTGTTCAAAGAATATATTGAAGATGTGAAAACGCAATTCGGTAAAGTAGATTATATTTTTATTGCAACCGAACCAGATGGTATGAAATTGTTACATGATGAAGGATTTGAAATAACTCTTGTTTATCCCAAAAACGAATGTAGAAATGAGTATTTGGATAGATATATTGAGCGAGATAGTCATTATGACATTATAGGTACATTTATGAAGCATTGGCATATATGGATTAATGAACTTAAAGAACAAAAATATTGCAAGCATATTGTTTTAGATTCTGGACAATACTTGCAGGATGTTCTTTAAGGTTGCATATAACGGTTGCAAATATGAAACGTTTTTACACGAAACTTAAATAAAAAAATAATTTAACAATTAGTATAAACTTTATTTTGAAAAACGAATAAAATGTTTTATATTTGTTGTTATACACAGTGTTTTGTGTAAAAATTTTTTAAAAACATTAAAAGTATGGAAATATATCATGGTACAGCAATAGCCAAAGAAAATATTGGTGATATAGTTAAAAAGGGTGATGGTGGAATTATAACTGCGTATTTACCAGAAATGAAAACATTTGCTATTTTCTTTGGCGATGGTAAATGGTACACATTTAATAATGACGAAGAGTGGTTTTTAAAATATTTTGAAGTGGTTTATGAGCCAAAGGAAGAATAAACATTGTGTATAACGGTGGGTATATGAGCCGTACCTAGCACTGAATTATCAAATTAGTATGAATCTTAACAGGGTATAGCTTATATACCCAGTTAGCAAACGTTAATTATTATGATACTACACAATTTAAACAACGAAGATTTAAAATCAAATGAAGAAGTTATTAAAGAACTTCAAGAAATGGGTGTACAAGTTATTTACAAACCAATGGCATTAGTTCCAGATACATTGGAATCATCAATCTTATTAGGAGAAAAATCATTCGGTTTGATTGAAATGGATATACATGATGCATTAAGGAAGATTAGAATTAGAAAGTCGGTTATTGGTGACCCGTTTTCTTAATGTTTGCTAACGTAAATAATAAACACAGTGGCGATATGGAAGAACAAATGCATGAAATACTAATGAACCTTAATAGAGGACGAATAGCTGTAAGTGAAGCACAAGACCAGCTATTGGATTTATTTAATATGACTCGTTCTTATGGGATCGTTAGATGGCGCGATAATGAACACGATGATGTTGTTTGTGTAAATAGGGCAACCGCAGAGCAATATGTTAAAAAATACAATGAACTTGCTGGTTGGGCTAAATGCTATGTAGATGACGATATTTGGTTGCCTTTGAATGAGGCATAACGGTCGAGTATAAGACCATTAAGGGATTAATAACAAATAAACTATAAAATTATGTCAAAACAATTAATTGAAAATCTAAAAACTACATTTAAAAATCACCGTGTCGAAAATTATGGTGATGTTAATTATCTATTCTTCAATTTTGATGAGAAAAATCTTTGTCTTAAATACTCAAATGGTTATCAAATCAAAACATTAGTCAATCAGAACGATAATGGTCAGTATGTTGAAGAACTTAAAGTCAATTGGTCTGATAACAATGAATTTCTTGGGACAGAAACTAATTCATTACTTCCCAAAGAATTTCAATCAGAATTATCAGTCGAAGAGTTTTTAAAATTAATTAATTAACGTCCATAATATCGTAAATGTCATAGGTTGTAACATTATTAATATCATTTGTGATTGTATGTGTGTAACGTTTGCAAAGACTGTGGCAACCCAGTGGGGAATATAACTTTTACAATATATGGTGATTGGTGAGGTTAGTGAAATGATTGGGTTTTAATTAAAATTAAATTCATGTTTAATTTAAGAAATTTAAATAATTTAGCAACAAGCTTACATGCTGAATTCAATAGCGATTTATTAACCCCATATTTGTTATATCGTGTGATTAATATAAATTTCGATGTGGAATTACAATATGAAATTAGGTTAGATTTATATGAAGAATTATCGAATGAAATAATTGGTGAATTAGATATGGTAATTAATGAATCAATTTTTAATTAAATTTTAGAGATAATATGTAACACTTTCAAAGTATTTTCGTATGTAAAATAAAAACCAAATGTTATGGGAACAGGATTTTATAAATTATCAAAACTTGATGAAACACAATTAAGGTCATTTTTTAAGGATGCGATTTTCTTATCATACAATACTCATATCGATATTTTAGATATTAACAAAAGTATTAGTAGAGAACGTTGTGTCACTAAAACCATTCAAGATATGTTGAATGGCGTTTCAATTCGCAATCATAATGTTTGTATTGACAGAAGCATTCAATATGAAAATGAAAAATATGGTGAGATTGGTTATTCAACACTAAAAAGTCCTGATTATTTTCTATATATTTTTGTCGGTCTTGATAACTTAAGGGAATTAATTAAGAAGTATGATTTAGAAGAATCGTTCTTAAAGTGATTTTTTAATCAATCTTAAATTAAAAACAATGTCGAATAATATTTATGATAATCTTAATATTTTTGATGATGATTTATTTAAAATGTTTTTAGGTGAATTAGATTATTGGGAGTTAGAACCTAATTATGCCTTTTGTCATAGAGAAATACATGATATTGTTTTTAGTGAATTAAATGTTGAACTAGGATTAATGTTGTAACTTTTTTTAATTAACTTCGTATAATATTAAAACTATAATATCATGACGACTACTAAATTATTCCCCGTTAAGCAAGTTAAGAAATTCTTCAATATTCTTGAAAAATTAAGTGGTTCAATTCCAATTGATAATTCAAATTATCCTTGGAAAGATTATCAAACAATCTACACCAAAGAATCAAATCACACTCCATGTACTAGAGAAGTATTTGTTCATCGAACCATTAATAAATGGTTGAAGAGTAAATATTTAATCATTTATAGAGTATCTGATTTAGGTGTTACATATAAACAATATGTTAGTATTACTAAGTGTCATTATAATAATGATTGGGGCTGTGGTTACATTAATGTAGGTTTACTTGATTATATAAAACCATATGATTCAACATCATTTGGTGGTGAAAAAATTAAGCATAATGAAGCAATTGAACTTGAGGGTGAGTGGTGTGAAAATGGTGATATTCACCATCAATTGTTAAAATATTGTTCAATGGAAAATGTTCCAAACAAAGAATATATTTTTAAAGCCTACGATTGGGCTAAATATCCCAAACGTAAGAAAAAAGGTATTGATTCAATGGATTTGATTACAACAACAAAATCATTTATTGCCAAAACAGAACATCAAGCATATAATATGAGAGAAAATTTTAATGAACAAATGAATGAAACCGAGAATAAAATTTCGATTGGTGAATTGATTGAAGTTAAAGATGTACATGGCATGTGATTTTTTGGAGAAAAAATTAAATTACCTATATTTTATATCAGGTGATGAGAAACTTAAACTTAATAATGATTTATTTGATTCATTAATTAATTTAGTATGGATAGAACTTAATGATGAAATGGATGAAATTATGTTTGAATTGTAATTATTTAAATTCTATTAAACACACACAATGGAAACGCTACACTTTACTGTTGGTGAAGATACAGGAATCTTATTGGCTAATATTGCACAAGAACACTTCTTATATGATGCTAACATTGATAAGGCATTGGGTGTATTCACAAGTAGCTTCGGAGAAGAATGTCCTAAAGAACTTCAATTAAAATTATTAACTGGTCAATATGTTATTGAGGTTGATGTTGAAAACCAAATGTTTATGGTTGGTGAACGTGAACCACATCATGATAAGTTATACCCCAAAGTAATTGATTTCGTTGAGTTTTTCAATGACAGACAAAACCAATTATATGACAATGGTAAATTACTTTCAAAAGGTTTGGATGAAATTATAAATTTATTGAGTAGTAAAACTTATCGTTTCAAATTTTCAATTGATTCGGTTTTAAGATATATTTATCACAACAATTGTGATGATATGTTATATGAAATTGAAAGTAGTACTGAACTTGGTCAAATGAGTTTAACTATTAAAATTATCAAGGATTTTATTGTTAAATCAACACAATTACGTGAGCTTTCAAAAGAAGTTAATAACTATTATGGACTTAATATTCAATTCGATACGGAGTGTGTTTTTGAGTTAACCATAAAACTTCAAAAACTCATGAGGAAAGAATTTGAATATTTTCAAACAGAAGAGGAAGATGTTTTTAGGTATATTGAAAGTGCTATGGCAATTAATGAAATCATTGAAGGGGCAAAAGAAACGGGATTTAAACCAGTTAATATCTTAGATAATTATTCGGCAGGATGGTTAGCTCCAAATGGCGATTTTTATGGTCTAAATGGTGAAATCGCCAATATGTTGCATCTTCAAATTAGTGATGCGTTACAAGAATCGAACATAATTCCCAAAACTGATGAAGATGGTAATGATGTTCATCAAGATAGTTGGTTGGAACAAAATGGTTGGATTAGAATTCATGGTAAGAATATTCAATTTGGTGGTTGTTTAAATCATAAATCTAATAAACCAAATGTTGATATGACGATTAAACAAATTGATGAAATTATGAATTATGGTATTGATTGTCATAATGGTATATTAACAATTGGTTGGAAACGTAAACCAATGACAGCCGTAATGTTTGCCATGTTGGCAAAGAAATGCCCCGAAAGTTTAAATGAAAAATATTTTAGTTTTGATTACATGGATTAATTTGTAACAATATTGATTAGTTTTCGTTTTTTTGTAAATATAAATTCACAATAGAAAATATTATGAAAAAGATTTTTATGTGGAGTAACGGATTAGCCCAAGAATCATTAAACATACATTAACTAAATCATGGAATTACAAACTTCATTACAAACAAAATTAGTTGATAATATTAGACAATATATTCGACAGGATATGAATAATATTTTTAATGATGATTTGCAACTATATCTATACGATAATTTATATGATAATAATTTTGTGGAAATTCAATCTGAATTAGATGTGATTTTGAATGTATTACGTTAACTAAAAAATGAAAAGATTTATATTCTAAGGAATCATTAATCGCAATTTAAATACACTAATATGAAAATCGATTTAGGTCAATATTCTGAACAAGAGGTAATTTCAACAACTACTCAAAAAGAATTGACTTTATCTAAAGATTCTACTGTAATAATATTCCAAATGTTTTCTAAAAACATTTATAGTAATCCAATTGGTAGTGTCGTTCGTGAAATAACATCAAATTGTTTTGATAGTCATGTTGAAGCTAAAAAGAATATACCTAATTGGGAAAATGCTCCTGTTGTAATTCGCAAACATAAAGACGAAGCAACCAATGTTCATTATATTTCATTTATTGACTTTGGTGTAGGTATGTCACCTGAAAGAATTGATACAATTTTTTCAGTGTATTTTGCATCGACCAAACGTGTTGATAATGAGCAGATTGGTGGATTTGGATTGGGAAGTAAGGTCCCTTTAGCTTACAAACGTTCCACAGGATTTGGTGAAGGTGAATATGATAATTCTTATGAAATAATTACCAAATCTAATGGAATAAAATATGTTTATTTGGTTCATGAAAGTAAAAAATGTCCTTGCATTAATTTAATGCATCAAGAACCAACTACTGATAAAAATGGTACGGAAGTTCGTATTCCCGTTCTTGAAAAAGATTTGGATTCATTTCAAAAAGAAATGATACGACAACTATATTACTTTGAAAATATTATTTTTGATGGATTTGAATATAAAAAACGTTATTCGGAAGAAATTGTTAATCCATTGCCAAATGATTATCAAATTATTAGGGGAAAGTCATTCCTTTTCAGAGGTAATGATTGTAATGATTATATTCATGTCTGTCTTGGCCGAGTGGCATACCCGATTGATTATAGAACATTGGGTTTAAATTCTAGTGATTATCATTTGCCAATTGCAATTAAACTTGAAATAGGTGATGTGGATGTCACAGTGTCGAGGGAAAGTATTGACTATAGCGAATCAACAATTAAAATGTTGAAAAATAAATTAGAAGTTGTTAAAGCCGAAATAATTGACTTAATTAACAAACAATATTGTGATATTGTTACATTGGAACAATATTTTCAAGCAACGACTGGTTTTGGTAAACTTTATTTTCCGAATGGTGCATCAATGAACGTTGAAAATGTATTTAAACTAAAAAATGTTGACTTCGCTAAATTCAAATACAATTTCATGAAGATGCCAGATGACAAACAATTATTTAAACTGTTGTTTAATGCACAGACAATGGGAATGAAACCAGTTACTTCAAGAAGGGAACGTTATAAATTTAATGGAGGTTATAAAACGCTTAAAACAAATAAAAATTTATATTACGTTGAAATTGATTTTCAACGTAATATTCTTAAAAACAGCTATTTAAAAGAACAACACACTACTTATTATATTATAAGTAAAAATTTAATTAGTAGCTTAATGTTGAATAATATTTGCGATATGTTCAATGTTCATGTTGATTATTTTGTGGATGAACATGGAAATAAAAATCCTTTTATTCAATCTTTGCATGATTTACAGGACGAATATTTTGAAATTGTTCGTAATAACTGTATGAATTATGACGACTTTGTTGTTCCTGAATGGTTTCTTGCTCAACGTAAACGTGGTAGTGAAATTACTCATGAATTAATGAAATCGACAATTCCTGTTAAGTTTATGTCAGATATGTCAAGAGACAGAGTTAAGTTAAAAACATTGTTTGATTATAATATGCCAATTTTTTATGGTACTACTGAAGATAATTATAAATTGATTGATGCAGTTAAATTGTATGAAATTTTGTTTAATAAAAACCCTATTGTTAATAATTGTAATTATAATGGAGTTTTGAAAACGCCTTCAAATGCAAAAAACAGTATTATGTTCATTCAACTTTCTACTGCCAACATTAAGTACATGAAATATTGTAAGAAAGCTAGGCATATTAATGATTTTTTTGTAACTATGTTGCAAAGAAAAAATGATTATGTTAATAATAACATACAATATTTAGAAATTTTCAAAATTTACAATCAACTTAATCATTTTTATTGTAATGGACTTATCAATCAAATTTCTAAAAAATGGGGAAGTAAAGTTGATGCTGTGAAAGATTTTCTAAAAACAAATAAGAAAAATGATATATTAATCAGTAATAAATATTTACTTGAAAAGTATTTTAAACTCAATTTAACTCCAACAAAAGAAGAAAGATTAATGTTAGATATTGTTAATGAGATTTTAATTCTTCAAAATAACAACAATAAAATACTTAAACATTTTATTGTTCCTCGGAATGTTAATGAAATGGAGAATGAACTAATAACAATTCTACAAGCAACAATGAAATTGTAACATGAAAACACAAATTTAATATAATTATGAATAAAATAGATTTTAAAAAAATTAAATTTGTTGCAAGACCAAATACTTGGTATGATGAGGGAACTATTGCAACAATTGATGATGATGTATTTGATATGAAATATACATCTGCATTATTTAATGGTATTAAAGATAATATTGAAGATGGTGAAATCTGTTCAATATTTGAATTTGATTGGATTGGTGAGAATAATGAAGTACTAAATTCAAATATACCTAATTTTGATACTTTAATCGCACATGATGATTATATTATTGAAAATGGTGATACTGGTGAAAAATATGATTATCTAAATAATATAAAAATATGAAACAAATGAAGATTGTAATACTTTAATTTATTTAACTTATGAAAATAATTGAATATAAAGAAGTAACAAAAAGAGAAAAAGTTGTGGTTGCTTATAAGTGCGACAATTGTGGTAAATTACATAACTCAGATGAACGGCCTGATGATTGGCATGAGTTTAGCGGGCACCACAATTCTTGGGGAAATGATAGTTGTGAAAGCTACATACATTATATGGCTTGTAGTCCAGAATGCTATGCTAAACTTTTACAAAAAGCAGTTGAAGATTTTGAAGATTATTCGGATGCAAAAATAGATGACTTTACAATTGATTTTGCGAAACGAATGGCAGTCTTTTTAAATACCCAATAACGATGGTGGTATGGTTAGTTGAATATGTGATAAGTAGCTCAACCATAAATTTTGAACATGTTTACTATATACTGAGCCACATTTTCTTAGTCAAAATAAAAAGGGAGTTGGGAAAACCTTTAAAAGAGTACCAAAAACAAATAAGATGTTTTATATTTGTTGTTATAACAATGTAAAAATTATGGATGAATTAATCGAAAAACTAAAACAAATTGAACAACTATATTTACCGAATGGTGCTGAAGGTGCTGTTTGGTTAGATGACGTTATTGAGGCGATAGAAAAGCACTACGGTAGATATTTGTAATTATAAATAAATTAAATCATGGCTTACTTACGATGTGATGAATGTGGCGCAAGTACCAACAACCAAGGAAGTTGGGATACTCCTATAAAAATACTATGTGAAAAGTGTTATGAAAAACTCAAAAAAGAAAAAACAAGTATTCAAATTGGAACGACACCCCCAATTTGCTATATACTTTGTTAGCAACTGGGCGGTTTTTAAAAAGGCAATTTAAAATCAAATATATGAGCAATGTAAGTAGGAGTGTCTATCAAAAGGTTTGCGAAGAAAACAAACGATTGAAAGAAGACATACACACTTTAGTTTCTCCATTTCATGACATCGTTTATTTAAATATAGTTGAGAAATGGAGGAGAAAATTTAAAGAGGAAAATGATTTACATTTAATCTTAAAGCAAGGTGCAAAACTGTACATAAAAGAACATCCCGAAATTAAAATACCAAAAATATAGCCTTGGGCGGGCTTTGTAAAACCCTATTTTATATGTCAAAAGTACGCGCAAAACTTGTATGCAATAAGGTTGAAGATCAGCCAGCATACGAACAAAAACAGGTTTCTTTTTGTGCAGTCATTTCTGACAGCGATGAAAACAAATCATTTGCCAAATACACTCCGAGCGCAAATCTCGATATGTGGATTAGCTATGAAACTGAAGCAGCTAATTTTTTCGAAGTGGGAAAAGAATATTACCTCGACTTCGAAGCAGCGGAATAATTATCAAAGCGTAGGACGTTTCAATGGAGCAGTCCTACGCTTGAAAATAACGTTGAGCGTATCATTCAGTAAGGGTTGCGGAAAACAACCCTGTCTAATTACACGAAACTAAATGCGGGCTACTGCCCTACAATTACGCAAAAACATGTGCCTGAAGATGCTGTGTGAGTGGCTTAAATGTTGCCTAACGTTTGCAAATATAAGCAGTTATAACAGAACTTTATATTAAGAACAACCTTAATATTAACTAACAACATTTATTTGTAAGTAATGAAATAATTGCATATATTTGTTGTTATAAAACGTTTATTATGAAAATTATAAAAATTGACAGTTATTTAGATGGTGGCACAATTGAAATCACCACAAACAAAGGTAGTTATTGTATTGACGATAGGCTATTTTCAAAGACTAAAGGTAGTATATTTTGCAATTACCCTAAAGACGATAATAGGAACATAGCACCAAATCAAGATGAATTAAAAGTAGAACTAATTGATGCACTTGCAAAATATACTGTGAGTGATGATGATTTCAATTGGCTTCCAAGAACGAAGGAACTTTTAAATGTTTTATAACGGTTTGCATAAGATTGGTACAGGATAGAAAGCGAAAACCTCCCGAACTATTCAACACTTATTAAATGGTAATTCGCTCAAATCAGAACTTCGTTAACATTCCACATAGTAGATTTATAAACATGCTTGTTTATAAATGCGAAAAAGCTGGAATAAATATTATGCTTCAGGAAGAAAGTTATACCTCTAAAGCATCATTTCTTAATATGGATAACATCCCTATTTACGGAAAGATAAACGAAGAACCTTCGTTCTCTGGCTACCGTAAATGTAGGGGATTATATAAGATTAAGGGAGAAGATAAGGTAATTAATGCCGATGTGAACGGAAGTTATAATATATTAAGAAAAGCAATCCCAAATGTTTTTGCTGATGGGATAGAGGGATTATCAGTGATCCCATCGATTATTAAAATCGTGAACTAATTTCATGGTTTTTCCGTGTTTTTAGATACTGTAAGAAAAATTGCAACTAACTGTAGTTTGCTCATGAAAATTAGTAGAAAACTTAATTAAAACAAATAAAATGAAAAGTATTAATGTAATAAAAATCGGTAATTGTGTAAAGATTTCATTAAACGGAAAACTATTACAAAAAAATTGTTCAAGTGTTATCGAAGCCAATGGACTATTTAGATTGACTTTAAAGGCCAAAGAAAATCCTACCGATGAAAATATTAAAAAAGTTCGTTCATGTTTGAATGAAAAAACTCGTGTTGCAATACTTGCGGGCCTTGAACATGACCCCGAAACAGGTGATGTGTTTTTGGCAGGTTTTAACACCCCAATTCCAACCCCACTCGTTGAAATTATTAAGGAATATCATGAAAATGAATATCCATTGCATCCAATCATGAATTTTTGGAAACTTTTAATGTTGAATCCTGACAAACGTATTCGTGCAGTTCTGTTCGATTTCATTAAAGTACATGACTTTGTATTAACAGATAAAGGTTATATGATTGTTTATAAAGCAGTTTATAAAAATGAAGCTAAAGAAGAAAAGGTAGATACCACTTTCCCAGAATTCATAAATAATCGTTATCATCATGTAAAGAAAAATTGGAAGGAAAGTCCTAAAAAATATGTTGTTTATAAGAATGAAAATAACGAATTTTCCCTTACCAAAGTTAAAACTATTGAAGGTTGGAATGAAAGTAAAAAAAATATTGAAATTATTGGTAATCTTGCAGAACTTTTCAATGCTATATACAATTCAGGTGCTGTTAAGGACAAAGAAGAACAACCAAAAGCACCTGTTTATACAGATATGCACACACGCAAAATGACAATTGAACTTGGTAAACCGGTTAAACAAGCCAGAAAAGAATGTGATGCCGATTTTAGGAAAGATTGTTCAAATGGTTTGCATTGTGGAAGCACTAAATATGTGGAGAATTTTGCAAATAAAGATTCTGTTATTTTAACATGTTTAGTTAATCCAATGAATGTTGTTGCAGTTCCTGACTATGACCATAGCAAAATGAGAGTATGTGAATATTTTCCATTTGCAATTTCAACTTATGAAAATGGTAAAATTAATGTTATTGAACAAAAATATTTCGAATGTGATTATCATGAATATGAAATTGAGGAACTTGAAAAATTAGTTGAATCAATTAAACAAAATGAAAAACCCATTCAAAAAGCACAAAATGCTGAAAATGATGAAGAACGTTCAATGTCAGAATTGTTAAAAATTATTGAAAATAGGATTATAGATATTAAATAAATTAGAATATTTTTAATGTTTACTTATCAAAAAAAATCCTAGTCAATTTATTAGCTAGGATTTTTTGTAACAAAACACAACGTACTTTCGTATATATTAAAACAATCATGATATATGGACGTTAAATATCAACCACCATATTTTATAACCATTGATGATAAGTTGGGTGAAACTTTTTTTTATCCGTTGTTAGATGATTTAGATTGTTATTATTTAAGATCGATCAATGAATTTAATTTATCATCAGAATTAAATTCAGAATTAGATATAGAATTAAACAATACTCTAATTGATGAAATAAATTGATGAATATTTATCGTTACAGTTAAATGAATTCTAATTTATGAGATATTTTAAAGAAGAAATTTTACAAAATTTAGATAAGTTTGATGAATATTTTTTTAATCAGTTGTTAGATGATTTAGATAGTTATTATTTACGTTCAATTAATGAAATTAATTTACGGATAGAAATGAATTTAGAATTAGATCGTTTAATTGCTGACGAAATTAATTTGTAACAACATGCGAACAACATTAAATAGCCAAGAAAAATGGAAGAAAAACTACGTGACGAATGGCAGTTATCAAGTAACATTATAGAATTAACAGATATTTTACGAGAAACTATTGATAAAAGTTTATTTAAACTTGATTCAATTAAATTCGAATTTTCGAGTTATGCATTTATGATGAATAGTAATAATTTAAATATTGAATTATTTACAAATATAAACAATGTTTTAATTGATGAATTAAATGAATAACATGAAACATAAACATGATTATTTTGATAACGTTTTAATTAAACTAAAACGTGAATATAATATGGATGAGCTGGTAGCATCATTAATCAAACAAATTAGTGAGAAAGATGTTTTAATTGGTCAATTAAAGTCAGAAATCGATGAATTGAAGTATGAGTTAGGCAAATATCAATTAGATACTCAAGAGATTAAAAAACTTAATAAGGAAGCAAGAATTGGATTTAGGAAAGATGAATTAGTTAAAGGAATTAAACTAGAAAATGAGAAATTGTTGAGAATGGTGAGAGAATTAAGAAGAGTGCGTGATAATTTAATTTCAAAAAACGTTGCATTGACCAATAAATTAAATGAATTTGTGAATTAAATTTAAAAACAAAAACATTATTTTTATAAAACATAAAAAAATCAAATTATGGGTTCAATATTAGAGTTTTTAAGTAACCAAAGTGATGAAAGATTATTCTTTTTAGGGATAGTTTTTGTTGCAATAATATGGCTAATTATGCAAGGAATTATTATTACGAAAAGTAATTAACATGAAAAATAATTATTTAGATAGTAAAAAATTAAAGGATATTGGTGGTAATTTCGACATAATAACTAAACATGCTAATGAATATTCGCAATTATATGATAAAATTTTTAACGAAAATTTAAAAACAGAACTACAAGAATTTAGTTGGTTATTAATATCTGAATTAAATTAATGGAATTACAAGAAGAATTAATTGATAATGAAATTTAAATAACTGTAACATTTGTTTATTATTTTCGTAACATCAATAAACTAATTAGCTATGGAAACCAAGTATATTGTTCTAATCATTTATATCATTGGCGTTATAATTGCTTTTAATGAACTATCGAAATATTGTACATCACCAATGGATGTTAATGACGTGGAAATTAAATCAAATAGATTAGAATTAATTACTGCTTGGTTAGTGGCAATTTTTATTTCATTATTATCTTGGTTAACAGTTATAGCAATATTTGTTGTTAAAATATTTAACTTATGAATTGGTTCATTTACAGCAAGAATCATATTTCTATTATTTTGCAAAATAAAATTATTAAGCATGATGAATTATTGTTAATGAAAAATTTAACAATTGCAATTGACTTAAGAAAAGAACTTATGCAACAAATTACCACTGAACTTAGTAGATTTGATTTAGGAAGAGTAATTATAATGGAATTAGATGATTTGGTTTTATAAAATATCGTAACTAACATTGTAAACATAAAAAAGAAAAAAGTATGGCAGAAGAAATTAAAAAACTGACAATGGATGATTTGACTCCCGAAATTATGGCAAAGATTCCAGAATATCGGGAGAAATGTCGTAAGGATTTGTATTCGGGCGTTGAGTTCGCCAATTTTAATTTGGATGAAATCATTGAATATATCGAAAAAATATATAGTCTTTGTGATTTCAAAAAACCTGTTATTATTATTGCACAAGACCCTACCGATTACAAGAAAATTTATTCGAACCTTCAACAAAAGGATTCGATGAAGTTGGTTGAAGATTTGTTTAATGTTAAAAACGATTGCAAAACTAAAATGAATGCCAACATGTTTAATGCTTTGAACGAACAACTTAATCAACCCTATACTGGTCAACCTCTTGAAATTAAGTCACATTATTTGTTTTTGTGTTCGACATATCATCGAGTTTATTTGACTTGGTATAAATTCATTCAAGATGAATTTAATATTAAACATGCTAACAAAGAAACCTTGGATTGGTTTTATAAACGTGCATTTAACAACATTTCAAGGTGTTTTTTTACTGAACAATATGTATTGGTTTTGAGGATGCCTAAATATATTCGTAGGAATGAGATTGGCTTCCACAACGTTCATGGTGCTTCAATCGAATGGGAAGATTATAAAATTTATCACATTAATGGTCGTAAAATCCCTGCCGATATTTTCAATGCCGTTGCAAATCAAACAATGTCATTTGAAGATTTCAATAAAATCGATGATGAAGATATTAAAGCATCAATTGTTACAATGATTACCGAAAGGTTCGGTAATGAAGAACTTATGAAGTTCTTGGATGCTAAAGTTGTTGATGAACAAACGATTAATCACAGTTCAGGTCATAGTGAAGTTGTTAGGTTGTGGAAAACCAACAAAAAATATGAATTTATCAATGATTTGAATGGTAATACTAATCAGCCATATGCATGGCTTGATTTGACCTGTCCTTCTACAGGAAGTAAATATTTAATCGCTACATCAGCACATTTCAAAGATGCTATTGAAGCGTGCAAATTCCATCGTCCACAATCAATACCAATAGAATTGAAATATGATTTTAATTCTTTCAATAATTGATTGGATTATTAAAAGAATTTTATTAATTTTGTCAAATGTTTAAGACATCTAATATAGAATCTTATTTATATGACATTCTCCGTTTAAGAGACGAGGGAATGTCATATTCTCAAATAATTGATAAATTAAATATTTCTCCATTAATTAGTGGTAAAACATTAAGAAAAAAAGGTAGTTCTTTAAGTGGGATAATTAATAAAAAATATCCTGAATATAAAAGCAAAATAAAAACAGGTTTTATTTCAGATATTTTCAAAATAATTGATACTGAGTTTAAAGCATATTGGATTGGTTTTTTCATGGCAGATGGTTCTATTGTAAAGAATGAAATATTATTAGAATTATCAATAAAAGATGTCTCACATTTAAATAAATTTAAAGAATTTATTGGTGTGGATACTGAAATAAAATTCAGAAAACGTCTAAGAAAAGGAAAATATAATAAAACATGTTTATTAAGATTTAGTAGTAAATCCATAAAAGAACAACTAAATGAATTAAATATAATTTCCAATAAAACATATTGTGGTCAATTTGCTGATTTAAGTAAAATACCATATGATTTACATAAGGATTTTTGGAGAGGTTATATTGATGGTGATGGACATATTAATACATCTAATTTAATCATGTGTTTTAATTATAACACATATAATGAATTTTTAAAATATTTAGATTATTTATTAATACCCCAATATTATGAAATAAGAAATAATGATGATTCAGTAAATAATGCAATAAGATTCCCGCAACAAATAAGTAAACTAATTCTTGATATTATTTATCAAAATTCTAATGTTTATTTAGAGCGTAAATATAATGAATACCAAAAAATTAAAATTAAAATACAAAATTATTATATTGAAAACAATATTATTTGTAAATATAATGAAGGAGATAAAAGAAATAAATTAACTTTAAATTATGAAAATTATGAAAATTTTAAATCAAATCGGACATCAGGGTAAATGATTGCCCCTTTATGTGGTAACACATATCGAAAAACTCCTTTAATTGCTGGAAACACTAATACTATAAACCACGGTATTAGTCAATCAGCAGCCAAACTTGAATCGTAAACAGTCGATTCTCTATTTACAAAATTAAATAGCCAATTTAACATATTGGGTGAAGGTTCAACGACTAACCTGTGATGGGGTGTACACTACAAGTCATTTAATGGTAGTGGAAATGGGGAGCTGCCTATAAAAATATTAGGTTGAAGATATAGTCTTATCTGATTAGTGATAATCAGCAGTTTTTTATAAACGGATATTAATGTGACGGTTAATATTGACTTATTGGACACGCAGTGGTTTACCATTGATACAATCCCTTCAAACGCAGTAAAAGCCGATAAACAGTTTATTGCTGCATCTGAAAAAACCGGAAACGTTCATGCCTTATCAGGTAACTATGACATGTATTCTTATGACGATGGTTTTGTTATTGACGTACATGAAGATTGTGTTTTAAATCACACAGACAAGAATTTATTAACCGATGATGCTTGGAGAAAGCCACTAGAATTGCCCATGCGTGACCATAGGAGTTCTGTAATTCCTAAAGGTATTTACTACGTAGGCATTCAAAGACGTTTCAATCCACTATCCAAACAAATGGAACGTGTGAAAGACTAGAAAGATTAAAAAGAGGTTAGCAACCTCTTTTTTTTGTAACAATTAAACAAGTTTTTCGTAGAATATGAAAAAAATAATAGAGTGATATGGAAAATTATAATTTAGTCAGAATTGTGACAGTTTTTATAATGGTCATTATTAGCTGGTTTTTATATAAGAAATTATATCTTAAAATCAGAAATAAATATTTTCGAATAGTTTTGATTGCAACAATAATTAGCGTTGGTTATCCAATCATTCGTCAATTTCTTAGATATTCAATAAATTTCATATTATAAAACATTTGATTTTAGTAATTAGTAGAAATAAGAAGAAGTAGATTTTAGATTGATATAAATACACTTCAAAATTTTTAATAATCATCTTATGACAACATTCAGAAAACTTATTGGTGAAATAGATTTCAACAATACTAAATTAAAAATAACTCCTGATTGGGAAGGTCTTGGTCGTGTTTTTGATTTATTTAATTTTATTGACTCTGATGATGAACGATTAACGGCTTATTTTATTAAAGTTCATTACTGTACCGATAGTTATGTTGGAATTAGGGCATATTTTCTTGATGGTGAATTTGTTGCATTATCACATCAAGTAGGTAGAAAATATCACGAAGATTTTGGTTTCGTATCACAAGAAATCGCTATTAAAGTCAAAGATTATTTACGTTCGCTTATAAACGATGATGCGACTGAATATGAACTACTTGAAGGTCTTGATGCTGAAATTAAAGACACATATAAAATTGAATACAATTCTCAAATCATGCATAAAACAGCATTGTTTGATGGTGAAAGTGTTGAGATAATTAAAACAAATTACGATTCGGAAGGAATTGATTCACCGGATTATTTTCATTCAGTATTAATAAAAAAACCTAACGGAGTTGAAGAAAAAGTAGATTGTCGCGATTTAGAATTTAAATTCAATTCCTTGGATTAAATAGTTTAATATCACCATCTCGTGTATTTAAAGTGAGCAATCCCTTGTAACATTACAAGGGATTATTTCGTAATATTAATAAAACAATTAACATGCAACAATTAAAACCAATATTAATTCCCGCAACATCTAATGATGTTAATCATTTTTGTATTGGATTGGATAAACATTTAAAATTAAAACAATTCCATACCGATGCTGAAGCCCGTAGATTTGCAACGAGATATGATGTATTCCACATTGCATTAATTAGTGATGATGCATTTAATTCTAATTTAATTAATCCTAATGAATATTTTATTTCTACAAACAATAATTTATTGAAGTTGTATCAGTGCTTAATGATTGTCGAACAAAGAGAAAGGAATATTTGTTTAATTACTGCTACCGATAAGACGACACATTCTAAAATACATAAGGTATTTGCACATACAAATAAATTGCCTTTAGAACCATTTCAAAGTCATTTTGATGGGGTTTATTTGCCGCAAATAGCTCCTGAAACGATGCGATATTTAGCTTTTCATTATAATCAACATGGTAAATTACCAGAATTTATTAATGTTAATTTGAAACGTAAAGGAGGTGATAATTACTATACTCACCTATCTAAAATCAATAGAGCTCAAATTAAATTAAAAGATATGATCGAAAAAAAAGTTATTTGTGAAAATCCTAAACCCGTTATGTTTGAAACACCTAAATTAATTGTTGAGAAAAATACAAAAATCTATTCTCAATGTAATTTTTGCATGGGTAATGAAAAGCTTTATGACATAAGAGGCGAAGGATTATTTACAGTAACAACTATGTGTCATAAATGCATGAAAAAAGTTTATGAAATGACAGATAAATTAAATTGATTTCACAATTTCGGTTTTTTTAAATAAAAAATCAATTTCTTTAGATATTTAAACAATTAAAATCATAATTAAAATGAAAAAGCCAATTTCTTTAGACGTTATTCTTCCAACTACCTTAGATTTAACCCCAGAAGAAATTTTAGTTGAAAGATGTGATATTGGTAAAGAAGGATATAGCGAAAATATTGAATATTGTTTACAATTATCTTTCTCAAATAGTTCATCTCATGATGAACCTACCATAAATATTGATTATTGTGGTGACGACTATAATTTATTATCAGATTTTTTTGAATTTGATACTGATTGTAATTTAAATACTTTCATACAAAAACAATATGAAATTGCAAATTTATTGGGGATTAAAACCCGTGATATGTAACAATTATGATAATTTATCGTAGAATTTTAACACGAATTAAATTAAGCACATGGTACAAGAATCGTTTTACATTAAATCACATAGATTACATGAACTAAAAACTTTTATTAAAAATTATTTACCAACAACAAGATTTTTACAAAATCCATGTAATGTTGGAAATGATGAAATGTACATTAGATTATCAATGAATGTTGTTGATGCTAATAAATTGAACGAATTATTTAATAAATGGTATGACATTGATAATCCTAAAATAATTAAAAAGAATTTTTTTAAAAGGTTGTTTAATCGATAAAAATATAAAAGTTTTTTATAAAGATAAATATCATAAAAATTAATTATTATGTTGGAAAATAATTTTGATATTGAAAAATTAAGAAATGTTGATATTAATGTTGATATTATTATAACATTTGATGATGATTATATTTTATTATATAATAAGATTATTTATGATACTAATTTAAAGGATGAACTACAACAAATCAGTTTTTTAATAAAAGATTATATTGAAACAAACTAAAAAACACTTTAACATGAAAGAATCATTAGATTATTATAACGATAAGAACAAAATTCTTTGTGAATTTATGGGCAATGATGTTCAAAACGATACAGTTATTGTTAGTAGTGGTCAAAGGTTAGATATATCAGAATTTAAATATCAATCTGATTGGAATGAATTGATGTCTGTGATTCAAAAAATTAAAAAAGTCATTCCACATAAATCAAGTGCAGATTACAGTGTTGATGAAATTAGAGTCAATTGTGTAATTAAACTTCCGATTAGCGAAAATATTGAAATCGTTTGGCAATTTGCAGTTAATTTTGCCGAATTTTATTTAGCTCATACTGAATTATACTAATAAATTATGAGTAGAAAATCAGGTAATGAACTTACTAATGAACGTAAGGAGTTGGTGAATAAACTAAATGCCCTTGATAATCGTATCATCAAAAGAGCAAAAGAATTGAGCGAAAAATATCCCAATATTATTTTTGTGAATAATGCGACACCAATTAATGATGATGTAGAAGAATATCTTCAAATGATAATCTGTATTGAAAAACATATCAAAAGTCTTTCACCATATCAACAAGGCGATTTATTTAACCAAAAAATAAATTTAAAATAAAATGGGATTTTTAACGACAATTACAATTTATAATGATAAGTGTGAGCAAATTAAATACAACTGAAATCCGACCATGAAAATATTATTAGATGACTATCAAAGGAAATTGAAATCAATTAATGAATTGATTGATAAGAACACAAATAATGGTGGTATGCACGATATGTTAAGAAAGGAAAGATTATTAACAACAAGTGCCACATATCGAGCCATTATTGTGGAAATTGAACAAGCGATTGAACGTGAAGAATGTTGCTCTTTCAAAGAAAAATGTGTAGGTGGTTTTGTGATGTCACATAACACGAATTCAAACTATAAATTAAGTAAGAATGTACGTAAGTATAGCCCAACACCCATTGTTAGAATAAAAAAAGATGATAAAGGTAATGAAACAGAAGAGATTGTACTTGTTTCAATTCAGAAAAAAGATAGTGGTAATGCCCTATCAAATCAAATTATAAGACTAATTAATCGTGATATTAAGAACGAAATTATTGATATTAGAAATAATTTGTATGATATATTACCAACTGGTCAAGTAGATGCTTTCGAATTATCTGTGGCAATTAGTAATCATCTTAAAAAATTTGATAAATATATTGATACACTATAATATAATATAACATATCATGAAAAAAATAATTTATGTAATTGGTGATGCAACAAATCCACAAGGCGATGGAAAAAAATACATATTGCACATATGTAATAATGTTCGTGGTTGGGGCGCAGGTTTCGTATTATCGCTAAGTAGAAAATGGGCTGCTCCTGAAAAAGCATATAGAGCAATGTCCAATGAAGAAATGATTTTGGGCAATGTCCAATATGTTCCTGTAGAAAATGATATTACTGTAGTTAATATGATTGGACAACATGATATTAGATCAATAAACGGTATTCCACCAGTAAGATATGATGCAATTAAAAATTGTTTACAAAAAGTTAACGAGGAAGCTAAAAAGAATAACGCAACAATACATTGTCCCAGATTTGGGGCAGGTTTAAGTGGTGGAGATTGGAATGTTATTGAATCAATTATTAAAGAAGTTGTAGAGGTAGATGTTACTGTTTACGATTTAAAATAATGAATCTAAAAATTATTCATATGAACAATAAGATAATGTCCAGAATATTAAAAAATAACCCAATAATAACTAATACCAAGTCACATGCTATATAAAGAAAACTACATTGTACACGACTTTAACCTACCTAATCACGAAAATGAATTGTTTGAGGCAGAAGAAGTCATTGAAAAATTTAAAGAGGAATTATTAATAATTAAAGAACAAAAATCAATCAACAATGAACTGCATTTAAGGTATTATGAACATATCATTAAAATACTTGATTATGTTGGAAGACTCTCAATGTCTGTTTTCGATATTGAAAATGAACTTGAGGAAATGTATAAGATGAAGTATATTAAAGCACCTGAATTATGTAAAAAGATATGGCTTGACCATTATGATAGTTTACACCATCCATATTCAATATTGAAAAATAGATGTTTTAGATTATTAGATGAACTTGATGCAGAATACTTTAATAAGTTTAATAAACACCCACCAAATTGGAAACCTTGAAATGATTTCTCCCATAGATAAAATAGATGTGCAAAAGGTTCGTTATATCCAATCGAACAAGAACTTATTTAATATAAAATTATGGAAAACGCATTAGAGAATAACAATAACGCCAATACTTCGTTTGCACTTTCATGTGTAAATGATGGAATTGTATTAGGAATGAAAGAAAGTTTGAAAGTCCTACATCAATTTTTAGATAAAAAGGTTGAAAAGGGATTACCTGAATATATTAGTAGAGCAGAACTTCAATTTTTTATGGAAGTTTACATTAAAGATACTGAAGAAAATTTGCATTAACTGTTGAGGATATGAAATGTTGTCAACACGAACATAATCAAATGAATACACATATTAAAACTAAAACAGACAAACTTATTAACGAAGAAAATGGTGAGGCATTGGTTTTACACAACCACATCAACCGTTTAGAGCGTAGACTGGGTAGGTTAATAAATGAAATAAATACAAAAAAGGCTGAACTGAAACAAATTTGCATACATGATGAAACAATTAAAAAAGAAGAATATATTGAAGGAGGATATTTAGATAGATCGGAATATATCATAATAACTGTATGTAAAATTTGCCATAAAGAATTAAATAAACAAGTTGAGTATGGAGGTTTTGGCTAATTACTTTTTAAATCAAATAGATATGCTAAACGAATTATCGAAACAAATTCACGAAAACGCTAAATCAAAAGGCTTTTTCGACAACGAAAAGAATTTAGGTGAAATGCTTTGCCTTATTCACTCAGAAGTATCAGAGGCTCTGGAAGCAGTAAGAACTAATGGCTATTATTCAAATTGTATTGATGAACAAAAGTGGTTTATCAAAGGAATGGCAGATAAAAATTATGGTTCGACTTTTAACGATGATCAATTTTTTAAAAATCAATTTGAGAAGAGAGTGAAAAACACTTTTGAAGATGAACTTGCGGATGTTATTATTCGAGTTCTTGAATTATGTGCTTTCAAAGAAATTGACATTGAAAGTCATATTAAAGCAAAAATAAGATATAATTCTCTCCGACCACATAAGCACGGCAAGGCTTTTTAAACAGAATGATAACTATTGATAGTAAAAAAATGTATTTAATTTATATGCAATAGTCTTTCCACTATAAGTGGTTTAAAACAATTTACATTAAATTTAACATAAATGACAATAAAAGATACCACACAACAATTACCGATAAACCCGCCCTTACTTATAGCTAAGGTTAGTGGCTGCACTTCTTGGGATGAATGGTTGGAAAAAACGGAAGCTTCATTAAAAGAATTAGGATATTGGAAATATAATCAAAATTTTAAAAATGAAGATTTTGCATATTGGAAATCATTTGACATAAATGAAAACAAGGCCTATCAAGTTGGTTTATTTTTCTATGATTTTAGAAAATATCAAAATCAATTTAATATCGCTGAACGAATTGGAGTTCAATTTGAATGTATGTTTATTGATATTGATGGAAGAATTGATTTAACTGTTAGTAAGAACATTACGTTGGAACAATTTGAAATTATGGCACAGACTTTTTATAGTGCAATGTTTCAGTATTGTCAATAACTGACTACTTAACTGTCAAGTTATTGTATAAGAGAATATGTTAAAACACATTAAATATGTTAAAAAAATGATGTAATACATTAATGAAATTATTAGGAAATCCAACATACCTATATAGAAAATCGAAAGTGGAATAATAGTTATTATGTTGTATAACGTCAGCAAGTATGTTTATACTACTTATTATAACATAAAAAGATTTTTAACACATAAAACATTTTAAATACAATGACAGATATTCAATTAATAGATAATGTTCTCAATTCAAAAAAACCATCAGATATTTTCCAAGATAATTGGAAAAAGACTTATATTAATTATTCAAAAATATTACATCCTGACTATAATTCAAATCCTAAAGCTGCTGAGGCAATGTCAAGGATTAATCAATATAAGGATTTAATTGAAAACGGTACTGTGTTAACTGACGAATCAGGTGATTTTAAAGTCTTCGATAAAAAAATTGTGTTTAATATTACTGATACTAATAGGGAATTAATTAGGAAATCATTTGAGAATTTCAAAATATTGAAATCTAAAAAAGATGGTACATCAATTAATTTTCATAAATATTTGCCTGAAAGCATGAAAATTAATAACGATTTATTAATTGTTGAGTTTAAAGACAGTTCAATACCTTTAACTGGTTTGAAATTGCCACAAGAACATGTTAATTGGATAATGAGCAGAATGATGGAAGTATCGTTGTGGTTTAGAAATCTTGGTTATTCTCATATAGGTATGAATCCCACAACAGTTTTTGTTGTTCCTGAAACCCACGGTATTATTATTACGTCATTTTATCACATGACACCATTGGATGAAAAAGCAACAACAATCAGTGCAAAATATAAAATGTGGTATCCAACCACATTATTTAGTCAAAAAATTGCAACACCTGATATTGATTTAGAATTATGTAAGAAAATTGCAATATATTTGTTGGGTGATAAATCTGCTGGCGGAACTGCGTTGAAAAGAGATAAGGATGTTAATCAAGAAATGTTAACGTTCTTATTAACTAAACATCAGAATGAGTTTGGTGATTATGAAAAATATCGTGCATTGTTAAAGAAAAATTTTGAGAAGAAATTTTATACGTTAGATATATGAAAACACAAAAACAATTTGTTAATTATGAAATTGCCAAAGCATTAAAAGAATTGGGTTTTAATGAGGAATGTTTGGGGCATTATATCTCATCAGAAGGATGGAAATATGATTTAACTGAAGGTTCGTTATATATTAAAAAATCAATTAGGCAAGATGAATTATCAATACTTGCTCAAACTTGGCAACAAGCAATTGATTGGTTAAGGGATAATCATAATATTGTAGTTAGGGCAATACCTTTATTTATTAATAAAGCCATTGGTTTATCTGAAATTGATTGTTATATACCACATTGTAATGGCGATTTCTTAGATGAAGAATATGATACATATTATAAAGCACAAGAAATTGCAATAAAAAAAGGAATTGAAGAAATTTTTAAAAGGTTGTAACAAATCAAAATTAGTTTCGTAACATTGTATCTCGAAGAATACATATTTTTATTATTAAAACTTAAATTTTTATTATTATGGGAATGAACAACACAAATGCTAAGTCTTTCGAAGACATGGAAAGCGAAATGAGTGCACCGGTTGCACCAGCAACTGAAGTAACTGAAATAACCGAAAATTGTTGCGATGAACAATGTGACGATTGTACTTGTGACGAAACAGCTAAAGCCTAATTATTATGGGTTATAGTGGTTGGTCTGATGATACATATGCTTCCTTGAGTTCAAGTAAAAGTTATGCAACAAAAAGTGCTGATAAGATTTTTTCTAAAACAGCTAAGAAAGACATGCTCCCAGTTGGTATTACAGTAAGAGAATCTCGTGATAGTGATGCACATCCTGAATCACTTGCCGTAGCGATTTTCTTGGATGATACTGGTAGTATGGGTCGAATTCCAGAAGATATTGTTAAAAACGAACTTCCTACTTTAATGAACACTATTATTGATAATGGTGTACTTCATCCACAAATTCTTTTCGGTGCAATTAATGACCACCGTTATATCAGGACACCTCTTCAAATAGGTCAATTTGAAAGCGGTACCGAGGAATTGGACAAATGGTTAACAAGTGTATCGATTCAAAGCGGTGGCGGCGGTAACAAAATGGAAAGTTACTTATTGGCTTGGCTTATTGGTGGTAGACATACTTCTATCGATTGTTTTGAAAAACGTAATCAAAAAGGTTTTTTAATTACTATTGGTGATGAAATGTCTTGGGATAAAGTCGATGCAGATTCTTTGAAAGACATATTAGGTTATTCACAAGCAGAAGATGTTAGTGATTTCCAATTACTTGAAGAAGCACAAAGACTTTATAACGTGTACCATATCCACGTAAATGAGGCAAGTTACCGTAATGACCCTCAAGTTTTGGGTTATTGGAAGAAAATGCTTGGTGAAAGATTGATTGTTCTTGAAGATTATCATGCTATTTGTGCTACCATTGCAACATTGATTGCTGTGCAACATGGTGTTGATATGGCTAAAGTAACAAGCAAATTTGATTCTAAAATTGCTAGTGCTGTGACAACTGCTTTGGCAACTGTAGTCAAAGGTGAAATCGTATCAGTTAATGACCACGGTATCATCAAATTGTAATAATCTAACATGTTTTCTAAAAAGTGAGTTAATTGCTTAACTCACTTTTTTTTTGTAACAAAGTTTATTTTTTTTCGTAAATTTATTAAAAAAATATATGGGAAATGCTTTTATAATACTCGGTGCATTATACGGTGATGAGGGTAAGGGTTCATTTGTCAATTATTTATGTTCAACACGAGACAATCCATTGGTAGTTAGATTCAGTGGTGGTCACCAAATCGGACATACTGTTGTTGTTGACGATACTAGACACATATTTTCAAATTTTGGTTCAGGAACACTTCAAAATGCTCCAACTTATTGGTCTGAATATTGCACATTAGACCCTGTTGGTATTCAACGTGAGGGCGATATTTTAAGGATTACTGGTTTTGAACCTCAATTGTTCATTAATTCAAATGCTATGATAACCACTCCATTTGATATTCTAAAAAATAGAATATTGGATGATACTACTAAACATGGTAGTGTTGGTGTAGGATTTGGTACTACAATTCAACGAAACGAAGACCATTTTCGTTTGTTTGCAAGAGATTTGTTATATCCTAAAATTAGAAATGAAAAATTAAGATTAATAATCAACAGTTATTATCAACATGCATACAATCCAAAAAACCCATTTGAAGCAAAATATAAAATTACTGATGAACTTTATCATAAATTTATCACTGCTTGTGATGATTTGGTGAAAAAATATCAAATTGTTGATGATTTTAGTGTTGTTAAGGGTTTTAATAACATTATTTTTGAGGGTAGTCAAGGTATTATGTTGGATAAAGATTATGGTTTTTTTCCACACGTTACTCGAAGTAACACCGTAGCAAAAAACGCTATCGAACTCATTGATAAGTATAATTTGAAAGGTGTTATTTCCAATATTAATACATATTACATCACAAGAGCATATCAAACTCGTCATGGTAATGGGTTCTTGAGCAATGAAAGTATGGATATATCTTTTATTAAAGAAAATCCTTTAGAAACCAATGTATTGGGATTTCAAGGTGAATTCAGAAAAGCAATGATGGATTTGGATATGCTAAAATATGCTATTAATTGTGATAGGTTTGACAATCCTGACTTGTTTAATAACAAACATTTGGTAGTAACATGCCTAGATCAAGTTCCTGAAAAAATTCCAGTTACAATTGGAGATAGTGTTGCTAATGTAAGTTATGAAGAATTTGGTGAATATTGTGACATATCTGATGTATTACCAGTTTATTCAGATAAAGGATTTGGATTTTCAAATGAAAATGTATAGAAAATATATTTTTGTGTAAATTAAAATTATATTATGAGCAAGAACAAAACAAAAATTGGTCTATCTATCGATAAAGAAATTAACGATAAACTTGAGGAGGGGAAATATAATAAGTCTAAGTTAATTAATTCATTATTAGATAAGTGGATAAAGTTAGATAAAAAAGATATAAAAAAATTGATCAAAAAGTCGGATTAATCATACTTTTCCATTTTTTCTTAGTATTTATGTTAAACCAAGTACTATGGCAAGAAAAACTATGAATCTCGAAGACAAGAAAATAAAATTTTCCATTACCATCAATCCTGATATTAATAAACAACTTAATGATTTACATATAAACAAATCTAAACTAATTAACTGGTTACTTCAAGAGTATTTTAATCAAATCATATTAAAATGAAACAATATAAATATACTAAGGAAAAGATTATTGAAGTTGTTAATCAGTTGGGCTATAATTTGATTAGTATTGAATCAATTGGCAATGAAGGAAAAATAACCATTTCTAATTCTGACGGATATCATATTAATACTCGAATAAATAATATTCTTAGAAGCACTAAGCCAATTTATTTTAGTCAAAATAATTCACACACCATTGATAATATAAAACTTTGGTGTAAATTGAACAATAAATCGTATCAATTAGTTAGTAACATATATAAAAATTCGATAGGTAATTTAAAATGGCAATGTTTATTATGTAATTATACTTTTGATAGGTCTTGGAATACTACTAATAAAAATTTATTTGATTGTCCACATTGTTCAGGAAGAAAGGTTAATGAAGCCAATAATTCACTAATAATTAATCCAGATATTGCAAAACAATGGAATTACGATAGAAATTATCCTATACGTCCTGAAAACATTCAATCGAACACAACTAAAAAATTTTGGTGGCTTTGTAATACTTGTGGTCATGAATGGGAAAAATCTGTTCATTATCGAAATCAACGAAATGCTCCATGTCCTAATTGTAAGATGTCTAAAGGTGAATATGCTATTAAGTGTTATTTAGAGAATAACAATATTAATTACATTTATGAGCATTCGTTTAATGATTGTAAAAACATTAAAAATCTACGTTTTGATTTTTATTTGCCCGATATTAATATGTGTATCGAATATCAAGGTGAATATCATTATAAGGTATTAAAAGGCATATCAAATGAAAACATATTAAAAACACAGAAAAAATGTGATAATATTAAGAATAAATATTGTAAATTGCACGAGATTACTTTACTAAAAATTCCATATTGGGAGAATAAAAACATAGTTAGTATTTTATGTAATCGTATTAATTAATAATAAAAAAAATATCGAATATCGAAATGATTGAATTAAATGTGTTTGATGGTGGTGAGATTGGGGCCGATATTCGTAATAAACTCTCATCACCTATGAATTTAGTTGTAATGCTCAAACAATATTTTGATGAAGATAATGAATTTTATTTAAAGAAATCATTATTGGATTTGATAAAAATTGAAATGAATAATACTGAAAAAAAATGTTGACTATCTTAGTAAGACATTGTAACAATTTTATATATTTGTCGTATTAATTTAAAATTAAATAAATAAAATTTAAAAAAATGGGTAAAGGTACAATTATTACTTTAATTAGTATTGGTATTTTGGGTGCAATTATTGCTTTTTGGGCAATAGGTCTTTCAAACACCTATAATGTGAAACTTGAAACAGGTCGTGCTGCTCAGAAAAATTCTGAAATAGTGTTTGATAACACTTGGAAGAAAATTTCAGGACAAGCAGGTGTTGCTGCCGAATATAAATCAAGTTTTAAAGAGGTTTATGTTGAAATCATGGATGCTCGTTATAAAAACGATGCTGGTGCAGGTAAAGAAACTCTTATGAAATGGATTACAGAATCAAATCCCGAGTTTGATGCAAGTTTATTTAAAACCGTAATGAATACTATTGAAGGTAGTCGTAACGAGTTTACTATGGAACAAAAGAAACTAATTGATATTGATAGGGAACTTAAATCGATGAAAGTTACTTTTCCTAATAGTTTGGTTCTTGGTAATAAACCTGATTTGGAAATTAAACTTGTGACAAGTGCTAAAACTAAAGAAGCTTTTGAAACTGGTGAGGAAAATGATGGTGTTGATCCATTTGAAAAGAAGTGATAAAACTAATAAATTATAATAAAATAATTTAAATTTTTCTTATAATTAAAAAAAAAACATCGCTTAAAAAAAAGCAATCCCATCAATTATTAAAATCGTAATCTAATTTTGTCTTTAGATACTGTCAAAGTAAATTTGAATAAAATGAAAAAATATCAAATACTTTTTGAATTTTATGGAAGAAAAATGAAAACAACTGTTCTTGCTAAATCTGAAAAGGAAGCTAATGAACAGATTGAGAAACGAATTATTTTTCATAAAGTTGAAGAAATAAAAAATGATGATTTATTTAGTGATTTACTTGGTGATTTTAAAGATATTTTTAATATTTTAGGAAAAAATAAATAATATGAGAACATATGATGAATCTGATATGATTAATTTTGGGAATATTATTCTTGAAAATGTAATTGAATTAGGAAATATTACTGACATGAAATCAATGTTAGATGCTTGGAATATTCGTAATCCAAAACATACAACAAAAGAATCGTATTACAAGAAAATAATGAAATATACTGAAGTTTATGTTAATGAAATATTAATTAAAGCAAGGTATCGTAATGCTGATGTTGATTATTTTGATATTAGTAAATTAAATTACAATAACTGCGAAATTGTGTTAGATGATATTGAAAATAGTATTTTAAAAATTAAATTAAATTATGGAATTTAAAAATCTTGGAGGTTGGTGTAAATTTTTAGAAAAAAACTTTTCACCAGATGTAATGATTCCGACTCTTCCTGTTATTATTAGACTTGATGGCGGCAATTTCTCTCAATATGTAAAGGGCTTAAATCGTCCGTTTGATGAAAATTTGAGCGATTTGATGATGAAACCACCAAATTTTTGGTAGAAGAGACCAATGCTGTGATAGGTTATACTCAAAGTGATGAAATTACTTTGATATTATATAGTGCTGATAAGAAATCAGCAATTTATAATGATGTTAACAAACAAAAAATCAAATTAATTATGACAACAACTGAAATTAAAAAATTGCTTTACAAACAAAAACCAATAGCAGAATTATTATGTATAAGAAAAGGTGTTGCTTATTATGATGCTAAAATTAGTGTTGAATCTGAACCAATAATCATATATAAAACAATATTTTTTGAAATACCTGTTTCAGATATGGGCGATGCTGATTTTACGCCTCAAATCGAAGCTCAACATCTTAATCGTTGGATAGTTAATAATGAAAACAATTAATAATGAGAAAGTATAAGTTATCAATAATCGCAGCAGTAAGTTTGGATGGTATTATTGGAGTAGGTAATAATATTCCTTGGTATATTCCAGAAGATTTAAATCATTATAAGAGTGTTACTACTGGTAATCACATTATAATTAGTTCTAAAACATATGATTTATTACCAGAAGTAGCTAAAAAGAATCGTGAATACTATGTGTTATCTCGAAATCTTAATTCTGATAAATATTACCCAAATCAATTTACATCAGTAAATGAGTTGTTAGAATACTTCGATTCTAATGAAGATTTTAATGGTAAAACAATTTATATTGCAGGGGGTTCTCAAATTTATGAACAATTAATTGATCATTGTAATGAAGCAATTATTTCATGGGTTGATATTTTAATTAAAGAGGGTGATAAATTCTTCCCGATTGATAAGTTATTTCATGATTTTCAAATTATTGATGATTGTTCTTGGATTAAAAGTTCACAAGGTTTGAATTACAAACATACTACATATGAACGAACTATATGATAGAACAAAAGATTAATATATCTTCAATCATTAGAAGAAACTGAGGAAATTAAATAGAGAATTGCTGAACTAACATTAGCAACTGAAGCAATGACAATTATTAATAATTCTAATGTAGTTAATAGCTTAATGAAATATTCAACTAATAATTTATAAATAATATATTGATTTTAATTTCAAAATTCATATATTTGTAAAATTGAAAATTAATTATGATGAACATAGAACAAAACGAAGAATTGGAATTGAGAATGTATTTTTTTGTAATATCTTCACTTCAGGGAATTTCTAAAGGTATTCAATGTGGACATGCTGCTCTTGAGTATGCTAATAAATATGGTAACACTGAACTATTTCAAGATTTTGTTAATAATTGGAAAACTTGGATTGTACTTAATGGTGGAACAACTAATAGTAATAGAGATTTAGAATCAATTCCTTTTGGAAGTCTAAATAAAATTGGTGATGAACTTCAAGAAAATGATGTTGAATTTTCTTTCTTTTTTGAACCCGATTTAAATGATGCATTAACTGCATTGTGTTTTATTGTTGATGAAAGGGTTTTCAATTATAAAAAATATCCACATTTTTATGATTTTATTTTGAGTAAAATGTCACCAGAAGCATTACTTGAAATGTCAAGTGAAAACGAATTGATGTTGAGAAGTCAAAGTTTTGAAAAACAACAAGAAATATTCCCGGATTATTATAAGGAATGGGTAAGATTGATTGGTGGAGTTAAGAATGTATTTCTTCGTCAATTGATAATGGATAAAAAATTAGCATAATGAATTTGAATTTTCGCAAATTATTGTACATACCTACCGATATTCAAAAGCAGAAACTTATTGGCGATGTTAAAATTATTGTTGAAAGATGTGGTAAAATAGCTGATATTGAGTCTGAAGAACAAAAGGAAAATCAATTATCTCATAATAATTATTGCCCTAAATGTAACACAGGTAAAATAAATATCGTAGATAAGGTTAGACAAGTTCAAGGTAATATGAAGGTCAATGAAACGTTTTATTTGGGATTTGGAACAATTAAAACAACGTTGAATATTGATACTTTGGAAGTTAATCATTGTAATAAATGCGGAAATGAATGGAAAAAATTTAAAACAAAGAATTTTAATATTACCGATATACTTAAAGTAACTTTAAATTATCTTGCAGATATTATCAGTGACCCACAAGCAAATAAAAATCGTGATTGGAAATATGCATCGATTCAAGTGTTTGATGATTGTTATGCTGAATCAGTATACATTTTATTTAAAAAATATACCAATGTTTTGCATGAAGATACTAAAGAGGTAATTACTTTGGATAATTTACGCAAAATATTTAAATCAATATTTGATAAGTAATTATAAAAAATAATATGAAAAATCTACAAATTATTGTTGCAGGTGAAACTGCGAGCGGAAAATCAACGATGGCATTATTGCTCGAAAGATTTTTTATTGAAAATGGTTTTGAAGTTGAGATGAAATTGGAAAATGATGTTCATGATTATGGTAGTGAAAAAAATTTCAGAGAAAAATTCAATTCAGAATTTGTTGTAAGAAAGGAACTTCTCAAACAAAATACTAAGGTTGTTGTTAGTCAATTACAAGTAGTTGATTTACCAAAAAACGGTTGTTTAAATGGGCATTAAGGGAAATAGAAATAGAAATAAACCAAAACCAATCACCACAGCAGAAATTGAAGTGGTTATTGCTAAACATTTCGGCATAAGGCAAAACATTATAGTCCCTAACATTTCTTGGGGATTTGACTCACATGAAATGGACTTATGTTAATTACACACTGTATTAAAAATAGTAAATTATAGTAAAATAATTTAAAATTTTCACATCTTTTTTTAAAATAAAAACTATTTATATTAAAATAATAAAAATAATGTATTATAAATTATCAGACTACGCTAAAAAATTTAATGTCACATATAGAACAGCGTGGAATAGATATAAGGCAGGAAAAATAGATAATTGTTTTATTGATAAAACTGGACATGTTTGTATTAAAGTCCCAGAATTTGATAATGGTAAAAAAGCAGCTATTTATTCCAGAGTATCTAATTCCGATAGAAAAGATAACTTAGATAGACAATCAGAAAGAATGGTTAATTATTGTATTAATAATGGTTATGATATTATTTACAACATTAAAGAAATCGGTTCCGGTCTTAACGACCATAGACCTAAACTTATTAAACTTTTACAACAAAATGATTGGGATGCGTTAATCGTTGAAAATAAAGACAGACTAACCCGTTTCGGGTTTAATTATATTGAAAAACTACTTACTTTAAATAATAAAAAAATTTTAGTAGTCAATAGAGTTGATGATGATAAGACCGATTTAATGCAAGATTTAATTTCTATCATATATTCATTTTCTGCAAGAATGTATGGTTTAAGAAAAAAGAAAAACAAAGAAGAAATAATTAAATTTTTAGAAAAATAAATATGAGATTAGTAGAAAAACATATCATCAATAAAAATTCAGCATTGTACGCTGAATGTGATAGCGTGTGTTTTAAATCTAAAAATCTATATAATTACGCCAATCATATTATTAGACAAGAATTTATTCAAACATCAAAAGAAAAACAAGAAGGAACTCGTTCCTTTGCTAATTATCTTAATTATAATGATATTAATAGGCTTCTTGTAGATGATAAACAATTCGATATGTATCAACTTCCACTTAAGGTTTCAAACCAAACCTTAATGGTTTTGGATAGAAATTGGAAATCGTTTTTCGCTTCTATTAGAGATTATAAGAAAAATCCGGCTAAATATAAAGGCATTCCTAAATTACCTTCTTATTTAGATAAAAAAGATGGTAGATTCATTGTCATTTATGAAAAAGGTGCCATTTCTAAAAAATTTCTTAAAAAAGGTATTTTAGCATTATCTAAAACTAATATACAATTAACAACTAAAAAAGAAAATATACTTATTGTCAGAATCGTTCCACGATTAGATCACTATGTTATAGAGATTGTTTATCAAATACCTGACGTATCTAAATTACAAAACAATAATCGTTATTTGAGTTTAGATTTAGGCGTGAATAATTTAGCAACAATAACTAGCAATGTTAATGAAATTAAATCTATGATTATTAATGGTAGACCATTAAAATCCATGAATCAGTTTTATAATAAAAAAATTGCACATTATAATTCTATATTAGAAAAAAGAAATAAAGAGAAACATAGCAATCGAACTCGCAGAATGACGAATAAACGCAACCGCAAGGTTGATGATTATTTGCATAAAGCAAGTAAGTTGGTTATAGATATTGCAAAAGAAAGACAAACAAACACCATGATAATCGGTAAGAACGATGGTTGGAAACAATCCACAGATATGAGTAAAAACTCAAATCAGAACTTCGTTAACATTCCACATAGTAGATTTATAAACATGCTTGTTTATAAATGCGAAAAAGCTGGAATAAATATTATACTTCAGGAGGAAAGTTATACCTCTAAAGCATCATTTCTTAATATGGATAACATCCCTATTTACGGAAAGATAAACGAAGAACCTTCGTTCTCTGACTACCGTAAATGTAGGGGATTATATAAGATTAAGGGAGAAGATAAGGTAATTAATGCCGATGTGAACGGAAGTTATAATATATTAAGAAAAGCAGTCCCAAATGTTTTCACAGATGGGATAGAGGGATTATCAGTAATCCCATCGATTATTAAAATCGTAAACTAATTTCATGGATTTTCTGTGTTTTTAGATACTGTTGCTGAAATAAATCATACTACCGTCACTCAATATATTATTGATTTTATTGACAAAGATATGAAAAATAATCAAATTAAAGGCAACGATTTAATTAAATTGGGTTTTAAAAAGGAAATTGAACATGCTTCAATTGAACCTGAAGAAAATGGATTCCATTATTATTCTTTTGTTGTCGGTGGAAAATGTTTATTAATTTCAAACTCCAATGATGAAAGAAAAAATGGTGAGGGATATACTGTTGAATTTTTTGAAAGAGAAGAAGTGAAATTTAATGACTTAAACCAATTAAAACAATTAATTGAAATAATTAGATCGTCATTAATTTAATATAAATGATAATAGAAAATCAATTATATTAAATTCTGAAGAAAATAAATAGTTAAAATATGTTTAATTTAGATTCTGAATTAGGTCCTTCACATAAATTTAAAAACGATATTAAGGTTGATGATAATCAAATGATTTTATCTAATGGTAAGATTATTACCTTAAATGATGAACAATATGAGGGAATTAATAAAATAAGAGCGTGGTTGAAAAATAAAAACTCTAAGTTTTTTACGTTGTCTGGTTTTGCGGGTGTTGGTAAAAGTACTTGTATTAAAAAAATTGTTGATGAATATCGTTTTGGAATTTGTGTGAGTGCGCCTACTCATAAAGCATGTAAAATTATTTATAAATTCACAAGAAAACAGAGTCAAACTTTACATTCGTTGCTTGGGCTACGTCCTGATTTAGAAATTTCATCATACAACCCTAATGACCCCTCATTTGCGCCAATAGCATTGCCAAGGATAGGTGACTATTCTCTTTGTATTATTGATGAATGTTCTATGATAAATTCAGAATTATTTAATTTAATTATTGAACAACTAAAAAAAACTAAGACAAAAGTATTGTTTATGGGTGATAGAGCACAATTACCTCCAATAAATCAAACAATTTCACCAGTTTTTATTTCAGAAGATATTGAAAAATATCATTTAAGTAAGGTTGAAAGACAGAAAGATGATAATCCATTATTATTTTTATATGATAATTTAAGAAATAGTTTGACAGATATTAGTGGTAATTTTGAAAGAAAAACTAATATAAATGATAATGGTGATGGTGTAATATTTACAATAAATAAAAAAGAATTTAGAAAATTAGTTTTAGAAAAATTTAAATCAGAGGAATTTAAGAAAGATTTTGATTATGTGAAAGGGTTGGCTTGGAAAAATAATACAGTAATGATATCAAATAAAATAATTAGAGATGAATTATTTGGTTGTGATGTGGATATAATTGAAAAAAATGATTTAATCACAGGATATCGAACAATCTTAAATGATAAACAAAATATAATAATTATTCAAAATTCTGCTGATTACATTGTTGTTGAAAAATCAAGTCTAATTGAAAATTCATACGGAATTCAAGGATTTGAAGTTAAAATCAGAGAAGAGATTGATAATAAACAGTTTAAATTTCAAGACATATTTATTGTTGATGTTAATAATCATAATAATTTACATTTATTTGGTCAAATGCATGATTTTTTAAGAGACCAAGCAAAATCAAATAAAAAACTTTGGAAAAGATATTATGAATTTAGACGAAGTAATATTTTAATGAAAGATATCGATAAATATATTAATGGTCAATATAGAAATAATTATGATGTGATAAAAAAAGACATTGATTATGGTTATTTTATCACAATACACAAAGCTCAAGGTTCAACATATCAAAATGTTGTGATTAATGAAATTGATATTAATTTAAATCAAGATATTGTTGAAAGAAATAAATTACGCTATGTGGCATTAAGTCGTCCATCAAATACTGCAATTATTTTAACCACTAAAATTGATTCATAATTTTATTCATCATTTTTTTATTTTCACACATATTTACATCGTATTTACAATAAATATTGGATATTAATTAGATTAAAATGAAAGAAACAAACACGCATATATTCTTTTTAAAAGAATGGCTGAGCAATTTTAAACATTGTGAAATTTTTTCAAATGATAATGTTTTCAAAAATACTGAACAAATGTTTATATATCATAAAGCATTATTTTTCGAAGATATCGAAATTGCTAATAAAATATTAAATACACCTGTTCCTTATGAAGCAAAAGCATTGGGAAGACAAGTTAAAAACTATAATGACGAGGAATGGTCTAAAGTTAGATGCCAAGCGATGTTTCAAGCAAATCTTTGTAAATATACGCAAAACGAAGATTTAAAAACTAAATTATTATCGACAGGAGATAAGATACTTGTTGAAGTAAATCCTAATGACAATATTTGGGGTATTGGGTTGGAGGAAAATAGTCCTGAAATTTATGATGAAACTAAATGGCGTGGCCAGAATCTATTGGGGAAAGTATTGATGGAAGTTAGAGATTATTTAAGAAATAATTCAATTTAAATCGACTGCTTATCATTAGGTATAAAATAAAAACAATATGAGAACATTTGAAGAAATTTTAAAAGAAGTACTCGAACAAGCAGCGAAAGATAATTGTCAATCATGGAATGTTATTTGTTTACTGGCAATGGAACAAGCAGCTAGAGAGCGTAAACAAGAAATAATTGAACAACTCGAAGAATTATCTAATAACTATGAAGTTATGGATAATTATGTTATACTGAAAACTACACTCGACAATTACATAGAAGGGCTATGGTATCGATCTTTTTAAGGTTAAATTTTTTATCAAAATTTCTTACATTTTATCATATTGTGTTTGTCATTATTTTTCATTAATCTTAAACTTAAAATATCATGAATAAAGAATTGTTTATCGAAGCAATTGATGCAATCCAAAAACAAATTGAATTTGATATTGAGGTTTCTGGGCATTTAGGGAAAGTCTTTCCAGATGCATATGAAGCTAATTTGTTGCCTCGAAATCATTTTTTACAAGATGCTTTAATTCATGTTTTACAAGTAGAAATGAACGATCACCATTCACAAAGTTGGATTGAGTATTTTTTATGGGAGCTAAATTTCGGTCAAGAAAACTATCGGTTAAAAGTAACTCAAAATGACAAAGAAATCAAAATGTCTACTGCTGCAGAATTGTACGATTTCTTAAATAACAACATATGATTATCATTACAAAATCAAATCTTATTCAAAATGTATCTGAAAGATGGGACTTTCAATATAGAAATACATCCCAAAAAGATAAAATTGAAAAGGGTAATAGATTAAGGGCTGAAAAACCTAAAACAGAGGATGAAATCGCTGAAATTATTGGTAATAAAGAATGGACTAGAAATATTTGCCGTGAGTGTGGCAATGATTGCGAAACAACCATTCTATTAGGTTATGAAAGTACAACAGTTAATATCTGTCCAGATTGCTTAAAGAGAGCATTATCTTTTCTTTAAATGTTGTTTAACTTACACAGAACTATGAATAATGATAATTTAAAATTATGAAAGATACTGACAAAGACGTGAAAAATTTTGCCGACAAATTATTTGATTCTATAAATAAAGAAACTGCTGGACACATGGTAGAACCTGAAAATATTGATAACGAAAAAGCAAAATCTTTTGAACAATGGGTCGAAAAAACACGAAAGGCATTTGCAACACACAATGTTAGGCAAAATGCTTTTGCTGTTTATCCAGACAGTGTAGGTTTTGACTTAGCAAATGAAAATACTTTAATGGCTGTATTTAGAACCGAAGAACTGGCAAATAAGTTTGGTGAAATGATGTGGGGTACAATGTTTTATGTTGAACCGATTGATTCTCCACATTTTGTCTAATGTTAAATGTTTGAAACATATACGAAATAGAATGAACTAAAGATTAAATTTGGTATGAACTAAAAAAGACAACGAAAGTCTATGTTTTATATTGCATGTTAGGTGTTGTAACAGAAACATTAATTAAGATATGAGTTTAGATAAAAGTGAATTTAGAATGGTTGATAATGCTTTATATATGTTGTTAACTGCTGGGCTTTGTGATACATGCAAAGTGCCTGAAATGATAAACACTGGTGGCGATGGAATACATGAACCTGCTTATAAAGAACTATATTGCAAGAAAAAGAAAATGTTTATTAAACCACAACCACCAGAAGACCAAGTTAAAGAATGCGATGATTTTGAGCCTTGCAGTTAATGGTTATAGATATGCCCAGTTTGGGAATTAGAATTACTAATTTTTAAAATAAAATAAAATGAATACAGAAGAACAAAATTTGAATGAACTACAAACACCACGGGCATTAAATATACCTGTTGTTAGTGGTTGGCGTTCATTTAAAGAAGAAAAACCTTTGAATGGTCAAAGATATCACTATTCACAAAACAACCAGTTTTTTAAAGGTGTATGGTCTGATAAGCTAAAAGGTTTTTTATTGGATGACTGTGGTGATAAATATATTAGTATGACGTGTGAATTTTTTCACGCTTGCCACTAACGTTTACAAATAAATGAAGTTTTTATTGAAAATATAGAAGTAAAATTACCAAGTGGCAGAAAAGTAATAATAAAATGAAAAACTTAAAAATTAAAGAAACTGATATTTTTATTGAGGACTTTGAAAAAGAAGGTCAAGGTAAAATAACAATTTCAGACCCTTGGGTTGGTGCATTTACTTATTCGTGGGGAGCAATGGGGTCAAAGATTGAAGAGTTTTTAAAAACGATTAACTGTGACTACTTTGCAGGTAAATTGTGTCGTGAAAACTATGTTTTTGATGCTAAAACAAGCGTTAAAAATATACGAAAATACATTAAGGATGAATTGAAGTATGATTTACCTTATTATAAATTTCCTGAGTTACAAAAAGAGTTAAGGTCTGAATTAAGAAGACTTGAAAAATGTAGCTCCGATAATGAATTTGTGGATGCTTGTTTCGCATTACCCGAAAGATTGATATGTATGGGAGCAACATATCGTGAGGAAAACGAATTTAAGGATATTATTTCTAGCATATTTAAAACAGAACCGTGGGGTTTTATTGGTCAAAAGCCATCTCAAGAATATGTTTGGTTGAAATATCTGATGTGATGTGTGAAATGACAATAGATGTAAGCAAAATTAAAGAACAAAATTTTTTATTAGAAAACTTTAACTATTGTGTTGATGTATTTGGTAAGAAGATAAACGAAATTGCTACATACGATGTAAATGTGAAATTTAATGGTAAATTGGATGGTGTTTTCAAAATATTACAAAAATTTGTTAAAGACGAATGTTTTAGGGCTGACTTCGATATGTTGGAAGATGAACAAACAATGCAAATTTTGAAAACTTGGTGGAATAAAAATAAAGCTAAATTTAAAGATTAGTGTGAGCTGCCTTTTTCAATCTAATTTTAAACTTAAAAAATAAAACAAATGGAAAATTTCTTTTACAATGATATTTTTTATTCTGAATTATCAGAATGTTGTGACTATAACAATTGGGATAAGGAAGAAATAGAATCTTACCCAGATGACTTTAAATTAGAAGTTGAATGTTCTGAATTAAATTCAATTGTTGAAATTGATGCTGAATGGATAACTGAGAGAATTGATGAAGAAAGATTTTCGGAAAACAGATGTGATGATGAAGTTTCAAAAATCATGAAAATTCTAAATGAAAATATGGACTTTGAAAAAATAAATGCATTAATTCCGAAACTCTATTATGGCAATAGAAAAAAACATTATTTTTCAAAATCAGATTTGCTCGAAGCGGTTTCTTAGGTTGCCGATAACGGTTGAGTGTATATGTAGTTTTTTCTTAAATTGAAACATGAAACTTAAAAAGGAAATGAATAAAGTTAATAAGAACATAGAACTTGATAACACAGATAAAAAATTACATATATCTGATGTTATGAATAGTAATTTCACAGAGTTTAGAAATAATGTTTTTTGTAGAAGAGAATCTAATCAACATAAAGCGAAAAAACTATGGAATGAAATTAGTAAAGTAATGAATGATAGTGATAAAACATTATTTCGTACTGAGTGGAGTCATTATATGATGGGTGATTGTGAGTTAGATGTCGAAGGATTTTCACTATTCTTCAATGAGTATGTTAAGAAGTATTATTCATAACTGTTATATATTAACAATATCATTTAACTAATTGATTATAATGAATAAACCTGAATCAAGTTTAGAGGAATTTGAAAATTGCCTTAAACTAAAACATTATGCCACCATATATTTCATATTAATGAATTTGTCATTTCTTTTGAAAAAACCTTGTTTAGCTGGTTGGGGGAACTATTGCCCAACTTTTAACAAAATATTATTAGTAACATTATTTTATTATAAATTAATTTAAATAAACATGAATTTTAAAGATTTAAAAACTGGAACTAAATCAGAACAAATGCTATCAAAAGCGTGTGTACTACTAACTGGAAGCTTAGGTACCGAAGAGTTGAGCTTATCTCCTCAAGATGTGTTGACATTATTGGATGATTTAGTTAGTGGAAATACAAATGCCAGCCTAAATGAAACTATTGGGCAAACTATTTTTAAGTTGAATCTTGGAACACCTAGACATAAACATGAAAAGTGAAAATACTACAAGGCATCAGGCTATGATTATAGTGACCGGCGGAGCAGGGTTTATTGGCAGTTTATAGAGAAATAGACAAAATTAATGAAATATATTGTTAAAATTATTTTTAAATATAACATTTTTTTCATTTCATACTATTTATAATTAGTATATAAAATACTCTATTAAAACAAATACCCATCCGTTGTGGGGAATTAAAGCCTTTGGAGAGTTAGTGGTTACGCGCTCGTTGAATTAGGAAATCGGGACTTACATAATTTTATGTGGGTTTCGTTGAACAATTGCGATATTTTAACATGTTGATTACAGACTGTATTAAAAAATAGTAAATTATTTTAATGTAATTTACTATTTTTTAATTTTAAGAAAAGCAATCCCAAATGTTTTCACAGATGGGATAGGGGGGATTATCAGCGATCCCATCGATTATTAAAATCGTAAACCAATTTCATGGTTTTTCTGTGTATTTAGATATTGTTATAACAAGAAACCTGTACCTCAACAATTTCATAATCTTCATATTTAGAGCCGCAATCACAAAAGTTTTGGCTTTCGTTATTGCAGCTTGAGCATGTGCAAGGTTCAGAATTATCTAACATTTCGTATAAATCATCTCTTGTTTTATCTAAAAGTTGATCTATTGTTAAAGTTATTACAGTAGTTTCACCTTCATTATTTTTAAATAATAATATTATTACTTCATCATCTAGTTTCATATTATATTGAATTAAAGTACATATTCCTAACATAGTATTTATGACTTCTCATTGCAAAGCATTTCGAATTTCTTTTAAATAATAATCACATGATCTATTTTTGGTACTTAATTTAAAAATATTAAATCTAAGATAATCATCTTCATCATAACTATAATCTTCGTCATAACTATAACATATCTAACCATTTTTAACAAAATATATTTCATTATTCAATATAACCTTTTTATCGCCCATCAATTCAATAATCTCAAGTACTTCTTTTTGTCTTATAAATATTTTTAATTAAAACATTAAAAAATCTATCATTTCATTATTTATTGAGTATTTATATATAAATCGTCTATTAAAGACATAATTATGCTTAAAGGTTTAAAACTTAAATTATACCCTAATAAAAATCAAGAAATTTATATGAATAAACTCCTTGGTTCATATAGATTTACGTATAACCAAGCACTTAATTTTTCAATAGAACATTACAAATGTACAAAAAAATCCGCTAACCTCAAAATTCTTGGTAACTTTCTTTTCCACGGCCTATTGAAAAATGATGAATATTCGTTCCTTAACGAACACAATACCAAAGTCCTGAACCAAACAATTATTAATGTCCTCGATACATACAAAAGATTTTTTGTTAACGGCAATGGCTTTCCCAAATATAAATCTAAGCATGATAATAAACAATCGTGTAGGTTCCCTTTACAAGCAATATCAAAGAAAAATATATTCATAGATAATAAATTAACGTTGACCACTCAAATTAAAGATATTAAATTCAAAACATCAAAGAAATATGTTAATTATCTGTCAGAATATAAAGATAATATTAAATCAGCAACATTAACTAAATCTAAATCTGGTTATTATTACTTATCGATTTTAATCGATCTACCAGATTCAATAGCTAAAATCCTACCATTAACCAACAATGTTGTTGGTTTAGATTTGGGCATTAAAGAATTTATTGTGACTTCCGATAATAAAGTATTTGAGAATATCAAAATTAAAAGGAATAACCAGAAGAAATTAAGTAAATTACAAAGATCATTATCAAGAAAACAAAATAAATCAAATAATAAGAACAAGGCAAGAATAAAATTAGCTAAATATCATGAGAAATTAAATAATAAAAAAGAGAATTATTTACATTCCATATCAAATCAATTGCTTAACGAAAACCAAGTTATAGTGATTGAGGATTTGAATGTAAAAGGTATGTTGAAAAATCATAAACTAGCCAGATCAATACAGGAACTATCACTAAATAGGTTTAAGAATATATTGACATATAAATCAATTTGGTATGGTAGGGATTTGGTGGAAATAGACAGGTTTTATCCTTCCAGTAAATTGTGTAGTTGTTGTGGTTATAAGAACAATGATTTGACACTGAGTGAAAGGACATTTAAATGTCCTAAATGTGATATGTCAATAGATAGGGATTATAATGCAGCAATAAATATCAAGAATGAAGGTTTAAGAATAATAAACAATAAAATACCTGATAGTATCGGGGAATTAACGCCTATGGAGACAAGTGTCGGTGAAATAGGAAGAAAAGAAAATAGGATTTAATTCCTATTGATTTTTATGCTCTGCTATTGAATTTTTCTATTCTTGGAAAAGAGGTTTTAGCACTTCGATTAATACCTTCATGGTCATCACAAGTAGTTTCACGAGTAACATGACAATTATGTTTAAAACACCAACGTTCGGTTTTAGCTACTTCATAATAAGCAGCATGTTCACGAGGCGTTTTAGGTTTATTAGTGTGAACACATGATCCACAACTATTGCCAATTTTTAGTTTCATAATTTATATTTAATTTTTTTAAATAATTGTTATAAGAAACATTAACAATCGAAGAGCATCGTAATCAGAAAGATTAATATATTCAATATTTCTGATATTAATATTTTGACCATTATGTTCAAAATAAACATTATTCCATTTAGCCTTTTTAAATGTGTTGGTTTTTATTCTTAAACCCCTGATTTCACTGTTAACTAGATTTCTCATTAATAAGATTTGATTTGATTTTAATAATTAAAATTGAACGATCCATACATAAAATATTAAATAATTTTACGTTAAACAATCCAATTACATTTCGATATAATATGTTTATTTTTATAACTTGTAACGGCTTTGATTAGTTCCTAATTATTACATATCCAATGCTTTTAAATAGTAAATAACCAAAGAATAATTTTGAAACCCAATTCCATTCACTGATATGATAATTCCAATTAACAAGTGAAATAAAACCATATCCAACAATTATAAGAATAATTAATATTCCAATTATTATTTTTCTAAAATCCATATTTTTTTAATTTATTAAATATAAATTCAAATTCAATTCTTAAAAATTGTGAATATAACGCGATGATTTTTAATAAGTTAAACACACCACTTTATATATAGTAGTTGTGGTCAATACTACATCATCTCATTAATCCACTTGGCGAATGCTTTTAAGAGTGGTTCGCGTTGTTTTGTGCCACCCCATCCGGCAAATCCGATAAACTCGTTTCCATGAATATCGGCAGTGTTAAATGAAATTGCTTCTCTTCGCTTAAAATAGTCTCCATCAACCATTAAATAACAGTTCTTTATTGAGCCATCCTCATTGTAATTTATGTCATTTTTCCTGAGTGGGCATAGCTTCAACTCTAATTCATTGTCGCAGCAATGCAGTTCAGTTTTAATGCAATAAATAAGCTTTGAAATTTCTTTAGAGCCAATGCTTTTATAAGTGATTCCACTTTCTTTATATAGCTCTCTTGCTTCGTCGTTTGTCATTTTGTAATTGTTATTAGTTAATTAACCGTACTGGCCACAACACTATGTAGCAATAATGGCACGGGAATCAGAGTTACGCAGTATTTGCGCCAGGCCATTCCGAGCAGTACCTCGATATGGTAGCACATTTTAATCCCCAACTTGCCATATACTTAACGTTACCACCAATACTAAGGAACGAACTGGCGGTGTAGTTCTTTTAGAATAATACTAAAAGCTCTATCAAAACCTTCGTCTCTCAATCTTGCATCATCACTTCCGTCTCGTGGTTGCGATTTAGTTTCATCCCACATTGCTTTGATTACTTTGTGAGCTTTTTGACCACCTAAATTTTGATGGTGTTTAGCAAAGTCATTGAAATTTTCGTGAATCTCGATTAAGTTTTCTGATGTTAAAATTTCCTTTATCATTTCTATTTTGTTTTTAAAGTGAATAATCAAAAAAGTACTGGTGGTAACAAAGTGTAGCACCAATAAGTGTTTTGCTGCAAATTTTAAGCGTTGTAGCCCGCTTTTTGGTCGGTGTAGCTTGATAGGTTTGCACTCCGCATTCCCTTACTTGTGCTACACTCGACCGTTATAAAACATTTAAAAGTTCCTTCGTTCTTGGAAGCCAATTGAAATCATCACCACTTACCCTCAACATATCAAAAGTAACTTTGAATTTAAAACCATGTTCTTTTTGATATTCCTCGTTAAACCCAATTAAATCATATTCGCTTCTAATATCCCACCCACAAAAATCTTTCGACCTTTGTAAACAACTTTCCTTAAATTTTTCATATTCACTTTCATCAGTGAAACAGAATGTTGATTTTTTAAATATTTCTTCCATAATAAAACATTACATAACAAAGAATATAAGTAATAACCGAGTTATGTGGTTTATTTAAGTTACTACTTCTGTTTAACATTTATACTAATTTTAAGTTTTTTATTTCAAATCGGTTGCTACTTATATTCTCAACCGTTATAAACAATTTTATTCTATATCAGGATAACCAATAGTATTAGTATCAGTATTTACTTCACGGTCATTTATCTGGTATAAGTAGTCATTTAATTTTTTAATTTTACTAATACCATATTTATTACCTGTTTCTCTTATATAAATTTCAATCGCTTTTATTACTTTATCTTCTTTCATAAATTAAAAAATTAAATTGAGGAAAGCTATTATTAAATATTTCCAGTTTGTTGTCAAGTATTATTTCAATCGTTTTATAATTATTTTAAAACATTATTCATCATAAAAATCACAAATACCATTACAAGTTTTACTATTGGTCTTAGTATTGTAACAAAGATTTCTCCCTTGGGCAAAGTCATATGACTTACACAACTTAACGTTCTCTAAATCATTTTTCTTTTTATGACAAAAAAGATTAAGACTATGAGCAATATTATCATCAGTAAGTTCATTACTAATACTAATTTTCAGTTCGGGTTTGCTAATACAAAATTCTTGTAACGCTTCCCTAATTTGGGTCAACAATTTCAATTTTTCCTCACTATCGTAGTTGTTAGGAGAATTTACGTTAATAAAAAATCTAAATCTATTCATTTTAATGTGTATTAGAATTTACAATATTAAATAAAAAATAAATGAATAACCATATCATTATCAAATAAAATTCATGAAACATTTATGGGAATTTATAATCGTCTCATTGTATTTTCACAATATTCTTCATATAATGATTACGAAAGCATATTGATTTTGTTACAAATAAAAAACAGGTATTATTATTTAAATAACATACCTGTTTTTTATTTAAAAATAGAAAAATCCTAGTATTATAAATTAATTAACACTCTTGAAAAAAGAAGGTGCGTTGCCATATATTGCCGTTTTACCATCCCATTTTTCAATAAATTGTTGTTGGATTAACAAAGTGTTAAGTGTCTGTTGCCTTAATTTATTTGCTTCGGCTTCGGCTTTTGCATTAGTTATTAAAATATCTGCATTTGCTTTCGCGACTCTTAATTCAGTTTCTTTTTGTTGAGCAACCTGCATAGCAGCAGTTTTTAATTCAATTGCTTTATTAATGCTATTTGGATATCTCATTCCAAATGTTAATTGACCCACTTCAAAACCTTCTTTCATCATTTCATCAGAAAGTAATTTTGTTACTTCAGCATCAAATTCTTGTCGTTTTGAAAGAATATCATCTGTAGTATATGTGTTGAATACATTTTTAAAAACATCTTTCACATAAGTAAGAATAACAGTCTCTTGCAATTCATCGATATCCTTTCTATATTTAACAAATATCATAGGACTTTTTGTTGGCGTGAGACGGTTTAAATAAACCTACCAAATATTACTATTTATTTTCAATATTTAATAATAATTTCATACTTTTGAGAAATTTAATAGTATTTATATGAAAAGAAAATTTATTAAATTTATGGAAAACTTAAAAAATAAACAATTAAATGTTGTTCGTTTTGATAAAAATGAGTTTGAACTTGAAAATGGTGATATATTTCCAATACCCTTTGAATTTGATGATGATGAAAATATTAATATTGACGAATTTCAAAAAATATTAAATTCATCAAAAAACATAATTTTAAAAATGATTGAGGATTTAAATGAGTAAACTAATATCATTAAATAAGGCATCTGAAATACTTGGAGTGTCTAAACATTCACTACGAAATTGGGATGTAGAAGATAAACTAAAATCAATTAAAACAATTGGTGGTCATAGACGTTATCGAGAAGAAGATATTTTGAATTATATTGGAGAATATAAAAAAGAAATTATTATTGATGCCGTTGCAACATATTCTCGTGTTAGTTCATATGATCAAAAACAAAAGGGTGATTTAGATAGACAATCACAACGTTTAAGCGAATACTGTGCTAAAAAGAAATATAGTGTTCATTATCAGATAAAAGATACTGGTAGTGGTTTATCTGATACAAGAAGTGGATTTGTTAATTTAATTAAATTAGTTATCGATAAAAAAATATTTAAAGTTGTTATTGAAAATAAAGATAGATTAACAAGATTTCAGTATAACCTAATTAATGCTTTTTTCAATAGTTATGGGGTTGAAATTGAACGAATTGAAAACAATAATATTTCTGATAGTGATGAATTTGTTAACGATATGATGACATTAATTGCAAGTTTTAGTAGTAAATTATACGGAAGAAGAAGTCATCAAAATAAGAAAAAGAAATCAGAAGAAAATAATTAATTCAATGATTAAGGCAGTAAAAATAAGATTGTATCCAAACAAAACTCAAGAAGATTATATTTCTAAACTTCTTGGAAGTTATCGTTTTGTTTATAATCAATGCCTTGATAAAAAAATGAAAAGTTATGCAAATGATAAGGTTAATTTAGGCTTGAAAGAATTAGGTAACTTCTTTCATCAAGAATTGACCAAAAATCCCGATTATAAATGGTTGCAAGAACACAATACTAAGGTATTGAAACAAAGTGTTATTAATTTACTTGATAGTTATAAACGTTTTTTTGTTGACAGAAATGGGTTTCCTAAATTTAAGTCAAAACATGATAATAATCAAAGTTGTAGATTTCCTTTAGATGCAATATCAAAGAAAAATATATATTCTGATTATAAAATAACATTAACTTCTGATTTAAAGAAAGTTAAGTTTAAATGTTCTAATAAATATCATAATTATTTATCTACGTTTAAAGATAATATTAAGTCAGGTACTTTAACTAAAACTAAATCAGATAAATATTTTCTATCAATTCTTATTGATTTACCAATTGATAAAATATTGCCTGAAACAGATAATATTATAGGAATTGATTTAGGTGTTAAAGATTTTGTAATAACATCAGAAGGTGAAATATTTGAAAATATTAAGATTAAAAGAAATAATAAGAAAAAAATAAGAGGATTAAATAAATCATTGTCAAGAAAAGTTATTGGAAGTAAAAACAAAGAAAAGTGTAGAATTAAGTTAGCTTTATTTCATGAAAAATTAAACAACATTAAAGAGAATTATCTACATAATGTTTCTAATCAATTACTTAACGAAAATCAAGTTATGGTAATGGAAAACTTAAATGTAAGGGGAATGATGAAAAATCATAATTTAGCTAAAAGTATTCAGGAACTAAGTTTAAATAAATTCAAAACCATGTTAAAATATAAAAGTATTTGGTATGGAAGAGATTTAGTTCAAATTGATAGATGGTTTCCAAGCAGTAAATTATGTAATTGTTGTGGATATAAAAATGATAATCTTAGTCTTAAAGATAGAATATGGACATGTCCTGATTGTGGAGAAGTCCATGATAGAGATTTAAATGCAGCGATTAATATTAGAAATGAAGGATTAAAATTATATAATAAATCTGAAATAAAAGTAGATGATTATTGTATGATAAAGAAATTAGTACCCATCCGTTGTGGGGAATTAACGCCTTTGGAGAGTAGTGATTACACACTCGTTGAATTAGGAAATAAAATCAATATTGAATCTGGTAAGATTTAGTAGGATTTTTTGAACGGTTGTACCAAACTCTACCAGTTACCATAGTAGCATCTTGTACGCCTTTATCTGTTCCATCCTTCATAACCAGCATCAATTCGAGTACAAGAAACTGCTAAAATCGCAGTCATAAACATTAAAATAATTGTTTTTTTCATTTTGTTTTAAATTTTGAAATTAAAATTTTTATTAAGAAATAATTACCTGCTAAAAGTAAGCATAATAGAACAATTCCCACTAAAACTGCGATATCCGAAGGTTGTCTTGCTAATTCGGCCATGTATGAAAACCATTGCAATTCAATAAGACTGACCAAAGGTATTAGGGCAAATAAAACATATTTGTTTTTCATATATTTAGAAATAAAATTTAACAACATTAAAATAATTGTTTTTTTCATCACCATTGCAGGTTCCAATATATAATGAATTTCATTATAATATTTATTATCATGGGCATCAAATAAATCAATAATTTTATGAGCCCTAATACCACGACAGTGGTTTGGGTGTGTTATACAAACATATCTATTATTTTTATATATATAATCTCTTATTGTATTTTTACGTATTAATGAAGGTTTATGTTCATATATTCTTTCATTTTCTACCAACCATTTTCTAAATGATTCGATGTTTTTTGTAACGACAACAATAGTTGTTGTTTTAGAATATTTAATTATCCTCATGGTATAAAATTTTTATATGAAATCAATCCATCATAATCATTTAAAGATGATTTAAGTTGATTCAAATATGAAACATACTTAGCTCGATTAACTTTTCCTGAGGAAAGTAATTTAAATCCATCATTAACATCTTTTTCCCTACTCAAATCAATTTTTTGAATTGCCAATAATTCTGGATTGATTATATTAACACCATGACCACCTACAACACCTTTAATCGATGTTTGCAAAATAAGTCGATTTAATGTAGGATTAACCGCTTCAGGATCAAGATAATCAGTATTTAAATCATCTGCAGTAATGCCGATTGGTTCGTGATACCCGGGGTTTAATTCACCGAATCGTAAGTTATCATATGACAATTTACTTTTAACGATATCAATATCTTTAACCAAAAAATCTAAATCTGGTGTTAAATCTCTCGCACCAGTGATATAATGAATCACAGCAGTTCCACCCACAAGAACAGCAGATGGTATATTTGATACAGTCCAATCCAAACCAGTAGATATTTTATTTAACTGTTCTTCGGTTAACATATTTACTTTTTTCCATAAGTTCTCTGAACTAAAGTTTTCTTTTAATAATAATTTATTCATGTTAATATTTATACATTTTTCAAATAATAATTTTTATTTTATTATTTTTTTTCAATTTATTTTGATACTTTAAAAGTTTTTTATCAAACATTTTATTTATATCATTATCGTCAATTCCTAATTTTTCAAAAATTGTCATCACACAAATCATAACATCAACACCTTCTTCAAGACATGCTTTAATTATTTCATCATGTGATTTATCGGTTTTTTTATAATTATTAAACCAATTAATTGCTTCGGCTAATTCGCCAAGTTCTTCAGTCGATTTACATAACAACCTTTCAGGGGTTACATCATCATGAACAGCAATTTTTTTTAATTTATTATAAATTTTCATAATAACCTATATAAAAAAGTCACCTAATGATAAGATATGTGGTCAAAGTCAAAACCAATGTTAATGTTTAATTAGTGTTGTAAACATATTATTAATTTTTCAATTAACCTAATGTTTTATTTCGTTTTTTTACTGAAAATAACATATTCTTCAAAAGTTTCATCATAATCACATCCAATATCAAGATGATTGTCAACGATCCATCCCAATTGGCGATAAACATCTTTAACATCCGACAATAATATTGAGCATAATGGTTGAGTCTTGTCACATAATTCATTATATTTATCAATAATATCACTTTGTTTAAAAACTGCTCTACTACCACCCCAATTTTTCACAAGTAATTCATTAATGGACTGGATCAATTCATTTGGAATTGTTTGATTTTTTCTATCCCGCATTTCATCAGGTTTAATAGGTTTTATATTCATATGATCATAAGTCTTATTGTTATTATTATGAAATGAAAATATTTTTTTCATACTAAATTTATTTGTGGTTAATTGATACAATATCAAATTTTTAATGTCGGAAATTGATAATCGGTGTCATGGTTTTTCCAACTACATTTTACACCGTAACACATTATATTCTTTAGTAATTAATTATCTTTAATTTCTGAATCCATTGCACCTTTTGAAACAGTAAACCATGTTTTACATATAAGTAAATCGATGCCTATCATATATTCGTATACTAAATTATTATTCCATTCCTTTGGCTTGTTAAAATTTTTTCTACCGACAACCTTATATCGTCTGAAAAAAAATCCCAATTTCCAATCTTTCCATATGGAAAATCTATCGATGAGTTTTAATGATTCATCATTCTTTTCATATCTATGTCGAAAAACAAATGTGAAATCATATCCAAATATTTTTACCCGACTTATTGCCATTATCTTTAAAATTTTATAATAATTCGTTTTTAATATACATAATTCTAAACTGTTCCATTTGTGGTGCCCCATAACCAACAACAATACCATGATTATCATTAAAAGGTTTTAACCACATAATCATTTCATTTATTTCGGCTTCAACAAAAACATTATCGCCAAATAAATGACCTTCTTCACCATAATCATTAGGAAATATAACCTCAATATTTCCAAAATTTCGTGTTATTTTAACTGTATTGGGAATTGAATTTTTTAATTCCTGAGTAAGCAATAGATGTAGTAACATATTATTTCCAAATTTAATGGTAATTAAATATATTATCTGGAGTATCGGGCATTTTTAATAAACAACTATTTCATTAAAAAATTAATTAATGAAAGTCCAGCCATAGTTAAACCAATCAATAGTATTGTAATTAATATACTAAGAGGAAAAATATGCCATAGAATTGTTTTAATATTTTTAATATATTTAATTTTTTTCATGATTAGAATTTTATTAAAATTACGAAGAAAAATGATTAATATTACAAATACTGTGTTGTGAAGCAACTATTTCTTCCTAATTATTATTTGAAATAAATTTCCAAAACAAAATCCAATAAAAAATATAAATCCAACTAACCACCACATAATATTTATTTTATTAATTCAACAAACCAATTAAACCAATTGTAACTATCCGGTTTCTTATCACCGGTTGCATTATCACAACGATAAAATTTAACATATAAATCCAAATCTCCTTCAATAAGAAGTCCACGAATCAATGTGTTTGCACGTTTTCCTGCATCAAACCAATTATCATGCCTATCACCTTTACACCAAGCATTATATGCATCATCATGATGTTCAATTATATTTAAAACGGTATTATTGTTTAAAATATAGTTCTTAGCAAATCTTCGAGCAATATGGCCATGATGATTATTGCCTGATTTTGGTAGATTTTGATTAACCTTATTTTTAAAGGTATCATGTAAGATTGCAATTAATCGTAAGTTTGAACGGTCTTCATCATCACCATAAAACTTATCGATATTATCTAATACTTCTTTAATATGATAAATTACCTTGCCCTCTTTATGTCCCGGACGTGGCTTACCATAATTAACGCCTGAAATGAATTCAACATCGGAGATTATTGCTTCTTCGATGCCGTTTTCTGGTTTTATGATTTGTTTAATATTTATCTCATTCATATTAATATATAATAATTCTTTTACAAATATAAAATTTCACATAAGTCGGATGTCGAACCTATCTTTCATTTTTTCTATAGTCTCGTTAGGAACATTGTGAATGTTTTTAGTGAGTGCTCGATTCTCGACTATAACGCTAAATACTCTATAATTAAATTGTCTAGCTAAGTCATAATAAGGTTTTAATTCTCTTTCGGTTGTGCTTGTATTTGCTATCACAATACGGTCAATTTGTTTCTTCATGAATAATCTACACTTACGTTGACACCATTCATGTGCATTTTCAACCTTTTCGGCTTTCCAAGTATATTTTCCGTCCTTAATGTGATAATCATCAGCAGAACAAATTGCCCTACCTAACAATGATGCAAAAGTCGATTTACCTGCCCCCGGCACTTACGGAATCCCCCTCACGATAATCAAATCTTTTGAGGGGGATTCGTTAATATTTTTATTAGTTTTCATACAATTTTTTTTATAATATTACGAACAATATTTATAATTGTTACAGTATTTATAATTAAATTTTAAATTTTTATGAAAAAAGTTAATAAACTAAATAAGCAAAATCTTTTTGAAATGATGCATAAAGTAGGTGGTATGCCATTGAATGAAAATGAATTTAACCCAACTGCTACTTTTTCAGATAAAATGTCTACGGCTCATGACCGTTATTCTCAAAATGAAATTGTGGACGATTTTTTATCTCAGTTACATCAACTCGTAGATTATTTAGAAAATGATATGTATAATTATAAAAATAATAATCAACCAATACCACCTAGTTTAACAAAATTACGTTCAGCAACACAAAATTATATATCAATAATTAGAGACTATTGGGGTGTTGGTGAATATTAATATCACCGAATAATTTAAAAAATTCTTCGGAATACATAATCCAAAACTCACCATCAAGATTGTCATATAATGTTTGATAAATAACGTAATCAATTCATTTATCATTAATTTTCATTTTCGTTTCTTAAAAAGGACATATATTTTTCCTTTGTAAACATATCATTTTTCATAAGTAACTGAATAGAATTAATGCGGCTAATGGTATGATTAAACCTAATGAAACAGCAATCCCAAGAGCGAGGAAAAAAATATTTTCAGGTTTCATCTTGCTTAATTTATTTTCCAAATCAAATGTTTTAATTATAAATAATTTCACGATTAGGTACAACACTAATCAACCCACGGTTCCAAGTCATCTAATTTAACATCAAATACATTGTTTGTGTTTAATGAATCCAATCCCATATCTGCCATAGCCCCTCCAATCCCAGTTTTTCGAACACTGCATGTAACGTCTTCTAGTTTACCGCTTTCAGGTTCTTCAAATGAACAAATTTGACATTGTTTACCACTATCTTTAAACTTATAAAGTCGTGTTGGTGGTAGTTTGCAAATTGCCTGTTGAATTATTTCTGGACGTTCATTATACCAATCTGTTTGTTTTAATTCTTCTAATGTCATAATTTTAAGATTCAAATTTACTGTGCTTTCTATTTATCTATACGTTTAATTTCAAAATTTGTTACACTAATTTTAATTCATATTACAAATGCCATACTTAATGTTTTTTACTTATCCACAGCGTATCTCCAATTTCAAATTTCCCACAACTATCAATCATCCTTATCGATGGATTTATATTATAATTAGCCGCACTATATACACACATGTCCTTTAATGAGTTGTCGGCATGAATACTTATTACAACGAATCCTTTTTGATTTATGTGGGCAGTTTTGCAGCCTGTAAAAAACATTATACATAATAAGGCATAAGTTCTTACTAAAAATGATGTTTTATTTTTCATATTTACTTTTGTTTTAAATTAATAATATGCATACATTATTTCAACGCTTTAATAATCATTTAACTCAAAAAGATATAATGGAATTAAAGTATTGCTAATAAAATGTTCACCTAAAATATCTAAATGGAAATATTTTTTCAATTTATCATCCAATTGAATCGAATAAACAAATCGACCATAATCTTTTGCAATATCAATATCTTCAGTAAAATAGGTTCCAGCAGCCATGCCGATATCCTTAATTTTAATCTGAGAACCATGATATAACACGCAATTGTCAACACGATGTAAAAATGGTTCGGTTTTAGTTATCATTTACCAATTTTAAAATTTTTACTTTCATATGTTTTATTGGATTTATTGCTAAACTAATCTAATATATGACAATCATAATTAATCCACAATTATAGAAAATATTATTAAAAAAATTATTAAAAAAATTATTATAAAAAATTCTATTGTAATATTATTTGTTACAATAATGTTAGAATTAAAAGCAATTATAACTTCTTCAAATTCCCAATCTCGCCACATTTTAAATAGTTTTTTAATAAGCTTAATCATAATTTTTAAATATTAATTAATGTTCCTATCGATTTTAAATCTTCCAAATTTGTTTTTTATTCAATCCTTCAATTAAAATTAATTCAAAATAATCTTATCATTTTTCATTGTTATGACAAATATAAAACAGTTTTTAGCATTTCTTGAATTATCCATAATCTATTTTTACCTTCTTCCGTAATTTGAGGTACCTTATTTTCATCATACATTGTTGATATAACTGATACTGGTGGGAAACCATAAGAAGAATTTAATTCCATTTTAGCCCATGCTTTCACAAAATCTTTTTGAGTTTTCATATTAATTTTTCTTATAAATTAATTTTAATTATCACTGATCATATCTACAATAACATATGATTTAGAACTTAACATCCTTATAATCATTAATTATTTTTTTTACTTTTCCACATGTGAAATGATTAATGACATATAATTTTCCTTCATTTGTTGATTTAAATGCTCTTTTACACTCAATATCACCACAATCACAAGAAAAACTACTTTCACCAAATATATTGCATACAAATTTAAGACAATTTTTTAATTTTCCTAAACTTGATTCAAATTTATTTCTCATAATAAATTAGTTGAGTGACATTGTTGATATATAATAGTTATAGTGCATTAAGGAAGTCCTCAACATCCTTCACACTAAAGCATTTTGTGAATTTACCAGTATTTTCATTCAGTATTATCACAAAGTCAACTGCACAGTAATTAAATGCTAATTTAGCTGCCTCAATATCAAACACGCATAAAGCATTATATTTTGGCATTACTGGTTGGCAATCTGAATATTTGTCATTTAAAATTCTTAACATAGCTTTAAGCATTAACGCACTATAACAATGCGAATATGTAATGCAACCAATAAGTTAGTTGTAAATTGAAAGTATGTGTAAGGTTGCACTACACATACGCTCAACGTTAGGCGTAATGCAAGAAACATCCTACATATAATGTCGAACTCTTTCTTCAATTAAATCATTTATTTTTTTTATGAAGATTGGTTTTACTGCACTATATGGGCATTTTTCGTCACCCTTTTCAGCAGGGTCTTTAACAGTATTGTCAAATAATTCATCTATTCTCCAATATTGTTCTGCCCATACAACAAATTCGTCACCGATTGACATTACTGGCTTTTTATAGCCTTGTGGTTCACAACTTAATTCTGACATAATTTTAAGATATTAAAGCACATACGCCACAATATGTATAAAATATGGACGGTTCAGTGCAGGTTTATACTTTTATACTTTCTATTAGTTTTTTGTAGGTTGATAAGGCAGTAGTTCCTATTCACCTACATTTCATACATTTAACATTATAGTTAATTAAATTATTGTTTCGAATCTTTTAATTGATCAAGACGATTTATTATACCATACTCAGTAATCTCTTCATAATTAACTTTACCATTCTCATCAACAGTTCCCATTCGTCTTGATGAGATTCCAATTGTGTGTCCTTTCATTAAATCGTCTTTTATTTATTGCGCTTCTTTATTATCAAGAAGCTCTATTATTTGTCCATCATATGTGTAACCAACAACAATTCCTAAATATTTAACTTCTTTTTTCATATTCTTATTTTTAATTTGTGAAACAATAATTCAACTATAACAACAAATAAAACACATTAAAACGATGTTTTATTTGCAACCGTTAGGGGCAAGCATAGGAACAGCCTGCCCTGATGAAATTTACCCAAAAAATCTAACAAGTGCTTTCTTGCTTTGATTTAGAGTTGAATTATATCTTTTCATCTTACTCACACACAACCAAAGCTCATTCAATACACCTCCCGAATTTGGATCATTTAATTCTTCATTTTCAAGCTCTCGAACATCTTTAATTGTGTTTAATTTGTCAAAAATAATACTTGAGTTTTCATCCATATAAACCAACTGTTCATTTAATGCCTCCAATAATACAACAAATTCTGGACGGCTTTCTTTAACACATTCATTCATTTTTTCATAGTTTTTAAAATGCCGGCCCCTAACAATGTGTTAACATCCATTGCCGGTTAGGCGGGTTAATTATTATTTGTGCTACTAATTAACAGCTAAGTGTTTCAAAATCCACAACGATATGCTACACTTAGCGTTATACACAATGCTACTTTATACGTTCTAATCATCATTTTTGTTACAAAATTTCTTAATTCCAATATCTAAATCAAATTCATTTATTTCACTTTTTATTGTCGCTAATCCATTATTAATATTTACAAATTTAGCATCCATATTTTTAGAAATAATTTTACATGCTTCATCAATATTTGATGCAACACATATTTTATCATCATAAAAACCAACATGGTAATTACACCATTCTCTATAAATATATAATTTTTTTGTTGTATTATTCGTTTTTACTTTTTCAAAAATTTCAGATAATTTATCATGTGTTTCTTCAGATGTCATTGATTCTAAATTATCATATTTACCTTCATCAATATCTCGTCTTGTCTTATGTTGGTCTATTAATAATGACGCAACTTCTTTTATTGTCATTGGCATTAATTCATCGTATAACAAATTAAGTGTATTATCCAATGGTGTTGTTTTAACATAACCATCACATAAAATAGTTATCGTATTATCTTTAACAAACATATCATAACCATATTTTGCTAATTTATTGATTAGTTTATCAATATCTTCATTATTTTTCATTAATTCTTTCATATCGTTATTTTTTATTTATGTATGCTTCTCCAGCGTTCCCTATCATTCGAATATCCTTCACATAATTGTTCACTTGAAATTTGACGACCCAATTTCTAATAATTTTGTTTCTTTTCAAGTGATTTAAAAGTTCTAATCCATTCAAATAATTCAATTGCTTCTATTCACAAAGAATCGCAATTTTCTGATTTAAAATACGCACAGAATTTTTGATATTCATCAAGTATTTTTGATTTGAATTTTGTTTTCATTTATTTGTTTATTATTTCAATTTAAGAAAAAATTACATATATCTGTAACAGTTAGTGCCAATTATAATGACAGCTCATTCAGCGATTCAATCCAATTGTTAAATACTTGTATAATAAATGGCTTAAAATCTTCATAATCGTTTTTCTCTTCGATAAATATTCTGTCATCCATTTCAGAATTCCAAAGCATTTTATCACCAAATCCGAAAATATCTATATGCCCATCCGTTGAATAATAAAATTTATCTTCGGTTTCTCCATGTTTTTCACACATTTCTTGATTTAGGTCATTTGCGACCTTTATAAAACCAAGTCGTTCTTTTTGTTTTGTGTTGTTCATATATTTTTTTACATATACAGAATGTGTGTCTTTCATATTTTGTCCAAGCCTTCTCATTTCATCAAAATTTTCTTTTATAAGTTCGAACATTCGTGTTTCAGATTGCTCAACGCCCATTCCAAATATTGGAAACTGTAGTTCATTACTTTCTTCTTCTGTTAATACTCTTGAATTGTTCGTTTTAAATGTATCATATGCTTCTTTGGCATCCAACATTTCTTTCTTTAATTGTTCTAATTTTTCCATAATTTTATTTTTTTATAAAGTAAAACAAAAATAATGCATACTTATGACAACAAATATAAGAAATAAATTTTCATTTATCTATTTTTTAGAGGAAAAATTTACTCATCATATATTGCCAATCATTAACGTGAATTTTCTAACGCACAAACTATTTCATTATATTTATCAATCGTCTCGTGTTCTTCTCGGTAAATTTGTTCTTTGTGATCCCATAAATTTAGCCCAGTTTGCATTTCAAAATCATTTATCACTTTATTTTTACATATAAGTTCTTCAGAAAATTTTCTTACAAAATTTATTGCTTCATCTCCTTTATATGTTTTTTGGTAGGTTGTGCCATCATAATAAACACAGTTTCCGAATTTAACTTTTCCACACTTATGACAATATGCGGCAACTAATGGAAATCTACCCACTTTAAATTGCTCATATTTGTGAAAACATAAACGTATGCTAACAATGTGTATAATCAATTGCTTACATTCTGCAAATCTGTTAAGTGTATTCATTTTATAAAATTTTATTTATTAGACACCTTTACAACTTTGATTTCATATTCCTCATCATTATATTTAAACAGCATTTTTTGGTCTAACTGCAAAAGGTGTTGAGCAACTGCACCAACAGCACTGTCGGTAACATCATGTTTAGTATTGCCCCACATTCCGTTTTTTAAAACATTTCCAGCAAACAACTTGCTTGTTAAAGGTGAGCAACCTACTTTGAAATTTGACATTTTATTTATGTTTTATATTAATAATAAAGTACATAAGCATTGGCCTAACACATAATATAAAAAATTGGGGGCGGTAACTGTTTGCCAAGCATTACCCTCGCATTTAGTTTCGTGCCGTTCGACACATCGCAGTCCCGTAATCCCCAAATTTTCATATTATCGACATTAGTAAAACATTTTTAAATCCAATGTCCACAGTTTCCACATCTTGCATCGGTTTCATCATAATCAAAAAATTGTTCTTTGTAAATTTCATCCTTTAATTCGTTTAGTTCCCCAACGCATAAAGGTTTAAAAATACTATTATTAACAGGTCGATTAATCATACTGAGTTCTATTTACATTTGTTCGGTTTGATAGAGAAGGGGGGTTAATGCCCGCACCACTACTACCGTCACCGTTGTATGCAATCAATATATTTACAGGTTTTTTTCCTTGGTTTATTAGTGCCTTGTCGCAGAACAAAGCAGCTTCTCGCTCAGTCGCAAAATCCCAACTTCTTCGTTTTCCAATTATTCACCTGTAAACTAATATACCACCATTAAGTTTATAAATATAAACTCCTTTATACATTTTGCTTTTACCAATATATTTCCCGATACTTCTATTAATATTGTACATAGTTTTTATTTTCATATAAAAAAATGAAATTTGAGAAATTCGATCTATTTTTTTCTTTTAATTATGCTTTGCGCTTCTAAGTCCGTACTAAATAAACGGAACATTCACAAACGGCTTAAATAACGTTCTGTAATAATTCTGGATTTTCAAAAATATTCCCAATTACTTTTACATCACTTTCGCCGGCATTTGTTTCGTAAACACCCCATTTATCATATTTCCATTTGACAAGCTTACGTTTGGTTTCAACCATATCGGTATTAAAATGGTGCTGAGTATATTCGATAATATCCATTTCAAATATTTTTAAACCATTCATATCATTTAATCCAGTGTATTGCATTATATTTTCTTCGTTTCCATAATGAAACATAAATGACTGTAGTGTTTCTAAATCAGGATTGCCTTGGGTAGTCATATACTTTTGACTTTCAATCCAAACTCTGAAACAAAGCCGATTTGTTAAGGGGTTTTTATTGATATTCATAATTCCTACAATTAATTTACTTTTTATAATAATATTTAAAAACCTTGTTTAATTGTTTCGGGTCTTTCAAAATAGTATAATAACATTCACCATTTCTATCTTCAATATAGTGCAAATCTCTTTTTTCAGCATCTTCTTTGGTAATAGGGACTCGAACTACATCAATATAAAATGTTTTCGGTTTAAATGGAAATTTTACAAATTGACCACTTCCGATCAACTCAAAATTTTTATTGTCAATATAAACTCTACCAGTAAATGTGTTACAATCTTCTTTGTCTTTCCAAACAATTGCATCAAAGTAATGTGCCTTTCCATCAATACCATCCTTAAATAAGGCACCACATCTACTATTTTGGTATGTAATGGTGCCGTCACCAATTCCACTTACATCGACCCATTCGTTTTCATGTCCAGTTATATCGCAAATCGGTTCATGTAACATAAGTTTTTTTACTGCTCGTGCAATTGCCGAAGCAGTGTAAGGTGCCGAACCACCACTTTGTCCACTTTTACCAAATGCTTCACATAGGGCTAAAATTTCCTTTGCGAAAGGAGTTACAATCGCATTAGGTACTGTTGCTGCAAGAATATCCAACTCTTGCTTTGCGAATTTTTGTATATTTGTCATATGTTATATGTGGTTCGCCTTTACACCACAAGGTTTTAAATTTTTACGCTTCTTTTATAATTTCAACCATTTTAGTAGGTTTGTGATTATAATTCAATTAAAATTTAAGCCAACCCTTCAAAAAACAAATAGGAAGTTCAGAGTAGTTTACAATCCCATTATCATGTCCTTCTTCAACCACTTTTCCTTTGTTTTCTTCTTTGTTTTCATCAAGCCAGTTTATCATTGATTGAATAACTTCTTCTTTGGTATCAGTAGTTTCAAATTTCCCTATACAACAATCAGAAACATCACAATCAAACCAAAAAAACATATATCTTCCTTTATTATCATCTTCGTTAGTTTCAATTTCGGCAAGCAATGTAATATCATCACCAAAGCAATTCATATCGGTATGATGCATTTCTTTTTCACCACTTGTAATTGCATTGATTAGTTCTTTTTTTGTTCCATCCCATTTATGCCAATTACCAAATTCGCCTTTGTTGCGTACAGTAAAATTTCTATCACCAACATTTTCATCATCTGCAGTATATCTATCCAATACAAAACAGCTAATTGGTTTTACATAGTTTATAATTCCGTTCAAAAATGTTGATGAAATATAACACCAAACAGTTCCGTATGGTAATGGATTATGTGCCACTTCGCTTGGATAATCAACGTTATTTTCAAAGTAGTCCCAAATAGTTTTCTTTTTTGCCATAACATTTAAGTTTTATTTTTTCGTTTCGTTTTTAATATTAAAGTTTCTACAATTGTAAAGTCAGTAGTTCTAAAACTGCAACTACTTATATCAGAATCCCATTATAAATAAATGACGGAAGGAAGCTGCTCGGATTACAATTACTATCCAACGAAAGCCGATACATGGTCGCCTTGCCATCAGCTATTAACAGCCAACTTACAACATACATGTACTGTTATAACTCAACAATTATCATCAAGCATTTCAGCATTATCGAACCTATTACCAATTATTTCAAGATAATCACAATAATACTGGGGCATATCGTGAGAATGGGTGTCGTAATCAATTGCCCAACCGTGGTCAAATCTTACAAATCCATTTATAGATTGTTCTTGCGAACAAATATCATTTTCAAATATCAATTTATTATTTTTGTCAACCATACCAGTAAATTGGCTTACCGTTTCAGGCTTTACATAAAACGGATTATCCGAATTAATTATTAAATGATGTCCATATGGTTCAAATATATCAAACGGAATAATATATGGTTGTCCGTCTCTTGCAATAATTAAATTACCTTCAATCCATTCTGTTTCAGAATATAACAATTTGCCGCGAAAAATAATTTGTCTCATAATTGTAATTTGTTTTTAAAAATTATTGTTTGATACGAACCAAAACAATCTTTGTTACTATTTACCTATTATATTATTTTGCAAATATAATTGATTTATTTTCATTCACAAATTTTTTGTAACAAATTAAAATAAAATTCGTATCATAGTAAAATAAATAACCTGATTTAAATAAAATAAAATGAAATTATATCGTTATTATATGTTAATCCTCATCAGTATTTTGTATTCTATATTAACAAGTATAAATATTTTTGAAAGAAATGGTTTGTCAACGACAGTATTTAAAATACAACCATTATATTCTAATATTTGGGGCACTATTTATCACGCAGAAATTGCTCAATGTGACAGCACGCCAAATATTACCGGCGATGGTTCTATCATTAATCCAGATATTGCCAGTGAACTCCGTTGGATTGCGATTAGTCAAGATATGTTAGATTGTGAATATCGTTATAGTTTGTTATCTGATAAATCGTCAAATTTATTCAAAGGTAAAATAAAATATGGTGATAGTATTTGGATTGAAAGTTCAAATAAAAAAATTAATGGCTGGTGGATCGCTCACGATACAAAAAATAAGAGGTATCGTAATACAATAGATTTCTTACAAACCAAAGGTGATGCAAATCTATATGACAATAATAAACTATGGAGCGGTAAATTTATTGATATTAAAATATATAGTAAAGAAAATGCTAAACTAATTTGTTATAACAATTAAAAATAATTATTATGAATATTGATAATGTATATGATTTTGCACAAAAAGCATATGATGATGCTAATTGTAAATATGATGGAAAAAATTATTTCACCCATATTGATATGGTTAAAAATTACATGGGAAGATATTGTAAAATCTTTAAATATCCCCATGATTATTTAAATTCTAGCATGGCTTGTTTGACTCATGATTTGATAGAGGATGCTAAATTAACATTCAACGATATTAAATGTGAAACCAATGAAGATGTTGCTCGCATTACATTAAATGTTACTGATGTACCTGCCGAAAACAGATTAATGCGACAAATGTTAACGATGCCTAAAACAATTAGTGATTATCGTTCAATAGTTGTGAAAATGTGTGATATTGCAGCAAACGCCTCATATAGCAGAGATTCACGCAGTTCTATGTATGAAAAATATATCACAGAATATGAATACAAGCGACCTATTTTTAAAATGGCTTTGAAATGGTATGAAGATTCATTAAATTTGCAACAATTAAATGAATTTTGGGCAGAGCTTGATGAAATTCATAATTATTAAAAAAAATAATATATGTTTACAGATGTAATGTTGGACCTTGAAACGATGGGAAGTACAAGCAATTCTGCCATTGTTTCTATTGGTGCTGTTGAATTTAATATTGAAACAGGTGAAACGGGTCGTGAGTTTTATCGTGTAGTTAATTTAAAATCTTGTTTGGATTTTGGTTTGAAAATTGATGCGAGTACTGTTTATTGGTGGTTGCAACAAAGTCAAGATGCTCGTGATGCAATATGCGATAAGAACAACGATGAAATTCAAAATGTTTTACACGAATTTAGTCTATGGATGAATGATAGTATTCAAGATATTCAAATATGGGGCAATGGTTCTCGTTTTGATATTGGTATTCTTAGTGATGCTTATATCGCATGTAAATTAAAAATACCTTGGAATTATACAAAAGAAAGAGATGTAAGGACATTAGTTGCATTTGCCCCTCAAATAAAATATGATGAAATTGCTAATAATAACACATTGATTCATCATCCAATTAATGATGCTAAATTACAAATAAAATATTGTACTAAAATTTATAATAAATTAAATATTCAATAAAATGTCAAAAAGTAAATTAGTTTGTGTCGATGTTGAATCTGATGGACCTTATATGCCGGATTATTCGATTGTTTGTTTTTCAGCAATTATTGTAGAACCAACAATTTCTAAAATATTTTATGGTAAAATGAAACCAATATCAAATAATTGGAATTCAAATGCGCTCGCTATCAGTGGATTTAGTAGAGAAGAACACGAAAAATTTGATGACCCTAAAGAAGTGATGGAGAATTTCACAGAGTGGTTGAAAATTAATAGCGGTAACTCACCAATTGGTATTTCTGATAATAATGGATATGATTTCGGAGTATGTTTAAATTATTATTTTCATAAATTTACTAATCATAATCCATTTGGTTGGTCATCAAGACGAATTGGTGATTTATTCTGTGGTGCAGAAAAAGATTTATGGTATAAATGGAAAAAACATCGCATAACTAATCATTCGCATCACCCGATTGATGATTGTAAAGGTAATGTTGAGGCATTACTATATTTTTCCGAAAAATATGGTATAAAATTGCCATAATTCTTACAATTCTTAAATCAATAATTTAAATTATTATGAACAATAACAATATATTAAGTGGAATCTTCATCACCTTCCCAATAATGATATACCTTGCATTAGAATCATTAATCATTGGATTAATAATATCTCTAATATGGAGATATTTACTATATGATTTATTTCAAATAAAAATAACATTTTTACAAATCTCTGGAATATATTGGATTGTAAAAATGTTATTATTTAACGTCTTTAATCTTGTAGCTACTTTGATGCAGTCGAGTAGTATTTTTCAGCAAGAAAAAAATAACATAAACGAAATTTCATAAAATGAGATATACTAAATCAACCCCAAGATTAACAGTTAAATTTGTTAATTCAGATAGTGATGAAATACTATTTGAAATAAAAGACCGAACATGGATGAATGTTGGGGAATTATTGACAGATAATGCCATAAACAGTATTATGGCGAATGAATGGAAAAATAAAAAACATCCTGAAAATATTATGGTGTTAGTTGTCGGAGAATATGAACTGAAATAAAATACGCAAATTTGCGTATTTTATTTTTATGTAACAAATACATCACATTATTCGTATATACAACATAAACATCTAATTTAATATATTAAAAATGAAAAAAATATTCAACTTGTCAATAATTTTGATTTTGTTAGTTGGTATGTCTTGTTTTGGGCAAGGCACTAGACAAAGAGTTGAAAACAGAAGTGATAATCGAAGTTATTATTTAAAAGATAGTCTAAATAATTGTGAATATACAATTGCATATGATGAAACCCCATTTAAATATAATGATGTGATCATTAAAAGAAATATATATTTATATCGTAGACCACTAATTATTGATAAGGATTATAATAGTTTAAATAACCGTTGGGAAATTGTATCGGATGTAATTCGAACTGATTATAGAACATATGAACAACTTCCTTCTTATGAAGAAGATAGAGGCGTTAAATGGTATTATGAAAGTTTTTGTGAGAATAAAAATCTTGATATAAATTCGAATAATATTGAACGTAATAGCATTGGTTTTTCAAAAATAGAATTAATTGACAACAAAATTTATGTTAAAATGTTAATTTTCTATGGCGAAAGCATTACTTGTCCATTTGATTCAAAAAAAGAGAAAAATGATAATATTTATCAACATAAATGGATTATATATGTGTTCATTCCAACTAATAACAGTAAATTCACAATAATTAAACAATGATAATAGTTTCAACATATAATGAAACAATTGGAAGTAAGAAGTTTAATGAATTTCTAGCCAAACCTTTCTTGGTTGATATGTTATATCCAATCAACGTAAATAATTCTTGCGAAATTTTATTTAAAGGATGGTGTGGTAATGATATGATCAATTGGTATAAATTTAATAACGATAAATCTACATTAGAATTTTATTCAACATACTATCAAGTAAAAAAAGACATACCTAATTCAATAACATATATATCATCAATACCTAAAACAATTAATGATTTTATTAATGACATGAATAGATTTGGTGTTGATCTATATTGGACTAATTATGTCGATAATAATTTCGAGCCTAACGAATATTTACAAGAAAAGGATATTGAAAAATATTATAGAGATTTATTGAAAATAATGAATAAATCATATGAATTACTATAAATTTTAATTTTAATAAAAAATTACTTATATTTGAGTATATTATAATATATGAACAAACATAATTTTGATTTGTGGAAAAAAATTACATTTAAAACACTAGTATATCGGAAAAATATTGATTTCATTAACACCAATGAAAACATTATAACTGAATGTGAAGGTGTTATTACTGAATTAAGATATGAAGACAATAAATTACCTAAATTAATTGGGGAGTATTCTTTTTCAATATGGAATATTGAATTAGGTAGAAAATTAAATATTAATATCAATAAATTAATCCAAGCCTATAATTTAGAAAATAGTTATGGTGAACTGGTTAAATTAATAAAATCTAATAATTTTGATTATAACCAATATAATAAAGTAATTATAATTCACACATATTTATTAAAAAAAGAATATCGTAAAAAAGGTATTACCGATGAATTAATTGAAATGTTTTATAGGGATTATTTTGGTGATAAAATAGCAATATTAATGTTAGTAAAACCATTTCAAAATAATAAAATGGATGCTGATTTTTTTATTAATAAAAAAATTGTTGAGGTTAAAGAGAAGTTGAATGAAAAACCAATGATAATTCAAGGTGCCGATTATTATGAGTTGAAAGGCTTTTTTAATGAAACCGATGTTGAAATGAATGAATATAAATTATTTGCTATTGCAAGTAGATGTGGATTTATTAGATTAAATAACTCTTATTTATTTCAATTTACTCCAAATAAAATTGAGAAGAGGTTAATTAATAAAAATAAAATTGGTTTAAATAAATCAAACCCTTAATAATATTTTAATAATTGGAAATTTAAATAGTATTTGTGACAATACTAATTTTTATTTTTATATTAACATAATAAACAATCAAGCTAATTTAACATTAATAACTAATAATTAATTTAATATGAAAACTTTTATAACCACGGCACATGAAGAAAAATATTCTGTAAATGGTAAAATTTTAGGAGTGTTGCTCAATTTTAATGATGAAAATAATAGGGTGGATAGTTTAACATATATATTTCATCGTAAAACATACATTTTTTTCAACACAATTATTGAAATGAATGATTATTTATTATATTCAGACTTTAATACAAAAAGAGCGTATCTTAGTGAAGAAGATTTTGATAAAATTTATGATGCTTCTCATATTAACGGTAAATTTTCAGACCAATTAAGTTGGACAACAGAGCCATCTAAATTAGCTCAATAAAATATCATCCTAAGATTAATTAAATGCCATTTTAGATAATTAAATTCTAAAATGGCATCGTTATTTTATTCAAATATTTGTCAAATATATTATTTAGTTTAATATTAAAACAATTTAATTTTAACATCTTTTTTATTTATATAAACTAACAAAAGATATTAACAAAACCATTTGTCCGAATTCAAACTATGATCAGCACAACTACTGTACTATCACAATATAAAAACAAAAAAAATGAGTGAAATGCACCGATTTCACTCATTAATGAGAGTTAGAATATTGTTTATTATAATTTTCTTAATTCATTCATTAATTGGATGACTAAATTTGTTTGGGTTGCCGATTGTAGTGTAACAAAATCTAATGCTTTTTCTGGTTCAGAATTGATTAATTCCCAATATTTTTTAGAGACATCTTCAATTGGTAATAAATCAACAGTTTTTTTCAAACCCATATAATCTGCAATTAACATTAATGACATTTTATCATAACCATTAAACTTCCATACATTTATTGTATCAATAATACCTGATTCCCAAGGTTTTTGATTTAAACAGTTTTTTAAAATATATGGAATTTTCTGATCATTATCAAACTTATCACGATAATAAATAAACTTTTTAATTAAAAGCGGTATATCATGACTAATAATATTATGACCACACAATATCGGAAAATGTTTTGGAGTGGATTCCACGCCATCTTTAGATATTTGATATAACTCATCCATGAAAGTAGCTAACACAATAAATTCATCATTATTAGAAATCTTTTTCATGTGACGTTTAAGAGAACCATTTTCAGAATACAATGTGCCGTATGTAATCGCAACAATTTGAGAAAATTCTTGGTAATCAGGGGCTTGCTTTTCATAAATTTCATTAGAACTTAATTCCTTATCAAGGTATTTTTTTTCAAAATATAACCACCTATCATAAAGCGGTTTATTTTCTTGTTCTAATTTTTCAAGTGTAGGATATTTTAATACTGTTTTCACATTAAAAAACAACATATCGTAAACTGAACTTGGATTGAACACATTTTCAAATAATTCTGCCATTGTATTTCAAATTTTAATTGTTTGCTAAGATAGAACAATTATTCAACATTAAAAAGAAAATGAAAAAATTTGATAAAAAAATGACGTTTTTCATGTTTCAATTCGTCATAAATTTTTTTAACATCATCATAACTATATGACATTAATTCATCTTCATTATATTGAATAGCTCGATGTTTTAAAATATATGGAATTAGTTTTTCTTGGAGCACTTTTTTATATTTCTTTTTTCTATCAAGCTCCTTCATATATGAATCACCGTGTTCGGTAACATCATTTACGAAATAATTTAAATTCCTTTCAGTTTCTTCTTTAATGTGTTTTGATAATGAAACATATTCAATTAATTCATCACCATCGTAAGGAATTTCATTAATATTAATATTTTCCATATTATTGATTATGAGGTAGCATCGGTTGACTCAATAGTATCTACATCTTCTTTGATATTATTATCAATACCATCTTTTTTTGTTTTTTTACCTGATTTTGATTTGGATATGCCAATATTAGATACGAAATCACTATTAATGTCATTAAATGATTTTTCCTTTAAATCGTCCAATTCTTGATAAAATTTTTTTGCTTCGTTTTCCAAAACATTTTTCATTTCCTGCATTTTATCAGTAAATTCCTTTTCTTTTAAAGCAATTTTCTCATTAGTACTAATAATTATTTCAACAAAAGAAATTAAGTCATCAATAACAACATCATCTGTTTTAGGTGATATTTTTATCATACAACCTAAATCATTTTCAAAAACAGTTTCACAATCAATTTTTTGATTGTTATCATATACCCATGATTTAGGTAAACCAACCTCAAGAACCCACCACCCATGAACAGTATCTCTTGATATTGTATTAATATAACCACCAGTAGCATTTAATGCTTGTTCGATTAATTTCATTTAAAACTTTTTAGATTGTATATGTGAAAAATATTGCTATAGAAATCCATAGCAATATTTTTTCATAATAATTTAACTGAAATCTTGATTCGTGTTTTAATTTAAATCTGCCATACATTTTAATTAATAAATCTGCAATTATACTAATTAAATATGTTGTAGACAATATATATAAAAACTGATATATTTCATTTAATATTATTATCATTCTCCGTGACTTTGACCTTGATGAATTCTAGTTTGAGGCATTGGTTGTTGTGTCGGTGGTTGTGTTTGAGCAGGTTCTTGAAAATAATGACCAATCAATTCCATTTTAGAATTTGCCCTAACAATTTTATCCAAAAGTTCATCCATTTGATTAATTTTGATTTTAAAATTCATATTAGGTTCTTGCGCCAAACGAACCAATTCCAATTCATCGAAATATTTTTCATTGTTTATTTTGTTGATTAAATCAACTTTTAAATTTGCCATAACAATTTTTTATTTAAAGTAATTTTTAGTACTTGTAAAAGTATATAATAATCATATCAATTGCAAACATATTTAAACCATTTCTAAAATATTTTTATTTGTATTGATAGATGTATCAAAGATATTATATATTTCAAATAAAATTTTAATATAATTACTATTTTTTACATTTTTTATATTAAAAATTTCATCCCAAAAAAATTCATAATATTCTTTAACCAAATTATTATTTTGAGAAACGTTATAAAATTGATTATAATAATAAGTGAAGAAATATTCTCTTAATTCATTATTTTTGATAAAATTAATCTCTTCTTCCAAAAATTCGTCACATACTTTATTAAAACACCAATTAAAATGATTTTTCATGTCTTGGTATTCGCTCAAAGATTCTCTATCTATATAATATTTAAAAATATATTTAAGTAAATTTTTAGTAAAATCATAATAAATTTCAACACGGTCTTTAATTATAATATTTTTCTTTTCAGTCGTTTTCATATTATGAAGATTTCAACATTTTAATTAGTTCTGATTATAGATGTACTATTATCAATAAATGACCATCATTTTTATTTATTTAAATTTTTTAGCATTTCAATCAATCTTTCATCAGGATAACAATCCGATTTTCCATTCCGGAAACTAACATGAGTCCACACCCCAGATTTACCACTTAATGCCTCATTAGAAACATCCCACATACTTTCATTATAAGCTAATGAAATATTATATTTTTCACCAAAATAAACCAATAATTTTCGAACTGCTTCAATTTGAGCATCAGTATATTTTTCATAACCATAAAAACCCTTAAATCCTTTTTCATATTCTTGAACATTTTGTATTGGTTTTATGGAAGTATTTGCAACATATCGTCCCAAATTTTTATCCCAAATAGCTGGATACCACATTCCGTTACTTCTAACCAATCCACCCCAAGAATCTATTTCAATGCCAATGCTAGCCATATTTAGGGCTTTATTGTTTGCTGCATGAACACCTAAATGATGTGCCCAGTATTGACTGGAAAAACATTGATAAATTTTACCATCCCAACCAACAATAATTACAGTACCAATTCTATCAGAAGTACTTCTCCACCATGAAATATCACCATCAACACCTTGTCCAGATACTGTATGATGTAACACAATTTGCTTTTTGAGGGTAGACTCTTTAAAATATTGATTATCTGGCAATGTTACCGAGATAATTTCATTTAAATTTAATTTTTTTAAATTATTTGCTTCAACTACTTTTAAATTTTCAGCTTGTTTAATACTATCGTCACCAAACAGGTAATTTTTTAAATTCATTAACATAAGTCATTCATTTTTCATAAATACTATAACAAAAAAAAGTGATGTTAATTAAATTAGCATCACTTTTTTATTGATTATAATATTTATCAACAATAATATTTATCGACCAATGAATTATATTCATTTATAGAAATACCTAATTTTTTTATAATTTTTTTTATTCTTAAATTATTCATAATAATCGCACTAAATAGGCATAGAACAATAAAAAAAATACTTGCTGAAAATAAATATGTAATAATTTTAATAAAATTTTCAGGTAAATTGAATATAGTACCCAATAATCCACAGAAAAATATTCCCAACAATATTATTCGAAGATTTTTTTGAAATGCAATATTTTTCATTTCAGTTTGACTTGAAAAATATTTAAATATTAGTTTAATCCACATATTAGGTGAATATTGATTATATACAATATCAAATTGTTCTTTGGTAATATTCACATTAAAATCCCCTATTGTTTTTAACATTATTAGTACTCACATATGATTCTGGTTTATAACCTAATAAATGTTTCATTTTATTTATTTGTTCGTTCATTACTGGTTTTTCAATTGATTGAGTATTTTCATTTAATTTTAGTGTAGTTTTTTTCGTTGCAACAATTTTATTACCATCAGTATAATATTCATTATTTTTCAATGCATTTACAACACTTTCATTAATAACCACTTTATTGTCAATTGTTTTACTATAATAAGAATTACCTAAACCATCAAAATTAATTTTACTGAATTTAGATTCGTCAATTTTTTCAATATTTTCGACTTCACTTACTTTAAATTCAACTAAACGTCTTTTTCCTAAATTATTAAAATATCTACCAGTTATTAAAGATTCTTTAAGTCCTTCTCTTTTGTTCCAACCAGATTCATTTTTATCAAATTGACTTTTATCAATCCCATTTTCAGTTGGTTGTGTATCTTTATTATACATAGGTGCTTTAGCTTTGAAATCCATTTGTTTTTGTCTAATATCATAAACATTATCACCCATATCGGCTTTCATTCTATCTTCAAAACGTTCACTAGGTTCGTTATCATAAACCAAACTATGCATACCATTACGATACATATTAACTTCCTCTTGTTCATCTGAAGTTAAATTACGTTTAGGTATTTCATTACCTTTATCATTAGTACTATCACCAACATTTTTAAATGATTCCTCACCATTCATATCACCTGTTTTAATAGCTTTTTTCTCTATATCAATACCTAGTTTATCGGGTTTGTTACCAACATTTGTTTGTTGGTCTTTATATTGTAATTCTTTTTCAATATTAATAATTTCTTGAGTATCACTATTTTTCATATCGCTCTTGAAATTTTTTTCATTTTCGGCACCAAGCCTATCACGAAGAACCAAAGCAGATGGTTTTCTATCTTCAGCAATAACCTTTAATTTATTTTGGTGAATAGCAAATGCCTCTAATTCATTATTAAGTGTTTCAAACAAAGATTCTACTTCATTCATACCACCACTACTTTGCATACCCATTGATGCATTACTACCTAAATCACCAATTGGCTGTTGTTTATTCGCCATTGAACTACCATTATCTTTTATCATAGTTTGACTATCTTCTTTAATATTATTTATTTGTTCTTTAGGATTAAATCTTTCAACATACCAATTATTATTATCAAATGGATTAATACCACGTTTCTGCAATGATTTTGTTGTTAAAATATTAACGTCTTTAGGGTTAAAATCCATATCAACAATATCATTAAAGAAATAATGTTTTTTCTCCATTTTAAGTTCTTCTGAGTCATAACCAGCATATTCCCAACCATTAATTATCTTACCATTTGGTTTATATATAGCAAAATGAGTATATTTTGGATTTATTCTATTATTACCCTCATCAACCTTTTCAGGAAGTTTATTGAAATTAGTTTTATCTGAAAATTCTTGAGCCATTTTTTTCCATTTAGCTCTTTCTTCAGCAGGTAATGAATTATCGTTTGCTTTATAATAAAAATATCTTTGTTGTTTTTTTGATTCAAATCTTTCGTATAATGGAGTATTTGTTTTATCAGTTTCTTTAATATTATTACCTCTATCAAGCACACCTGTTTTTAAATCTTTAACAATAATATCTTTATTACTTTGATTCATATTATTGGCCTCACTACCAAATGCCTCACTATTTTTTTGAATATAATCAGCATCATTCTGTTCTTGAATTTTATTTCTAATAACACTAGTATCTGCCTCATTTAAAGATTGAATATATTTTTCAAAACCACTTGGGTCTATTAAATATTGACTTTCAGAAATTGTTGAAATATTTGCAATAGGAGTTTCTTTTTTCTTTTTAAAATCACCACTAAGTTCACCTTTCTTCGACCACGCAGATGGACCTGCATAACCAACATATCCAGCAGCACCACCAGCACTACTTGCCGTTGTAGATTCATCAACATCAAATTTTTCTTGAACAGATTTAGTCGGTACATTCATTTTTTCTTCACCAGCTTTTTTTAACTGATTAATACCCGATTTATCTCTTCTCTTTTTTTCTTTTGGGATTGCTTGTTTATATTTTTGCAAATATTTAGGACTATTCAAAACATAATCATTAAATAATATGTTCATCACAGTTTCATTATAATGATACCCCCAACGATTTGAACCTTCTTCACTCATTTCATTATATTTTGTAGATAATAATGGGTCTGAAAAAACCAAACTTTCCATTTTAGGTAATGAAAATATTTTCTTTTTAATGGAAAATTTGTCATTATCTAATTTATTATCAATTTCAATTAAAAAATCATTACTTTCATGTAAATGAATATTGTTTTTACTCATAGTGGCCTTAAAATTAGTTTCATAATTTTTTGATTGAGTACTCATTGGTTTGCTTAATGTTGGTTTTAAATCTGCCATGTTAATTAATATTATTACGCTTAATATGTCTATTATTATATAAACACAATGATTTTAAATTAGTATTATGATTTAATAAAATAATATCATATTCATTTTTATTCACAATAAATTATTTAATATCAGACTTCCAAAACTCTTTTTTTGTCCATAATACTTTATATACTGCATCTAAAGCATTTTTAATTATTGTAATATTTTCGTCTCTTGTTAAAGTGCCTGATTTTGCTAATAACTTTTTAATTTCCTTATCCAATGAATCATTAACAAATTTATTTATCTCATCTTTAACAATTTTTCTAATATTTTGTTCTTCCATTTTATGTTCTAGGTTATTCATAAATACTTGAATAACTTAAAAAAAAATATGGGTACAAAAATAGTGAATTAAAAAATAATACGCTATTTTATAATTTAACATAAAAATTATTTAAGTAATAAAATAGCACCAACACCTACTGCAGTACCTATTCCAAAATATCCAATATTACCACCACCTTCTTTAAAGAATTTTCCAACTTTTTGTCCAAATGTTGGTCTTAATTCTTGTTTATCCAATTCTGGAATAGCATAGCTATCAATATTAATCGTTTGAAAATATGGATTATCATTAGTTACACTGAATGATATCGGATAACCTTCTTTTTTATCGTCTTTCCAATGAAAATCAATTAATTGTTTATTCGAAAATTTCAGTGAGTCTATTATTAAAGATGGTATGATATTTTTATAAGCAGGTAATACATTATTAACTTTAAAACTATATTGGAAATATTTACCATTGGGGTTAATAAATGAAATTACTTTCTTGACAGTATCGATATTAGTATAATCGCCCTCATTTTTACCATGTAAAATGGAATCGACCTTTATTCTAGTTTCAATAATAGCTGCTGCAATCACAATATTATTTTTATTAATTTCTTTAATCGAATTAATTAATTCTTTCTGATTATTAGATAGTTTATCATACATATTATTAAGATTATCAATTGTTGTCTGTAAAGTCAATTTTTCACCAACCAACTGATTTTTTTTATTATAATAATAATACACACTATCAATTAAAGCATTTTTTAATTTAACTTCAACATTATAATCATATTTTAAATTATTTATTCTATTTTTTTGTATGTTTAATACTAATCCTCCCACTAGAATAACTATAATCAATGAGGCAATAGCCCAATGATTATTTTTTTTTAAAAAATCTAATATCGTTTTTTTCATTTAAGTATTTTATTTGTTAATATTAATGTTAGATGATATAACATTATCTCTCCAATATTTATAAAAATTATCAAAATACGATTCTATTCGACCAGTAATTTCATCATTTTCAGGATTATCTGGCGAAAAATCTGGAAGATAATTAAATTCAACCCCTGAAGTACTTTCATCAGGAGTTACTTTATAAACAAATTGAATCACACCATCTATTGTACCTCCCCAAAATACTAAATTATCATAAACTTCCAAATCGATGAATTTAATACTAACATTCATATCACTAAAGAAATTTCGAAATTTTTCTTCTTCATTAGGTTGGTCATAACTAGTTTTTTTATTTTCAGCTTCGTTAATATTAATCTTACCTTGTTGAATATCACGAGTAATTTTTAACATATCTCTAACACTAAGATTTTTTTGAGAGGTTGGTTTTGAATTTGTATCAAACTTACCTTCACGCATCCTTTTCATAAATTCTCGCATTTGAATTGGCGTATTTTTATCATTAATGTTTTTCATAGTAATCAAGCAATTTATTCAACTGTTTATTATAATTATTTGTTATCGTATATAAATACTTAAATATTCTTATATAATACAATTTCTTCGTTTAATTCATTGGTGTTTATAAATGGATTAACATCACTACCATTACTATCGTAATTACTTCTAAATACGATTCCATTGAATTTAGAAGTATCTTTATGAAAATTTTGAAATTCAATAATTTCTTTAGGAATTTCATGTTTTTTACATAATACTTTTATAAGCCCAATTAAGCTTTTGATTTGGTTTTCAGTTACCTTCTCCCAATAATCATATCCAAACCATTTCTTTTCAACAACAGAATCAATTTCACAAACTTCATTTAGCCAATTATAATATTTACCCTCATCTTCAAAAAGACAACCCATATTCTCCAATAAAATAGAAATTGTTCTTTTATCTGCTTGTTTAACCCCAAGGAAATCACTAAAATATTTATCATCATAATGTTGAAAAATATCTCCATTACGATTTATTGTAAATGTATTCCATTTAGTAGATTCCCCCAAATCTTTATGTTTTAATCGAGTAATATGATGATTATTCTTTCGTAATGTAGTCCCTATAACGATTTGTGTTTTAAGAGTTTTGGTCTTATGATAATTATTGTCCGAAATTTTATATGTTTCTTTATCTATGTGCATCATATTCTAAATAAATTACTTCAACATTACCTTCTTTTAAGATTGTTTGTGCCCTTTTAAATTCCTCGCCCCATTTACCATCATTCCATTCGGGTTCTTTATCACAATAAATTCGTTTAATGCCAGCATTAACAATAATTCCGGCACAAGACGAACATGGATACCAATTGACATACATATCGCAACCTAAAGTACTTTTACCTTGTCTAGCAGCATTAATAACAGCATTTTCTTCGGCATGTTTAAACCAAAAATATTTTTCTGGCTTTTCGTGTCGATAAGCTAAATCATCGTTAACACCTCTTGGCATACCATTGTAACCTGAAGTAATTATTTCTCTATCTTTAACTATAACAGCACCTACTTTAGTTGATTTATCCTTTGAGTATGTAATAACATGTAAAAACGTTACTACTTTAAGATTTTTATGATCTTTGGGATTACTCCTAATCCCTCTATTCCTTCTGAAAACGCATTAGGAATTGCTTTTCTTAATATATTATAACTACCATTAACGTCAGCATGTATATTATATCCTTTTAATGATCGAAACATACCTCTGCTTACTCGTTTACCTAAATAATTACAATGTTTTTTTATCGGTTCTTGATCCAGAAAACTACATTTACTTGTATAGCTTTCCTCTGTAGTTATAAAGTTAATACCACTTCTTTCGCACTTATATTTCAACATAAATATAAATCTACTGTGTGGTATAGATACAAAGTTTTGATTGTTCTTTGCCCCAATATTAACATCTTGTTTCCATTCCTTGTTATTTCCAACAATCAAAGTGTTAATATTGTTCTCCAATAGTTTGTTTATTATTATTTTACTTGATTTATGCAAATAATTATTTACCTTTTGTTTTCTTTTTTGCTCTAATTTTTTTATTTTTTTACTTTTCTTTGCTTTATTTCTTGTTTCTAATATTGATTTAATATGAGATTTCTTTTTATTATAATATTGATTCATTGATTTTAACGGTTTACCGTTGATAATATCAGGATCAATACCTTTTACATTGGTTGTTAATGTTGCCAAATTATTAACACCTAAATCAATTGACATATATTTATTATTATCGTCTTTTAATTTTGTGTCAGGTATGGTATAAACAACTTCTATTGTAAAGTAACCTAAATTAGGGATTATCCTAACACAATTAATATCACTAAAATCAGTGAGTTTGGTTTTGAATTCAATATTTGTTTTAGATAATCTAATTTTATTATATTTTTTAAATATTTTTTTAGATATTGCTTGATTGGTATACGAAACTATAAACCTTCCATCTGTTTTATCTAAATATTTAGGTAAATGTGGTCTTCCCTTAAATTTATTATTGTTTTTATTATATGATTCTAAGGATTTAAAAAAACTCTTAAAATTTTGTTGAACTGACAATAATACCGATGATGATACTTTAGCCGGCAATTCTTTATATTGTTCAGAATTTTTAACTAAATAATGTAAATTATTAACAATATTAATTTTATTTTTAATGTATTCTTGTTTGATTAAATATAATGAACTATTATATAAATTTTTAGATTTAAAACACAGTGAATCACATTCAGAATAAAATTTTGAATTATGATTGATTATATGTTGTTCTACTAATTGCATATGTTATTATAATTATTTCTGCGTATTCAAAAATTCGATAATATCTTTTTTATTTTTTCTACGTCTAAGTCCATACATTCTGGCAGAAAAACTATAAATAATAGAAATTAAATCTTTCATTAAATCATTATTATCGTCATCAGTTTGATTAATAACAATAATTGTTTTATTTTGATTTTCTAATAATTGTTTAATGTAATTAAAACCGAATCTTGTTAATCTATCTTTATTTTCCACCAATAACACATCCCATGAATTATTATTTTTAAGTATGTTATTTAAAATAGTTCTATTATCATTCATACCCGAAGCAATTTCTTTATGGGATGAAATTATTCGATAATTTTTCAATATCGCAAATTCTTCTAATCTTTTTTGTTGATTGATTAAAGATTCTTTTCTATCATTAGAAGAAACTCTAGCATAAATAACTGCTCTTTTATTTGTTAAAATATTATTAGTATTAATTGGAATATAAACATGCCCGGTTTGATCTATAAATGCATTAGGTATTAAATTCTTTTTAAAGTGATTCCAAGCAGTTTTATATGTAATTGATTTTTCTCTCGCATATTCGGATAATTTAATATATTTTTGTTGCATTATAGGTTTAATTATAAATAGTATCTTTTTCAGAAAAAGATAGATTTTTCTATGGAAATTTAAATATTATTTTAAGACCATTGAGCAACTTCCAAATCAGCTAGTTTCATAAATCGATAATCCCATTTAGATGGATAATAACCATCAACATGATTTTCATTAGTCTCGATTCTAACTTTTTTTAATTCAGCATCCATAATCTATTTTTTTTTAAAATATTTGATTCCTTAATTAATTTTTCAATATCTTCTCTATCATCAGCATCGTCAATATCCAAATCAGCTAATTTATTGACTAATTTTAATGCTTTCTTTAATAATTCGGCCTTTACTTTATTATCACTATTTTCCATTATTTTAAATTTTCTAATATTCGATGAGAATCATCATAATTTTCAATAATATCAATTGCTTCAATATAGGTTTTACCGATATGTCTTCTTTTACCTGTTATCACAAAAATACCTAAATTATCCATATCATGTAAAAATTCGTCAACAAATTTACTATAATTTTGGATTTTGGTTTTCTCCTGAACCACTGCTTTCAAATCTAATCCAGTTATAACCTTATCACCAACATCTAATTTACCATCTAAATAAATAAATTGTAATAGTATACCATATCTATTTTTTTTCTGATAAATTTTTTCAAACTTTTGTTGATTTATAAGATATAAATTATACTCATACCATTCTCTAAAATAGATTCCACCAATAATAATAATTTCAACAAAAATTGCAATAATTATAAATAAAATAATATTACCGGTATCGTCAGATTTATTATATTTCCTTTTTATATCTAAATTATCATTTAATTTCTTAATGGTTGTTTGAATATTATTTTCAATATCGATAATAGTATTTTGATTATCTTTGATAATTTCCATGTTTTTATCAATATTATCTTGATAATCTTTTCTAATAACAACGTATTTAACAGGGGTATTGGTTAATTTTTGTCTAAGTTCAATATTGATTTTCCTTAATTCTTCATTATCATTAATATAAATTAATTTTTCATTATTGAAAACATTATTAATGCTATCAATACTATTGGTCGTTTTAAGTTCAGCAATATTATTTTTATAAGAACTAACACTGGCCAGCTTTTTAGAACCATCTACAGATAAATAAAAACTTAATCCCACAATTAAGCAAGCAGCTATAAACCATCCCAATATACTCGCATTAATTTTATTATTATTAATAACAAAATCTGTCGAGAAATTCTTAACAAAATATCTTTTAATAATCTCAAAAATAACCAATAATATATTGGTCATTACGAAAGATAATACAATTGCAAACGAACCACTTGTCACATTAAAACTAATTGCTTTGTATAATGATGGATATAATAAAAAATAAGCAAAAAATATTGACCCCATGTTACCAATAAATGAAAACCAATACAACCATTTATCAAGCTTTTTATTTTTACCTTCAAAATCTTTGGTATTAATTTTTTTTCTTAGTTCATCATATTTTTTTATATTCATAAAAATATTTTAAAATAAATAGTTTGTTAATTGTTTAATAATATTCATTAAGATAATAATATTTTCTATCTAAATTAAGATTAAATTATATTGATGTTTGAAATTCCATCATCATCCAAATTAACATTAATCATATAATCTGGATTAAGCTCGGCATGATGTTCAATAATTAATACCTTCTTCATTTTTAATTTAATCATTTGTAAAATTTCAATAAATTCATCAACACTACCTTCCGAATCTAATTTTCCCATAACTTCATCCAACAAGAAAATTGTTGGTTTAGCTTTTACGTTGATTTGATTTAATGCGAATTTCAATACCACACTGCTAAATGTTCTCTCTTTACCACTGGCACCAATACAATCAATTATTGAAGCAGGTCGATTATTATAAACTAATTTAGGTCTTAAATCATCTGAATCAAGCCATACTTTAAATGGTGCGACCGATAATATTTGCTGAAGAGTATTATTGATTTTAGGTATAATATAATTAACCAACATTTGTTTAGGAATACCATCCCTATGAACACATTTCTTATATAAATTCATAACAGTATCTTGATATTCCTGTAATTTAAATTCGTTGATCAAAATTTCATTGTTTTTGATTTTAATCAACTTATCTCCAACACTTGTCTTTCGAACATATACATCTTCTTTCAATCCATTGAATTCATTCTCTAAAGAGATTAATCTTTCTTTAGCCACAACAATTCCATGATCAACTTTATGATTAGATTCGATTTGTTTTAAACAATTATCATAATTAGTTAGTTTACTTTTCAAAATTTCAATTTTTAATTCTTCATTTTGAATTTTGGTTGGAATTGAATCTAATTCAATTTGATATTGTTTTCGACTATCGACCTCATTTTTATCGTTAGTTATTTTACCAATTTCTTTCAAAACATTTTCCATATCAAGACCAAGATTAACAATCTCATTATTAATGTTTTGAATATTGTCATCACAAGTTTTAATTAATGGTATCCAACCTGTTTCGATATCTTTTTGTAACAGCTTAATTTCATCAGCAATACCGAACATCAAATCTTCAATAGTTTTAATATTTATATTAATATGTTCTTGATGTTCATCAGTTAATGGTTGACCACATGTTGGACATATTTTACTTTCTTTTAACCTCTTTATTTCCTCTTTTTTTGAAAGGCCGTCACGTTTTAATGTAAATAATTTACCGTTAATTATTTCAATTTGATGTTGGTAATCACTTTTATTTCGCTCTTCTTCTTTTATTTGAATTTTTTTATCATTAACTTCTTGTTTATGATCATCACGTTTTTCAATCAATTCATTAAATCGAATGACATCATAATTATCTTTTAAAACAACAATGCTTGATTGCAATATTTTAATACGTTCATTATGATTATTAATTGTTTTATTATGATTTTCGATAGTTTCTTTAGTTGCATCAACATCCAAATTATAAATCTCATTATCAATTTCATACAACTTCTTTGTTAAATTTTCAACAAATTCACGACCATTAGCGATTCTTTGTTGAACATCAGGTATTTTAATCGTTTCAATATCAGAAATTTCAGTTTGTAAATTAGCAATTTCATGACGAAGGTTTGCATTTTGATTTGAGGTTTGTTCAATATTGCAATTAACACGTGATTTTTCGTTATTTCTTTTATTAATAACCTTCCACCCCTCAAGTTTTTTATCAAAAATATCTAATCCACTATCAAACAACAATGAATCAATGAAAACTGCCATATCATTTGATAATATTCTATTTAGTGTATCTGAAGTTGTCATAACAATCCTCATGAAATTATCATATGAACCAATAATGGAATTAATACTTCCCTGAGTTTTAATCCTCTTATCTTCATCTAATTTTTCAAGAACATTATTATCGTTCATTTCATCATCAGGAGAAGCCAATAAATAATAATTAAGAACAGTTGGTACGCTTTTAATTGAACCATCTTTCATTCTTTCGATAGTGGTTTTTCTCTTAATACCATAGTATTCATCATTTGCTTCAATCACTAAATAAGTATCACAATGATTGGCATTATTACGATTATTAATAAAACGAATGTCACCATGTTTAACTCTGGTTTCAGTTTCAAGAGTTTTTCCAAACAAAGCATATGAAATTATTTTCAAAATAGTGGTTTTTCCAGCAGTATTAATGCCACATATTTGAAATAAACCATCCATATCGCGCCAATCGATATCTAAATTAGCGTATGACATGAAATTAGTACCGCCAAACTTAATAACATTCCATTCAACACTAGTTTCTGTTTCAATATTAATTTCTTTTAAAACCTCTTCATCAAGTGCAAGAACATCATTAATCATTTGTTCATCAGTACCAATCTTCGTTAAAAATTCTTTAAAAATTTCTTGTTGTACTGCATCATCAACAATATTTTCTAAATTAATGTTCTCACTAACTTCAATTTCTTCACTTTCAATGAAATCATTTTTATGTAATATTGTAACGTTTTTATGTTTTGATCTAATATATTCGACAACACGTCTTTCATTTTCTTTAGAACGGGTTTGTGGAAGTGTCCCCCAGATAAATCTAACTTTCATAAAAGTTGTAGGATTTTCAATTTCAAAATCCAAATCATCAAAATCAGTATATGGTGTTATTTTAATATTATGATGAGTGTAATCATTTTTTATTGGAACTAATTCGGCAGTTAATTTTTCGACATCCCATAAAAAATAACCATGAAACGCACCATCTCCTTCGGTAATATCTTGTTCAATTAAAGAACCACAATATCCTTTAGTTTGTTTTGAATCTAAAAATTGTGCATTATGTATATCGCCAAAAAAAGATAAATTTCCATTAAAATCATTAATATTATAATATGACCTACTTTTCATTTCAAAATCAGTTGTTGACCTACAACCACTAATTGGGTCATGAAATAAATCAATAGTAAAATACTGTTCAGGATTTGCTAAAATTGATTTACCTGTTTTAGTTTTCCAAGGATTATTTTTAGCATCGCCATGATGCCAAACAGCCCAAGTAATATTATCATCATCATAAAATCCTGTTTTATCATAATAATTAATATCATAATCACTAAGAGTTTCAACAATTGCTTTTACACTATCAACTCTCTTTAAATTTTTCTTACGACAATTGCCAGTAATGAATGGTCTTCCTTCATATCTAACAAATAAATTTTCGTTTGGAACTGTTAAACAATAAACATTTCCATTATATGGAATATCATTAATTTCATTTATTTGAGTCGTTTTTAAGTCATTATTTTTAATAATAAAAAAAGAATATTGTCTTTTCGAATTTTTATAATTTCCGAAAATATTTGAATCTTGAACATATCCTGAATAACCAACGTAATTAGATATGGTTGTTAATATTTCAGCATTTTCATTAAATATACTGACACATCCATATCTATTATTTTCAATCAATGAACCATCACCATTTAAATATCCATCAATAAATGATTTTAATTTATATTTGGAATAATTCATCAATCCCATGTCATATGATAATTTTTTATTATAGTTAAAAAATTTCATTACGTTTCGTGCTGGTTGAGAATATACACATATTACTTTCGTATTTCTTTTTCTATCACCATCCCGTAATTTATATGGAATATTTAACTCATCCAATAATTTACATAAATAATTAATTTTTCTTTCCTTTTTAAAATGAAATTGGACTCTCCCATTCATAGTATTTTGGTTTTTAATTACAAATGTGGCATCTGCCAAACAAAAACCAAGAAATTCAAACCATTTATCAAAATCATTAATAATTTCTCTTGAACGTAAAGGGATTCGATAATCTTTATTCAAATCTACAAAATTCGCATATTTTTTTACATAATTATTGTTTGAATATTGATATAATAATATCTCGTGACTAGGGGTTGTTATAAATTCGCACTTATCGGTTTTAAATTGTTTCAAATTACCGTTAAAAGTTTTTTTTATTTTCTCAGACGGAAGTTGAAATTCGAAATGTTCATTATTGGGGTTAAATGTCAATACCTCTAAATTACAATTAGAATCAACATAATTTTTTAATGTTGTCCAACCTTCTTTAGTTAAAATTTCATGATCACCAGTAAAACAATCGTGGTTGCCCCTTGTTATTCTAACAGGAGCTATTTTAGATAATTCCCTTAGAAATTCGTGTGCTAATATTAACTGTTCGCCTTGAAGGTCAAGGTAGTCATTTACTAAATCACCAACAATAACAATTCTATCAGGTTTTTTCAATTTAATAGATTCTATTGTTCTCTTAAAAACCGATTGATATTCTTCATTTCTATTTGGCGTTTTTCTAATGTGAATATCACTCATGTGTATAATAGTCCGAATATTACTCATATTTCCAATAATATTTAAATTAAACATATAATGCAACAAAAATATATTAAACCATCTGAATATGCAAGAGAAAATAATTTCATCATTTCTCAATATTTACAAACCATATTATATGCAAGTTTTTTTTAATAAACTTTTTGTCATATATAATAACAATAAACCAGACAAATTGACAGTTAATTTGGTGTTGGCATTTAATTTGATCGTTATATCGAAAATTATTTAATAATTAAAAACTAATAAAATGATAAAATTTTGTACTAATTTAGATGTATTAAGTGTGTTAGAAACATTCTTTGATAATTCAATCGAAGAATCTAAAATCAATGAAAAATCACCTAAAGTACCAATTCATGACATTATTGAAAATGATAATGAATTTCAGGTCGAAATGTTATTGGCGGGTATAAAAAAAGAGGATATTAATATTGATGTGGATAAAAATATTCTCACGATTAAAGCAGAACGTAGCGAAATTGAAAATCTGAATTTTAATCGTAAACAATCATATTTTGGTAAATATGAAAGAAAATTCACATTACCAGATAATATTGATTCAGATAATATTAATGCGGCACTTAGTGAGGGTATTCTGACAATTAAAATTCCTAAACAGATTGACAAGGTGAATAAAAAACAAATTCAAGTTAATTAAATTAAAAAGGTGTCTGTAATCGACACCTTTTTTTTATATTATTTTAGATTTATTTTTTTTTAATTTGGTTTTGATGTGATTAACCCTATTGCATATAGTGCTACTGCTGACATTAAATTCCAAACCAATTTCATTATAATCATATCCTCGAAAATATTTCATATTGAGCAAGGTATAGTCTTGTGCACTTAATTGTTGAGAGATATAATTTATAGAGTTATTTGTTTCAAAATTTATGTCTGCAGTAAAATAGCTAGTATAGTCATCATTATTATCAAATATATTAATATTAGAATGGCTTATATTATTATCTAAAGTAGATAAACATACGGTATTATTGTTGATATTATTATTTCTCCATTTATCGATCATATGGTTTTTAGTGATAGTAATGACCCATATAATAAATTTAGATTTGGTTATGTCAAATGAACCTAAATTCATAAAAACCTTAATCATAATATCTGAAACATCGTCATCAATATCATAATATACCGAATATTTATTTTTTATAAAATTTCTAACAATTTTTTTATATTTATTAAATAATATTTTTTGTGATTGTGGACTACCTTTTAAAATATTCTGAATAAGTTCCGTATCTTCTACCATATTTTTTATCATTTGGATTTTCCAACTTATGTATAAAGTAATCTTCTGTCATTAGACCTCTTGCTTGATATAAACATTTAATGACTTCATCAATACCACTAAACTTTCTTAGCTCGTCAATATCATCATTATTAGGAAGTTTAACGATTTTAACCCTATCTTCATAGCCAATATAAATAGCACTCAATGTATAAAATAGTTCAATACTATTTTTATAAGCATCTGGGTCAAGCAAAATAACTACTTGTGGTTTTAATTTTTGCAGTTTTAAAAATAATGTGGTTGAAATTGTTTTTCCTAACATTGGTATGATGTTAATTGGGAACGATAGCATATCAAAACCACCTTCAACCAAATATACTGTAGAATCCCAATTAATTAAACCTTCATTAAAAATGATCTTATCTTTATCAACTTTTGGATTAAGATAGGGCAATTTTTTTCTAATTTTAGGGTCATTACCGTAATATCTTCCAATAAAATAATTCAGTTCACCCTTATCATTATAAGATGGGATTATAATTCGTTTAGCATATTTTCCGATAATACAAAATCCAATTCTAAATTTCAATATAATATCACGAGTAATTTTTCTTTCAAGAACTAAGTAGTTATATGCTTCGAAATGTTCGAGATTACTAGAATCCATTTGTGAAAATAATATCATTTCATCAGGAAGTTTAATATCGATTATTTCAGTGTCATCTTCATCATCATTAATGAAATAATCGTGAAAAATTCCGGCATATGATTTATACATATCATAATCAACACGACTACCAAAAGTTTTAATTAGTCTACCTAAAGACCCACTAAACTTTGGTTCATCACATTTCCAACATCTAAACATTCTTTTAGATGTGTTAATTTCAAGATTAAACTTACCATCTGGATGTGAAAGACCATCACGTGCTTGACAATGAAAACAATTCACCTGAAGTTGCTCAGATTCCAAATATCCATTAACGTCACCAAAAACATTCTTAATTATTGAGTGAAATTCTTGACCCCGAATTGCATTCATATAATAAACATTTTATCAATCCATTTATTTTTTTTCATACGACAAATATATAAATAAAATGCCCTAAAACAAACGTTTTAAGGCATTTTATCTTCATTTTTTATTCCGTCCACATGTGAACATGTTATTTTGGCTAACATCCAATTGAATCTATATTTTTCAACGATGATCAAATAATCAACATAAAAATATCATTATTAATATCTTTTAATTTCTTCCAAAAATGGAAAAAACGTTATCATACGATTTAAAAATCCCGGGCAATAAATCCTAAAATTTCCCAAACCTTGTTCATTAACACCTAATTTAATGTGATTGTTTTGAAGTTCATTAAATAAATTTATTATTCCAATTTTAACTTCATTATTATCGGCATAATCAACATCACCATTATTTCCATGATATTCATCATACAATTTCATATAATCTTCTTTAGTAAGTACTAATTCAGATTCGAGTAATTTATTTTTTTCTGATAACAAAAGAACTTGTTCTTCTAACCATTCAACCCCTCTAACTTCTTCAATATCATCTTTTGAATCAATTTTAATAGGTTCTTCTTTTTTATCAAGCGTGATAATAGGGGAATTAGCTAATAATTTTTCAACAGTTTCCTTTGCTTTTAAATCTCTTTCTTCTGTAGCAGTTAACTTATTTTTTTCTACAGGTTTTTCATCATTCTTTTGTATTATAGTTGGTTTTTTATTTTTTTTAGCCAAACCAACTAAATTTTTCTTTGATATTGTCATATTATTCTAATATTAAATTACTATTCAAGTGAGCTATTAAACCATAATCAAAATTCCATACGAAAGCATCTGCAGCTTTAGTTGAACCAATAAACCCCTTTTTATGATGCCATTCTTCAGTACCAGTAAGACTGGATAAATATCTAACAGTAACACCTAAATCCTCATTTAAAAGTCTTGATTTATTAATATCATATTGTACGATTCTTTTCCTATGAATATGACCTAAATGCCATTCATGAAATTTAGTAACGCTCCATAACGGTTTTGACACTATGTCAGTTGCCATCAACATTGGCAATGACGATTCTTTTTCCTCACTACCATGTGTCAATCCTAACAATAAATTACCGTAACGATAATATTTACGTGGAGAAGCACCATTATTAATTGTTACAGTATCGTCATTATTAAACCATGCTTCCAAATATTTACCCATATAATAACTACGTTCAAAATCATGATTCCCGGGGATTACTACAATGTCAATAGGAACTCCGTTTTGTTTCATTAAATTAATTGCATCTATTAATAACCTAACGCCAACATCGAAAGTTTTTTGCCAACGAAGGTCTTCATCTTGAGGTGTTCCGCTTGTTGTGGTATTATTAATTGTATCTGAATTAAAAAAATCACTACCGACAGGAAACAAAATTCTATTATAATTAAATCCACTAGCATGTTGCATTAGTGTGATTATCGATGTTAAAAATCTTTCACGAGCAATTTTAACATCATAGTTTTCAAAAGTTTCACCAGCCCATGCCAATTTACCAATATGTAGATCAAAAATAGAAATTTCTAACAAATTATTTTCACTACTTTTTTGTGGTCGATTTATTGTGTTATATTTTAAAATTGGTGGAACATAATTTTGAGTCATTTCCTGAAATATTTCACCAACAACTCTTTCTTTAACATATTGATTATTTCTTTCTAGTCTTGCTTTTACTTGCCAATTTTGAACGGTTTTAGGTTCACCTGATTTCCAACTAGTAATATCCCATTTATTAATTATTGTATCTTTTACCAGCCATTCTTCTCGATTAACTTTACAAGCTAATAATAACTGATCAAGTGTTCGAACATGGTCTATTGGATAATTGGAACCACCAACCCATTCAAATTCTCCCTGATTACCATTTATCTTAAAACTTTCACGATTACCATTATTCGGAATATCTTTTGGTTTATTTGGTTCTAATATCTTATTGTTATTAGAATTCTTATCAGTTAATTGGGTTTGTGGTACTTCCTGTCTCATTAAGAGATATTCCTGATAAATCTTATCAAATTTGTTATAAATTATTATATTTAATTCACCACAATTAAATTTATGATGAACCATTGCTTTAATATTTTTAACATATGTATTAGAAAAACCACATTTTAAAGATGCTTCCCTTACTGAGACATTATTATTAATGGCATATTGAATAACTTCAATAGCACTATCAATTCTTTTTGATGTAAAAGACATTAAATTTTCATTTCCCATTTTTCAATTTATTTCGTCAAAAATAAATTAAACATGTTTAAATAACAAGGATTATATAAATATATTATCATTATTTTTTAAAAAAATTATAGATTCTTCAATTTTTTTACACATATTATTAAAATCATATGCTTCAACCAATGAAATATTATACCATTCACCTTCACATTTACAATGTGAATATAACCTATGTAAAGTTTTTTCGATCTTATATGCGTATTCAGATGGATATGTGCAAAATATTTTTAATTTGCCTTCGTTACCAGTTTGAACTGATTTTATCCTTCTTTTAGGATTTTTTGAAACGCCTATTTTGAAAGTGCTGTCAGTTAGTTTTTGAATTAAGTATATCTCATTCATTTAAATTAACTACGCTTTTTTTAAATAATCTTCAATATTATTAATTGTATATGGTATTCTTATCAATCGAATATTATTTTCTTTACAAAAATTATTTTTTATATTATCATTATTAACTAAATCATTAAAAGTTTTTTGTGCTTGTTCATCAGAACATTTATAAAAATTAACTGGAACGTAATGTTGTCTTCCATCATATTCTATTAAAGTATTTAAAATGGGAATATGAAAATCAAAAGATAACATGTTCTTATTACCTCTACATTCATCAAATTTTTTCTCTCTTTCAAAAATAATATTATATAATATTAAATATTCTCTAATTCTTCTTTCACCTTTAGATTCACTACAAATAGGACACCATTTATTATCATTCTTTATACAAGAGGGTTTCGCATCCCATTGATGACCATATTTACATTCCCATAATAATTTTGTATGCGAATTAATGTATTCATTAGATAAACATTTACCACCCCTTTTATTTGCGATTTCTCGCATTTCTTCAATTGTTAATTTAATTGAATTTGAACAAACTGGGCACCATGACTTGGAATATTTAACATCATGTGGTTTTGCATTCCAAACATGTCCCTTTTTACATTTAAAACTTAATTTAGTTCTACAGTTAACATATTTTTCAGATAAACATTCGCCACCATTTTTAGTAGCAATTTTTTGAAATGTTTCAATACTATCCTTATGTGATTTGTTGCATTGTGGACACCACGAATTATTATTAACTAAATAATATGGTTTCGTTTCCCAAACATGACCCAAAGAACATTTAAATTTTAATTTTTTATCACAAGCAATATATTCGGTGGATAAGCATTCACCATTTTTATTATTTGCTAATAATTTAAAAAAATCTAAATCATATATTCTTTTGCCCATATATTTTATCTTTTTAAAATACCCAACATTTTTAACCCCGCCATACCTGTACAATATGCATCCGACATATCGAAACACATATCTTTTGGTTTGTCACTATCTTTCTTATAAAACCATTCAATTTGAGGTTCTAATTTAGATACTTTTTCCCAAATATATAGTTTTTTATCTTTAATATATTCTTTAGGGAAACTTAAAACTTCTACTTCCACACCCTTTTTCTTTTCAACATGAACCAATTCGGAACAAAATAATTTCCTTGAATCATAAACACTTATTTTTTTAGGATAAACATCAAATATTGAATAAAGAATATATCTACAGATGCCATTAAAACCATATAACAATGAAACCGTATTTGCATTATTACTTCCACCTAGAGGTTCTTCGACAATAATATGAATTATTTTACCATTTAGATCATTGAACACATGTTCTTTAAACTCTAAAACATAATTTTTAAATATATCTGCTTTATAAATCTCCCTATTTTCAACATCAACATTCTTATCTGTTTTAAGTTCAAGATGTTTTAATTCAATTAAATTACCATTATCATCCCATAATGCCATACCAATATTTGTTGTACTGATATCTAACGACCATATATAATTTCCCATATTATTTTAATTCTTTTGCTTCTTCAATTAATGTTTGAGTTTTTTTAGGATTGCTGATATACAGCTGTATTAAATCCTCAATTGCCCCACCTATTTTTAGATTTTTACCTTTACATAAAATTTTAAATTTTTGATGTAACTCACCATCGATAATAATACATTTTGGTTTTATATCGATGGTGGTAATTGTTTCTTTCATATTTAATTAATTTAATTAATATAATTTTATAATAAATACTAAGAATTTATAAAAAATTATATGATCATTAATTAAATTAAAAATCTAATTCAAACATAATTGTACGGGAAATTGTCGCATCTTTAGCAACTGGGTTATTTAATTTACCAATGGCGACTAAATTATAATTACTATCGTAAATACCAATTTCACTGATATAAACAGTCTCATTACCGTTCCAAGTTTTATTGGTTGTGGAATTGAATTCGTTCAATGATAAAAAGATATTAATATCGGTGGTATAAACATCTGCTTTTATTTGAGTAGAGACATTACCGAAAAAAAATGTCTCATCACCAAAACTTAAGAATTCGTCCGAATTATTTAAATTATGATAATTAAGATAAGCTAAATCATATAATGCAAATAAATTAATGTTATTATAATCCAATAGCGGAATTTTAAATACTAATGACGTTAAATTTGATGGTGTTAAGAAAAAAGATAAATCATCAACATAACCACTAATTTGTGAAGTCATGTCATATTTTTTCCATAAAGTTGAATCTGGTTTAATTTCATCTTCAGATAAGAAATTACTGTTATCGACTATTTGAACTATTGCATATATTTCATTTGCAGTAAAACCAGTACCTTGTGTATTGATAATATTTAAATCCGATGATAAAAATCTAAAATCATTTGTGTTTGGGAAATTTAAATTAATTGTTTGAGTATATGGATTCGCAGTACCCAAATTAATCTTTTTAATATAATTACAATGAATAGATTGACAATATCCTGTAAGTGACACCAGTTCATATGTAATAAATGCTGTATATCCAGTCATTTCAATTTGTTTTTAATCTTATTATTTATATTTACATGATACCTCTACCATAATAATCATAGTTGATATTAAACTATATCATAGTCGGGCAATGTCCAAGACCTATTTGATTTATAAGACATTGCAAACAATAATTCTTGGTCTTCAATAATAAAAATTTTTAAATCGTTAAATACTTTTCCAACAATGAAATCATTTTCATCTGCAAGGTCGTAATAATATAAATTTAAACCAGTTAAAAGTTGTTGACCACCTAATGCTGATAAAGTAATACCTAATTTGGTTTCACTTGATTTGTGCCACATTATTGTTGGGATATATAAAACAGGGGAATTTTGTAAAAATCCTTCACCATATACATTAGCAGGACTTGAATTGGTATAATGTATAATACCCATTTTTTTTATACTAGGTGCCTGATTTTGTATATATGATACAAATCCACCAAAATTTTTTGTGTTAAATAACGTATATTTGAAGTCACCTGCTTGAACTCCAGCAATTTCTTCGGTGTAAATTATAGACATGTTCCAATATGGAAAAACAACTGTTGGACATTGATTATTTTCTAAAAAAGATAATACGCTTTCGTTCAAATAATCGGTAGGCGATAATTGAGTAATTGTTCCTGCACTATAATTAATTTCATTATAATATACCATTGCTCGTGATTCCTTTCCAACATAACCCAGTTCAACAAATTTAGGTGTATCTCTATCTACACGAACATGAAACGGTGATAAGCTACTATCTGTAGCTAAACTACCTTCAATAATTTCGGTTATTTTATAAAATAAATATGGTAATGGTTTATTAATATTAAAATTATATTCATCATAAGTACTATTGACATAACCCCAATTAACCAATAAAATATCACCAACTGTCGGCTCAAGAAGACTCCCACCATAATCAAGAGATTTTTGTAAACGAAGAACATCATCACCACCCAAACTATCCATCGAAATAATAATATCGGGTTGTTTAACATGATTTGAATCATAATTAAATTTAGTTAAATCATTATTAAAAAATCCGATTGGTTCGGTTTGATTTTCAACAGCATATGCTGCAATAGGTACTGAAGATAATTCATTAAATGAATTACCGCTTAAATTTCTATTAATAAAAGAGATTATATTAGCATTTTTATCAGCAGGTCTTAATATTCTTGAATCAAATGCTGAATAATTGCTATCAATAGTCTTTACATCAGCATTAAATTTATAATCAATTTCACTATCACCTAATGCAAAATATTTAAAATCTAAATTACCTCCTGCCAATAATTCTCTGCCTTTTGAGGTTAATTTAATATTTAAAACTATTGGGTCTTTATCTTCAATGAATGCCATTTCTCAGAATTTATAATAAATACTTATTTATTTATATTTAATTATTATGACCTACCATATGGGCGATAAATATATTCAATCACTGCAGTACAAAGCTCTGTTGAAGTATTATCTATTATCAAAATAGATATGTGTTGATGATAGGGGATGTTATAAAAAAATGCTGCAGTTTCTCTAGTAGGCCCGGCAGTACCTTCATATACGTTACCACCATACATTATTTCAACTTCTGCCCAAGTTTGTATACTGGGATCGGTTACATATGCAGTAATATAAAACATGTTGACATTTTCTTCCCCCGGCTCGGTCCAAATATCGTAATTTAAATTACATGGAATTATCTGAGCAACATGAATATCGGTATTAAAATAACATTTAGCCTCTGATGATGTGTCATGTAATAAAACATGATAATCACCACCTTCCAAATCATAAATAGATATACCGGTACCGGGAGCAGCATAATATTTTTTATGATAAACAACCTCATAATACCAATTGATTTGTGTTATATCGACCCTTTTATAAACATAAACCAATACAGGATTTGTTGATAATATCGATGGATTTGTGATTGCGACTTGATCAATACTAATTTCACCTGCATGTGGTGATATTACATTAGCATTAATATTACAAGTAAAATCGACATCAGTAGGTATTGTTGTAATGGTATCATAGCCACAATTTTCATTATCAACCACATTAATCGAATAATTACCAGCATCTACATTACTAAATGTATAACTACCATTATCGCTATGGTTATTTTGTTGAATAACATTACCACCAGTATCAATTAATTTAACCGTTACAGGTAAATGAATCGTATTCACATTATAATTTATATCTCTGCTCATTCTAATTTTAATTAATGTGGTTTTAATAATAATGTAACGTTTGCTGGGATTGGTTCTACATATAAATTAGTGACATCATTAACAGGTGACTCACTAATAGTATCATAACTAGTACTCATTTCAATCACTGTCGGTGTAATATTATTATAAATATTATTATACCAATTACTATTTTGCCTTACTTGGAATGAACCAATATATTTGTTATCGGTCTGTGAATATTCCATACGAATATAAGTACCAATTTCATCCGTTGTATATCCACCCGTTTTAATATTCGGATAATACCAAACTTCTTGTTTACCATTAAATGTTTCTTCATTAAGAACATAAGGACCAAAATACCTTCCATTATCACTATAATTAATACTCATAATAATTTGAAAATTGATATTAGTAACATTATTGTATGTTACGGCATCACCTTCGATTAATTGAAGATTAACAATGTTTGCAGTTACATCAGTACTATGATTAACCAAACTATCAATATCCCAACTACCTATAATTGTACGATTTTCGCTAATTTCAAATAATCCAATAACATTATCTTTTACTCGAACGTTAAAAATATCATTAGGCAAATTACTTATGGTTATACTATTTTCAACAGTATCATGTATTGCACTTATTGTTATTAAGAATTGTTCGGTGGAATTATTGCTTGGTACATAAACAGGTATATTATACTCTCCAGTATATTCCATATCACTATTTAAATAAACATTAGGAATACTAATATTTGTGTTAGCACCCAATAAGATAATTTCAACATCATTACTAGTAGTACCTAAATTATAGGTAACTAATGGATTTGCTACCTTAATCCATCCAATATTATTATCAACACCACTTGTTATCGTTGCGGTAATAGTAGCATCACTTGGTTGATCAGTTATTGTAACCTGATATTCAACAACACATTCATCAATAGCACTATTATCAATTAATCTAACAATATATAAATTATCCATAAAAATATCTTCATTATCAAAAACAATATCGGTAATGATATCGCCATGTTCAAAAGTTTTACCACCAATATATCGATAACTAGGATATCCCCATTCATATAATCTAACAATTAATTTGCCCTCAACAAGACCTGTTTTATAAATATCGCTAACTGATATAGTACCACCGGCAATTCGACCAAATCGATCTGTTGTGATACCATTTTGAGCAACAACAGCACTTGCCATACAAAAAGGAATTGATACATCACTATATATTGATTTTTCAAGTAAGCAATTTGATGTCGAGACATAATCATATAGTTTTACAGCATAAGTACCACCGGTATATGCACTAAATTCTATACTAGAATTTGAATCTGATTGTATTAATATTCTTTTAAATATTCCATTATTTAAAAGAATTTCAATATATCCATAATTAGAACCAATATCACTACTTAGATTATAATCAATTTTCAATATTGGAGGGGTATCGGCACTAAGGCTTAGATTAAGCGTTGAAGCACATGGAACAGAGGGAAATTCTTGACCGCTTATTGTGTATGAAAAATCAATATCACATTCAATAGGTGGAACATAAAAAGTTTCACCAGTTTGAACGATTTTAAAATTCGAACCGTCATCACCATAATATTGCAACAGTGCATTACCTCTAATATCCTTGCTTAAATCATAGGGATTGGGTATGTTCACACCTCTTTTATACCAATGTTTTTGTTTGGTGAATATACTATTCCTAATCAATAAACCGCTTTTCTTTAAAATTATTGTTGCAGGTAATAATTGGTCAACAAAACGTTGGAAAAATGCATTATATTTACTTAAAAAGGGGTATAGATTTTGAAAAGTATATCCGTTTGATTGTAATGGATTGTTTTCATCAAGCAACGCTTTTTTTAAGTAAACTTCATAAATTCTCAATATTGATGAATACCAACCGCCTTTAAAATCTGTAACAGTTTTTCTTGTTCTAACATTGACCATTTTACGTTGTACTAATTCAAGAAATTCTAAAAATGATAATTGACTAATATCACCCAAACCAAAATCATCACTAATAACTGGATCATAAGCACCTTCACCACCAACCAAATAATAAGCACTTATTACACTACCATATTTAATACCTTTAGGTAAAAATATTTCATATGGATTTTGAATATTTATACTATAATCTTTAGATGGTTCCAATCCAATTCCATCAATTAAAAACTTAACATCGCTAGTATTATTAATCTTATAATTTAGTTTATAAACATATTTATTAGCTGATGCATTAAAATATATTTTACTTGAATTAAAACTATCTACCCTAAAAATTTCACTTCGCATATTAATGTCATCACTGCCGATAACATTAATATATGCGACTTGAATTTCGGGGTTTTGTTTTAAATATTTAATAACATCTTGATTTTGGATATAGATCAGACTATTATCATTGACATCAACTGAATAATCTCCTACAAACTGTGAAGTGCTTTTTGTTAATGCAATACCATTAATGGTTAGTTGTATATCGCCTTTGGCTGCGCTAGGTAATAAAATTGTTGCCGCCCCATTAATATAATTCATTCTAGTAACGACATATTGTACGGTAATACCTGTTACGGCAGTATAGCCTGAATATATAAAACTTGCTTCAACAACATCCCTTCTATCACTAGAATTAATCGCATAATTATTGTTCAACAATGTGAATGAATTTGTGGTAGCACTATAATCAGCTCTTGATAAATCAAGAGTATTTTCATTAAATTTAGGACCGTTCAATAAAATACCATTATATCTAACTTCTAAATCACCCTGAACTTTATCATATCTTGATGGTAATGTAAAAGTATTTTTATTATCAGTATAATCCAATGATATATTAACAAAAGAATATTGTAGAGTATAACCGGTACTGTTAGCAATAAAATCTTTTTTTATGTACTCATAGACATCATATTCAATACCACGGGCAGTATCAAGAGCAATATCAACTTCTTTAGTATTAATAACTAATTTACTATCTTCTTGATAATATTGTGGCGTTGTATTATGGATTCTAGTAGTTGAGCCGGTTTGAATCCAAGATTTTTTATTATCTTCGGTTTGTTTTAAATTAAACCCCGCCATTCTAAACACATCAAGATAAGCCTGTCCCGCATCAGAATTACCGCTAATTTGAAAATAAAAATCAGAAGTTTCTAAAGGAGCTACAGGATAGCCATTATTATCATATGGTAATGAATTTGTTGGAAAATCTGTTATATTTAATTCAACACTATTGGGGTCAATTTTACCATCTACAGTATAGACATATTCGGTAATATTAATAAATGGTTCTGGAATACCTATTAATAAAAATATTGATTTTAATGCTTGTCTAGTACCCTTAGTTTTCCAAAAATAACTAGCATTTATAATAATTCTTCTCCATAATTCAATATCAATTTCACTTGGAAGGGTTTCTTCTGTTAAACTGCGTTCGTTATTATCTGTAGTTAGTATTGTTTCAATAAATTCCTCTTCATTAATTAATGAAAAATATTCCCATCCGAATGTTGTTGCTAAATTCTTGATTAATTGGTCCGGTATATTATTTACCTTGTCATAACTTAATTTATTAATATTAACTAATGAATCAATAAATTGTCTAAGTTGATCAAATTCTCTACCATATATTCTTAACAACTTAGATATTTTACCCTCTTCTGTTAAATCATATGCTTTTAATGATGAAGGGGTTAAAAATCTTGCAATTAAATCTGTTTTTATTTTATCATATTTAGTACCTATGGACAACACTATTGTTAGAAATTTTTGATAAGAAGGGGTGTTAATATCAATATTATATTTATCACTTGTTGCCCATACCATTAAAGAATCTTTATATACAATATCACCATCTTCTAATAATATAGGGTCTTTCAAAGTAAAATTAAAACCTTCGTTATTATCTCTTTTAGAGACAATATTTTTTTCATAAGAATTTAATAATGATCTAAATTCTTCGAAAACAACAATATTGGGTCGTATATGATAATCATAATAAAAACTATCTCCGGTTCCAAGAGCACCAAAAGGATTGCCTTTTACTTGAACTCTTAAAAAACTATTTTGAGGTAATCCAGAATCTTCATAATATGTAACACTATTAATTGTGTTACCTGTAAAACCAATTATTTCATAATATGAATTGGGATCGGATATTGACCATAAAACATAGTTTTCATAAGATATGTTTAAATTTTTCAATTCTTTATCGTCTGGAAGACTAGTATTGTTATCATTATAAACAATACCAAAAACATTATCAACAACATTAACATAAGGGAATAATGTGGTAATGTTATTAATTTCATCATAACTAACACCATAAACAGTTTTATGATTATAGCTATTTTGGAAAAACTTTTGTGAATTAAAAAATAAACTCCCGGGATAATTTAATATAATATTCTGTATTGAAACTCTTAAAAACTCATATGCAGAACCAAATCTGACAAAGGTATTTAAATCAGATTTATCAAGATTTAATACAACATTATTGTTGTATTCAGTTAATATTTGAGATTGTATTTCATTAATATTAAGACTATCTAATGTAACCGGAGTAACAAATGAACTTAATGTGTTGGTATAATTTATTGTTTTTTTATTATCAAAATTAGTTGTAACAAAAAATTTTCCAAATGAAAATATCGTATTTGAAGGAGTATCGTTGAAATAACTACCATTCAAATTCTCATTAAGTTGCGTATTAATAACCTTTACTTTTGCCACGATTAACAATTTTTCATAAATACAATAAAATAAAAAATCCCAACTCAAATAGCTGGGATTTTACTACATTAAACACATTTATTATTGAACATCACTTATTATTTCATCAAAGCTTTGAGATTCGTCAATGTTACTTCTAAGTTCCTTAACCTCATATAAGGGAACATCATTAACATTATCTTTAATTTCATAAATATTAAATTGTCTCGTTATTACACGATTTTCATCATAATAACTTAACACACCATTATTAACATCCTTAACCTGTTCACCAGCAACAAAATTAGTTAAAGTATCAATAGTGTTTTGAACCATGTTAATTTCAAGTACCAATGGACTAAAAAAGGTGTTTGAAATTAATATTGTTTGATCAGGGTTGCCGATAAATAACGTAGCATTTGGTTTAACATCGCTCGAACTGCTTGGAGTTAATTGAACAAAGATTAAGGTTCCTGAATCATCGAATCTATATCTAATTGCTTTTTGACTGGTATTACCAACATTTTCACTAACTGGGACAACTTTATTGGAAGTTACGACATAACGAACCAAATTTCTAACTTTCAAACCACTAGTTTGATCAACATATTCAATCCTATACCCTTGTAACGAATTATTGGCCCTTAAACCCTCGGGTAATTGGTTCATATCTAAAACAATACCTTTAACCGATGGTAATGATGATAAAACACTACAATCAATAATAGCAGTAGTAACTGTTTTAGGTTTAATATAAACAGTATATATTCCTAGTTGACTAAATACTGTTGCAGGTAATCTTAAATTATATAAACCTTCTAAAATATTTTCATTACCAACGATTTGTTCATCATTTGGAAGATAATTATATGATAGTAGTTGAGATGCATTCAATTTAATTATATTACCCCCAATAGATTCCCTATTAGGGGTATAACTGTAATAAATATCAATATCATCAACACTAACGTCTGCTGCTCTTATAGTACCATATACTCCAATAGCCACAATATTATCAATTTTAATTTATTTTCACTTATCGAACGATTTGTTCTCTCGTTAATATTAACATTCCAAGGAATGAATTTGTTTTTTTTTTATGAATTATTAATTACATTAAAATATTTACCACCAGCATATGTTGTCAAATCGTTTAAATTTTTAATAAATTCGAATTTATAATTATCACCAAATGCTGATAATCCATTTCTACTAATAAATACATCATCATTAATTTTTGGATTGCTAATAATTTTATCCTTATTTGAATTTTTATAATATGGTGTATTAATAAAATTATTATCATTATTCATATTATAAGCAAATATTGTTGTAACAATATTATCATTTTTAATATCGGTAAATTGAATTCCGCCAAGATAATAAATCGCATGATTTTCGGATGGTGAGTTATCGTAATCAACACCATCAACATTCCAACTACCATATCCTTTATATTGCCGAGCAAAAGGTACTCCAACAACATATTTTTTTAATTCGATTAATCTACTATTGTTTGTTACCCCTGTTATCATAAATTAAACTATTTTATAAGAATAACTTTTTTTTGATTTTATTTCTAACTATCAATTATTTCTTTTTTATATTTACAATACTTTTCATCATAATTAAGTATTATCAATAAATGAATCGAAAAATCCATAATCTTGTGCAGTTTGTTCTAACCCAATTTTAATATGATAAACAGCATTTAAATCAGGTATAATAATATATTCATACCCAGAGGTAGTTGTTGTTATACCAGTAGTAACTGCTTGTAATATTTCTTTTTTTATTACTTCCATTAATTAATACTCTTTCTTAATATAACTTTAATATCTTTTTGTGGATATTTAATTTCAAACATAGAATCTGGTTCAGAGTAAATTGTATTGTTTTGAATTAATATTTCCCCTGTTGATGTGTTTGATATTGTTTGTCCTATTGTGTTGGTCGAATATAATCCACCCACCTTATTAAACACCTTAATATTTATTACATTTATAACACCGTTAGCTTCCAATATTTTTTTCAGCAATAATCCTAAGAACACATCAGTATTCATACTATTATTAACAATATTAAAATATTCTGACACAATATTAATTATATTATTAGCAATTTGATTATTGGCAGCATTATTGGTATACACATCGATTTCAAAACCTAAATTAAATATTTTACCATCCTTAACTTCAACATAATCATTAACCATTCTAAAATTTGAAATGTATTCAGTAATATTATCTTTTAACAAAGAATTACTCGTATTAGATAACTTACTGTCTTCACCAATACCTAACATTGAAATAACAACCTTATTATTTAATTTATATGCATTTGCACGGTATGGTGAACCGAACTTACCCGGCATTTTATATACCTGTAATAGATAATCTGTCAACGTAACATCTCTTTGTTGAGAACTAAAATTATATTTAATCAATTGTCTAATTTGTTCAGTACTTAATCCGTCATTACCACCAATTGCTGGAATTGGATTTGTTACTTTTAAACTTCTTTGAATATTATTGTTTAACGATTGCGAAGCACCGTGAACACTTAGTGTATATGAACCTAGTTGCGTTAATACGTTTGAACCGATATTAGAACTGGTACCACCACCAGTACGATAATTTATAAATAATGTGTAATTAGCTTTTAATTTTTCACCCAATGCAGTATTATTTAAAAAATTATCGAGAAAATATTTATTACTAACACCTGATTTTAATAAGCCATCTTTAAAAGCATTTGTTTCGGAATCACCAGAACCAAATGTTAATTTACAATAACCTTTAACAGTATATTCTTTAATAAACTTTTTAGTAATATCAATCCATATTGCTGATTTAATATTATTAGTATTTGTTGAAACAAACGATGATTGTGTGTTCTCAACAAATACTCGTTGTTGGGCCAAATAATCTACTTCGTAAAATCTTTCACCATAATTAATATAATCATCAATAGATGGATTATTGGCCCAATTAGTTCCTTGCATCAAATAAACGCTATCAATTTCTAAAACATCTGGGTCAGGTAGAGTTAATGAAAAAAATGAAACAACATCACCAGTATTAATAATTTTTTTATAAGTATTACTACTACCATTAATCACAACTTCTCTTTTTGTTATGGAATAACTTCTAACAATTCCATTAACATCTAAATTAGGAATTATACTTCTATTGGGATCACCTAAATCACTAACACTTGAACTCCAATCTATATTATTTTGTGTTTCAAAAATTTTTCCACCGCCCAATATTTGTGCACCAGCTTTTAAAACAGGATAATAAGAACTATCAGGAGCATTACCAAGAACCGGAATGGTAACAGTGAAATCAATTACAGTCACACTAGGTCTACGAGCAGGAATATTAAAGCCCATATTTTTAGCAATGTTTAGAATATTCGCTCTTTGTTGAGCATATTCTAACTGAGTTTCTTGAAAAGCCCTATCAGTATTAACGCTAAGGTTATTACTAACACCTGCATTTAAGTCAATAAGCATCGCCCCTGCACTAGAATCAGTGAAATCCGATAAAACTTCGGGATATATTTGTTTAATTAATGATATTAAATCACTTCTAATCTCACTGAATGTCCTATTACCATATTGTACAACATTTTTTATTTCGGTTGCCATATATTAAAAATTTAAATCAACATTACCATTTTCACTTAAAGAACCTTCGGTATAAGTAAATTCAATATGCACATTTAATTGATTTTCACTTATTGAATAACCATCTCTATCGGTTAATCTATTAAAAGTCACTGAAGTAATTTTTATTTGCGGAATATATAATGAAACAGTTTCTCTAAGTTCGTCTTCAATTTTATCTTCAGTAATACCATCGTTAGGCTCGAAAATATATTTCACCAAATTAGTACCATAATCAGGTTCATAATATCTTTCACCCTTTTGTGTTAATAATAATAATAATAAATTTGAGCTATATGAATCTTTAGTCACTTGATTCATATTAATAAAACTATTGGTTTCATTATCATCCCTAAAAGGAAACGTGATATTAAACGAATTCATTATAAATAATTTTCTATAAATACTAATAAACAAAAAAATCCCGACAATATTGTCGGGATTTTAATGTTCAACCAATATTAGTTTTTAGCTTTCCTACCTCTTTTACCTTTGGTAGCAGCCTTTTCCTCATCTTCCTTTTGCTTTTTATTATCGTAAAGACTTTTAATCGATTCATGAAGTTTAATTATTTCCTCATGACCATATCTTTGTAAGACTCCGGTATATGTATTAAAGTCATGTTTATCTAATGAAAGAGAATCACTTTCACTGACATTAACACCTGTAATACATTCCATTATTGCCATCCTTTTCAATTCATCTGGAAGTGTATCTAAAATTTCTTCATTAATAATAACAACGAAATTAACTCCTTCAGTTAAAACTTCTAAAATATCACTTGATTTGAAAATCTTACAAACATCTTTTTTTTGTTTGTTATTACAAAGGACTTCAAACATAACCCAATTAGGTATAGAAGTTTCATTACGAACCTCATCAAACAATTCAACAACATCCTGAGATGCTTTTTCAATTTTAGCCATAAAAATATAAATTTATTTGTTAATAATAGAACTATAAGTTTCTTCGATTTTATTTATCTTTTGATTTAAATCACTAAATTCTGGATAATTATTTAATTCCTCATCAAATTTAGATTTAATTTCAGTTAAAAAAGTAAACATATCACCAATACTTGCTAATATCATATCTTCGATATCAATTAAAGTAGCCAATTGATTATTAGCTATATTGGTCATACGAATGTGTTCCATTTTTTCATCATAAATAGAATTCATTTCAACAACTTCTTCTTCGGTGATTTTTCTTCCATCATTAGGCTCAGAACCATCAACTAATCGCTGCTCTAAATTTGTTTTAATTTTTTCAAGGTCATCTCTATTACTTGTCGTTAATTTAGTATCGGCTAAATCACTTATTTCAAGTATTTTTTTTGCAGCATCTGAATTTAATTTACCAGTATCTACAGCATTTTTTAAGTCATCTAAAAAACTTCCCATATTTTTTATTTATTAATTATTTCCATTTGAATTCCTGTGAATTTGAAAACATCGTAAGAATTATGTTCTATTCGTTTTAAAAATTTATCGACCGAAAAACCAATAATTTCACCATATTCATTTAGGACATACACTTCCTTAACATCAATAATATTATTTATAATATCAGAATCATTATCAAATTCATTTGTTTTAAAATCCAAAGGTATGAAAAATTCTAATTGTCGATACTCTAAGCCAATTTTTTTTACATGTAAAAATTTAGTGAGTTCTTCGATCTTATTGACAACATTTTCATTATTATGAATAACTTTTATCGGAAATTCATATGTTTTAGATTTCTTCTTAATGTCGCTTAATTTATAAACAACTTTTTTATGAATTGAGGCGGTTTTTTCTTTATCAGTAATATTTTCGGTAATTTCTTCAGGTTTTTTTATTTCATCAACAACCTCAAATATTTTGGATAATCCCACTTGAATTGGGTTATTATTAAACATATACATGATTTCATAATCGTCATCATTAGTTTTTCTTTCTTCAATTTCAGTAGTTAACACTTCTCCAAGAGTTTTTCCAACATGCTTATGTTTATCATCAAAAAAACCATAATGTTCATAACGTCTACCATATATATCTTTCATACCATAATTGCTACCATGCTTATCGGCAGCAACCGCCATCTGATGTGGTGTTGATTTTTTTATAAAAAAATCGGCTTTTTTCAATACCTCATAATACTTCTGAATAATGACATCGTTTTTTTTATCGCTAACTAACATCTCCAAGAATTCATTTTTATATAGCATTCTTTGAATTCGTTTTTTGCTTTCAGGTATTTCTGAATTTATTTTAAACACATCCTTTTCACCTCGATTTAAAATAATACCAATATTTAATAATAACGAATTCAATTTTAAATAAAAATATAACAATATGTTATTTATTGTTTTTTTCATTATTTTTAATTTTTAATTCCAATTTATTTAATTCAATCTCCCTTTTATTTAATTCAATTTCTCTATCATTATAATATTTATTAATAAAATTTCTTATACCATTAACCAAATTAGTATTATTAAAATCATCAATTCTTTTTTTACTTTCATCAACATCTTTTTTTACAATTTTTGATGATTTATATAAACTTTTGGTTAATAAATCCAAATATTTATCATCAGGTAATTTATATCCACGTAATTTACGCCCACGTAATCTATATTTTAATTCTTTTCGAATAACATAATATCTATAAATATTTATAAAAAAATTTTTAATTGTTTTCATTATTTTACTTATTTTTAAATCACTTCTAATGTTTTCGATATAATCTCTTTATAAAAAGCAGCACGTTTTTTGGTCACATGTTCCAAATTATATTCAACGCTAAAATCATCATATAATTGTTCACCAATTTTTTTACGTAAATCAGCATCCAATATAAGTTTTTTCAAATATTTCACCCAATATTTATGAGCATTTTTTTCAGATGGAATTAACACACAATTTTCCATATGTTTGCCATCTACATTATAAGGAGGAATATCACTACAAACAATTGGAAGTTTACGTGTCCAACATTCGACCTGTTTCAAATTAGATTTCATTTCATTGAAGTCATTATTAGCAAGTGGTGCGATAACAATATCGGTTTCATCTAGGACGGTTGCATAGTTATTAGCTTTTTGTGTCCAACGTCTGGCAAAATTACCTTCATTCTCATAACTAACATTTCTTTCATAATTATTTAACCATTTTAAATAATCTTCATCCTTAATTATATTATGTTTATCAGTTAAAATATTTTCATATACCAAATAAACACTTTCTTCAGATTTAATATCTCTTCGTTCACTATTAAATAACTTACCTCTATATTTGTCCTTTAAATCTTTAGGTAGTTTAGGTATCATATCAACATCACCATGATATTTATTAATTGCCTTTACAACATCTTGAGTCCACAATCCTTTTTTCTGAAGTTCAGTACTAAATTCTTGATTAAATTTAACATCAGTAGTATATCCTTCGGTATCCCATCCAGCAATGATAATTTTAAATTTACCCTTGGTTTCAGGATTAGCATTTAATACGTTAATAACTCCTTGTAATTGTTGAACATCAACCATGTGAGAGCTACCTGCCATATAGGTAATACGAACCAAACCATCTGGGTCAGGTTTCCAATTATTTTGGAACTGTTTCATCCATTTAGGATTCACACTATTGTAAAATACACCAACATTATCTTTTTTAGTAAGTTCTCGAATTTTATTTGCAAACAAATCAGAAGTAGTTGTTACATAATCGGCAATTTTCAAACTATCCATAATTGGTTGTGCCAAATTCCTTTCAATACTAGTACGGTAAAATGGATGTAATTTATGTAAATGCCAATAGTCGTCAATATCTGCAATTAAAATTGTACCAGATTTTTTTAATTCAGCAGCCAATCTTAACATTTGATTCGTATCATTAAGTAATTGACGATGGTAATGTATTATGTGAAATGATTTTAAATATTCTATCGTATTAGGGTCATTAAAATCTAATTGTGGATTAATTTCAACATAAAATTCATCCGAATGGTTTCTTTCAAGTTCTTGTGCAGGAGTTAAAGTTCTAAAATAATTAACGCCGGCCCCATCTATGTTATAAAATAGGATTCTAATTTTTCCGTCCATGTTTGACTATAAATTATTATATTATTATGTAATTTTTTATAAATAGTCAAAATTAACGTAAATTAATCAAAAATGAAAGGAATTTAAAAGAAAAAAACTACCAATTATTCGTTAGTAGTTTTTTTCTTTTGAGTTATTTTCTTAATGTTTTCATCATGTTCATCATAAACAGGAATTTGTTCTGTTATGGGTTTTGATTTAACTAGTATTTTAGATTCTAATTTTACTGGTTCAGGTATTGGAATAACATCAACTTCAGTAATTTCTACCAATTTTTTTATTCTTAATCTATGAATCGCTAATGGCAATGTTTGAACGGTTAATGTTGCGCTTTCACCTGCTTTTAGTATTTTATTTTTTTTTATACGATTATCGACATATTCAACATTAACTATTGAATTGTATTTGGGGTCACGCTTGCCTAATAGATTGCTGTTATTAGTTATTTTATATGTTTTCATTTTTTCATTAATTTAATTTACGATTATTGAATTGGTCAATCTTTCTAATTTACCATTTAATTGAATATTACTATTAATAATGTTTTTCTTATTGATTTCAAATTTAAGTATATTATCTATAATAATGAAATTAATCGAAGAACCATATTTAATCATACCATCTGCTTCAGTAATTATTAACGTATTTTTACCAATAATATTATGAATGATATTATGATATTTTGAAAAATTAACTAATGAAGAAATAAATAATACATGACAATCTGTAATATTATTTACATTATTAAACTCCTTAACAACAATTTTTTGATATCCATATTGTTTATTATTAGCACTTTGATAAACTTTATTAAATAAGGCACGATTTTTCACAATACCGATTACAAAATCAGTATCTGATTGAATAACAGATTTATCCCAACCAAAATATCTAACAATTGATGTCGTAAAAGCTGCTTTATAATCTAATTCGGAAAAATTTTGAGATGACATTTCACAAAAAAATCCAACTAACATTATAAAAGCAAGTATAACATTTTTTTTCATTTAATTTATTTTAAACCTTGAATTATTTTATCCCCATATTTAATTCCATCAAATCCCATTTTTATTGCTTTTTCGGCAATTGCTTTAGACTTAAGGTTATTTGATTGGGTATTGTGTTGTGTGCTTAACTTTTCAAAATTAATGTTAGGAAACCAACTTTTAGCTAAGATATCTATTGGGTCTTGACTATCTTTATAAACAATACCCAAAGAATTTGTATCTAAGAGATTATCAAACTCGATTTCATATTTATCATAACCATCAACTGGTGATATCATAAAAAAGTTTCCAACGACTGAATTTTCATTAATCGGCTTTTCTCTATAACCTATAATAGTTTTAGTATTTTTCGAAGGTGTTTCATTTTGTAATGATATATTATCTTCTTCAAGAGAAGTTAAAAATTGATTATCGTCATCACCATAAAAATTAATGGTATCTTGAACTTGGACTTCTTCTAATCCTTGTGACATTTCATATTCATATATGTCTTGAATTTTATTCAAAACTCTACAAGCATCGTTAAATGAACAATTTAATTTAATTGCAATAATGCTTTTGTTATCAAACATTGCCTTAAAATAACGATGATGACCATCACAAATATTAATATTTTCATCACCAGCAAGCCAAATTGGATGTTTATCGTCTATATTAACGCCAGAAATTTCATCGGCATACACTATTGATTGAGAAGGATTTATATTATCATTTTCATTTGGCGTTACTTCAATAACATCATATTCAATACCTTCATCATCTAATTTTTCTAAAACAATTTCATATGGGAAATTTAATTGGGGTAAATGATATGGTCTACCATTTTTTAACATACTAAAAATTTAATATAAATACTCTTATTTAAATTTTAGTATTTCTTCATGAATAACATGTTGATTCGGCCAATTTACTAATTTGACCATTGACCACAGTAACGATGTTAAATTGAATACCTCTATTATCCAACTCAGGTTTAATTTTAGTATATTCATCAATTTTATCTTGCAATCCACCAGCAAAATCATCATATGAAATAATATATTCCAAATCAGGATTATTATTAACATATTTCATGATAATATCACCTTTATCAGCATTACCTTTTTTCATAACAATTTCATCAACATGAATATTGTTCAATTTTAGAACATTTTCAAGTTGTGAACGTAGTTTTTCCTGTCTCGATGTTAATATAATAACATGAGTATCTTTAGCATTATTATCTGAAATTAATTTCTCTAAAATTTCTGGATATGGTTTTATATCAAAAACATTTGTATCGAGACTTTCTGGTCTACCCCACCAACCAGAATATTTAAATTTTTCATCATAATATTTTTCCCACATAGGTTTACCAATTTCTGGAGAATATGTGTTAATCAATGTCATATCAAAGTCGTAGGTACACAGTCGTTTAATAACTTTTTTATTATTTTTCGTAATCATATATTATCAATTTAAAACATTTTTTTTATAATTAAATCTCCATTACAATACCTTGAATTCTAATAGTATTTTTCAATGGTTTCCAATCAGTCAATTTATTTGACATGTATGGTTTACCTCCTTCAACACGATTAACTGCAATTGTAATGTGAGGTTTTACATTATTTGAAGGATAACCATCGACACCAACTGCAAATACTAGATTATTAATAGCATAATCAACAACATTAAGCGTAATGATTTTATTATTAATCATATCTCGTTTTGCTTCTGAATTTTCATCCAAAGCACCTAATTTAATGGTCATATGGTGTGCAATTATTTCAAATCCTAAAGGAATTATTGATTTAAAATATTCAACTAATTTATTTTTAGATGCATTATCTAAAACAACACCGCTATACGAAATATTTTTCATTATTAATTTTAATTAAATTATTAACCAGTTGATTCAATAAAATCAATTTCTTTAACAGTTATTTTATCTGGTGTAAGATGTGACTTAGAACGTGCTCTATGTGTATAAACATAAAATCCATTCTTATCTGCTCCCATACTAACTCCTTTAGTTTTTGACGATTTTTCAGTCAATTCTTTAGGTTTTATTAACCCTATTACTCTACCACCTTCATGATAATTAGAACCACTTGTTAAATACTTTAAAATCTCTTCCTTCATTTCTTTAGGAATTGATTTAGATTTTAATAAAGAATCTTTAACTTCATTATAAGATGATTTACCTTCATTTAAATTTTCATTATTATTTAAATTTAAAATAGATTTCTTCTCTTTTTTTGTTGAAAACACTAACTTATTACCAATCATTTTTAAATTAGTATTTAGTTTTTTCACATATTTTTCACCCAGACCTTTTTTTACGTATGCAATTGTCATATGTGGATGATATGTTGGGTATGTTAATTTATTTGGTAATTTTCTAAGTTCTTTATTGATTTTAGATAATTCATCATTTTTTATATCAAATTTAACCACATCAAAATCATCGTTTTCAAATATCGAAATCTCGTTAAATTCAATTTCAATTGGTTTTAGTTGAAATTTTTCTTTATATAAATCAAATACTTGTTTATTGGTAACATTATCTTTAAATCCATATAACAATGTTACATGTGGTTCATCTTCAACACCAAATTCATTATTTTTTTCATATAAATCGTTTTTATTAATTAGACTAGTATATTTATTCCAATTATTCGTATCAATAAATAACATTAATGCACCATATTCGATTTGATTTTCTTTTGATTCGTTTAACGTTTTTTTACCGATACTATTTAAAGCTGCAAACAATTCATCTTTAGTATTATGAACCTCATCAGCATATACTTTAATTAAAAGACTTTTCAACGCTTGTCCTATTTGTTGACCTTGCAAACCTTTTTGCATTAAATCGTTACCGTTTAAAGCTAACTCTATGGTATTTTTAGGATATTGACCATGTAATAGTTCTTGAGCAGCTTTTGATATTTGTTCCGGTAATATCTGACTTTGCAATGATTGTGGTGCAATTGAATACATGTTGTGTCCAATTGACCTTGCAATAGCTGGTGACATTTGTTGATTAACTAAATCAGAATTAAATGCCGTTTCCAATGCTTTTAGTTCTTTATAAGTTTTATCTCTTTTAGAATCCTCGGTACTAAACCTTTTTAAATAAAATTCTGATGGATTTTGAACAACACCATTCATCATTAGAAATAAAAATTCTGCCATAGTTTTAACTTGACTAAAATCTCTACGACCAATTTGTGATGGTTTTATTTCATTACCAAAAATTTGTTTAAATAATCCAGTTGATGATAATAATTGTACACCAATTAATGAATTTCCTTTTCTAATTATCTTATCTAATTCAGTTAAAATTCTTTCGGCAGCAATTTCATTAATTTTAGATACATTATTTTTAATCATTTCCATCGTTTTGGGTTCAATAGTAAATCCAAAACGACTAGAAAATTGTATGGCCCTTAACATTCTCAATGGGTCATCACTAAATGCTTCAGGATTAACAACTCTAATAATTTTATTTTTTAAATCTTCTTGACCATGAAATGGGTCAATTAAATTACCATTTATGTCTTTTGCAATAGCATTGATAGTAAAATCTCTACGTTTCAAATCTTTTTCAATCGGTAAAGCATGGTCTGAAGAAACCTCAAATCCTTTATGACCCCCTTCACCAGTTGGTTTTTCGGTACGAGGTATTGCTACATCAATATCTTCTTCAGAACCTTTAGGTTTGAATTTTAAAATACCAAAAGACTTTCCAACAGCATCTACTCTACCATATTTTGATAAAATTTCTTCAAGTTTATCCATAGGTATACCTGTGATGAGAATGTCCAAATCTTTCGATTCATTACCCAAGAATTCATCACGGACTGCACCACCAACTGAATATATATTACCACCAAGTTGTTCAACTTCTTGTTTAAATGGTAATTCTTGTAACGATATCATATTTACTTCATTCATGATATTATTACGCAACTTATTAGATTTTGTTACATCTAGTTCTGGAAATGATTTACCTTGATTATCAACTACCTTAGTATTTTCAAATGAATTTTCATTTATATGACCATTATATTTACTATCAACATATTGGTCTATTGATTCGTCTGTATAATCTAAAAGTCTTCCAATTTCACGAGCTTCTTCAGGTGTTTCATCCTTCAAATATCCACCTTTTTTTTCTAATATTCGATATAATTGCATTGCTTTTTTTAAACCTTCTTGAGATTTACGATATATTAAATGCATGTCAATATTATCATGATTTTGAACTATCTTAGTTTTTCCCCATCCATTTTTATTTAAAATATTTTCAATATCTGGATTTCTTTTAAATGAAATGAGTGCAACATCTTTATTACCATTAATCATTGCCTGTATTGCATCACTATCACGATATGCTTGTTTGGCATCAATAACTTCATTTATAGATTTAAACTCTAAATTATTAATATCGCCTTGATTGCAAGCAACACTAGTATTACCAATACCACCTAATTTACACTTTTTTTTTATTTCGACTGATTTAGAACCTGAACCAAATGATTTATTTCTTTCCTCATACATTGAGATATTGGCATCTAAACTATTATTAATGCTTGGTGATGTATCGTTAATATTATATGGTGGAAAATTATCTTGTCCAACAGAATTATTGGTACTAAATTTAGCACTACCATCTTCAGAAATATTAATATCATATTTTTCAATTCCTTGAGGGTATGACGAAGTGTCTGCAAAGCCAACATCGAACATACCTAAATCACCACTTTTCTTATATCCTAAATTTTTCACATTATAAAATTCAACACTATCAATATCATATTGTTTTAGCTCATCAATAATATTTAAAATACCGTTAAAAAATTTAAAATCTTCAGGATTTTTCGATAAATATGATTCTATTTGATTTTTATCAACATCAATATAATCAAAATCATTATAAACATATGCATCAATGAGAGTATGATAATCAGTATTAAAAATATTTTTACAAACATAATCCAATCTATCATACATTCTTTTAAAATACTCTGGATTAGTTTTCAATTTTTCTAATATGATTCCATATGTTTTAATTGAATTCGATTTAGTGCTAATTTCAAAAACCTTATATGGTAATGCAATATATTTTAATGGTTTACCAATAAGTTTAATATTTTCATATGCTTCACTATTATCTTTAGTAATTTTCAATATTTTATCATTACCAATATCATAAGCAACTCCAAATTTACCACCACCAATTGGTTTAGGATTTACGCCTAATTTATCACCTATTTCAACAGCAATTGCATCAGCTTGTTCTTTAGGATAATCTTCTTTAATTAAAAGTGGTTCATTGTGATAAAAATCTCTACTAATTAAATAATTCTGAAGTTCTAATAGGTTAGAATAAAATTGTTTTTTATTATCGACTTTATTAAGAGTTTCTCTAATATTATTAACACATTCATGGAAATTATCTGCCAATGTAGGTAAATTATTAATGTTAGTATTTGGGTATTTATTTCTATTTGAAACAAAGTTAATAAATTCTTCATTCACGACATTATCGCCATCGTCCACACCATAAGGTATTAATGCCCAATTACTTTTTCTAATATCATTATCACCATCAATATCATTTAAAACATCATCGTTACCTTCACCATGATTATATAATTCATACATTCTATATTTATTTTTTGTTTGTGGGTTATAATGAGTATCATAAACTTCATCATTTAAACCATAATCGGTTAATACAATCGAAGGTTGACCATTACGCAATACTTCACCATATGTACTAGGGCGACCCATATCGCCTGATGATTGGTTATAGTTTACCACAAAATCTGCTAAATTTGATGAAAATTCATTCTCCCAAAAAAAATCGTTTTCTTCTTTAGTTAATTGAGAGAATTCTTTCTTTCCCTTAACAATTAATTCATAATTTCTTAAAAAATGATATAATTTTAATAAACTTGGAATTCCGGTAATTTGTTTAATACGATTTTCAGTAACCTTTTTACCTTTTTCAGAAATCAACCAACTATAGTCATCTGCTTCATCGATTACTTTAGCAACAATATGTTCTGTATCATTATATGAACCAGCACCTGCTTCTGCTTCATTTTGTGCAATACCTTTTGGATTTTTTGCTAATTTTAAAACATAATTACCATCAATATCATAAACTGCTCGACCTGTACCACTACCAACGCTTTGAAGATAATTATCAATATATTTTTTCTTACCGGCAAATGAGTTTATTTTAATTAATTCGGGTAAATAATTTTGCTTAAATTCATTATATGTCATACTCTAAAACATTTACCAATAAATACATTAAATATGTGAAAAAAAAGCACAATTATTATTGTGCTTTAGATTTTCTTGCTTGTATTTCTCGTATAGTTTCAACGACCACTGATTTGATCAAATCTTTATTTTCGCGTAAAACCTCATTTATTCGTTCGACTGCATACATTTCAATAATAGTGTTTTTAATAGCTTCTTCAAAAACACTACCCAAATTTTCTGTTAAATATCCATTAACCATATTTCTCACACTTTCATTTAAAACACTTTCATTAATCTGTGTTGGGTATTGTTGCACATTATTAGGTAATGATGTTAAATATTGTTGATTATTATGATTAATATTACTATTAGGATTACGACTGCCACCATTAAATGTTTCAATACTCTCTGCAAGAGTTTGATTACTTTTCTTTCCATTAAATTGTTGATACATCATTTCCTCCCTATCTTCACTCATATCAATAGGTGTGGGACGATTAGGTCTTTGTGTTGGACGTTGATTATGTTGAGGAACGGTTTCATTAATATTATGAACACTAGCTCCACCCTTTTTATTGGCCACCTTATTTTCAACAACTTTAATTAATTGAGTTGAAGATGTTTCAACACCACTATGTCTAGCAGTTAACAATCCATTTAAAAAAGCATCGCGAGGTGATTGTCCACTACCGACACTTTCACCAAATTGCGATGGTGTTGAGATACGATTATGCTTTTCTCTATCAATCTCATTTTTTATCTTATTAAAATCGAATTTATTTGTCATTCCTATAAATTTTTATATTTTTTTATAAATACATAATTATTTGAAAAAAGTCCGTATTTTATATGGAATTGTTGTCAACAATTTATTCTCACTAACCTCAGTTTCACCAGCAGCTTGATTATTTAATCTTAATTTTGTTTGAGTACTGTTCCTAACATTATTAAAAAATGTATCATTAGCAGGTGCATTTTTCTTAACTAAGCTATCATATAAATATGGTAGCGAACCAACTATTGCGATATCTGGAATATTTTGCTTTTCAGCATCTTTCCTTGTAATTAATTGAAAATTATTTTTATTATCGATTACAACCAAGTAATTACCTTTTGCAGATTTTTGAACATGAGTCGCAATATCACTTAATTTAACAACATCATTACTTGTTATCTGTTTTCTATTCTTATTACCTCTACGAATACTATCCCATTTCTCCTTACTTATTTCTGTTTTAGTTTTAACATCAGGTTGATATTCTTTATCGTATTTATAATCAAAATCGGGTTCATTTTTAGTTGAAACATATGCAATAATACTTACCATATCCTTATCACCACCTTCATGATAACCTGCAGGAATTAACGGTAAACCATTATTATCATTAAATTTTTTACCAATTGGGTATATTTTAGTGATTTTAGCAGTATCAAACATTCTCCATCCCGGTTTTACTCCTTCAGAATCAGACCAATAATCATGATACTGACTATCTCCACGAGTAGGTTTATTAATAAAATGCCAACTATTTTTAGGATTATCTTGCCATGCTCTTAACATAGTTTTACCAGTAGCATTTGTTCCTAAAACATATGGTCTAACTACACGATAACCAGTTGCATTCTTACCGTCTTCATTTTGAGCATCATAATAAATATACACCCATTCATGATTTTGAATAGCTTTAATAATCGCATCTTGACCAACTGCTTCAGTCAATAAATAACGTAAATTCTTTATATTTTCAAATATTTCTTTATCTTCATTAATCATTACACAGTACCATTACCAAAACCATATTGATGATTTTTCGTATATAAATTAGAATTTTTAGCAAGTAACGTAGTTCTTAATTTCATGTCGGTCGCAGTACCAGCTTCACCATTATTTTGAGGTTCTCTACCCCTTTCATCACCATCGGCAACAGTATCTGGAACACCTGCACAATATTGATTAGAATATGTATATCCATTACCATTTTTCGACATTAAACAATTTCTCATATTAATGTCAATTACGGTACCAATCGAACCACCGGCATTCAATGGGTCTCTACCTCTTTCATCACCATCTGAAATAGTGTCACCAACACCTGCACAATATTGATTGGAGCATGTATAACCATCAGTATTTCTTGCCATTAAGCAATTTCTCATTTTCACATCGGTTGTAGTGCCAATTTCACCACCTTCAACTTGAGGTTCTCTACCCTTTTCATCACCATTTGAAATGGTATTAGGGACACCTGCACAATAAATATTGTTAAGTGTATATAAACAACTGTTTTTAGCCACAGCACAATCTCTGAAAGACGTACTATTCGCTAATAACCTACTACTTTCTTCAGCCATTATATTTTATATTAAACATCAAATTATTTATAATAAATACTTTTCATTCATATTTTTTAAATACCAATGTAATATATTCGATTAAATGTGGCACAGTATCAAGAAATTCCATTTCATTTACATCATACCAACCATAATTAGTATGTTCATTATTAAGTTTAACATCAGTCGGCTCACCATCATAACGGCAAGCAAATATGTGTTCAATACTATCCACATTTCTTTGAATTGAAAATGATTTTGTAAATTTATTGATTTCTAAATCAGTTTCTTCTTTAATTTCTCTTTCACAAGCTTTTTCAGGGCTTTCACCTTTTTCAATAGCACCGCCAACCAAACCATATTGACCATTGCCCCATCCATTTTTTATGACACCTCTTTTTAATAATAAAATTTTATTATCGCTATTAACAATTACTGCAACAGCATTTTTTTGTTTTTCTTTTTTCTTTTCATCCTCATTAATGGTTTCGATACCTTGTTTAGGCGTATCATATGGTTTTAATTCATATCTAAAATTATCTTTAACATCTCTTTTCACATCATTACCAACCTTAACGGCATTCCTATCAGCGTTTAATGTTTGTTCAATAAATGCTTTCATATGTTCACCACCGGCAAGCATATATTGTATCTTATCACCTGTTTGTGGATTAAAATAATCAAAAAAATTTTTCAATCTTTTCATTGATTGATATGTCAAATACCCACTATTTAAAATATTTTTTGCTCGTTTAATACCTTCACCAGTAGGATTTGATATTAGAGTAGTTCTAATCCTTTTTAGGATATTATCAGGCACTTTATATTGTTTATCTTTAAGATATTGGTTCATATAAATCTAATATTTTTATTTTCCTTCTAATAAATTCTTAATTTTATTAACATCTTTTTTATTCATTTTGTTAATTAAATCGGCAATTTTCTCTATTTTTTTATCTCTTACTTCACCATCATTAGATTTTATTGGTAATTTATCTACAACCCTATCTACCATTTTATCCTCAACAACCTTATTTTCATCAATTTGTTTTGATTTATTAAATGATTTCTTAAAGTGTTTTTCAATAATGTCCAAAATCTCACCAGCAGTATTAGACCCAAAAATTCCTCCATTATCTAAATCTTCACCACTTGATAATTTTCTGAAATCAGATTTTAATTTATTTGGGTTTCTATAATAATATTCAAGAATTTCCTTGTATCTATCATAAACATATGATGATAGTTCTTTTAATAATTCTTCTTGTTCTTGACTTTCCTTACCCTCCATAAAAGGCATTAGAGTAAAACCAAAGCGACCCAACATATCATAACGATATGGTTGAGTCCCTATTTTTTGGTTATAATCTGTAGTATTATTTGCCTGAGTATCTGCATTAGCATCATACTGAGGAATATCATTATTTCCGATTAACTCTCCATTACCGTCAACAATTTCAAGTAAATCTTTTTTTGTATATTTCATGATAAGATGTTTTCATATAAATACTAATAAATATTAATATTCGCCATCACCACCATCAGTTGAATCTAAATATTCCATTGCTTGTTCATCAATACTACTCTCACATTCTTCAACAAACATTTCAAAAGCATTTGATGCATCAGGAACTTCAGCAAATAAAGATTCCATCGTCAAATTCTCCGGAATATTAAATTTGGATTTAAAATCATTAAAATATTTTTCCCTTTTAGATTGTTGAGCTTCAAGAAATAAATCTCTATCCGTTTTAACAACTAATTCACTAGCACCCAATGCTTTAATTTTCTCTTCTTTAATTCTTTCAAGTTCAATTTCAACATCACTTTTAGGAATCTCAACAGAATCTCTAACAATTTTCAAAAACACTCCATTATATTCACCAACACTATAATTCGAACCGTTTTTAATTAAAACTAAATCACCTATTTGATATTCGTCATTAATTGATCTAATTAAAGGTTTGTTGCTTTTCATCATTTTGTCATTTAAAAATTGCAAAGCATTTTCATAAATTTCATAATGAACTTTATAACCATCATGCATTTTAAAACCATCCCAAATTTTACGAGGGTCATACCCTGTCTTATTCCAAAAATCAACTTCCATATCTTCAAGATACATTGCTTCATCCAAATCATCAAGGTCAAAAGATTTTAATTCTAATTCATTATTCAATGGATTAAATTCACCCTTTTTTAATTCACCAGCATTTTCACCTTTTTTTATGATTTTAACAGGTATTTTCTTAATTACTTCGGGATCAAACCCAACTAAAATAGATGTAATTCTCTTGTTAAAAGCATCGAGATATTTTTCATAATTATATACACCCGTCATATTAGGATTCTCTTGCAAATCTTCATTACTAATTAAAGTAGATGCCATTCTCATTTCATTAGTATCTTTATCCTTAATCATCTTTGAATCACCGTGAGATTTAACATAACCAGTATTCACATAATAAACAGTACTATCTAATTCAGGTTCGGGAGGCATGTAATTAATAACAGCTTTAATAATATCGTTAATCTTTTTAGGTTCTTTTTCAGGATTAATAAAACCTAATCCAATTTTATGTTTTTCAAATAATTCCAATGCTGTTTTTTCACGTTTTGCAATTAATAATTCCATATGTGCTTGCATTGCCTTATCTCTACCATTTTTATTAGTACCTCTATTTTTATATCCTTTTAAAGTCATTTTTATCTTACTCTTACTTGCAATTTTCTTTAATGGAATTTGCATATAACGAATATCTTCAGCATAACTATAATAATAATCAACAAACTCCTTACCTTTACCATGAAGAATTAAATCCAATCCCTTATCAATAAATTCCTCAATATATTCTGGCATGACTTTAGATTTAATAGTGTTACCGGTTAATTTGATTTTTTCCTTCATTTCACCAGTCTTCTTATCTTTAGCTAATGACAATGTAGCATAATTAATACGTGCAAGATTCAAACATGAAATACTTTCACCATCATTATCGACACTCATATATGGCTTAGGCATTTCAGTATCGTTGAAATATTTTATTAAACCAGCAATACCTATTTTACCCCCATATTCCCACATTTCTTCAATATTACCTTCAACATCACATTCAATAATACCATTTTCAGTAATTTTAAACTTAGTCGTTGAGGGAATTTGAAAGTTAATACCGTCTGTTACAGCTAATAATGCCAAACAATCATATTTACTAAACCAATTGATAGCATGTCTCAATTGAATACGACCAACACAAGTAATTTTACCGGCACAAACATTATCAGACCAGTTAAAACTAATGTTAGAACCCAACGCACCAAACAAAGAGTTGTTCAAAATCTTGATAGGTAGTTGTTTAACTTTAAACATCGCAATATCTTCAGGAGTCAATGCACCTGTGATATATTTATTATATGTTTCAACATCAATTTGTTTTAACAATTCAATTTCTTCGGTGTTTAACTCATCACCACCACCCATTTTCTTATAAATGTTACGTGTTGTTGTTAAATATAACAACATTTTTTTCATAACACCAGTAATGTCAAATATTGGAAAGACGTCCTCGGTCAATTGAATCATTGGGTATAGTGATGCGTAGTCAATCTTAACGATTTTTTTAGTATAACCCTTTTTAAAAGTACGGGCCAAACCACCGCTAAAGTTTTCAAAAACATCTGGAATTGGGATAGCTAAATTATTTTCATAGCTCCATGTTGTTAATAATAAGTTCCAGATACTGGCAGTACCCATAGTACATATTCTTTGATATGTCGTAGGTACAATTTTAGCCAACATAAATGATGATTGATTATATAATTCATCAACTTGTTCGGTTTCCCAAAGGTCATCAAGTAAATATTGTTTTACCAATTTTCTACCATTGATGAACAATGTCATATTTTTTTCGACACTATTTTTTCTAAACCATTTAATAAACTCCTTATTTGCATCAAGAAATTTTTTTCTAACTAATTTATATTGTTCTTCGTTAATCTTGTCTTTATTTAATTGAAGTTTATATAAATTAGTAGCTACTTCTTGATACTCATCAGGTATTTCAATATATTCATTTTTAATGTTTGAAATAAAAACTTTATTTTCATCATAAAATCTTCCAATTTCATTATCCTCACCTTTAATATATGTACGATTTTCTCTTGCAAAATTTTCGAATTTTGCAATATATTTCAAGTTAGTACGTTTCAAATCAGTATTAACTGCAGCAGTTTTCTTAGCAGCATGAAGAGTATCGATTATTGAATAACCCCACATTTCGGTGGCCGTGTATTTATCACTATTCTTACCATACTTCACACTAACATTATTTCTTCTTTTTAACTGAACCCCTTCTTTAAGACCATTAGGTAATTTAGTAATATCGATTTTAAGAATCTTTGCCCTTCCTAAAATAAATTCAAAGTCAAATTCTTCAGAGTTATGACCTAAAATCACAGCAGGTCGAATATAATCAATAAGATTAAAAAAATCTTGAATTAATTTTATTTCAGATTCATCATCATTACGTTTTTCTGCTTCTAAAATAGTTTCAAACCCTCTATTGTCTCTAACACCAATCGAAAATACTCTAGCAATTTGATATCTTAAACCGGTTGTTTCAATGTCAAATGTTAGTCGATGTACGTTTTTATATTGTTCAAATCCTTTGAATAACCTCGACTGTGTTGAAATTAAAAACTGTTCATTAGTTCTTGGAGAATAAAATAAATCGCGATTTTTGTATATAAATTTACCTTCATCATCCCTAATTAAATTGCCAAAATCATCGGTTAATTTATCATGTGGGTCAATACCACCGTCCCTAAGATACCTAATAATATCATCATAAGACCTATGACTAGTTAGTTTATAACAATAACCATCAACAAGTCTCTTCTGATTTCCAGTTTCTAACTTAGTTATAGTCACACCATATTTAATACGTTTGCTTTCAATATACGATTCATTCGAATTAGGATATAATATTTTACCTAATCTCGATAAATCTTTCATATACATGAAAGGTTCGTATTTAATATTTACTATTTTCGGTTGTTGATTTGGTTCATGAATTATACATTCGGCGTAATTAGTTTTTTGGTCAGTTTCAACATTAACCAAATATTTAATATCCTTGTTATAACCATCAAGGAATTCTTTTATTTCGCCTAAAACTTTACGTTTATCCATTTTTAATATCCTATTTTAGTTTCAACATTTTCAATACGATCAAAATCAATACTCAATTGATACGGTTCTTGTAAAGGAGTTAAATTTTCAAAATAATCAATACCGTTTTTATCAACAACATTATATTCAAATTTTCTTAATTTATAAACATATTTTTTAATCAAATTATTATGATAATTCTTTGGAAAATCTCTCAAACCATAATAATTGGTATTAACGACAGTATCACAAGGAACGCATTCACAACAAGGTTCATATTCAATTAAATTATCGGTTTCCTTACCAATAATTCGAGGATTTTCACAACTAATGATTAAATCAAGATATCTTTGAGGCAACTCATCTACCATTTGAATTTTTTTCATTTTTGTTATCGGAAACGTTAATGGCATTAATTTATCACTGATTGATTGGTATGATTCATATATATGTTTTATATCATCTAAATAAGATATTGCATCATCATTATTAACATATCCGATTTGCACTTCATCATATTCCTTAGACTGTAAAAACAATAATGCTGCAATCCAAATCGGAACTTGTTTGAAATGTAAAGCATCGCTATAGTTTTTTACTTCAATGCTTAATACTTCTTTAAGAGTAAAAATTTTAATATTATTAATATTAAATTCTTGATTAAATTCTTCAAATAATAATTTAGTTCTATTCTTCTCTAATATTGTTTTATTTTTGTTATTAACAATATCGACATAAAAAGGATAAACATTATTACCCTCTTTAAGATTTTTCTAAATCAAATAAGTAGAATCTAAACCACCTGAAAATAAAACTGCAACATTTTTCATATTATTTAACTATTTCAATGTAAGTAATTACTTTTGTTTTTTGATTATAAGAATATTTATATTCATTATTAACATATTCATTGGTTATCAATACATTATTAACATCTTTAGGAAAAACACCAATAAACCATAATGCAGATAATGCATTATTTGCAACCAACTTATACGTCTTTTTTTTCTTTTTTATATCAAAATCTAAATGTTGGAACAAAGTATCGTCATCAAGAAAATATGCTAATATAGTAACAAAACCATTATAAACGCTATTGTAATATTTTTTTGATGATATGTCGATTTTATGTTCTAAAATCGAATTTAATAAAAAATCCTGAAAAGGATTTTTTCTCCAAGAATATTCACTTCCCATGCTTTTCTTTAATTTTACTAATTAAATCTTTAATAATACTTTGGTCAATGTTCGATTCATATTTTTCACCATCGATCACTTGATTTATTTCAGCTCGTTTTTTTTCAATTAATTCAAAAATATATTCGTCAATAGTATTTCGACAAATGAATATATATGCATTTACAGCATTTTTTTGACCAATTCTAGCACATCTATCTGTACATTGATCTAATGTACCGGGTGTCCAAGGTATTGTCATAATACCAATTTTACTGGCAGCTGTTAATGTTAAACCTTCTTTACTTGTTGGTTCAGAACCTAAAAAAATTTTAATAATACCATTATCATTTTGAAAATCCTCTACAATATTAGCCCTATCTGTATCGCTAACATCACCGGTATGTAAACCAGATATTTCAGAATAAATTTCATGTAATTTAATTAAATTTGATTTATAGTAATCAATTAAAACAAATTTTTCATCAGATTCTAATACAGAATTAATAAGTTCTTTTATTGATTTTATTTTGATATGGGAAGTATATTCTCTTAATTTACCCATGATTGTTAATGGATTTTTAATTTCCTTATTAATAAATTCATTGGCAATACCTTTTTCTAAGTCATTATAAATTTCCATTTCAGCATCAGATAAATCAATCAATATTTTTTGATATGTTTTTTCTGGTAAATCTTTTAACACTTCTGATTTTTTCTTTCTATATGTAAATGGAGATATTTTATCAAACAATTCTTCATATTTTGTTTGTGACTCATTGACTGTCCACCCATAACCATCAATTCGATAATTCAATCCGCAATAATATTCATAAAAATATTGTTTTGTTGAAAAATCTAATGGTGATATTTGATGCAATACGTTATATAGCTCCATTGCTTTAGATGGTGCAGGTGTTCCAGACATAAATACCTTAGATATTTTACCTTCGTTAAATATTTTATCATTAAATATTTTAACAAATGCTTTATAAATATTAGATTTACTCGATTTAATTCGATGACATTCATCAACAATTAAACAATCGATTTTATTAATATTTAATTTATTAAATTTAGATTTTGTTTTATTAAAATCAGATGAATTGAAATACTCGTAATTTGTTATTATATATTTAGCATCTTCAATTAAACAATCATTTTTTTTACCGATAATAAATGCATTTGAATTAGTGAATTTTTTTATTTCATTATAATATGTATATTTTAATGAATTAGGTGTTATAACAAAAACTTTATTAAAATCATTCATTTCAACATATCCTATCGAAATAATACTTTTGCCAGTTCCCATATCCATTGCCAATAAAACATTTCTAACCACATTTAAAAACATAATGCTTATTATTTGATGTGGATATAATGTTACATTATCTTTTAAATACTTGTGAGTAATTTCACGATATTTTTCATAAGTCGATTCTAATTCTAATTTATATTTAACCCAATCATCTTTTTTTATATTTAATTCAGCAATTTTTTTTTGTTTTTCAACATTTTTAATATTAATATCATTAATATTATTAATAAAAATCTTTCGACTATCATTATTACCAAAATCAAAAAAAATTTTATCAGACCCTTTATATTTTTTCATTAACAAAAAAAGAGAATGTGTCGATACTTTCCACACAGAATTTAATACATCCCATTTTCTAGTTTCTTTAGGTAATTCTTTAATTCTATTGACTAATTGTTCATTATAATTAAATCTAAGAATATATTCATTTTTTTTACCTATTCTTTCACAGAAAATTCTTAATAATATATTGTCCATAATCATACAAAATTACTAACTTATTTATTTATTCCAACCATTTTTTATAAAAAATTGGGGGTTATAAATAAAAATGCCGGTGATTTGAGAGGTAATAAAATATATTGGGCTTTTTGAGAGGTGTAGAGGTGGGGCATCAAAATATGGTGCAAGATATAAATTTAAAAAATCACATCATGACTATTCTGTAATATATAAGAAAAATTGGATTAATTTATATTCATATATGTTAAATCACAGTAGTTTTAGTAATTGAATCCGATATGATTATATTAATTTGATTATTAATCGGTAATTTAATCTTACCGCAATTACCATTATTATCTATTGGGATAAAATCTATAGTAAACTCGCCCAAAAATCTCCCTGTTTTAGAAGTATCATTTAATCTAAATTTATATGATAAAGTATATTCAACTTCATCTGGGTATTCAGGTCTGTTTCTATTAATAAGTAAATTTGCCCCAACATTCGCAATACGATATAAACCATTGTCGGCATTTATCATTGAGAATGTTACGGCAACGTTTTCAAGCATATCTGGAGTAATATCATATTGCTCCATGATATGTTGAGTTAAAGGATATTTTAATTCAGGTAAAGTACTATCCTTTTTAATAAAAAAATGTTTAGAATTAAAAGTACTATAGTCCATTATCCAATATTTTCTTTATTGTTTTCATTAATGTCTGTCATCAATTTTTCTCGATTTGCTTTTGTCATATCAATTCTTTTCTTAGCTGTTGCACCTAATCCATCACCAATTAAACCAATCATCAATGCTTCAAAATTAGTTAAAGGATTTCCAACAAATTGACTATAGAAAATAAATAACACATATGTCGATAATATTGTTGCTAAATATCTTTTCCAATTATCGTGATACCAAAATTTCCAACTCCATTTTTCGGGAGTCGCTTTACCATCCTTATCGCGTAAACTAGTTTCATTTAAACCGTATATTGCATAACCAATAAATAAAAACCAAATAAAACCAAATAATTCGATGAATGTATAATCACCAAATATTACTTTAAGTATTTCATTCATAATTTTCTGTTTATCATAAATACTTGAAACAAGTATAAACTACAATATATTTTTAACTAGTATGTGATGCATCATTTGTATATATGTTTTAATATCCAATAGAACAACCAAAATTAACTTTACTCCAATTTATAACCTCCATAATTTCACCATCAACATGATATGCCGGTCTTAATTTAACTGTTGCTGCGACATATTGTGTATCAGAAATATTTGAAGATGGAAATGGCGATGAACTTATATTGATACTTTGTCCAGATGGATATGAAATATATGCATCAATAACACGATAAGCATCACTAGTATTGTCAAATTCTGAACCTTGAGTGATTGTTGTTGTAATATTTCTAACTCTGTATCCTAATGCTAGGGTACAACCATACGCTATATTATATGATGAACCAGTTGGTATTATACTCACGTTCAATTGTTTTGTACTTGCATCAACAACAGTAGTCCAAGCACTAACAGTATAACCTCCATCAACAAAAGGAAATGAAGTGGGGTTTATTCTGCTTAATGCAACATATTCATCACTTCTACAACAACTACCATAACCAATACAACCGTTTGGATTTATAAATAAAATACAATTATCATTAACATCTTTTGCTGGTAATGTTGGCATTCCTATCGTACCGTTACAATATATTTCAAAAGCATTGCATCTTGCAGTAGTTCCCGTACCAACACCTATTTCATGAATAGTATCAGTTTTACCAATATTATACATGCCACTCACATGTGAATAATTAGCATTCGATATAGTACATAATCCTTCGGCATGAGAACTAGCACCACTTGATATTGTACCAGAACCCTCTGCATGTGAATAATTACCAATAGCATTACTAGCAGTTCCTTCGGCATGTGAACTACTACCACTTGCAGATGTATTTATTCCAATAGTAGTTGAGTAATCACCATATGCATAACTGCTATTTCCTCTTGAGTACGAATAATTTCCAATTGCACGACTATAATTACCACTTGCTTCTGAAGCAATTCCACAAGAGACTGCATTATATCCATGTGCAAAACTATAATATCCATAAGCACACGAATACCAACCAGCTGCAATACTACCATAATTAAAAATTTTATTATATCCACCGACAGCTAGTGATAACATAATATCATTAGTATTAACATCACAAATGATATTATTATAACCAATTATTAAAGATTGTGCACAATTTCCTGAAATCGTATTATTATCACCAATAATTAATGATTTTGCATCAATACCATTAATAACATTACTATTACCAATCATCACACTATTAGTAGTAGCGTTACCACAATCAGTTACTTGTTGCAACGTACCAATACCACCAGTTCCACCTGAAACAACTCCCTTGGATAAATGACCATCAGAGTTTACGTATAAAACACATGTCTCAGTGGTTTTGTTTAGTAATAACGGCAATGCAACAGTACTATTACAATATATTTCAAAAGCATTGCATCTTGCAGTAGTTCCCGTACCAACACCTATTTCATGAATAGTATCAGTTTTACCAATATTATACATGCCACCTACATGTTGGTAATTAGTATTTGCTATTGTACATAATCCTTCGGCATGAGAACTAGCACCACTTGATATTGTGCTTTCACCCTCTGCATGTGAATAATTACCAATTGCACTAACACTGATTCCCTCTGCATGAGAACCTAAACCACTTGCTATAGTACTATTTCCCTCTGCATGTGAATAATCGCCAATTGTACAACTTACACTTCCTTCAGTATGTGAGGCATAACCACATGCGGAAGTATCTTCGCCTTCAGCATGGGAATAATTACCATCAGCACTAACATTACAGCCATTGGCAAACGATGTTGTCCCAGTAGCCGTTGAACCACTATTGCCGATAATAACACTGTTAGTCGTTGTGTTGCCACTATCGGTTACTTGTTGTAATGTGCCAATGTCACCAGTTCCACCACCAGAAACAACTCCTTTAGATAAATAACCATCAGAATTTATGTATAAAACACATGTCTCTGTAGTTTTGTTCGATAACAATGGCATTCCTATCGTACCACCTGTATATATCTCAAAGGCATTACATCTTGCAGTAGTTCCTGTACCAACACCTATTTCCGTAACAGTGTCGATTCTGCCAATATTATATATACCACTCACATGTGAATAACTAGCATTTGCTATTGTACATAATCCTTCGGCATGTGAACTACGACCGCTGGCTATTGTAGCCTCACCCTCAGCATGTGAATAATTACCATATGTATAATTACAAAAACCTTCAGCATGAGAACCACATGCAGAATATACTTTATTACAATATCCTTCAGCATGTGAATAATCACTTGGTGAACAAACAGCATTACAAAAACCTTCAGCATGAGATGCAATCCCATTTGCAAGATTTAAACATCCTTCAGCATGTGAATAATTGCTACAAACAGCATTACAAAAACCTTCAGCATGTGAACCAGATGAAATCGCTCTATTACAATATCCTTCAGCATGCGAATAATTACCTGTCGAACAAACAATATTGGATAATCCTTCAGCATGTGATGCAATTCCACTTGTAACATTTAGACATCCTTCAGCATGTGAATAATTACCAATAGCACGACTACAATATCCTTCGGCATGTGAACTACATCCACATGATTGAGAACCACTTCCTTCGGCATGTGAATAATTACAATTTGCATGAACATTAAAACCATTAGCAAATGAAGTAGTTCCAGTAGCATTTGAAGTACTATCGCCAATAACGACACTGTTAGTTGTAGTATTACCACTATCAGTCACTTCCTGTAAAGTACCAACACCAGAACTTGTTGAAGGTGTTTGCCACGTAGCAACACCGGTAGCATCTGAAGTCAAATATTTACCGACACCGGCATTGGTATATATTGTAAATGTTGCACCCGTTTCAATATCTAAATTACCATAAATTTGAGTACAACCTGATAATTTCATAATATCGCCATTACATTGCTCAAATTTACTACTATCAAAATTAGGTTTAGTATCTATCATTATTATATTTATTATTAATATTATGTGATAATAAATACTAAAAAATATTGTTAATTTGACTTCGTCAAAAAAATAAATCCCATTAATTATGACAATTAATAGGATTTGAATTGAAAATTGTTATAATATTTTATTTTTGTTTATTTACGGCATCAATAATTTTATTGATATCGAATAAATTAACAGTATCATAAGGGAATTGTTGGATTTGGCCATCAATTGTAAATTGATCTAAATAACTGAATTTATTCATTTCTCTAACATAATTAGCATCTGGCGTAATATTGGTGTGAATATCATAACCAAATACTTCTGGTTTATTGCCTATCCAAACAACGGTACTTGGTAAATCCAATGCTGCCGCAACATGCTGAGAAAAACTATCAATGAACAATCTTTTGGTACTTAAAGGAAATACAGCATACAATTCCCTAAATGGTAAATTTAATAATTCGGTGCCTTGTAATGCTGGTTGTTCAGGAGTCCTTAAATGTAATATTCTATAAGATTTACTATAATAATTAACCAATTTTTGAGCTATTTCGATTGGCATATCCCTGAACCAAGATTTATTTGAATATTGATTGGCAGGGGCACCACCATGAGTTTGCAATAACATTATTGGTTTACCTAATTCAGGTTTTATTTTATCTCTGGCAATTTCAAGCTCCCTTGGGTTAAGGTAAATCTTAGGTAAATGTCCATCAGATTCAATACCATACATATCACACCAAGAATCAACTAAATGTTTACGTTGAAGAATATGGTCTTCGCTATGATAAACCTCGTGACGGAATATTTTTGTGGTTGGTTTAATGAAATCTGTAAAGAAATATTGCATCTGACCAAAGGTATAAAATCTAAAAACATCTGGATTATAAAAGAAAGGTCCATCCCATGCACAAACAACAACTAATTTATAATCAGGATATTTCTTTTTTATTGCGCGAATTACTGCAGTAGCTATCACATTTTTTCCATGTCCGCCAGATATTTCAAGTATTGTATATTTATCATTGTCCATTATTTTATCTTCTTGAATTTGTTTCATAATATTTATATTTCCAAATATAATAATTTTTTATACTTTTTTATAAATACGATAAAATAAACGAAAAACTGAATTTTTGTAAAAAAAAAAATGAGAAATTAATATTTCCCATTTTTAAAATATTATCGTTAGTTATTTATTATAACGAAGGAGAAGATAAACCAAGAACCTAAAGCATTATTATAAACTAGTTCTAATGCACCGCCATCGGCATTAAGAACCGTTCAAAAAAATCTAAGAAAATTAAGTATCTTAATTTTTTCATGTAGCTTGGCAAGTTTCAATCTTGTTTTATTACAATTATTATTTATTATTATGGTATAAATGAAATAGCGCTCCAAAAATTAATATTATTAACTAATGTCAATGAGCCGTAATTAGTGTTTATTAACGCATCTTGGCTACCAATAATATTAAGAGTGTTACTACATATCGTTATATTATTTGTTAAAGCATCTCCAGTAATATCAGAAATCGTTATTTTCTGACCATTTGAAGGAACATTTGGTAAATAAATTGTTGAACCGCCACTTGCTCCAATAAATTCACTACTTGTTGTTGCAGTATATGTTAATCCTGTTAAATTATAAATTCTCATCTCATTCGATGGTTCATAATATACAATATCTTGATAAGCACCTCTATGAATTAAATTATAATTATATGCAATATTAAGAATATCAGTATTATTACCATGTTGTAAATATTTTATAAGATTATCATATAAAACACCTTTATTATAATTAATTGATGTGTTTTTTAATTTTAAATTATCATTTGATATAAACCCAGCATCACTACCATATTCACAATCGACAACATCATGTGTTGATGAAATATCTGTTTTTAAATATGAATTTCTTAAATGAAGTAAATTTGTTACATTTGAACTCGCAACATTAGTGTCTTGGAAAATACAATTATATGCAGTAATACTATTACCACTAACATTAGAATCTGAAGAACCACCAAATGTCCAAGCAATGTTGTCATTATTATATGTTGTGCAATTATATAAAACAACATTATTATACATTGTTGATGCAAAAGCATTATAAAAAATACCATATGGACCATTAAACAAATTATTACTAAATTCATTATTTAATATTACTATTTGTGATCCACGATATATTAAATAACCGGATTTTATAAATGAATTTGATACTTTAATCCTATTAAAAATAATATTTGTTGATTTTGCGCTTGTTGAAGACAAATATGTTACGACAATAAAACTACCAACATTCGTTGATCCAGTATATGATAACCCTAAATTAATGCCATAAATATTTTCGCAATAAAGATTTTTACAACCAGCAATATTAAAATAAGTGCTACTTGCATCATTTAATAGTGCTGAGTTATTAATGGTAATATTTTTCATAAACATTTCCGAAACTTCTTGAAATATAAAACACGCAGTAGCACCAATATTACCAATAATATTATTTAAATTAATATTATTAATATTAATAAAAGATGAATTATTTCCAATACGTAAACAACTTGAACCGTTTCCTAGCCAACAATCATTAAAATTCAAATTATTAATGTCAATATTATTCCCATTAATTCTTATAATTGAAATATTAGTAGTATTAGCACTAAAATTTATAAATGAAATATTATTAATTTTAAAATTATTACTATTAGCCAAAATGATATTACTGCTACCATTAAAATATGGCAAAGAATCACCACCAGATATTAACGGGTTTTCATTTATGTTTGTTGAATATAAATTATAACCATATATTTCGATATAATTATTATTTACAGTAATCCCAGTTGATCCAGTTAAAATATATTTTTGATTTGCAATGAATATTCGAGTATATGCCGATACACTCTCAATACCATTTTTTAAATCAGTATATGCATTTGCCCACGAACTACCATTATTTGTTCCACCAGTTGCAGCACTATCAATATATATTGTCTTCCAAATAATATCGATACCATCATTAAATGTTTTTAAACCACTAATACTCTCGCTTGAAGTTTTATTAACATAATCAGATGAATAATTTATTGTTCCACCACTGTCAGATATCAATATTTTATTAACACCTTGATTACCGTTAATAAATGTTAATCCTGATGTATTTATGTTTGTTGTTTTTAATGTATTTCCACTAAATTCAAACAATGAAGAACTGTCGATTAATTTTAATGAATTATTATTCAAATCAATGGTAGTATCACCAGTTAAATTACCACCAAGTACAAAATAGCTACCATTTGTACTAATACCATTACTTACCGAAATAGCACTAGATATACTACCATAAGTCAATTGACCACCAGTACCAATATACACAGCACAACCACTGCTAGTATCGCCACTAATTAAAGGTAATGCAATATTACCGTTGCAATAAACTTCAAAAGCATTACATCTTGCAGCAACAGCGCCTGCACCTATTTCTGAGATAGTATCGCTTCTACCAATATTATATCTACCACTTACATGTGAACCATGACCAATTGCAATATTACAATATCCTTCGGCATGTGAATAATTACCAATTGTACAACTACCAAATCCTTCTGAATGTGAATATAGACCAAAAGTACAATTACTTTGACCTTCTGCATGTGAACTATAACCACTTGCAATATTACATAATCCTTCGGCATGTGAATTTTCACCAATTGATATACTACTTTCACCTTCGGCATGGGAATAATTGCCAATTGCATTAACACCAATTCCTTCTGCGTGAGAACCTAAACCACTTGCTATGGTACTATCACCTTCGGCATGGGAATAATCACCGATTGCACAACTATAATATCCCTCTGCATGTGAACTAGTGCCGCTTGCTATTGCACTTTCACCTTCTGCATGGGAATAATTACCACATGATATGTTATAACTTCCTTCGGCATGTGAACCATAACCGATTGATGATGTGCTCTCACCTTCGGCATGAGAATATTCACCGATAGCATTACTGGTAGTTCCCTCTGCATGCGAATAATCACCGATAGAACAACTAGCATTTCCTTCAGCATGAGAACTATATCCGCTTGCTACAGTAGTCTCGCCTTCAGAATGTGAATAATCACCAATAGTACAACTACTCCCACCCTCAGCATGAGAATAACTACCAATTGCATAACTAATATATCCTTCGGCATGGGAACCCAAACCACTTGCTATTGAGAATTCGCCCTCGGCATGAGAATAACCGCCATCAGCACTAACATTACAACCATTGGCAAATGATGTTGTCCCAGTAGCAGTTGAACCACTATTGCCGATAATAACACTGTTAGTAGTGGTGTTACCACTATCGGTTACTTGTTGTAAAGTATCTACACCACCCGAAACAACTCCTTTAGATAAATAGCCATCAGAGTTTACGTATAAAACACATGTCTCAGTGGTTTTGTCTAGTAATAACGGTATTCCTATCGTACCGTTGCAATATACTTCAAAAGCGTTACATCTTGCAGTAGTTCCTGTACCAACACCTATTTCTGAGATTGTATCTGTTTTACCAATGTTATATCTACCACTTGCATGTGAATATAAACCACAAGATAGTGTACATTGTCCTTCAGCATGAGAATAAGTGCCGATTGTACAACTACCAAACCCTTCTGAATGTGAATATTGACCAATTGTTGTTGTTATCCTGCCCTCAGCATGGGAACTAGTTCCATATGCCTTAGTTTGAAATCCTTCACCATGAGAACCAAAACCCATTGCACAACTCTCACGTCCTTCGGCATGTGAAGAAACACCACTTGCTACAGTACTATCGCCTTCTGAATGTGAATATTGGCCAATAGCACTAGTATAAGTTCCTTCAGCATGAGAATGGGTACCGATTGTTATCGGACCCTCGCCTTCAGTATGTGAAAATTCGCCGATAGCACAACCATCACTTCCTTCAGCATGAGAAAAAGCGCCCATTGCATTATTACAACTTCCTTCTGCGTGTGAACTATAACCGCTTGCTGTAACATGATATCCCTCAGAATGTGAAAAATAACCATATGCTATTGTACATTCACCCTCAGCATGAGAAAAAACACCAATTGTACAACTACCATTTCCTTCTGCATGTGAACTATATCCACTTGCAATATTACAAAATCCTTCGGAATGTGAACTCACGCCTATTGCACAAGTATTATTTCCTTCAGCATGAGAATAATTACCAATGGCTGTAACATTCTCACCATTAGCAAATGATGTTGCCCCAGTAGCTGTTGACCCACCATTACCTATAATAACACTGTTAGTGGTTGTGTTGCCAAAGGTTGTTACATTTTGTAATGTATTACCACTTATATTAGTTAATACAAATTTTTTGGTAACAAGTGAATTGTCAATAAAAGTATCACCATAATCTTCAGCATATTGTAAACCACGTGGAGTAGTATTACTATCAGTAACAATTGAATCACCGTTAAATCCTAATGTAAATGAATTTAATTGTGTTAAATTAAGGTTATGCGTATAACTAACACCATTAATTGTCGTATCACCTGTTAAAGAACCACCTAAAACAACAACATTGCCTTGTTTAGTTAAACCATTGTCGGCATTAATTATTGGAGTATCAAGGCCAGTAATAATAGCTGCACTATCCACATATAATTTACCTGTTGCACCCGTATCTATTCTCACAGGTATTTCAGTACCGGTGGCAGCTCCATAATCTGCACAAACATCGATTTTACCTGTGGTAACACTACAAGTTAAACCATATCTAAATGTTTCATAGTCTAATTCAAGAGCAGTTGCATTAAAACATAAACCAGAATTTGTTGGAGATAATTTAACACATACTTGAGTACTGCTACCAATAGTTCCTGTACAAATACCATTACCGGCAACAACACCTTGTTGTCTGGAAAATGATGTGTATGTTAATGTGTCACCACTGTCAATAGGGTTTTGACTAACCAATACCCATTGACTATTCGAATTAGTATCTCCACTAATAACAGGAATCAAGTCACCATTAGAAATTTCACCACTTGGTTCGAAATTATAATCTTCTGAACGACCCCATGTTGTTGTACTTGCGGTATAAATACCATTTAAAGCACCGTCTGTTTGATCTTTAACAAGTACTCTATTGCCAGTTTCAAGAGTAATACCATCGACAGTCGTTAAACCGCTTAATGAAATATCTGTTGTTGTAGCAACCACAACAGCAGTGTGTATATTCAAACCTGTTGCAACACTATCGACATAATATTTAGTGATTAATGAATTATCATTAAAAGTATTTAAATAATTTGAGGCGTATTCAAGACCTCTCGGAGTTGCTCGATTATCAGTAACCAACATACCAACAGCAGCATTATAATCCAATGCAATACTAACCGCATTAGCATTATCTGAACTACTCGCAACACTACCTCCTTGTGATTTTAAATATATTCCACCATTAACTTTTGCATTTAAAGCAATATCCGTAGTATTATTCGTGCTTAAACAAATACCATTTAAATCGCCCAATGTTAATAATTGAGAACCGCTTAATGTTGTATTAGAATTTAACGTACCACCCAAACAAGCATCATGACTGCCTACTTTAGTTAAACCATTAGTAACTCCAGTTATGGCAACATTAGTAATTTGTGTTGTAGCAGTTAAAGTATTATTAGTAGTAGCGGTATAACCATTAAAAACAGATGTATCTAATTTATTAGCAATTGTTGTTAACATACTTGCAGTACATCCAGTAATCCATCCAACATCAGGAACTGAATATTGTGAATATGAACTATGATAATTATCGTCATATGTAGCAGGACTGTTCAAATAAATACAAATACCGTCTAGTACTAATGTAGTATCTGCACACACCTCTGTAGTTCCAGTACTTTTAAGAGATATTGTTGCTGAATTCACTTGAAAAGTACCAAGATTACTACTTAAAGTACCAAGATTTAATGCATTCGATTCACCACATATATCAGTATTGCCTGTTAAAGGCCCTCCTAAAATAACTGTATTGCCGATTTTACTTAAACCATTACTAGCATTGGTGAGACCAGTATTTACAATACCACTATCCTTAATAACTAAATTAGTGTCAAGAACACCTGCACAATACCAATATTCAATATTACCTACGTTAACTGTTAACCCAATATATCTCTGTGACTGTGCAATTGCCGTATTTACAGCACTTGCATTAGCATACGGTTGGTTTGAAGAGTTTAAATATTTCGCATCAATAGGATTTCCCACATTGATTTGAAAATTATCGTTCATTATTTTTGACATGTTCTTCTGTTTATATAATTAAATTATCTTTTTTATTAACTGATTATAATTGATGATTGAGATGTTTGCTTGTTTGAGATATAAACACAATATGTTTTATCATTCCAACAATTGTTACTAACACTACCAACACTTACAGGAGTAGGAAATAATTGACCAGCAGGGCTAACTGAACCACCAATACTACCATTGTTTAAAGCATCTACACACCAACATGTTTTAACTGATGCAGATGGTATTGCAAACCATAAATAATCATTAGCAGTACTATTAAATGGAATTGTGAAACTACCACTACTTGCCAACACTTTACTTCCTCCTGTAATCTGAGCAGGGGTTAATGTTGAGGGACGGTTTTCTCCAGCAGCCCCGGGGCAAGTACATAATCCCCAATAATATGGTAATAACGCAGTAATTGTACTATTTGAAGAACCTAGTGATGTTCCACAACTATTTTTAACACATCCCTTCCATTGTTGAGTTTCATTACAACTTGTAAAAGTTTTTGTTGCAATTGTTGCAGATTGTGGGGAAGTGGCACTAATATTATTTGCAATAACGGTGTTACCATCAGTAACATCAATAACACACATAGTATTTGCTGAAATATTATTGTTCGAAAATGACCATGTAAATATTTGACTTCCACTTAACACGGTACCGACTTCAACTGGAGTCGATAGTGTGCTAACACTAAATGAACTAAATGATGGTGCTTGATACGGTGTTAAAATTTCCTTAAGCAAACAATTCGATGTTTTCCCGGTTAAAACATAACCAGCACTTATACCTCCAACAGTAACTGTTGCAGGACTTGCTAAATCATATATTGTACTAATGCCTGTAGCAATGACAATAGAGTCATCAACATATTTTTTATCAACAATCTGAGTATTTTCAGTAAAATTGGGGTGAATTGAGTAATTCAAATTACCTTGGTTAGATACCACAGTATTTCCAGATAATGTTAATGTCTGACCACTACTTTGATATACTCTATTATCACTTAAATTAATTTTTGTATTTATTGACATAATTTCATGTTTTTTATTATTTTTCAGTTATATATAAATAGTTTTCTTTATCATAAAATTAATAATAACATTATTTAAATTATATTTAATTAATAAAAGCGATTGCACTCCAAGAAAAACCATTATTAATAAATGTTATTGATCCATAATCAGTATCTATTGTTGCTTGAGAATTTCCATTGATACACATACCGTTACCAACAATACTTATTGAATCGGCAAATGCATTACCACAAATATCTGTAACTATTATTCTTTGGTTAACTTTAGGGTTGTTAGGCAAATTAATTATGCTAGCACCACTTACACCAATAAAATCATCATTTTGAGTTGCAGTATAATTGGTGATAGTATTATTAACATAAACAGTATTTGAATCATTATCGACTTTTGCATCGACATAACCTTTATCAACTAAAGAACAGGTATTAGTAAATCCAGTTGAAATACATGTTGAATATTTAATGCCATCATTACTAATAGAATTATCATAAAAAATCGCATTAGTGTTATCCAATGTAATACCAAAACTACCACCAGAATAATTACTTGAATCGGCAATTACATTAAATGAATTCAATTTACTTGAAGAATTTCCTAAACTTAATATTTTTGAATTACCACAAATAGTAGTATCTCCACTTAATAATCCGCCTAAACCAATATAATTACCATTTACAGATAACCCATTATTAACTAATGAAGATAAATTAACATTTTTAACTTCATTATTTTCAATAATTAATAATGTATTTGTGGTACTTGCTGAAGCAACATTAGTTAAATTAACACTACCATTTAAATTAATAGTATCTGCACTAACAGTAAATCCTGATAACGTATCTAATATTAGATTATAATTATTTCCATCAATAGTCGTATTACCTGTTAATGAGCCGCCTAAACTAACCACGTTATTTACCAATACAATACCATTATTTGCAACAGTAGCTGCACTAGTTAATCCAGAAATTTGTGAACAAACATATTTTTTAGTAATAAGCGAACAATCACTAAAAGATTGACTATAATCTGCAGCATATTCAATACCTCTTTTAATGGTCGTATTATCGGTAACAGTGAATGATGCATTGGTGACATCGCCGCAAAACATGATATCTAATTTAGAAGCATTCATGTTTAAACATGAATAACAATTAGAGAAACCATTATATATTGACGTACAACTATTGTTAAGTACTATGTTACTCGATTGATTCGGGGAATTTAAATTAGTTAAACTTAAATTAATTGAGTTTGGTTTAAATTCTGCAATTGTATTATAAGAACTACCACTATTCAAAATATTAAGACAATATAAACCATTACCACAAATATTAGTATTGCCTGTTAAAACACCGCCTAAACTAACGTTTTGACCCGCTTTAGTTAAACCATTTGTTGCGCCAGTTATTGATTGTGATGTTAAACCTGTAACATATGCATTATCCGGAATCCAACGAGGATTTGATTTACTGTTTATAGAATAATCGCCACCATATTCGAAACCACTATTGCTTGTTGCATCAGATAATATTTTTGATGATTGTGTAATTATAATGGCATTATTAAGACCATCGTTAATAATATATGAAGTCGTTGTCGTATTGGCACTTAAAGCGGTTGTTGATATGGTTTTAATTTCATTAAAAGATAAATCAAAATCATTTAAATTACCACCAATACTCGTATTACCGGTTAAATTACCACCTAATACAACAGTCTTATCGTTCAATGTTAAACCATTTGCTACAGAAGTAATGGCACCTGTTATTCCAGATATTTGAGATTGTAAATATTGTTTGGTTATCAACGAACGATTAATAAAATTACTTTCATAATCACCAGCATTTACAAAACCCTGTGAATTATTAGTATCAAACACTTGCATACAATCATTCCCCAATCTAATTGATTGTACTCCTTCAGGTGTATTTGTGAACATTCTAACTAATTCACAACCTATTTGTAAACCAGTTTCTGAACAAGTAAAATTTGTACCACTAAACACTTTAAGGTCAATTACACCGGTACCATTAAATTTAATACAGGCAGAATCTCCACTATTTACATGTGAAAATCCTAATGAACATGACATCGAGCCAGAAATATTTGTTTGTCCGGTTAAACTTCCACCCAAAACTAAATTATTGCCCGATTTACAAATACCGTTAGCACTACTATAACTATTATCAACATAATATTTATGAACCAAATCACAATCATTGTTAATGATCACATTACTGCCATATCTGGCAGTACCACCAGAAAGTATTGATAAAATATTGTTATTATTGATATTATAATTAAAACATCTACCACTATAATCAATAATAGATTTAATATTATTATTTGAATCATATTTATCAATAATTTCTTCGCACGATAAAGTATTACCTGTTGAAATCCAAGTTTCTTTATTATAAATAAAATTACTATTTCTACTATGAATAATATGTGATGCAACATCATCATCGGTAGTTTGAATATTTATTGCGTTATAACAATTAATATTAGGTGCACTATAAACATTAAAATATCCATTAGTTCCATCGACATCCAATTCAATACCTGCACTACCCTCACTTATATTACCAAATAAACTAACATCAAAAGCGGGACTTGTTGTGTCATGTAAAAAATTAATACATGAATAATTATTTTTATCTTGGATATGGAATGTTGGTGTGACAACACATAATGCAGTCAAACCAGAACTAACATTACCCAAATTTAATGTATGTGCACCACAAATAGTAGTATCTTGATTCAATAATCCACCAAGTCCAACGTATGTATTACCACTAAATAAACCCAAACCATTTGTAGCACCACTTAAATTGCTAGTACCACCACCTAATTGTTTTAGAATTAAATCGTTATCAGAGACACCATTTTTCCACCAATATTCATCACCATTGATGTTAACAGTTAATCCAATGTGTCGATATGTCGTAATTGTAGCAAGTACTTCTCCACAACTTGCCCAAGGAGTAGATATGTTCATATATCTATCATCAAATGGCTTTGTGGCAGAAAGTCTATAATTATCGTTAATTAAAATTGCCATATATTATTTTAGTTTATTGTTATAATTATTAATATAAACACATTGATATATCTGTAGCGGTGGTTGTCACTCCACAAGTAACATATACTTCATATGCACAACCAGACCAACATCCTTGCCCTGAACATACATTCACATTACAATATGTTGCCCATAAATTACCAGTCCCACCAATATCACCAGCATTTGCAGCACAAACCCACCATTTTGTTTTAGTTGCCGCACATGCAGGTGCTGCAAACCATAAATATTGATTAATCGCATTAAAACATATTGGTGTACTTGAGGTAACATTTGAAAGGACCTTTGTACCACCGGTGACAATATTATTTGTAATAACATCATTAGAACTAGTACCATAATAATATGGTAAAATACCTGTAATATTAGCAGTGGCGGCAGAAGTATTACCTGATGATAATGCTGTACAATATTGGGTTCCTTTACTTCCTAATGCCGGATAACCAGCATCATAGTATGCGCACACACCCCATGTTTGACTACCTGAAACAATGACATAACTATTTGTCGTTCCAGTAGCGCTTAAACTAGTACACGTTTGTAATCCAGATGGCATACCTGTACCAGTAAAACAGTATGCATTAGGTAAACCACTTCTTTTAGGTGATAAACTACAGTATTGTGGATTAATACAACCTTGATTAAACGTACCTGTAACAGTTTGATTAATTACGCAACCAATTTCTAACGTTCCTGAAGTACTTAATATCGCACTTGTTGATGGAGCAGTTACACTACCAAACAATTCTGGCACTAATAGGTCTTGCATTATACAACTAATTGTTTTTCCAGTTAATTCATATCCAATTGTTATACCACATAAATTAACTGCTGAAGGTGATTGTCCGACATATAATTGACTATCTGTTGACGTACTTGAGTTAATAATAATCTCATCACCAATTTTTTGAATAGTAGTTCCACCACTACCAACAAGAGTATTAAAACTTAAATTATTATCAGTAACGCCTGTATAGATTGTAGTACCAGTACCATGACTAGTAACCCCTGTTATGGCATTTGCAATAATATTAGCAGTACTTGCAGTATATTCGATAAATTCACTAACTGTTTGATATTGGTTTAAATCAGGGGTACCTGTCATACCACTATATGGGTGATAGTGGGTAAATATTTCACCAGTTAATTTACTTTCAATTGTTGCTGTGGTTTCATTACCGGTATTAGTACCACTTTGATTGTTTAAATTAGTTAATTCGGATAATGATAGGTGATAACGTTCATTACCATTACCTCCTTGTAAACCGGCTAAATCATTGTGTAACGTAATTAAAGGTGATTTAAAATATGATGTATTAGTAGTACCATTATAATTTAATGATAAAGTATAACTACCACTTGCACTCACAAAAGAAATTTCTCCCAACTTATCAGTAGGTAAAACTGCAAATGCTGGTGCAGATATTGTTGTTTGTAAAAAAGATACCGTGGTATTCTCTATCGATGAAGTTGTGGCACCAAATAATTTATTCCAAATATTACCAGTAACACCTGTTTCATTAACATAACCAGTAGGGACAACAATATTAACTACATTATCATTAGTTTTACCACTTATTAAATAAATTCCCGAAGGTGTTTTTAAATAAGAACCAATTGTATTTGTTGTACTTGCAGTAAAATAAGTACCTGTAAATTGATTTGATGATATTATTGCAGTTCTATTGTTAGCACTACTACCAGTAATTGTAATAGTACTTCCAGTTATTAATACGGTTTGATATATTTGGTGTATTAAATATGTTGCACCAGCACTATTATCGACATATAAATAATCATTAAATTCCCAAGTACCACCATCAACAATACTTTTATTAATAATATTGTCACCTTCCCACGCAGCAAAAGCACGACCATCCGAAGCACTTAATCCGGCAACAATTAATGTGCTTCCAGTAGTTACAGGTAATTTAGATAATGTTGCTAATTGAATACCATTACCACCAGTACCATCTGCACTGATACCCGCAGGACTTGTTCTTGAATTTATTATGGGGGTTGCATAATAAAAGTTAACACCATTACCAGCACTAACACTACCTAATGTAGCATTGACCCATTCAACTCCATTATATTTAAGAATTTCATCAACCAAAGCAGTTGATGTATTTACATCTGCTAAATCATTAAGTCCCAATATTGGAATTATGTCAACAAAAATTTTACCATTAACACTATTTTTAGTTAATAAATGACCAATATGTACATTAACATTAGGCGATGCTGGTACAACATTAGTTATGCCACCAGCAACAGTTGAGGACAAATAAAGTTCATCACCAACATTAACATTAGTAAATTGTCCATTAATAGTATCAAGTTTATTAACATTACCTTGTGTTGTTATAAAACCAAAATCATTTATTTGTATATCTTGGGTAGTAATTCCAATTACAGATGCTTCTGTAATGCCGGTAGCAATTGATAATCCAATTGTAACTGTATCAACACCACTACCACTATGAACACCATTATTATATACTAATGAACCGTTAGGTATTACGTTTCCAGTGGCATTGTAAACATATCTAACACTTTCTTGACCTAATTGAAGAGTACTGTCATCACCAATATCAACACTTATAGTCTCATAATTATCATCATAATACATTCTACCTTTAGTATGACCGGTTATTGATGATGTTAAAGGATTTGGGTCTAAAATAATTCCTTCATGGAAAATTGGTTGACCGTTACAAATATCTTGAGATGTTGTTTGATCTAATTTTAAATAATTTCCTGAAGTATATCCTGTTAAATATCCAACACTTGGTATTGATGAAGATGTATAATAATTACTATAATCACCACCATATTTTAATCCACCGTTATCGTCCATTGTAATTGAACCACCTGAAAAAGAAAATATTAAACCTTCTTTATCAATACCTAATATTGTACTATTACCACTAGTATTAACTTGAAATTCATTAATATTTGAAATAGTAAATGTTTGCCCATCACCATTGATTGTAGTGTTACTAGTCAATGTACCTCCAAGTGAAACAATACCGTTGTTCAATGTCAAACCATTGGTAGCTCCTGAAACAGTGCCACTATCACTAGATTTGAATTCATTCCAACCATTGCTATTGCCAATATTATTATTATCAATTAAAATATAATATTTAGTATCACCACTAACATAAACAACTGTTGAATGTTCTTTTAATTGGTCAGTATATCCAGATAACGCATATAATTCAGATAAATCAGTAACACCACTTCTAAATCCACCTCTAATAAAATTACTATCTGCAAAAGCATTTACTGGGTTATTATGTTCATATATATCAGGTCTTTTAATTGCCATGTTTTTATAAATTTATTTTTAATATTATGATAATGCCAATGTATTATTTGTAAATGCTCCTAATGCATTACTTTTATAAACACTATTTGTCACAGTCTGACCATAATAATTAGTCACGATGACATCACTTAACTTAGTAAATGCACCTAATACAGGTGCAGAACCATCTAAAATAATATTACTTAAATCACCAAAAGAAGATGGATATGAAATATAAGTATATTGACTAGCTGTTGCAGTCACTGAACTTAATGTTCTTATTTTTGATATCAATAATACTTCATTATGTAATCCAACAATTTGTGCACTTGTTAATACAGTATTTGAGTTATATCCATAATATGAAGCAAATCTTAAATTAATTACATATACTGAACTAGTTGTAGTTTGATATTCGTCAGTAACAACGATCCTATATGAAATTGTTGTTGAGGTAAGGGATGATTCATCATCTAAATAAGATATAATTAATGTTGATAATGAATTAATATTATTTTCACTTGCAATTGTCACATATCCACTACCATCATTTCGTTGTATTTCATATGAAAGTATGTTAACATAAGTACGATTTGAACTAATACCACCAGCAATTGTTGTATTAACATTACCAACCTCTCTAATTGTTTGTGTTTCATAGCTTTGCAAACCTGATGCGACATATGTCGGTGTTATTGTCGGTGCTACATATGCTTGTGGTATTACATCATATGTAACTGTCTTGGTTGCACCAGCAGTGTCTGTAACAGTATAACGTAAATTAATAACTGCAGTATTAAATCTATTTACCGTATCATCAACTGTAAGAAAATATGATGTTGCACCAGTATTTGTTGTTAATCCGCTCCATGACCCAGTATTACCTCTTCTCCATTCAAGTAATGTTGTTGCAACCGATGCTCCAACAGTATTAATGCTATATGAAAATGTAACATTTACAGTCTTACTATCTAATCCAAACACAACATTTGTTGTAGATGAACCTAAATTAACTGTTGGGGTCAATGCTTCGGATAATGCCATTTGAATTACTTGATCAGCAGTTTTACCACTGGCAGGAATTACGTCACCATTTATATATTTACCAAATGTTTTACCGGCAGCGATACTCACTAGAATGTCAGAAGCAAACACACCACCACCTTGGGAATTAATGATTACTTGATTACCAACTTTAGTGACAGTAGTATCTCCACTACCTATCAAAGTATTGAATTGTAAATTTCTATCAGTGTTTTCGTTATATATTTCGACACCACCACCATTATTAGTTGCACCAGTTATTGTATCAGTACTACCATTAGAACTACTAAAAATAACAATATCTCCAGTAGAATCAGTTGTAATTAATGTATCACCGCTACCAACTAAAGTTCTAAATCCTAAAATACTACCACTTTGACCACTATAAACACCGATACCTGTACCAAAATTTTGTGCATTAGTTATTGATGATATACCTGAAAAATTAATAAAATTATCATCATAATCAACATTTAAAAATTCAGGCGTTATTGATTTTATTGTTCTTAAATTTAAACGTTGGTATGTAGTATTATTATAAATTGGGTTACCGATTACTAAAGTATCGCCGGTATTTAACGAGCCATATACTAATACACTTGTATATCCATTAGTATAGAAATCATTATCAATATCATTGTCCCAATAATATTCATCATAAGCAGTTCCATCATATGAAACAAGATTGACGCTTGAACCAACATTAGTGGTTACATCATTATAACTAATAACCCAACCACCTGAAGTACCATATGTGTTACTATATATCCATGATGCAGTTTTTGATGCATTAACATATGCACGTCTATAAGGTCCATCTGCAGTAGGCCTTCCAATAGTAATTATTCCATTATTATCTACATAATAATTATTATATGCTGAATAATAAGTATCGTTAAAATCAATTGGTGAGCTAGCAAAGCCACTTAAAACTAATGATTGCGCACCTGTCTTACCACTAAAAAAACCTAAATTAGTTGCACCACTAATATAATTAACATTTCCAGAAGTACCGCCTGTATAAACCTTTTCAATTAAATTATCGTTAGAAGTACTAGATTTCCACCAATATTCAACACCATTTATATTTACAGTTAATCCAATATATCGATATGATGCAGGTATGCCATTTTGTACAGCACTGACAGAAGTCCAAGGTGTTGTAACATTTAAATATTTACTATCGACTGGTTTACCTACGTTAACTGCGAAGTTATCATTAATAATTATTGACATGTTTTATTTAATTTTAGATAACATTATTAATAAAAATACATTGGAACGTTAGGGTCAGTTCCAGTTTGTAAACAAGTAACATAAACATTATATGTACAATTTGACCAACAACCTTGTAATGATGAAACTGTAATTGGACATGATAATGCCCATGTTTGACCGGCTAACCCTGAAATAGCACCGTTATTAGTACCATTTACAAACCAACATGTTTTATTATCCGTTCCAGACGGTATTGCGAACCATAAATAATCATTAGCAGTACTATTAAAACAAATAGGAATACTACCGCTAGCATTACCTAAACATTTACAACTACAACCATTTATAACACAAGAACATGTTATTGTTTTATTAACGCTTTTACCCCAATACCAAGGTAGTATTGTACAAATTGTTCTAGTATTAATAATATTCCCGGCAGTCAATGGATTATCATAATTACCACCGGTACTATTTTTAGGTTGGACACCAGCACAATAATTAACTGTTGAACAAATAGTATATGAGTTTATTCCATTCAATTGTATTGGTGAGAATGGCATTGTGTTAGAATTATTATTGTAAGAACATGAATATGGAAATGAAAATGCTGAATAAACATAAGATAATGTCCCATTACTTCTTTTATCACATATTGAAGTATATTGTGGATTAATACAACCTTGATTAAATGTAGTGGTACCAGTAATATTAACAACATGACCAACCTCATAAACAGTTGTAGAAGGATTTATTGAAAATGATGCCGTAGGTGCTGATAAAGTGGGATTTAATGCTGGTGAAACCATACAATGAATAATACTTTCCAACGAATTACCATATAAACATTGATCAACACCTAATCCACCAACAGAACATGTGGTTAAATCAGTATAACCATAACTACCAGTCCCACCACTACCACTAGATTCTTTTAATCTAATCACAGGTTGCGATGGATCGCTAATATCGTCATAAGTTAACACATAATTATTAGATGCACCAGTAGCAATTATAGGAATGTTAATATTACCATCACCAATTAATGTTAAACCTGTTGGTGATAATATTCGAGTTTGTCCAGATAAACTTAAAATACTTCCATCGATTTGTTTAAATTGAACATCATCTAAATTAGGGCGACTAAAAAATGCACACATGTTTATTTATATTTATCATTAATTTATTATGTAACTAACCAACTGTCCAGTGAGTTAGTACATCAGAACTTTTCGGTTCATATATGTTAATAATAAATACAAAAAAAATAAATTAAAAACTGGCGTATATAAAAATAAAAAAACCCTGTAAGTTTTAACTTACAGGGTTTTTTAAATACCAATTAACGATGTTTTTATTAATCTTTTATAATTTTCTGATGACTACGTTTTTTTTCTAATTCATTAAATATTGTTTTATATTCATCCTGATGTTCATCTGGATCAGTTAAATTTATTAAATTCATAATATCGTCAATATTATCGCTTATTGCGTTATTTATTGATGATTCGACAACAATTGTTTTAGGTAAAATAAAATTAGATTCTTCAACAATATTATTTATTGGTAATTCAAATTCAACAACATCTTCATCAATTATCTTAATGTCGGATTGAATATTATTTTCGATATCCAATAAATTAGATGAAGTTTCGTTATCGTTATTATTAAATTCATCATTTATAACATCAAAAGTCTCATCAATATTAACAAATTTAGTGTTAATATCGTTTTTAATTGTTAAATCTTTGACTTTTTCAGGTAAACTATTTTGATGAAGCAATTCATTTATTAAATCATAATTATTTACTTTATCAATAATTGATTTTTCTGAATAATCACTTACTGCAAGATGAATTTTATTTAATGAACTATCTAAATTATCTATATCAGATTCATTATGATGTTTCAAGCCTTTATATGTTTTAGAATATTTATATTTAGGATCATCAATTCTGATTTCAATAGTATCATTATTATAAACACAATCCTCAAAACCTTGTCCATCCTTTGCAAATCGAGCCTTAATGATTCTAATATTTGCTAAATGCGCTTCTTGTTGTTCTTTTGTTTTAGCAACTGACATGAAGAAATGTGCTTTTTGAATCCTTTTAATATTACCACCGCTTTGATGCGCTTCAATAAATTCAGAACCAAATCCAGTTCTGTTTGTTTGAATAGCAGTCCATGCAGGTATATTAAAATCAGATGCCAATGCTTCAAAAGCTTTAACAACAGTAAGTTCTGATTCATTTCTATCTTGCGTATTTTTATGTGATTCAACACAATCAAGATAATCCAATACCAATAAATCAAATTTAAATCCCCATTTTTTCTCATAAGATATCATCCAATTCCGAATATCTCGCATTGTAGTATCTTCTTGACTAAATCTTTTAATTATTAACCTCCCCTTACCTTCTAATTGTTTTATTTTTTCATTAACAACCTTAATAACCCTTTCATTTTCACCATCTTCATTAAGTCTACTTAAAGCAGATTTAGCCCAAATAGTATAATGTTTACGTTTAATTTGGTCTTTAGTGTCTTCGAAAATAATTTGAGCAACATTCTTTTCATGTTCATAAGCAGTATTAGCTATAACAGTTAATAATGTAGTATTGTGGGTTAATATATAATCATCAGTCACATATAAATGGTCATCATTTTCAACATATATACACAATGCATCTTCATCATGGGAATATTCTATTGATGAAATATATTTATTATTTTTATATTTACTACAATATTTAACAAGGCATTGTTTTCTATTTAATTTAAAAATTTCAATATTTTCATCAGTGAACGATATTGTTAATGTAAATATTTGCTTACCTGATTTAATATTATTTAAATATTTATATTTTGGTATTTTTGTTTTAATTTTACAAAATCCACCTAATGACAATACTAATTCTCTAACATCTGATGCTAATTGCTCAGAAGTTGTAGTATATTGAACACGACCATTTTTTGAAGCAAAACCGTCAGTGTCTAATAAACCATTTAATAATAATATTCTATTCTCAATCGAATTATATTTATAAACATCAGGTATGAATTTATTATTTGATTTTCTATCAAATAAATCATATTTTTTCAAATCATTTATAGAATTACATAATCTTACCCTGAATACATTATTAGTTCTTTTATCTTTATTAACAGTAATATTATTATAAAATTTTTTTACATTATCAATAATTTCAACATCAGAAGTAGTAAATTCACCTGCTCTCATATATCCATCACCTAACATAACACCCATTATATAAGGATGTATTGATGTTTCAATATTGTTAAAATGTATTGGTTTAACAATAGGTATTCTGTAATTTAATTTTTTTCCAGATTTATTATTAATAATATAATCTTTTAATAATTCACCAGTAGTTTTATTCTTATATGAATTATCAGGTCTTTTTTCATGAATAATATTACCATTAATATGTTTAGTAGTGTTTGCTGTTCTCTGATTTAGAGAATTAACTGACCAAATATGTTCATAATCACAATAAGCAATAGTATTATCATTAAATAGAATTTTATATATCTGTCGCTTACCTTGTGGATAAACACCTAAAACTTTTTGAGGCTTACCATCACTACCAATTACTAAATCATCTATTTTAACATTTCCATTTAATATCCATCCATTTGGAGTTAAAAGTTTTGCAGATACTGGTAATGCTTTTCCCACTCCCGAAGGGGTTAATACGATACCCATTTCACCCTTACCCAATCCACCACCAGTTAAAACATCAATAGTTTCAACACCGGTTGGTATTGTTTCACGAAATTCTTTCCTCAATGCTTTTGAAATTCCTTCGGTGACAGATTCAGAATCATCACTTTCTTCGCCAATATGTGATATTTTCTGAAATTTTTCTTCAATGCCGGCAATAATATTCTTATTTTTTATTTCACCATTTCTAACTTTTTCAAGTACATTTTCAGCTAATTTCCTATATTCTTGTTGCTTAACAAATGAGTTCGTTGATTTCTGCACAACATCACCATCATAAAGCATTTGTTTATTAATAATCCTTTCATTCCACATTTCAATACGCTTGATAATAGAAAACAAGGATTCTTCTTCAACAATATTATTTGGTGTTTTATATTTATTAATTGCTTGATGAATACTTTGATTTTGGAGATTAGGGACTTTATCAAACTCCTTATAATATTCCAACATTATAATGAATAATCTTTTAAGATTAGGATCATCAAAATACTCGATAGCGATATTTCTAATGGCTTTTTCAGCAAATTCGGGTTCAACTAATAATTGCCATATTAAACGTTGTTGAAATTCAGGTCCTAAATATGCTGTTAATGTATTATCACTTAATTCGCTCATAAAAGATATAATGTGATTTGTATATAAAAATTTATGGTAATTGTTTAAATTACCATAAATTAAAAGTTAAAGAAATAATAGTATTATTTTCTAATTCTACGTAATAGCTCGTCTCTTTTATAAGATGTAAGTTCTCTGATTTGATTAATTGTTAAACCCAAATAATTGATCAAATCATAATCATCCCACATATTTTTTATGTCGTTTTTTTTGATTTTATTTGAGATATTATCGGTAATGTCAACAACAACTTCGATCAAATCAATAGAATTTTTAGCAATCGGATTAAAACCATCTACAAAAAATTCTCTTTCAACAATTGGGTTTTCATTAATATATAACCCCATTTTACATGGTACGCCACGAATAGTTTTTTGTTCAATTTGCTGTATAATTAATTGTGGATTATATCTTAAATCATTTCTCCACAATTCTGGAAACCAATTAATCATTTTTTCATAATGATCATTTAAATCAATTATCATTTCAGAACCAGATTCATCTTGACCAACTTCAACAAGGACATCATAATTTCTTTTTGACAATGTTTTTTGAAGTCTAGTAATTGCTTTAGGTAAAATATCTCTAATGTCGATTGAATACCTTGTAAAGGGATTGTAATTATCTGCATCAAAAATCTTTTCACACAACAATACATTACCCTGTGTTAATGAAAATTTAAACACATTATTATATTCTTTTTCATACATATAAATAAAAATTAAATTGTTTATGATTAATTACAATTACAAATATAAATATTAATCATTGAAATTGAAAGGTATTTTATCGCAAATCCTTATTATTTTTATAATATTCGGTAAGTAATTGTTTTTCATTCATAATAACAGTATAAAAAGGTTCAACATATTGTGTAAATGTACTACCATATACAGTTAAAAACTCATCTTCAAGCATCATTTTATATAACAGCTTACTTCCTCGACCATCTGGAGATAACGGAATTTCTAATTGAAGCAATTCTTCTTTTGCTTGTTCATTAAGCATAGGTTCCCTTAAATTTACTAATTGGAAATTAATTTTCAATCTTTCAATTCCTTCGGGAGATATTAAATTTTCTAATGCTTTAATTGGTTTCTTTTTATTTTCAACCCTTTCCTTATTAATTTCATCAGCACGTTTACATATATCTCTAACTGACATATGTTTAAAATTTAATTCAGGAAAATGTTTTAATAATGTTTTTTCCCCCATTTCAGCAATTCCTGCAATATTATCTGCAGTATCACCTTGAATAATTTTAATTGTTAAAGCATTACTATAATGATGATTAAAATGCATCATATAATTAACTTTAGTAATTGGTTCATTAATATTAGGAAATATTATGGTGATGTTTAGATCAAAAAATTGTGCGAAATCTCTATCATTTGAATATAAAAAAATTTCTTCTTTATTATTATGTTCTAGGCAATATGATGCAATTAAATCATCGGCTTCAATATCATCAACTTCAATTTGTCTTAAAAATAATTCTTCGGCATATGCTTGAATACGTTTACGTTGTTTTAAAATTGATTCTTCTTTTGCTTTTTCTCTACGTAGTTCTGCAGCAGTCATTTCTATTTTCTTATGCCATTCTTTAGATTTTCGATTGGCTTTATATGCCGGGTCAATTCTATATCTTGCAATCCCACCGCCCTCACCATCAAAAAATAATATAACTTTATTTATTTTATAATCTTTAATTAATTTTCTTAAAGTTGTATAAAATTGGTATAATCCTCCTAAATGTCCGAATGAGTTAGTATATATGTCTTTTGCACCATGAAATGAACGTTTTAATAAATAATTTGAGTCAACTAATAATGTTCTATTTTTCATAATTTGACTATTAAATATTTTTTAATAAAATCATTAACATCAACTAATTTCCGTTAAGCCAAAAATTGACTTAACGGAAACCTTATGATTTTTTGATATTATTAACTCTGTCCTTCTTCAAAATTTCTTATTTTTTCAACAATATCATCTTCAAATGATACATTACCATCACTATCCATTGGTTTTGATTTAAACTCAATATCATCAGCAGTTAAAGTATCATCTTCAAATTTATTACGGAAATAAAGTATGTTCTTTTTCTTAAATGCTTCTTCATTTGCTTTATCACCATAAATAAATCCTTGTGGAGTTGAAATGACTTTACCTTCAAGCGAAATACCACCCCATTCACCATCAACATGATTTTTAGCAATATTTACTTTACTTTCAAAACCATAATTCAAATCACGACCTTTTGATGTTGCAGTAACTCTACGAGTACCATGCGTAATAATACCTCCAAAATGATAAATTAATCTTGAACCAAAGAACCATGTTTCACCACCTTTGTGTTTCACCACCTTATTCATTGCATCATACCAAATTTTCTGAACAGCAGCTACTGTAATGAAATATTCACTATCGATTCTTCTACTATCTGGAACAGTGTTATTTAACATTGACATAAACGCTTTTTCATAAGCACCTGCATTCCATTGATTGTTATCAGATTCATTTTTTTCAAGAGCATTAATTGTTTTAATGCAATTTAAAGTGCCAATTGAATCAATAGCAAAGAATAGATTATATGGTAAATTACCAGATTTTTGTTGATCAATAAAATAATACATGCATTTTGCCATGTCCTCAATACTAGCCTCATTTCGATTCTTATCTTGAATTTTACCAAAATGTTCTAGTAAATACTTATTATTTATTAAAATGTAATCACCATCCCAATTAAATCCCATTGAAGTTAATCGTTTATTATCAAGATCAATATTATTTTCAGTATCGATAATAATAACTAAATCACCAGCTTTTTGAGCATTTACGATTGAACGCATTAAAGATGTTGATTTACCTGTATTTGAATATCCTCTAAATAATGTAACAAAACCTTTAGGTAAACCCGGCATTCCAGTAGCTTCTTTTAAACCATCATCAATAGGTATCCATTCCAATGGTTTGGATGGTATGTCTACAGCACCAACCTTTTTTTTAAAATCATCAAGAGAAAAAGACTTTTTTGCAGTAGGTTTTCTTACAGGTGTTTCAGGCACTTCTATATTATCTTTTTTTGCCATAACTATAAAATATTTTTTTAATTGTGAATATTTTTTAATTTTTCAAAATATTGTAAATGCCCATCCTTTGTTTGTGGATGGGCATAAAAATCATTTAATTTATAATCACCTTTTCAAAAAGGAAGGTCATCATATTCATCACCACCGTCTGATTCATCAAATGATTCACTATTGTTTGATGATTGAGGGGTTGTTTGATATGATTGTTGAGTAGCTGCATTTGTTGCTTGAGTAGCACTAGCCATTACTTCTTTACCCAAATCACTTGCATCATCTTGATAAGTACCAACGTCACTAGGTTTAATGTTACTAATCGTTACTTGAGGTTGATAAGTCGTTTCTTCCAAGTCACTTGCTTGTTCGAAATTATTATTACTATCGTTATCAAGATTCATGGTACGAGTATTTGCCTTTTCTTGTAAATCAGGACGACCCGGGAATACCCAATGTTTATTATTTTGATCGCTATCATCCCAATAAGGATTGGTTCCTTGTGCAACCATTTGAAGAAATTCATATGAAGTGATATTTGGTGCCTTTTTGGGCAAGAAAACATCTCTCCAAGTGATATCATCATCAAGCCAACTTCTAACCACATCAGCATCCGCATGTAATTGTGATTTTCCTTTTGCTGTAATAGCTGTGATTGCTTTGTAAACATGGCCATTAAATTCACTATCAGTCATACTGATAATTAAATCTGTACCATCAACAGAACTAGTAAAGTCAGCTTGGGCAACATCAATGTAATTTTGAAGAACTGGTAATAATTTATCAAGAGTACCTTGATTTTTAAAATTGTGTTTAAATCTCCAGAATTTAACACCATCTTTTTCCATGCCTTTATCAATACCACGAATTATATGGAATTGTTTAGCAGCCCAAGTATTAGCTACCTTATAAATTTCATCATTCTTAGCTTTGATTATCAATTGGAATTCATTCATATTTTCCTTCTTGATTCCTTTAATAGAAGGGTCTTGTTTGGACAATTCTTGTTTGCTTTTTGCACATAAAGGACATGGAGCAGGGACTAAAATAGGGGCACCACTTGCATCTAACACAGGTTTTCCATCAACACCTAATTTTGGTACTTTAGGGTCATTATGGGCAGGGCAATAGATAATTTGACTATGTTTTTTCTTACCACCAGCACCATTTAATGTTACAACATGAAAATAAGCTTCTTCGATAGGTTTTTTCCCTTTTTTGGGAGGTAGAATACGAAATGTTTCCTTGGTCTTTCTTGGTACGAAGTACTTTGCCAATAAGTCTTCACGACTTTTTTTTCCAGTTCCTTGTGTTTGCTTTTTTTGATAATCGGCAAACATCGATTTTAAATGCGACAAGTCTTGACTTGTCTGATTTTCATTACTCATTTCAATAAATTTTTTACAGTAAAGTTATTTTTCAATTATAAAATTGTACTACAAATATAGCCCTCATCTAAAATAAATGCAAGAATTTTAAAAAATTTAAAAAATTCCTGAAATTTTATTTGAAATAATTGTAAACGATAAGGTTTGTTTATTTTCAAAATAATTACCATTTTTCATTCTAATTTGTAATTTATAGTCTTGTGGTATTAACCATGATGTATCGATATTAAATTCATAACCATAACAAGTTCTGTCAACACTAGTAAATGGTACGACATCAATTTCATATTTATCGGCAATAGTTGTGAATATACGATATTCAATATCCAAAGGTATAAAATTATTTTGATTCGGGTATAATTCTTTTATTGTTAGATTAACTTTTCTAACATTTCCTGCACTAATCTTTTCTTTTTCAGAAATACCCCAAAAATAAAAATAATAATTATCAAAATTAATATTATTAGATTGATTGAATGAATAATAATTCACATCCGATATTAAATAAAATTCTCCAATATGTTGAGTATTCCTACCATTAATATTCATATTCCATTCATCTTTAAATAAAACTGAATCTGGATATATTTCAGAATCAATATTTAATAAGATTTTATAAACACCTTTTTTTACATTAATAACAGAATCACCTGAAATCGTTGTAACGACATTATCATCGTTGTCATATATTATAACATTATTAACAATAATGTTTTGATTCGCTCCACCAATATTAACATATAAATAAAGATAATTATCTTTATTTTGATAAAAATAATTTCTATCATCAATAATGCTATCATCTATAATAGTTTCAATATATGGTTCATACCAAGTATTAGTATTTTTAGCATGAAAAGCCACTGCTTGAGTGTTTAATGTATTAATTTCTTCAAGATTATCAATGAATTTAAGACCCAATCCATATGAATCTCCCGAATATGTGGTTCCGCTATTAAATAATCTTTGATTAATATAATCAGTAACATCAATACTTAACATTTCACTACCCTTATCAAATGTTTGAGAACCAAATATTTGAGTGACTCCACTTTCATAAATACCTTCAGTAGACCATAATATATCTGTTTTACGATATTTCCAATTTGATGCTTGTTCTGTTAAATTTAATGGAACATAATTGCCTAGGAAAAAATCATAACCACTACCTTCATCCCAATCTTCATTAATATTAAACAATTCTAACTCAAAACTATTAGCCCTATCAATACTTGTTGAATATGATTTTTTTCCAACATATTGTGGGGCATATGCAATTGTGTTTGTCATATGTAAGATATGAGTTAAATTATTAGGTATAATAAACCCATTATCTATTTTATTAAGAAGATTAGATAAATCAACATCAAAAATAAATCTACTAATAATTGCTTCAGGTGAACCATAAGCAATTTCAGTCACTGGATTTTGCCCATTATTTGTTGTGTTCGAATTAATTAAAGTATTATTTTTTGAATAGTATGAACGAAAAATACTCATATATAATATTTTAATATAAATACTCTCAAACAAAAAAGACTACTCATAGTAGTCTTTTTTGTTGTTAAAATTTTAAATAATTATTTAATATTATGTTTAATCAATAATCTAACAGCTTCTTGTTTTGTCATATTATTAATAATACCTCTGTTATTAAGGGCTTGTCTTGCTAATTTAATTTGTTCTTCCGTGATTAAATCATTATTTTTTATTTCTGTTTCGCTCAATTTTTTTAACAAATCCATATTATCAATAGAAACAACTTTTTCAGTACCATCATTACCTTGGAGTTTTACTTCTTTATTATTATTTTCAGTTCCTTGAACAGTATATGTTTTATTATCATTAGTGTTTTGATAACGGTCACCATTATCTAATTCATTACTGCTCACAATATCAACTTCATTAGTATAATCGCCAACATTATGTGGTTTATAACCCAATAATTCATCGGTAGTATCATCATCATTATTTAAATATTGTGGACTATTTGGACTTAAAATCATATCATTCATATCATTCATTTCTTTCCGACTATCAGGATAAAGTTTAGAATCATCTTTTTCAATTTGAGATTTTTCTTCGCCATTATTATACATTATATTAACATCCTGTAAAAATTTCAATGCCAATTGTATTGATTTATTTTCATCTACAAGACCTGAATTAATTAATATTGTATAATATTTATCATTTTCACTTAAATGGTCAAGTGCTATTGATGTAGACATATTAATATCATCAGTATGTTCAAATTCAACAGCAATTCCAACTAATAATTCACTTAAATCAACATCATTGGGTGATGTGTTAATGCCTTTTCCATTTCCAATGTATTGGAAATCTTTAATATAATCAGAATATTTCATATAATACATTTTTATTTTCGTTATATCTATAAAATTTACATTTTAACTCACTTATAATTTCTTGTTGTCTAATAATATCTTTTTTCTTTAATTCTCCATTATAATCATAATGTTGTTTTCTATTATAAAAAATAATCCATATTAAAATTAAGTATATTATCATCTGCCTTACCACCTGAAATAATATTGCCCCTTTTTTCTTTATCAACAATTACATTATCAACATCAAAGTCCATTTCATCATCCTCCTTTAATTTAACAACTGATTTTGATTTTTTCTTTTTATCGTGTATTTGTGGTTCAGGTTTAAATTCGCCCCCAATTCCTTTAGGATAACTTTTTTCATTATCTTCATTTAAACCGGTTGAAAATCTACCTAAATTATAAGTATTGCCAACATAATCACTATATAATTCAATTGCTTTATCTTTAATTAATCTATTATGTTCATTATTTGGCATTTCGAGATATCTTTGACCCAATTCATTAAATAAAATTTTATCGGCATTTATTATTAATTTTCTTTTTAATTCGGGAGATAATGTGTCATAAGTATTTCCGGCCATTATTTGTGTGTGAACATCTTCTTCTAACGCCCATTCAGGTCTTTCCTTGCTAAATGCTCTTGTCTTTTCAACAGGTTTATCACCATTTTTAATTTTTTCCATTTCCTTTTCAATATAGAATCTTGTAGGCATACTCATTCCACGAGAAAGTAAATTATCATATGCTTGACTAAATAATGTTTGTTCTTCAGCATCAGCATCTTCCTCTTCACCACTATGTAATTGATTATATGGGTCAATACCCTTACTATTATCATCGGTAGTTGCTTTAGGTAAATCAGCAGGATTATAATCAGGAGGAAGAGCAAACATATCTTCATCATTATTAGGTTCAGTATAATCATCTCTAATATACTCGTCTTCAGATTCACTAACAGCAAATTTATTTAACTCATCAGCATTAACTCTTAATTTTGAATTAGTGGGTTTTTGGTCTACATATGCTTTATTTGTTTGCATAGTTTCGGTACCATTTTTATATGGAACTTTATCAATCAATTTAATTGCTTCTTCATATAATTCATCATCAACACCAATATCATCGCTTTCAAAATCACCATATTCTGTAACAATGTCCATTATTTCGTGTTTATGCGATGAATTAAAATTTTGAATTTCTTTACTAGTTTCATCCAATTCAATATTTTGTGATGAAGAATTAAAATCAAATTCAACCAAATTAGCGTTATTAACATCATATGTATCGTCTTGTTCGCCTTCAGTTGAATTTATTTTGAATCTAAATATAACATCACTATTATCATCACCAATAATAACCTCAACATAATTATTCTTACCATCAACTTGAGTATTTTTTTGTTTAATACGAGCATTTCCGCTTTTTAATTTATTAAACTCATTTTCAAGTAAGCGATAACCGATTTGATTAGAATTAATAACATCTTCATTTAATTGAATTTTATTAATTCCTTTAAACATTTCAAGAAATCTTTCTTTACTTCCGATTGAATTATATACTTTCATTATTTCTGTCTTTTTATTCAAAAATTATTGGATTGGCTTTACCAAACCTTCTCATTATTATTGCAGCTTCAGCATTAGCCTCATTTTCGATATCAGTACCATCTTCACCAGCACCTGCATATAACCTACCTTCTTTTTCTTGTTTACGATGTACCATTTCATGTGCAAGTGTTCTTAAAATATCTGCTAAATTTCTATTAATAGCGACTACTCTAATAATACCTGTACTAGGAGTGTGTTTACCAAATGATTGCATTTCAGCAGCTTCAGTGGGTTTATATGATATTTCAATTTTATTATCATCAACACCAAGATATTCTGAAACTTCTTTAATAAATTTATTAATTATCTCAATTTTATTCTCTTTAGGAAGAATATCTTCATTAATACAATTAATTTTATTAAACATTTCAAATAATCTTTCTTTTGAACCATATGGATGATTAACTTTCATTATTTAATATCATTAAAACTATCTTCAATATTTAAATTTTTAGGCAATTCATCAAAATCGGCAATAAAACTACCATCAGGTAATTCTCTAATACCTCTTTCAACCTCAACTTCACCTTTTTCATTTTTTATATCACCATGTTTTTTATCAAACCAGTTATCGTGCCATAAATCATTAAGATTAAAGTAATAAGGATAGCTTACATTAGTTTTATTCATTAATTTTTCTGAATTACTTGGTTCTCTAACTTCTTCAACATCTGTTGTTAATATATTTAATTTATTATTCAAACCCAAAACAGTATTATTTAAACTTTCTAATTGAGAGTGAATACTTTTCATTGCCTCAATATTGTGTTTAATAATTTCATTTTGTATATCATTAACTTGATTTTCAGGATGTTGCATTTCAGTGGAGGGCATGTCTGATGAATTCGATGTCATTGGGTCTCCAATAGGACTATCTACTTCATCAGGTGATGTTTCGCCAGCATCAAACGCTGGGACTGGAGAGTTTATTTCCTGTGATTGATTATTGGCTGATTCTGGTGATGTGTTATCATCTTCTGGTTTAGGTGGTTTAGGTATATTATCTTGCTCCCCAGCTTCATTAGTAAATGTTGGCATTTCATCAAATTCCTCACTAGTACCGACCAAAGGACGATATTTAGGACTTTCATTTACAACATAATTCACCCGATGTCTGAACTGTCTTAAATATTCTTCAGACAAATTCGATTTAATTTTATTTGTCATAGTTAAATAAATTAATCTTTTAATAAAATTCTATTTTTATTGTCACCAACAATAATTATTTTATCAACTCTTTCAATGATTGAATTATCTGATTTAATTTTTTTATTTAAATCGACATTATTATCAACGTTATTGATTTCTTTTTCATTTTCTAAAAAAGAAACTAATGCTTTACCAATATTATTTTCATTTTTCATAATTAAACAATTTATTATAAATACTATAAAAATTACAAATAATGTTATTTTAAATATTTTCTATATTAAAAGCAGTTTCAACATTCCATTTATATCTCAAATAAAAAAATCATTTAACATAAACATTAAATGATTTTTTTTATTATAAACGATAGTAAAAAACTATTTTGACAACATGGTTACAATATATCTTTTTAATTGAGGAAAATTAGGGAATTTTTTATAATATGATTGATAATAACTACCATCATAATCAGAAATCATTGACTTTGTTTTTGATTGAATTTTAATTAAAATATCAATATTCCTGAACTTAAAATATTCAAACATTTTTAAATTTATTCCATAGATTTTATTGTCAGACAATAAATAAACGGCTTCATTTCTATAATTATAACCTAATTCAAATTTATTGGGTAATAAAGAAATAAAATCTTCAATAGTTTTAATTTGATTAAAAACAGGGTCTAAATTAATATATTCATAATTAGGTGTAAAATAATATTGTGGAGCTAAATCAGCAAACATATTAATTCCTTTGACATGAGATGCTTTATTTTCAATAAAACTAAATTCCCAATATAATTTATTTAAAATCACATGTTTCTTTAAGATATTAGCATTTTCCATAACATTATTATTAAGATTACATTCTTTCATAAATGACCATCCAACATATAATGTTGGTAATGAAGAATCTAAATCATTATATGTTTTAGATTCTTTTATATAATTTATATATGGGACTTTAGTATGATTAATAAGTTCATCACCATATATAATATTAGCAATTTTCATATTATTTGAATTATTCCGATTCCACAAACAGTGCTGAAAATAAATTCTTTAGAATTTTCATTTTTAATTTCATTCCAGATTCGAACAACACCTTCACATTGTGCACTACCAATATCATGAAATATGATATATCCACCATTATTTATGAAATTTAATGCATTTTCATAATCTTGTTTAACGCCATTATATGTATGGTCTCCATCAATAAAAATAATATCAAATTTTTCAGTGTTTGATTTAAAAAAATCACTACTATTCATATTAAAAAATTCAATTGATTTATCAGTATTTTCTTTTAACCAAGTTAAACGAGCATTAATATTATTAATATTAGTAAATTTACCATATGATGTATTATCTACTGCAACACAGCGTTTACAATTTGATTGAATATATGATTCAACCATGAAAGAACCACCATTTCCAATACCAACATTTAAATATGATTTTAAATTTATGGTTTTTAAAAACCATAAATATTCTACATATTCTTCAGGAACTTGTTGTAGTTCTAAACCACCTTCATATGCACCAAAATGTTTTCCATTATTTACACCGGCATCAAATTTCAACCACTGATATAATTCTTCTTTGTTTAAATTAATAATTTTTTTTATCATAATTATTCGATTATTTTAATTTCAGGTAATAAAACAATAAATTTACCCATATAATTTGATTCTCTTAATGATTTAATAATATATTCTGAAAAATTATGTGCTAATATTAAAATATAATCGATTTTATTATCATTTAATATTGATCGATCAACAATTTTAATTCCAGTCCCCGGAATATATTTATTTTGTTTTTCAATCGTATCGTCAATAACATATTTCATAAAATTATGATCAATTTTTAACGTGTTTAAAAAAATACACCCCTTTGCTGCCGCCCCAAAACCGACAACATTAGAATCTTTTAACATATATAATAAATCATAACATTCAGATAAATGTGATTTGACCATTTTTGACCAATTTGAATAATAATCAACATTGAATTTCTTTTCTTTAGATAGATAATAATCTACGCTATTATCAGATATAATATTTGATAAATTTTTTGTAATTATTAACCTCAACGAACCACCATGTATATATTGATCAGAAATGTTAACAATTCTTAAACCATTATTATTAAATAATGTATTTAATGGTGTTACTAAATAATAATACATATGTTCATGATATACTTGGTCAAATTGATTAGTTTCCATACTATTACCCCAATATGGAAATTCTAAACACCAAATACCGTTATCATCAATTAATGCATTAATACCATTAACAAATTCTTGTATATCTAATAAATGTTGAAAGACATTTGTTGTTGTAATTAATTTAGCCTTCTTACCAATTATTTTATAAATTTTTGATGTAAAATACTCATTAATTGTATTAATACCATTATCTGAAGATATTTTTGAAATATTTTTTGATGGTTCAATATTAATTTTTTCACATGAATTTATATTATTTTCCAAACAAAATTCATTAAATGCCGTCAATAAAGTACCATCATTACCACCAATATCAACACATAAATCATTACCATCTAATTTAATATATTTCATTAAATATGAATACATATTCTTACAATGAATCAAATACGGTTTATTTGTATTTGATCGATAAACATAATTTAAAAACATTTTATCTGAATCAATTGTAACATCTAAACCACTTAAACCAGATTCAACAAATAATGATATTGATAATGGAAACCTTTCACAATTAATAGATTCTTCGAAACTATTAGATAGATTATTTACAAGAGGTAAATTACCTAAATCAAAATATTTAATTTTATTATCTCGTTTCGTTATTGGGCAAATATTATTATATTTAAAATTTACATTATTTCTAATATCATCAATCAATTTATTATATAGATTACAATTTAAACTAAAATCCTTTTGATGTATTAATGAAATTCTATTAATAATATTTTTTTTATTTGCATAATCATATATACTTTTTCTATATGTCCCAATATTTAAAACACCAATATATTTAGTTGGAATAACATCAATAATCATTTTGGCAATAACATCTACATAATCCTTACTTGTATATAAATTATCATATGCTCCGGAATATGGAAAAATATCACTACCAAAACTTGTTCTAATTATAATATGATTATTAACCAATTTTGCAGAACATTCACCGCCTAATTTAGTCCATGCATATAGATTTTCTGGAAAAATTGAATCTGTTTCGGAATAATTTCCAACATCACCTTTATAAATATAATCACTACTAATATAAACTAATTTTATATTATTTTCAATACAATATTTAGCAACATTAGATGCTCCGATAATATTAACATTTATTGATTTGCTTTTATCTTCTAAAACTTGATTAGTTTTTATTGCACAAGCATTTATAATAATATCCGGAGAAATTTCATTTAATTTTTTATTTAATTTAGTAAATTCGACTATATCATAGTCACTATTTAAACAAATTAAATCATTATCAATTTTTTTTAAAGCAGTACCTAATAATCCTGTACCGCCAATAACAACTATTTTCATATTGTATTTATGTATGTATTTTTTATAATATTATTTTTATAAATAGTTTCATCACAATAACTAAAACCTCTGTGCTGTGAATATTGATTATTGTTATTTTTTTCAGGTATTGGATATAAACATAATGCTTTATGAGGTGTATATCCAAGCCAAAATTCTGCATGAAACCTATTAATATTTTTTTCATTCAAAAACAACTGAGGATTTTGTAATTTCCTAATAAATTCTGATTTAGACCACCAAAAACCGCCAGAATAATGTGCAGGTACTGACATGATATGTTGTGGCACATAATTACTACCAACAATATCATGTGTTTTTAATCCATCTAAACAATATTTATGCATATCAATTGTAAAATATTCTTGCATATGCCTCCAATTTTCAATATTGTGATATGAATAACTACCACTATTTTGATGATTAACTCTTGTACAACCTTTTGTATGCATATACAAATAATTACTATCGTTTAATTGTGCATGATCAAATATTTTTTTATGTGTAATAATTTCATAATAATTATTTGTTTCATGATAAATATTTTTTGATAATTCATTTATTAATTTCAATGTGTTATCATTAAGTGATTTATTATATTCAGGATTATTCAATATGATAACATGCAATTCTGATATATTTAACAAACCACTATTTTTTAATCGATTTAATTGGTTAATAACCATTGAATCGATTTTATCAAATAAATAAATATGATAAAAAATATTATTCATATCCTAATCTTTTATTTATTAAATGCATTCTTTTAATATCATTATTTCTATTATTACGTTCATAGTCTTTACACCTGTAATGAAAATGCCCCAATGGAATATTATTTTCATTACTAAAATTAATATCAATTCGAGGCCCAATGGAATATTTTATATTTTTTTTATTAAAAAAATCACCCATAGCAACATCTTCAATAATATTATGATTTACATCGTTTTTATTATTTATATAAAGTTCTACCATATCTTTGCTCAACAAAACACCACAGCCAGAAACAAATCTAATTGTATTATTACCATTATTATAATCGCCAATAACACCCGAATATAAATTATTTAATGGCATATTATCGACATATTCATTTAATTTTTTTAAATCGATATATGAAGAAGTATTTGTTTTAAAAACATAATCAAAATCATAATTTTTTAATATATATTCCATCAGCATAATTGTTTTATGTCCGATATTCATAAATCCCTCTGGATGTGGTAAATATATTCTATCATCATTAACTGTTAAATCATTAACACCACCATAATAAAATAATACTAAATCATTATCATTTTTATTTAATAACCACGTTTTTCTAATACCCTCATTCTCTATTGTAATCCAAGGTTCTAGTATTGAACTTACAGCAATTGTAATAACTTTATATTTTTTCATATAATTTCAATAATTAATAAGTTTAATTAAATCATTAATTTCATTCTTATATCGTGAATAAGGTCTTAATAAATGTGAATCAATATATATCTTATTTTTCAACTCATTTATATTATAATTCCAAAAAACTCTATCAATCCTATTATTAGCTCTACCATTATTCCAACCACGATTTAATTTAATAATATTTTTATTATATTCATTAATTTTTTTAGTCAAATATAATTCATCGGTATTCCAACCATTATTTTCATTTTCAATCAAATAATTAGCAAATGATTCAAAATTTGGATGGTTATCTAATTCAAAGATTTTATTAAATGTTTCTGAATTAGATAATACATAACACATTGGGTATCTATGACCGCCATAAGCATCTGACGAATATATTATTGTTGAATCATCATCATATTTTGAAACACTATTGATAAAATATGATTTATTTAATGGTATCATATCAATATCAGATATTAATATGTTTTTATTTTCAAAATATTTGGAACAAAATAATCTAATTATTTGTGATTGTAATCCTGTATTAATATTTTCAATAGCTTTAACTTCAATAACAATATTATCTCCATTATCAGTGTAATTATCTTTATCGGATATTTTTAATAATACTGGTTTTATTCCAACTAAATCACACCACATCTTTTTAGTAATATCCCAAAAATCTAAATACGTGGGATTATTATCAGAACTAACAATAACATAATCAATATTCATTTTTTCACTAAACTTAAATAATCATTATGTCTTTGATTAAACTCATTAAATCTTTCTCCGATAAAATGATAATTTTCTCTTTCAATTGGAAATTTATTACCTGAATGAAATTCATCATGAATATAACATTCGTCTTTAAATACATCATATATTTCAGACATTAAAAATAATTGGTCTTGGCCATAAGGATTTAATATTAATTTTCCATTATGAAAATCATTAATTTTTCCAATTAAATCAAAATCTGGTTTATTAATAATACCCCACATCCCACCTAAAATCCCGGGTTTATTACATGGATATGGAATTATTTGAGCGGGATGGTCTCTCATAACATGAATTCTTTTTCCTGATTCTAACCATTCATTTACTGCCAATTCTTCCCTAAGAGATATTCTTGAATCACAATCTCTAAAAATTGTTACATCATAATCTGAATATGATAAAAATCTCCAAAACATTTGACTAATCAAACTTCCAGTATTATTAATCAATATACAATCCATGTTTTTTAATTGATTAATATATTGAACAGGTACTGTATTGTCATAATGAATAACAAAATCCCAATCAACATAGTATTTTTTATGTAATTCAATGTTTTTAATTGCCCCTACATCATACATTGGGTTGTGTCCCCATAAACCAAAACTAACTGCTTTATTCATTATTTGCAATTTTTTTCAAATTATTATTTAAATCAGTAAAATGTAATTGAGTTTTATGGCTATCTAATTGATAATGATGTAATAATCCATTTACATAAGTAATATTATTAATATTATTTAATATCAAATAAAATGATAATAATCTTTCTAACGCATGTCCAACACTACCCCAAATTTTCATCCATTCGAAAATTTCTGCAACATCATTCATATAATCAAAAAAGAAATCACTATTGAATGTAATATTACTAGTTGAAGCCCAATGACTAATATTTTTTTCATTAATTTTTTTCATTAATTCTGGAACTAAATCAATTTTCTTTTTTACTTTATAAAATTTACTTAAATCACCAATCCATTTAGGATTTAAAAATTCTACTCTAATATCAAATGGAACATATGAATAGATATTTGAATTTTCATTAATTATCTCACCTAATTTATCAATAAAATCATCTGTTATTGATATATCATATTCAAATAAATTAACATATTCTGAACTAATTAATTCATTCATATATAATACATACCATCCAGAATATGCACACATTTTATCATATTTTTCCAAATTATTAGGTAAATCTCTTGCATAAATAATATTATTTAAATAATTTAATTTATTAGTTTCACCATAACCTAAAAAGACATATTTATAATTACAAAAATTTTTAAACTTATTATTTTTTTCAAACTCCAATAAAATTTCTTGGTTATGAATAAAAATAAATGTTTCAATATCTAATATATTTTTCATAATAAAATAGGTAATTCATCATTATATTTTTTAATAAATAATTGTCTATTATCCTCCCATTGTTGATTTGTCATACCAATTGATTTATGTAATATCCTAATTGATGTCGTTACACCGATATTACAACCGTCAAGGTAATTAGGGAATATCATTGATATTTCATAAAAATGAAAACCTTTGAAATCTTCATCAAACTTATGAGTAATATTATTACAATTAATTGCCATAAATAAACCATCAATCATAACAACTTCTTTAATTTCATTAATAGGTTTAGAATATTCACTAACCCATTCAGATAATCCATTAGTATGTTCAACAATGCCTAACATTTTACTTCTATCTTCCCACCATCGTCCCGTTTCGGCTAAATAAGTAGTTCCTGCAACACCAATAATATCAAAATTAGTACTATTAAATTTAGTTAATAATATTCTGCCCCAATTTTTTGTTTTTAATATAATGTCAGGATGACAAAACACCATTATAATATTTTCTGAATTATATTCATCAATTGCTTTATTATATATTTCAGTTAGAGAATATTCATTATAATTTTCATAACAAATAACTTCATGATTAACTCCAATAGTATCATGAATATGGTTTATAAATTCATTATTTTTTTCATCACCTAAATGTGATGAAAAAACAACTACAATTTTATTATATTGATTTCTCATAAAATTTAAAAAACAAATTTAATAATTTAAATCGATATTATCAACATTTTATTTTAAATTTCATATTCCCCGAATCGTATATTCTCAAATATCCCTTTTCTTCCATTATTTGATGTTCGGTTTTATTTGAATCAAAACCTTCTTTAACCAAAATATCTTTTCTGAAATTAAATCTATGATATCTTACCAATTCGTTCTTTTTAAAATACCAATAATTAGGTTTGGTATTTCCTAAGTAATTAAATCCTAGTTCTTTATATAGATTACCATTACTATATCTCCTATCTGCAAAAGTTAATATTTCTTTGGGTCGGTAATTGTTTGTGAAATATTTTAATAATTTACTAGCACCTCCAACTACCTGAGTATTAAGTTTATTGCAGAACCTTAACATCTCATATTCACCAATATTTTGTGTTTTATTGCCTAAAGCAACCCGTTTTTTTCCAAAAGTCATAAGACTAACTAATTGATTATTATGGAATAATCCTAACTTAATTGAAGAATTGATAGAACCTTGTAAGTGGTTATTTTCAAGAAATTCTTTAGTTAAATTATTATCAGTTATTTCTTTTATTTCTGTTTTTCTTGCAAATATTTTATTTTCAATTATTCCCAACTTAGATTTAATAATGCTTTTAACAATTTCTTTTTTATAAACCCACTCATCCTCAAACACATGTAATAATTGTATGTTTTGCTCTTCACAAGAATTGGTTTTATCCAAATGATAATTATTTGAATTATATTTATTCGAATGCCAATATAAACCGTTGAATTCAATTGCCAATTTATTATCTGGGAGATAAAAATCTAGCTCTTTACGGGATAGAATTTTCCTATCGTTTCTTATGTATTTAACATTCAATGATTTGATATAATCATTGATTTCGTTTTCCTTTATTTTAGATTGTTTAGATATTGGGTTGCATTTGGTACAAATGTTATTACAACCAAGAAATATTCTATTATATAAATCATCATATTTTATATGAAATTTTTTATGTAATTCACAATAATTTTTAATAATAAAAATATTATTATTATATTTAATATTATTATTATTTAAATTAAGTAATAATGAATATTTTTTAATTAAATTAGTATTAATACATTCCTTATAATAATTGGAACTACTAATACTAATGGTGCCATATTTATTCAAAATAGTTTTTTTTGATTTATTTCTAATTTCTTCATTTTGTAAAGGATATTTAACACCTAAATGATTAATATTATAATTAATCATTTTTTTTCTATTTTCTTCTAAAATAAGAACTGTTGACACCCCATATTTTTTTAAATTAGTTTTTTTAGTTTTTTCTTTAATAAACTCTTTTTCAAAATGGGATTTATTTTCATTACATTCTTTAATTTTATTTTTTATAATATTTACACAAAAAACATTCTCAACACCATATTTTTTTAAATTAGTTTGTTTGCGTTTATATTTTATTAAATCTGATTGAGACGGATTTTCAACGCCATGTCTAACTAAATTAGTTTGTTTAATTTTTTCTTGAACCTTTTCATCTAATAGTGTTGAAATAACACCATATTTTTCTAAATTAGTATTAATTAATTTTTGATAAATTTCCTTATTTTGTAAAGGATATTCAACACCATATTTTTCTAAATTAGTATTTATTACCTTATCTCTTGTAGCTAAAGAAGTACATTTTTTTGAGCAATATTGACCATATCCAATACTAATTTTATTTCTAAAATTTAATTGTGTATTACAATATTCACATTTAGGATGAATTTTAATATTAAATATGTAATTATATAATTTATTTAACCATGAAATATCTAATTTAGAATTAAATTTTATTATTTCATCATATAATAATGGATAAGTTTTTTTTATATATTTTTCAAAATATATTTTTTTTTCTAAAATTTCAATACATTCTTTTTTCATCTATAAAATATTTGCTACAAATAAATACATTAAAAATGAAAAAATCAAATTTTTATTAAGTTTTAAATGACATTAAAATCTGCTCATAATCTGCCTTTGCTTTAGAAAGTGGAAATGGTATTTTTATCAATGTACCATCAGGTATATCAAATTCACTTAAATAAACATTATTTCCATAAAGAATTAAAAAATCGTAAAAAGGATTACCATAATATTTTTGAGATAAAATATCCAATCTACTAAAATTAGTATTCCAATATTCAAATTTATCACTAGGATTTTCAGGTAATTTTACAAACGGCATTGCATCAGTAGTACCGTTTGAATTTTTTAATAATTCGTATCTATTATAATCTTGATAAGGCATTATTCGGTCCCTCCTATTGATTTTATTAATGATTTGTTTCTTTCACCCATTATTCCAGTTGTTACATTACCATTTTCATCATATTTAGTATCAATACCAAAATAATAACTATTTTGTTTTGATTCTACATCAGTAGCTCTTTTATAAATATCTTCTTTAGAATTAAATGTCGAATTGGCATAATAATTAAATGTTGCAGCATTTTGAAGTGCATCGATAGGACCTTTCAATGATTGACCACCAATTATTTTCATTTGTAAGGTTATATTAACTAACATTGGTTGTAATCCATGACCTTCGGGGTTTAAATCCCACGTTGTTTCATTATAATCAAATGTTACGTTTTCAATAATTACTTTAGTGTGCCAAAAATCGCCAACTCTTAAAATACATATTGGTTGTTTGCCAAAAACACTATTTCTTGCTCTTAATTGACCATTAGTATCAACAATATTATATCTTTTAGCAGGTCCTTGTCTGGTACATTGATGTAAAAATGTTAATCTTCTATGAAAATCTTCAGGAGTTTGACTATGAAAAACAGGTCTATATTGATTATTGCTAATAGATTCAAATCCACTTAAACTACCTTTATAATTATCTCTTTCATTAAACACAAATTCAGTTAAATTCTTTTTTAATTTATTTAACTGGATGGTTAATTTATCGATATCAGCATTAATTAAAGCAATTTCTTGTTTTTCCTTAGTAGTTAAATTATTTTCTTTCTTATCAATTGGAACTTTATTTCGACCAAAACTTATAACAGTTTTCCTTTCTTCTTTAACTTCTCTTAAATGCATATTTTCAGATTTAGCACCAACAGTACCACTATCGACACTACCAATACTATTATATAACACAATATTATTTAATTCCAATTCATTAGCCACTGACATACCAAACATCTTAACTAATTTATTAACAATAAGATTTTTTGCAGCTAAATTTCGTCTATTACCTAACTCTTTATTATATTTATCTTCATTATCACCTAAATATAATTTAGATGACGTTGACCTTATGTATATTGAATAATATTTTCTAGTATTTTCGTCACTAAAAAGATTCTTTAAATTTTCATTTAATTTACAAAAATTATCATCTTGACCATAAGTATCAATACTGTTATATTGTGAAACACTATTATCGACTAAAGTCCAAACTTGTTTACCTTCAACAATAGTCCCTGTTAGTCCTGAAACAAAATACATACTATTATTTAATCCAAAACCATTACCATCACCACCATTAACACCGGAATTTAAGCCATCAATAATTTCATAATGATAATCATTATACATTTTATCTATAATAGAATCAACATTATAATCATGTGGTTCATCATTAGGGTAAAATATTGTCACATCTGGAAGTATTTGTGCCGGTGGTTCTGTTTGAATGACAGGGGTACCATAATTATCAATTTGAGCTTTCAGATTGGTTATTCGTAATTCAATATCATCTATTTTTGATTCGATTGGGATATTATCACCACCGTAAGCAAAAAAATCTGCAATTATTTTATTTTTATTATTGCCTTGATATTTTAAATTTCTTAATTGTTCGGGATAATCAACTAATAATGAAAATGTTAGTGTGGCAGTTCTTTCAGAATTCATATAATTATACATTGGTTCACTACGACCAATCATAACAGTGGAATCATATTTTGCAGAAGCAGTTTCATTTAAAGTAATGTTATATGGAGGAAACCACATTAATCTACCTCCAAAAGGACCTGCTTCGCTTAATGGAATCGCTGTACCATATTCATCGGCCAATATTGCATAAGTATCTTTTTTAATTGTATCGACAGCAAGATTTTCAAGACTAAATATTAAATTTCTATTATCGATTTTACCATCATCGGTTCTAATTGGATGGATTTTAGGTAAAATAGTTTTATTTATCACAGAATTTTCACTGCCGTCATAAACATAATTACCTTTAAATCTAATTGTTTTAATAAAATTATTATATGGGTCTAGTACTGTATGTTGTCTAATACCAACTTCATCAACATTATAACCAGTCTCAAGAGCATATTTACTATTATTGGATTTCCACAATGGAGAACCATTAAATCCAATATAATTTGTACCTTCCTTAAATGCTTTACGAGTTATATCAACAAAATTACCTTCACTAGCATTTAATAAGTTTTTGGTGTAATTAAGTAAACCTGTTTTAGCACCATTATTGCCACTATCTAATATACCATTATCTTGATTAAGATCAATACTATCGTAATCACCACGTAAATCTTTAATATATGTTTCGGCTTGTACTCCAACACCATCACGACCCCATACTAATTTATCATTTTTATCATCATAAGATAAATTTGGTTCATCACTAACATAATTTAAAATATTAGTTTTCCCTTGATATTTTTTAATTTCGCCAAAATTTTCAATAACGAATTGGTAACTAGGACCATATTCCTGAATTTCACCTAAACCAGAATTAAAATATGATGAAACCATATTTGAATTTGCAATAGCATTAGACTCAATAGGATTGATAGTTAAACTTCTACTAAAATAAGGTTTTTGTTTCTTATTGTCAAAAATAAAAAACTTTTTATTATTAATGATATCAGAACCATCTAATAAATTAACGCCCACATTATTACTATATTCACGTAATACTGTGGTATAATCAGAATTATCTGAAGTATTAATTGATTTATATGGATTTAAGTTAATTGACTTAAAGAATCGAGTTAATTGAGCATTACCAGTATTTTTAATGTAATCAACATTGGTAGGATTTTTAGTAAATGGATTTGCATTTCCAAAAACATTGTATGTATCAAAACCAAAAATATTACTAGCAGTCTTACCTACCTTATCTAAAAAGGTTGAAGTTGAACTATCTTTAATTGTAATAGTATTATCAATATTTTTTTTAAAAATATCAGTAGGATTGCCTTTTAATACCTGACTTAAATCGATTGTTGGTAAATATTTAGTAGCTAAATTAGCAGCAGAATTATATGCTAATTGTTTACCTAACATTATTAAACCAATCTTTGATAATGGGGAACCTTCATCTCGAAATGCATCATAAACATTTCCTAATAAATTAGTGCTTGTTTGTATGCGATTATATTGAGGTACTACATTTAAAACACTTTGAATTCCACTAGCGACATTACCTTTATTTCTTAAAGAAAATTTATTGGTATTACCATATTCATTATCTAAACTATATAAACTACGTGCATATATCTTTTCACGATACTCTTGGATAGGTATATTATCACCATAATATATTATATTTCCATCTGATAATCTTGAAGGTACTTCAGCCATTTAAACTTTTTTTATAAATACTTAAATGTTCGTTTTATATGGAACCATTATAACTAATTATTTAGGTTCAAAATATTAAAAACCTATCATTAAATTAAAATCAATATTATATTTGAAGATTTAAAAGTTAATTTTTTTCTAACTTAAAGTACTAATTACAATGTATAATTTTAATATAGAACACTATAAAATAAAAATATCTATTTCGGTTAGAAATAGATATAGTTATCCTTTTATTCAAGTTTTAATCAGATTCAAAGAAGTTGATTACAAACTAGTAATTTTGAATATTTAATTCGAAGAATTGAATAATGTTTTTTAAACCTGTTGAAAAACAGTTTCGAAGTTACAAACTATTTTTCATTAAAACAACAGTTTTTATGATTTTAATGTAAATTACATTAAAATTTAATAATTTTTAACATTAAATACCTCTTGTTTTAGTTTCATTTTGTAATTGAACAGCAATTTTAGAATCATAAATCTTATTCATAAATGTAGTTCTATCAATTTCTAATGTGATGTTATTCTTCAATGTAACATTACTATTATCAAAAGTTACTTTAAGTGGTTGTTTAAGTAAATTACTTAGTTCTGAAAACACACTACCATTACTAACGTTAGTTTGACTAATTGATTTAACGGCATTTTCAACAGCAATCCAATCCTCTTTAGTACCACTTAAAACAGCGGCAATATTACCAAAAGCATCACCAACTCCTTTTATATCAGGAGCAAAACTACTGATTGTTGCCATAGTAGCTGCAAAAGCAGGTAAACCAAAAATACCTCCCATTGAACTAGCTAATGCTAAATTTATTGCCCCAATACCACCAGCTAATTTAAGTAATTCTGTTCCAGAACCCTTTCCTTTTTCAATTAAATTGCCTAAACCAGAGGCCATTTCACCAATACCCCATGCAGCAATCCCAATACCTGCACCAACACCTAATGCTGCAGCACCAACAGCTAATAAACCAATTGAACCTGCAGTACCTGCAGCACCAACAGCAAATATTGCTGGTACTAAAATAGCTGTCATTGTAAGTCCTATTGTACCTATAGTATAATTCATCACTTTTAATTTATCGATATCAATATCTTTAATTGCTTTAGCCAATTGACCAATGCCTACTGCAGCGGCACCAATACCAGCACCAATACCAGCAGCAGCAACACCAACACCGGCACCTTTTCCTAATGCACTTAAACCAGCACCTTTTCCAGCAGCTAATGCTCCTTGACCAGCACGTAATTGACCTAAACCACTACTACCCTTACCTATTTCAGGAACTAATGATTGACCGGGAATGGTACTTCTTCCACCACCTAACATTCCACCAATAGTTCTTCTAGCACCATCTTTATTGGCCCAATTAGTCATGGCATTATTAAAAGTGAATGCTGCAAATTTCCATGCAACCCCTGCAGCTAATAATATTCCAGCAGTAGTCGCTAAGCCTCCCCAACCTTTTTCAGCTAAATTGGCTAATGGTTTAACAGTAAATTCTGCCACTTTATTTATTAATCTTAAAACAGGTAATAATGACGATTTTAACATTTCAATAGTATTGTTCAGGGTCTCATTAAATGTTTGTGCATTTTTTGCACGTTCCTCAAGACTATTTTTTTCAGCAATAAATTGTTTTGTTTGATCTTTAGTTAAATTACCTATATTAGTTAATGTTTCACCTAATTTAACTTGAAATTTACCTGTTTTACTATCGAAAATAGCTGCACCTTCAATAGCATCTTGTTGTTCTTTACTTAATCCCATTCCGGCAGTTTGCTGTCTGATTTTTTGTATTTCAGCTTGTTTTTGTGCAATGTCTGTTAATTGAGAGGCTTCCATACCCATTGATTTTGCAACAGCCGCAATTCTATCACGGTCTGCAGGACTAATAAATTTTTCAAAACTACCATCAGCCATTTTTCTAAAACTTACCAATCCTTTGGTCATATCACCGATTTTTTCAGTAAATTTAGCAGGGTCATTACGACTTAAAAATAACATTTCAAAAGGGTCTGTTTTAGCAAATTCACCACCCATTACTTGTAATTGAGCAGTTAAATCAATAGCACCTTCAAGAGTTCTTGCAACATCAACAGCATTTAATGCTTGACCAATATCAATTTTAAATTTTTCGGCATAACTTGCCATTTGTGACATTCCTTTAGTTCCTTGTTGAAATGTATATGTATTTAATTTTTTAAAGTTATCATTAATACTTCTCATTACTTTAGTGGTATTCACACCCATACGTTCACTAGTATCAACAATTCCTTGAACAAATTCAACAGTTTTTTTTGTATCCACTCCCATCATTTCAAATTGTGCTCCTAATTTAGATGCTTGTTCAATACCCAAACCAGTTCCTTTACCAATTAAAGTAACATCTCTAACCATTTCGGCAGTTAAAGCACGTGCACGACCAGTTTCTTCGGAAAATGTGGTCATTATTGTTTGAATATCACCTAAATTACCACTCAGTCTACTAACAAATACTGCTGAATCTTCAAACGATTTTCGCATTGCATCTGCTTTAACACCCGATAAACCAAGATTTAAATTAGTTGATTTAATAATTTTATCTTGATCTTGAAGATATTTCCAACCTATTTTTAATTGATTACCCAATTCTCTTGTAAGATTAACTAATAACTTTTTCTTATCAATTTGTCTTTCTAATTGTTTATTGAGTTCCTTTTCCTTTTCAAGTATTTGTTTTAATTCTGCATCGTATTCAATAACTTTTTTGTTAATTTCATTAACAGTTAAAGATTCGTCTTTAATTGCTTCATTAATCAATTTTTGATAATTAGCAATTTGTTGACTAGTAATTAATCTTTTACTATCAATATCATTAATATTTTTAAGACTTTCTTGAATATCATTCAGTCTTTTTCTTTCATTCTCTAATTCATTTAATCTATTTGATGCCATAATTACATATATTATATAAATACAAAAAACCGAGATTTTTATTTACCTCGGTTTTCTGCTTTTATTAATTTCCCTATCTCTTATTTTTTGAATTTCTTCATTTTCTTTTTCTAATAAGCGTAAAAAATGTCGTCTTCGATATATTGGTAATTTAGTTACATAATCTGCTTGAAATTTAGCATGTTTTGTTAAAATATATATTTCCTCATCAATCATTTTTTTATACTCCCCCGTTAGTTGTTTGGGAAAAAAAAATCTATACCAATCGATAATTGTGCATTGAATTTAAATTCATCTTTAGTAGTGAATTCATAATTCATATCAACATCTGGACTAACTTCGACAATTTTTCTACGGATGGTTAAGGCATCTAATGCTGGCATTGCATCAACAAATTTATTAATATAAGACCTATCGGTTTTTTCATTAATAGAAATTATATGTGATTTTAATTTTAAGGTATTAAATTCACTAAATTCTTGACCATATGCTTCTTTAATTGCATCAGATTTTTTTTGTAATATCATTTCTTCACCATAAGTAAGTAATTTGAATTTTATTATTTTTTTACGCATAGGTAATTCTACAATAAAACATCCTGATTCATCAGGTAATTCGGTTATGTTTCTATATTTTAATTTAGTTAAATTTATTGTTGTTTTAAATGGTATATTAGTCCTTGGATCAGGAACTTGTACATGATAATCTGAACCATAACTTGAACTACGTAAAAATAATAATATGGCATTTCTATCACCAACAAGTAAATCATTAGGATTCACTCCTTTAGTTTTAATTTTTCTTTGCATTAAAACTTCAAATACAGTACCGTTTTCTATTAAGGATGGTGTAGTTAAGATATCTTCATCTATTGATGTCATATATTCAACATTAACTTCGGTTAGTCCGTTTTTATAAAAAATTCCCTTTGAAGGTAATTTAATAACTTCATATGAAGTTATTAAATCTGGGTCAGTTTCTCTTGACATTGCTCTTTCATAATCTTGAGGATTAAATGAATTTGATGTCGATGGGATATGTGTTGAAACCACGGTTGATTTATTTTGAAAAGTTTGTTGTATAACAACATCATCAATATCACTGTCAGATAAATGTTCTTGTTGCGGTGTTTTAGGTAATGTGCCATTATTTTGCATTTGTTTATATTTTTTTAACACATCACCGATTGATTCTTTTTGAGGAATATTATTTTCCATAATATATAATTTTTTATAGAATGTTATTATTTTTTTATAAATACAGTAAAAAAAATTTCACACCCCTCAAGATTTTTCATTTATATACGTATTATTATATATAACACTAAATGAATAAAAAATATATTAATTATATTAATGAATGAATGAACATAAAATTATTGCAATATATGTTGGTGTGAATGGTATTAGGACAGAAGATATTGAATCGTATATAACAGAATTATCTAAAAAGATAACACCAACTACAATTCAAGGTGAAATTATTTTTTTACCGATATCATCTAATGATATAAGAATTGAATGTATTAATCCTGTGTATATTACCGATAAAAATTTAATTAAAAAACACACTACTTTGATGAATGAATTACACCAAGAACTTCAACATCAAATAAATCAAATAAAAAAAGATAATTATGAGTAAATTAAAGGTTGGAATTGTAGTTGATGAAATTTTAAGAGCAAAATGGTTACAATTTGATCGATTCTATGCCCAAGAATTTGGTGAAGAAGGAATTCCTAATGAACAACCATATACGTATGATTTTTTTAAATCATATAAATGGAATGATACTGTTGAAGAAATTAAAGAAATGAGAGAACCTGAAGAAACACCTGAACACATTAACCCTATTGATTATAGGGTCGATGAAAATGGTGAAGCGGCAGCAGATTTTTTATTATTTAAATCAACCGAAAAAGTGAAATTATCGGCACGAGAAGTTTATAATCGTTTTATGTATGAAGATTTCCTTTTTGAGATACATGGCTCTGCACCGAAAATGTATCCTCAATTAGATTTAGATGTTAATAATTTTTTACTTAAATATGGTAATACTGTTGATTTTACAATATTATCTGTTGAAAATAAATTTAGTATTCCACCGACATTATTCTTTTTAAGTAAGATTAGTAGTCGTTTTAAAAATTATGTTTTTATTGATAATAATATTGACATGTGGAAAGAAGTCGATGTTCTGATAACATCCGATCCCGAAATTTTGAAAATAGGTGCTCCTTGGGGTAAGAAAATTATTAAAATTAAACGACCATACAATATTGATATTAAATTAAATTGTATTGAAGAATTACAACTAGCTGATTTAATAAATCATGTTGAATTTGAAAAAATAATTAAATATAAGAAATTAAAATAAAATGAACGAAATGTTAAACAAATCAGTAGAGCAAGCTGAAATTGAGAAAATTGAGAAAATTAAACTTTCTCTAAGTAATTTAGAAAATAAAAAATCAAAATTTTTATTTGTTATACCAGAATCTCAAAGTCCTGCAGCAAGTATATATGAAATTTATTTTCATGCAACAGTTGTAAAAAATTTAGGGTATGATGTTATAATCATGGTAGAAAAGGGTGACTATGTCGCACCAATATGGATTGAAAAAGAATTGACCAATCATAAACATGTACCAATGGCCGACCCTAAAATTACTGTTTCTTCTGAAGATATTATGATCATACCTGAAGTATTTTCAAATGTTATGGAACAAACAAAAAATTTACCATGTTTAAGAGTAGGATTATTACAATCTATTGATTATATGGTAAGTTCATTAATACCCGGAACTGATTGGTCTTCTTTTGGTATTAATGAGGTTATTACTACTTCACAAACTCTTAAAGATTTGTTTTTATCTTATTATGGTGAAAAATATAATGTGGAAACATATAATATTGGTATACCAGAATATTTTGAAAAAAATGATAAACCACAAAAGCCTGTAATATCTGTAATCGGTAGAAATGCTAATGAAATATCTAAATTTGTTAAATTATTTTTTAATAAGTATCCCCATTATAATTGGGTAACATTTGACCCAATGGTAACTAGGAGCAAACCCCCTCAACCAATGAGACGAGTAGATTTTGCTAAAAGACTTCAAAATAATTTTGCAGCTATTTGGATTGATAGGATTTCATCATTTGGTACATTTCCTCTCGAATGTATGAAAGTTGGCACTATTCCGATTTGTTTAAAACCAGATATTATGCCAGATTATATGATTGAAAGAGATGAAAACGGTAATCCTGTTAAAGCTATTAATAATGCTGGTGTTTGGACCGAAAATTATTATGATTTACCGTTATTAACTGGTGATGTATTGATAAAATTTTTAGATGATAATATTCCTGCAGAAGTATATGAAAACATGGACAAGGTTGTTGCTAAATATAATCAAAATGATAGTGAAAATCGCCTTATTGAAATTTATAATAGTTTAATTAATAAGCGAATCGGTTTATTTAATTCAATAATTAATTCAAATACTTTAAAATAATCTAATTTTTTAACTAAAATATAAACAATGAATACGAGCGTAATTATTCCAATACATGAATATAATGATAATGTGTTATCATTAGTAAAAAAATCAATTAATTCTGTTTTTAAACAAGAAAATGTTAATACAATCCCGGAGATAATTGTGGTTGGACCTAAAGAAGTGATTGAATTATTATCATCTGTTCTAAATACAGAATCTATATATCCTCAAATTCGATTTATCACTAATTTTGGTAATATTGATTACCAATCACAAGTAAATCTTGCCGTTGATTTAATTTCAACAGAATATTTTTCAGTACTTGAATTTGATGATGAATATGCTAATACTTATTTTAAAAATGTTGAAAAGTATACTAAATCATATCCAGAAGTAGATATTTTTTTAACAATGATGATCGAGGTTAATGATGAAAATCATGCAATAAAACTAACTAATGAAACTGTTTGGGCACAACAATTTATTGGTGAAAATGGTGAAATGGGCTATCTTAATCTTAATGCATTGAAACAATACACAGATTTTAAATTATCTGGCGCAATTATTAAAACATCTGAATTTAAAAATATTGGTAAATATAAAACTAATATTAAATTAACTTTTATGTATGAATTTTTATTGAGAGCGTTAAATAATGCATGTAAAATATATTCAATACCTAAAATAGGTTATAAACACTTAGCTTCTCGTGATGGAAGTATGTTTTCAGAATATTTGAGAAATATGTCAGTTGTTGAAAGAAAATTTTGGTTTGAAACAGCAAATAAAGAATCTAATTTCACCACAGATAGACTAATTGATTTAAGTAAAATTACTAAAATCGTTGAATAATAATTTTATTGTTTGATGTTATGAATAATGATAAAAAGTGAGATTACATTACAATATTTTGCAGAACGCGAAGAACAAGCAGTTTTAGATTACATTAAATCTGATTTATTTGAAGAAAAAAATAAGATATATAACGAAATATTGATTAAACCATTTCGAATAATGATCGAATCAATATTAAGGAAATACCCCATTCATATCGGTAATTACGATATGAATGTGGTTGAATCAAATGCATTAACTCATTTGATTGAAAATATTGTTAAATATAGACCATATATTATTGAACAAAATGTTGGTAATAATAAATGGGTTAGGATGGGTAATGATTATAGATTTTTTAATATAATTGATGCTCAGGATTCACTTAAAATAATCAATAATGATGATTATAGGATATTTTATGCAAGTGCATTTAGTTATTGTCAAACCATTATAAGAAATCACTATAAAGATCATAGTAAAAAAAGTTATATTGAGAAGAAAATTAATTTAAATTTTGATGAATATCTTGATGAAATTAATGATATTAATGATTTTACATATGAAATCGAATTTGAAAATCAATTTAAATTAGAAAAATTAATTGTAGATATTGCTAATAAAATTGAAGAACGTATTGAAAATGATTTATTGATAAAAAAGAACGAATCTCTCGTTGGATATGCGATTGTTAATGTTTTAAAAAATTGGGAAGTTTTATTCATGGAAGATACTTCCGAAGGAAAATACGATAAAAAAGTTACTAATAAATTTGCTAAAAATAAAATTTTATTTTATTTGAAAGAACAAACAGGGCTGACCACAAAAGAAATTAGAGTAGGGATTAAACCATTTAAAGATATTTATCTTCTTAAAAAATTAGAATGTTTAGATGATTAATATTTTTATTTAACTATTATTAAAACAATCAATATTAAGCAACACATTTAATCATTTTTAATAAAAATAATTAAATAGTATTTATATGTACTAAAACAATTGAAATGAAAATTTGTATTTGTTGTAATTTTAAAAAAGAGTATTCTGAATTTACTATAGATAATAAACAAAAGGAAATAAATTTTAACATATGAGACCAACCCGAAAAAAAATAATGTTTGATGAACATAGTGTAAATGAATTATTACAAGAAATTTACAATGAATCTCATAACATTAAAGCAATTATTACAAGACTATTTACTAAATGGGAAAATAAAGTTAAAGAAGGTGGTGAGATCGCAGCTATTGGCGATCAAGTTGTTAAATTAATTGCAGCAGCAGCTAAAAACCAAGATCAAAAAATAATGTTGTTAAAGTATTTAAAAGAGGTTGTTTTTGATGGTACCAACAATAACCCCAATAATTCAAATACCAATAATAGTGGTGAATCATCCGGTGATGTTAGTACTGATAGAAGAAATGAATTATTGTCAATGGTTCAAAATGAATTAGAAAAAAAGAAATTTAAAAATTAATATTAAATGAGTATTGCAGACGATAAACGAAATGTTTTCACAACCATTGGTTCATATAATTCATTAAAAGAATTAAAAAAATCGTCACGTAAAATTGATTCATTTTCATCAATTAATAATAAAAATGATACCACATCTTTTTTATTGGATATTTTAAAAACTGTTGCAGGAAGTACTGCTTTAGTCGAACTTATTGGAGCTATGTTCACAACTTTAATAGAAAATTCAGAACCTAAAATTAAGGAAGCTTTAAAAAAACAGTTAATTCAAACAAATGCTAGTGATGCTTTACCGACTAGTTTTAAAAATTCTGGAATATCATTACCTGTAAAAGATATTGACTATAAAGGAAAATTAAAAATTAATCCTGATTCGGATACCGGTAGTATGTTATATGATTCTACAAAAAAAAGTTTTGATAAGACTTCATATGATGCTATATTAAATAATGGTGGTTATGAGATATATAATAATATGTCCATTAAATATATAGAATCAAATGATTCAATACAAATCATACCAAATATAGATAATACTAATCCAACTATTGGTGAATATTTTGAAACATATATAAACAATACTGAAATTTTAAATAAAAAAGAAATTATGACTACTGTGATGGATGCTTTTTATGGTACGCTGTCTAGTAATCAAGAAAAAACTGTTGACCAAATATATAACGAACTTAAAGTAGATATTATTATTGAACGAGTACTTAATGATGAAGAAGATGCTTATAATATACCTTCTGACGAATATAATAATTTATTAACTAAAGCTCAAGAATTATCAACAGGAATTATCAATTATGATTTAGGGTGTGGTTTAATGGCTGCCGAATTAAGTTTTAATGATTTTAATAATTTAATTACAACAATATCTGGGACAACCGACCCATTTTTGATTGGAAATCAAATTGGTAATACTATTAATCAAAGTACTAGTGGAGATACTAACAGTATAGATAATACCATTGAAAATAAAGAAACTATTAAAGATAGCTTCTTTCAGGGAATTATTAATTTATTTACAATAAAAATGATTGAACAATCTATATCAACACCACAAGTCAGAACATTATTTGCATTAATGAGTTCGTTTCAAAACGATGGTATTACTTCAATAAGTAGCCCTGATGAGGATATGAAAAAATTTGATGTTTTTATTAATTGTGTTGCTAAAGAAATTTCGGCCAACATTTCTGAATTTATTTTTAATATTACAGTTGGATATTTAATGAAATTATTAACACCTGTAATAAAAAGGGTTATTAAAGAAAAAATAAATCAATATTTAGGAATATTAAAAAGTTTAGTTGGTGCAAATAAATTAATTTAAATTAAAATATATTATTATGATAGTAGATCAAAAATTAAATAAACAATTTATTGGAGTTTACCTTATCGATAATGGTGATAAGGAAGGTACTCAATTAGCAACTACTTCTAAACCAAATTGGTTTAGAAGAATATGTATTGAATTGTTTTTAGGTTGGATATGGATTAGTATTAAAGATTTAAAAAATAAGTAATGGCAATTAATTTCAATAATATTGAATCAATAATTGGTGGATTTACGAAAGTACTTAGTTTATCTTCTGTAGGTGGTCCCCCACCTGTACCAACACCTCTTATATTAGTTGGTGTACCACAGCGTTCAGGGTTATCACCAACAAAAATTGCTTCAAGAATTATTAGTAGAAAATCTGAAGCAGGATTACCTGTTGGAGCATTACCATCGGGTGAAACAAATCCTGATGAAATTATGGAAAGAATACGTATTGAAGAAATCATAAAAGCTATTCAACAAGAAATGATTATTAGTATTGCAGTACCTCCGGGAATCACACTTACTGCAGCAGGAACTTCTCCATCAGGACCTGTTACAGTATTTGGTTCAACAATAACATTTATAAAAGGTTATGGAGTAGCACAATAATGAATGATTTAAGTAAATATACGCTGATTGAACTTCAAAAAATGGGTAATGATATAAAATCTAAACATGATGGTGTTAGACAAGAAATTATTGATTTAAGTCATGATATGGAAGTACTTGAAAATATGTTGAACGATAAAGTTCAAGAATTAAAAAAACTTGAAGAAAATTATGTTGAAATTGTTGAAAAATTAGTGGAATAATGTCATTTGATAAACCTATAATACAAAGGAGTAATCCTTATAAACCTGAAAGTACTAGTATTGTCAGAAATAGAACAATATTTTATGGGGAAGTTATTGATATAACAGATAATACTGATGGTGGTAATATTAAAGTTAGAATTGCCGAATTAGATAATCGTACTAATGATACTGATTTACCATTATGTTATCCCTTTTTACCTAAATTTTTCCATGTAATGCCTCAGATAGGTGAAATTGTTAGGGTTTTGGTTGAAGATAATAAATTTCCATATAGAAGTCGATTTTGGTTAGGTAGTGTTATTTCGCAACCACAAAAAATTGGATATGATGGTAAATTCACTGCATTATCAACAACTAATTTAGGATTAACTAATCCCGAAAAAGCTCCAAGTACATATCCTGATGCGGATGGTGTGTTTCCATTAAAAACAGATGTTGCAATCATTGGTAAAGTTAATACCGATATTATTTTAAGATTAAATGAAATTCATATTAGAGCAGGTAAACATGAAAATAATGATATTTTAAAATTAAATACAACTAATCCTGCATCTATACATATGGTTTATGAACCATATGATAATAAAGATTATTATAGCAATACCATCATTCAAAGCGATAAAATTGCTATAATTAGTCATGACGGTAAACCTAATTTTAAATCAGCAAGATTAACACCTAAAGATAGAGAACGAATATTTGAAGAAGGTCATCCAATTGCTCGTGCTGATGTATTGGTAGAAGCTCTTGAAATTATTAGAACAGCGTTAATTGCACATATTCACGGTTATTCGGGATTACCAGCAGATAAAACTTCAATAATTAATAAACTTGAAAATATCCGATTTGAACAGATTATGCAAAAGAATATTGTTATTAACTAAATCTTTCGTATATTTGTCGTTATGAATATTGACACCGTTCTGAATTTCATAATATGAAAGTATGTTTTGATTTCGATAATACTCTTGATATAATAACTATTAAGACTTATGCTAAAGAATTAATTAATCAAGGTATTGATGTTTGGATTTGTACACAAAGACCTTGTGATGAAGATGCTCCTAATAAAAGCAGGAATCTTGATTTGTGGCAAGTAGTTAAATATTTAAACATACCCAAAAATCAAGTAATTTTTCTTAATTTAAAATCTAAATTTACTTTCTTTTTAAATAAAGATTTTATTTGGCATTTAGATGATGATTGGACTGAAATAAAAAAAATTAATGAAAATACTGATACAAAAGGTATTACTCATTTTGGCAATAAATTTTGGAGATTTGATTGTGATGATTTATTAAAATAAAAAAGGCCATTCAAACGAATAGCCTTTTATTGTATTAAATATAATTTCAACATTTTCTATTATTTGTTAAATTAATTGTAGCTTGTTTGACATAATAATTTTCAGATAATTATACGTTAAGTACGCACCTCCACGGCTGGATTTCTAAACTGACATTAGTTAACTCATCATTACCATAATCATTTTCACCAAAGTCAATGCTTGTAATCATACATTGTTCTAAAAACCATTTTTCAACTTCAACACCTGTTGGGTCAAGAGATTTTAACACAATGTCTTTTTTATAACCCGCAGCATAACCCATACGACCTGTAAGTGATTCCGCATGTAAACGAACCCATTCCATTAATTGTTGTGAGGTTGAAGGACCTATCGGGTCAAGAAAAGTTATTGACATCGTATCCCAAGTATATCGACCAGCCACATAATTCTGTTCATTCATATATTGAATAGGAACTGAATTTATTTTCATTGACGGTCTTTTGAATTTTTGAACTTTCCAAACTTGAATACCTAAAGAATCATCGAATACTGCAAAAAATCGATTCGTTCTTTTTGGTTCATAATCGAACGGCATCGTTCTAATCATAGTTTCTTCTGCTGCCATTTTATTTTATTTTGATAATATGTTTTCAGTTTATTTATTATAAATACTTACACATTTAAAATTATTGTGGTAATAAACCTGTTCTTTTATAATGCCTAAGTTCTTTTTCTGTTAATTCTGATAATGTTTTAACTTTTTTAGGTTCATCAATTTGTTTAATTAAAGAAATTATTTCTTCTGATTTTGTTTCAGTTGCAGGAATAATTTTATTATTACTTGTACCTACAATTAGTTTACTGACTTGATTTAAAATATTTTTTTCACTCATTTTATTATGGTTTTATTATAAATACTAAATAATTAAATAAATAATAAAAAAATGAAACAATTATAAATTTAATTAGTAATTATGTGTAACTAATAACATTAAATTAAATTTCATCAAAATGGCAGTTATTGTAAATATGATATGTGAAAATTGTGGCAAATCTTTTGAAGTTAGAAAAGGAAAAGAAAAAAAAACTTGTTCTAATGAATGTAAAAAACAATTTAGATTAAAAAAAGACGAAATTTTCTTTGAAATGAAAGAATGTCAAAATTGTAGTAAATTGTTTAAATCTAAAATAAAAGAAAATAAAAAATATTGTTCATATAAATGTTCTGGAGAGGCTAAACATGTTAATAGTACTGAGAATAGAATTTGTTTAATATGTGGAAATGAATTTAAAGAAAGGATAAAATACGATAAAAAATTTTGTTCAATTTTATGTAGGAATATTTGGAATAATAATATTGAAAATAAAAATAATAGAATACAAAAAAGCAAAGAATCTTTGATGTTAAAATATGGTGTTGATTCATTGTTTAAATTAAAATCGATTCAAAATAAAATAAAACACAATAATCATGATTCAATAAAAAAAGCACGTGCAACAATAATTAATAAAAGAAATTTAAATCTAATACAAAGGTTTGCAGAAATCAATTATAAAATAATTGACTTTAATAATGATAATATTAAAATTCAACATCCAGATGGACATATTTTTGAAAATCATAGAAAGTTATTAGTTAATCGTTTAAATCATAATGTTGAATTATCGACAATATTATTACCGGTTTCTGCACCCAAATCAACATTAGAATTAAAAATAGGTAATTTTCTTAATATTAATAATGTGAATTATATTGCTAATGATAGAAAACTGTTAAAAAATCTTGAAATCGATATTTTAATTCCTGAAAAAAATATTGGAATTGAAATTAATGGATTACATTGGCATTCAGAATATTATGTTGATAAACATTATCATATAAATAAACTAAATAAATGTAATGACATTAATTATGATTTATTACAATTTTTTGAAGACGAAATTATTGAAAAATTTAATATTGTTGAATCCATAATATTAAATAAATTAAATTTAACAAAAATTAAAATATTTGCCCGAAAATGTGAAATCACTTATATCGATAATATTACTACCAAAGATTTTTTAGAAAAAAATCATATTCAAGGAAATGTTAATGGTAAATATAATATTGGATTATTATATAATAATGAATTAGTTTCGATAATGACTTTCGGTAATTTAAGAAATATTTTAGGCTCAAAATCAAATTTAAATGATTATGAATTATTGAGATTTTGTAATAAGTTAAATACTTCTGTTATTGGAGGAGCATCTAAATTATTAGATTTTTTTATAAAAAAAAATAAACCAAATAAAATTATTACATATGCGAATAGAAGATATTCAAACGGTAATTTATATGAAAAATTAAATTTTAAACAAACAAAGATTACACCACCAAATTATTTTTATGTAATAAATAAACAACGTAAACATCGATTTAATTTTAGAAAAAGTAACTTAATTCAAGAGGGCTTTGATTTAAATAAATCCGAACATGAAATAATGTTAGATAGAAAAATACCTAGAATTTATGATTGTGGTAATTTTAAATATGAATTAATATTATAGATAAAAAAAATGCGATATTAAATATATCGCATTTTTTTTGTTTTATGTTAAGCACCTGCATCAGCAAAATTTGCTCCTGATGGCGTTATCGTGAATGTAATTCCAATAAATTCTACCGAACGAGTTGGTTTTAAGAAGATTTCACCATACAATTCGTTTCTATCGCGAGTTTCAGGGGTGTTATTACTACTATCCATTTTTATTCTAAAATCAGTTAAACCTCTCTCACGTTTAATACTATCAAGAATAGGATTTGCTTTATTTAAGAATTGGTCGATAGTCGCTTGGTCATTTTGTTCGAATAACAATCTAACTGCAATATTTGAAATCAACACTTTGATTTGCAATAATAATCTACGAACATTGATCCTATCAAGTGCAGTTTCTTTAACTTGAAGTGTTTTCTGGCCAAAAATAGCAGTTCCAGTATTTGCAAAATCTGCCATAGGATTTACACGACCGGCATAAAGAATATCACGAGCATCCAAAGAAAGTTTAAATTGTGATTTTCTTGCGTTAGTAACACCACGATTAAGACCAGCTACTGCAAACCAAGGGAATGATACGTTATCAGTATATGCCATTGCTTTAACCACTTCACCAGTTGGTGGAATATAAACATTAACATTGTTTTGAGTATCGCGCATTTGAATCCAAGGATAGTATGTACATGCATAACTACTATCTATCGATGTATCTTCTAATAAATTGGCAATTTCTGTGGCAGCTAAAACATCTGCCTTACCACTATCACCAACTGTTGAAAGAAAATCTTCGCTTAATTGAGGCGCATCAATAACATATAGAGTATCTGTTCTTTGTTGTTCAATCATATCAATAGTATTTTGAACTAAAGTTGTTTGATTAGCCCACTCAATTCCGGGGGTTGCGAAAAGGTTAATAGTAATATCCTCTGGATTAGCAAAAGTATCTATAGCTGTTTCCCATGCCTGAAAATCATTTGTCGGAACAACTAATGGTTCACCGGGGTGTCCACTTCTCCTTCCACCTTGAACATAATCATCTCCATAAGAACGTTCAGTTCTATTTACATCCCAACCATCGAAACCACCTGCTGGAACTAATGTAAATTTTCTTGATTTAATGTTATAATATGGACCAGTGGTATTACTATCAACAGTAGTATTAAATGCTGCTGCACCACCAACAAATTCGGTATTTCCAGTAATAATAGTTACTCCAGAATCTAAGTGAAAACCTTTTGTTTTAGTAAATCCACTAGCGGTTTGACCATTATAATAGTTATTAAAATTAAAAAAATTTTGATTAATACCATTACCAGTATATGCTAATTCAGAAATACCTAAATATGTTTTCACTAACTTATCAGTATCGGCATAAGAAGTTTTATAAAATATTTCGGGACAAATACCTTCAGTAGCACTACCGGTCACTTCAGTCGAATAATTGTTAAACAAATAACCCTCAAATCCGGCAGGGTATACATCATTAGCCAATTCTTCGGAAACTTCTACCATTATATACTTACTAATTAAACTATATTCGCCATCACTAGTACCAATACGTTGACCAATATAATTTGAACTACCTTTGGTTAAATTACATCTTGTATAGGTTTCTAAAACAGAAACATTTGCATCGGTATCATAAAAATCACGAATAACCACATCAAATTCTAATGAATATGGGTCAATATTTGCAATACTAATTTTGATTTCTTGATTAGCAGAATCTCCATCCGAAATACTTATAAATTTAAATAATTTATCAACACTATTACCTTTTAATTGAGATACTACCCAAGGAGTTTCAGGTGTTTGATAACCAACTTCATAATCCGCAAAATATGTATTATTTTCATCAGTTTCAATCATTTCTGATTTAATACCATATGCAATGCTATCGGCATCAAGTTTTCTAATTAAATCTGGATAGATTGCTTGAACCCAAATCATGGTATTCTTATCTTTAGGTTCACGACCTATAACATTTGGTAAATAGTTGGAATCGTTTGGATTTAATGATACATAATATGTTGCATTAGTACCAAAATATATCGAACTATTATCAGTATTATTAACATCTAATTTAATTGTCGCAAATAAATCACCTGCATCAATTAAAGTATCATTTTGAGTAATTTCAACATCAGTTGTAATGGGTGTTGTTACTGCAATTGAATCTATCGGAATATTTGAAACCGCCCTACTTCTAATAACGGCCAATACCATATTTTCATATTCTGTTAATGAATTTGCTGAATATGTTGTTGTTATATCAGTAACAGTACCAGTACCTGAAGTATATGTCGTAGCAGTGAATTCATGAACTGTTTGATAGAAAATACTATTATTTTTTGTGTATCCTGTGGCGGTTGAACCAGTAACCCCAATACCATTAAGTGAAACGCCTAAATAAGCTGCTCCGGTAAATGGAATATCTGTTGTTGTTACCGGAGAACCTGTAACACCTGATGTAGATAAATCAACACCTGCATCTAATAAAATATTCCATGATTTACCTGCCTTATATCCACTAAGTCCAAGTACTCTAGTTACCCAAAGTTGTTGAGCTTCTTCCAAAAAAGCATTTGCAACATAAGGTAATTGATATTGTAATGTTTTTTCACCGTTTTGAAACCTTTTTATACTTTGTCCACCAAATCTATTTAAAAATTGGGTTTGGTCTTGAATATAAACCGGTTCAAAAGCAGGTCCTTTTAATGTTTCACCAGCTAATCCTAATGTCGTGATACCAACATTACGTGTTACAAAAGTAATATCTCTTTCTTTAAATTTAACACCCGGAGATGTAAATACGAAATCTGCCATCTTATTTTTTTTATTTAATATATTTATTTTTTATTGAAAAATTCATTTCTATTTCAAATAAATACTAGAAAAATATTCAAAAGACTAATTATTTGATACAATTCAGATTCCGCCACAATAATCATCCAATTTTTATATTTTTTTATTTCATTTTTAATCGAATTTCAAATTATTATTCTAATTTAATTAAAAAATTATTTGAAATTAAAAGATTAAGTATTTATCTTTGTAACCTAATTAATTGTATTATGAAAGAAAAGATTTATAGTATTATTTTTGTTGAAGGTAAAATCAATAGAAAAAGAATGACAAAAGAATATTTTCAAAAATATTATACTAATTTATATAACGAGATAATTAAAACGTTTTTAGATAACAACATTTCATTTTCAGAAATGTTATATTTAATTACTCATGACATGATTAATCCACCCAAATGTATTATTTGTGAAAATGATGTTCGATTTAAAAAATTTAGTGAAGGTTATTCGTCATATTGTTCAATGAAATGTCTTGGTTTAGATAAAACTGTTCAAGGAAAAAGAGAACAAACTTCAATAATAAAAAATGGGGTAAAATATGCTTTACAATCTAATGAAATAAAAGAAAAAATTAAATTAACCAATATTAGACGATATGGTATTGAGCACCCTCAAAAACTTACAACTATTAAAGAAAAAACAAGACAAACTAATTTATTGAAATACAATGTTGAAAGTCATAATCAATTAGATGAAGTTAAAAACAAAAAAAAAGAAACTCTTTTAAAAAAATATGGTGTCGACAATCCAATGAAGAGTGAAGTTATTAAAGAAATAGTCAAAAATACTAATTTAAAAAAATATGGCGTCGACAATCCTAATAAATCTGATGAGATTAAAAACAAAATCAGAAAGACTGTTAAAGAAAAGTATGATGTTGAACATTATTTTAATTCTAATGAATTTAGTTTAAAAAAAAATAGAACATTAATAAAAGAATATGGTGTCGACAACCCAATGAAGAGCGATGTTATTAAAGAAAGTGTAAAAAAAATAAAATTAGAAAAATATGGTGATGAAAATTTTAATAATAGAATAAAATCAAAAGAAACAACAATAAAAAAATATGGTGTCGATAATATTTCAAAATCACCTGAAATAATATTAAAAATTAAAAAAACCAATATTTTAAATTTTATAAAAAAATATTCTAATTTATTAAATGTAAATCAAAATGATATTGATATTATTGGGGATTATGTAACTATTAATAATTATTGTAAAAAACATGATAATTTTAATATTTCCAAATCATTGTTATATAGTAGATTAATTTGGAATAAACATGAAAATATTTGTACTAAATGTAATCCCGTTTCTGAAAATAAATCAATAATTGAATTAGAATTAAAATCATTTTTAATGTCATTAAATATTAAATTGGTTAATAATGATAAATCTATTTTAGATAACAAACAAGAATTAGATTTTTATCTTCCAGAATATAAATTAGCTATTGAATTTAATGGTCTTTATTGGCATTCTGAATTATTTAAAGATAAAAATTATCATCTGAATAAAACAAATTTATGTAATAATAAAGGTATTCAATTATTACATGTTTATGAAGATGAATGGATTTATAAAAAAGAAATAATAAAGTCAATAATTAAGTCAAAACTAAATATTATTGAAAATAATATTTATGGTAGAAACACAGTCATAAAAGAAATTGATAAATCGACTACAAGTGATTTCTTAATGTTAAATCATGTCCAAGGAGCAGTTCCTTCTGAAATTTCAATTGGTTTATATTATAATAATGATTTAGTTTCAATTATGTGTTTTGATACGGCAAGAAAAGGATTGGGTAATGCTAAAAATTCTGATAAATTTTTTAATTTATCAAGATTTTGTAATAAAATTAATACACATGTTATTGGTGGTGCGAGTAAATTATTAAAATATTTTATTAAAACATACAACCCACATGAAATTATAACATATGCAGATTTAAGATTTAGTCAAGGTAATTTATACAAACAAATTGGTTTTAACGAAGTTCATGTTAACAAACCATCATATTATTATATTGCTAACAATCAAAAACAGAGATATCATAGATTTAATTTTAGAAAAAAAAGAATTATTGAATTGGGTTGGTATGATGATAATAAAACTATTGACGAAATATTAATCGAACATAATATTTATAAAATCTATAACTGTGGAACGATAAAATTTTCATTAAAACTATATTAATGAAAAAAAAACGGTTTTTAGATATTAGTATTTATAATAAATATTTAAATATGAATAAATCACAAAGAATTTATTTTAATAGTGGTAGTACTGGTAATGAAAATCAAGATAAATATATTGTTGTTAAGCTCGAACAAAATATTGAGACAATTGAGTTTTTAACTATGAATATATCAACAGAGGATGCTTATCAAAATTTTAATTCAGATTATGGTGTGTTAGTTGGTAGGGTTGTAGCTAATGGTGGTGTTGGTATTCCTAATACAAAAATTAGTGTTTTTATACCTTTAACTGATGAAGATGCAAATGATGCTGAAATTTATAGTGTTTACCCATATAAAACTCCAAGAGATAAAAATCTTAATGGTAAGAGATATAATTTATTACCACGAGTTGCTAAAATAAACAATGAAACCGGTTCATATAAACCAAGTCAACCGTTTGGTTCATTTCCAATAAAAGAAGAGGTCCTTGGAAATAATTTATTGATTAATGTATATAAGAAATATTATAAATATACTGCATTAACAAATAAATTTGGTGATTATATGATTTTTGGATTGCCAATTGGAACACAATTAATTCATATGAGTGTGGATATTACAGATATTGGTGAATATAGTATGAATCCCAGTAGTATGATTATTGCAGGTTATTCCGAAAATCTTTTTACTGATAATAATACCTCAATTAAACCCAGTGATGATTTAAATAATTTACCAAATATCGAAACTCAGGAAATTAGTGTTGATATTAGACCATTTTGGGGGGATGTTGATAATTTTGAAATTGGTATAACCCGACAAGATTTTAGAACAAGTAAAACAGTATTGACTTCCAATACCATAATTATTGGCAATACAATGACAATGGGTAGTTATGGTATATATGGTAATCCTGATGCAAATGATGAAGACAGGGGTTTTTATTCTTTGCACACACAATCAGGTGGTTTTGGAAATAATCTTGATATAAGGACTTATAGGGTAAGTAATCCTGAAATCAGAATATTTACGTTTTCTAATAGAATTCCAATAGACATAAATGATCAATTAATATTCCCAAATGATTTTGATTATGATAAAGATATATATGAAGTTGATAAATCAGAATATTTTATAGTTCAAAAAGATGGCAGTTTTTTAATTAATCTACAATGTAATAGACGAAAATCATATATTAATGAAGAGGGTGAAGAGATCGTTGTTGACGATGATTATGAATTGGGGATTTTTTCAAGATTTTATGGTATGATGTTGATTAAATATCCAAACCTTGAAGAATTGCCAATTAATAATTCATGGGATAAAAAATTTAATGGTCCTAATCTGGCACATAAAGCTAGAGGTTGGTTAAAACTTCCACAAAGTACTGGATTGAGAGCTAGTGATAGTACAACTAATAGCGATAGCTATACTGACGGATTAACATTTAACGAATATAATAATAAATGGAGAAGAGAATATTTTGCATTTACCGGTGGAAGTGTTTATGCAGTAGCACAATTTATGCCAGTTAAATCAACAACTAATAATAATGGTATTGGTAAAGATAATACCGAAAATATGTTCTATGATCCTATGGGCACTACTGGTGTATTTCCAAATGATATTAGTTATTACGATACTAAATTCACCGCAGGTTTATGGTTTAAAACATCTGGATATGATAGTATTACACAATCAGATTCAACCGATGATTTAAATTATTTGGTTCCAACCACATCTGGTTCAACATATTCTAATGATGTAAATGATTTATTTTATAGATATGATTTTCCATATAATGTTAAATTCATTAAAAATAGTAGTCAAGAAAATAGTATATATTCAACAACCAATAAATTTCGATTTAATAGATATTTCGGCGGACAATGGTTAAACTTCAGTTTAATATTCCCACAATATGTTTGGGCCTATGATTCAGGTAAAGATCGTAACTATAGTTTCGCAGATGTCTATCATTGGGATACCACTAATGGTTCTGAACACTTTGTCACACAAAATAATCAAAAAATTTTTGCATACATCACCAATACTCGTAATTTATTAAGGGGCGATGCGTTTCAAACGACTTTCATACAATTACCATCTAATGAATTAAATAAATTGGCAAATATTCCATATAAAGGTATTAATGCAGGTTTATGGAATAGAAAAGGCGATACACGTATGTTTAAAGAAGCAGATAGTATTAAATATACTGGTGATACTAGAGGCGATATATTTGCTAAAACAGGTATTGACACCTCATTAAATTTAAGTTTATATAAATATCTTAAACCAAGACCATTATATGGTGGAATTGGTAGTGGTTCTACCACAAATGGACAAGAATATACTGAATATGGATGGGATGAATATGCAAGTATTTATGCTGTCGAAGACCATGCAAGTGCTTATATTTTTAAGGGGATGTATGAAAATGATATAATTGCTTTGGTTAAGGAATTTAGAATAGTATGATAAATAGGGACTTAAATTAAGTCCCCATTATTATTTTAGTTTATCTTCATCCAATGTTTATAATTGGAAGCACCTGTGGTGCTTAATAAAATATAACCACTATTTTTTTCATAATTCCAAATGTATCTTGGATAAGATACATTTGTTAAATCCGGTTGATAAAAATAAACTTCATTCGAAATAAGTTCAATATCATTACATGTTTCTTCAAAAATTTTATCATGTTCTTGATCTTTAATAATTATATCATTACCAACAATTTTAATCGAATATGGATGTACATAAACAACATCGAGAACAACACCATCTCTTTCAGTACGAACATAAGTCAGATTTTTCCAATCAAGATGTTTTTGTTCGAGAGTACTTGTGTCAATAGGTTCATCATTAATCTGATCTTTGTTAATAAGTCCATCGTTAATCTGATCATTTTCTTTACTACAGCTTGTCATTGAAATTGTTGTTAAGAATAAGATAATTGGTAAATAATTTAATGTTTTCATATTATAAAAATTTAGTTAGAATATGTCAATTATTACGATAAAATATTCTAATTGTTACAAATTATTAAAAAATATTGGTATTTATGGATATGGATAATCAATACGATATATTATTAGGAAGTCAAAAAAACATTAATAGTGTTAATAAAGATAATATCATTAAAATCGAATTATTTAATAGTTTGTCTGAAAACACTGAATTTACTGTTAATGATGCCGTAAACTCAACGGAAGTATTTGATGAAGAAAGAGAAAAAAACGCTATTTATAGAATATATGGTAGAATTGAATATTTATCATTGTTAAACGGATTATCTGCTAATTATAGTGGTTTAAATAACTTCTTTAATCCTAAATCAAGTAACGATATAAAAAACATTTTCAATTCATTTGATTTTTATTTAGTTACTCCTGCATCTGGAACTAGTTATAATGATTTAGGTAATGATTTTTATGGTAGGAATTTTCAAGTAATTGCCACAAACAAATCTTTTGAAATTTATAATGCTGGTTTTAGTAATAATGTTTATGGTGAACAAATCTATTCGTTTAATTTTACTTGTGACATTGATATAAGTGAAATGTTTGATTATTTTGGTTTTCCAATTACCGAAGTGTTTATATTCATTCAATATAGAAGAAACAATAGTCTTAATGAAGAAATGTCATTTAAAAAATGGGACAGTATTAATCCAATCAAAAATATTTTAAATACAACCGATTTAACTATTGGTAGTATTGTAAAAACCAATAATAACGAATATATTCAAGATATTGTTGTTTATGATAAAAATAATTTCTATCAAGAAGTTATCGATAATCAAAAATTTTATATTAGAACAAAATATATTAAAGAAGGTATTAATTATTGGTTAGAATGGTCATATAATCCACTTATTCCAATTAGATTAAGATATTTAAATAATATTGTTAATACTGCTAAATTAGATATTATTCGTGAAAATATTACCAAACTTAAAATATCTTCACCAGATAATTCAAATTTAAATATTGTTTTTAATAAATCAATTTGGCAAAGTATTGTTAATAATCCTAGCAATGTCGAAAATTGGGATAATCAAATTACCGATGAATACTATTGGAATACATCAACAGGTGTGATAATATTTAAAACAAATGCAAACTATGATTTTGAATTTATATCACAAATGTGGTTAAATTATGAAAACGATTTTTATTTAGTAAAAACATATATCGAAGAAAATACGAATGGGACTGATTATGTTTTAGTTAATGGTACTACTAGAATATATAATGATTCAGAATATATCGGCGTAACTAAATTTAATAAACATTATAAAATTGGAGATGAATTACGAATAAGAGTCGAATTAACCCCAAACCCAAATGGCCAAGCTTATGGTGAAATACCTAATTACGCAACAATGATAAAAGAGTCTGGTATTTATGTTTGGCGAGATATTTTACCACAAGGTTATGTAGAACCATTAACTGGCGTTGGAGTAGATTATCCCTTTATTAATGGAAGAAGATACGTGTATAATCAAATTATACTTAGTATTGAACCCAATTTAAGTATAGAATCATTTGAAATACACGACAATACGATTAAAGTATTTTCAGAAATATCTTACCTGAACAATTCAATAATATTAAACAATAAACCTTTGACCGATTTAAATAATATTGGAAAACCATGTTAATTAAAGAAACTATAAAATTTAACTCACAAGATAAAGTAATGTTAATTAATCTTGGTGGAAATAATAAAATATTAGGTCTTCAACAAGAAATAGATAATCTTGTTGAAAAAACTAAAATAAATTTAATAAACCCAATTACAGATAATGAGGTTTATAGATTTAAATATAACCCACCTTTTGAAAGCACTTATATTGAATTTTATTTTACTTCAGATAACTCTACATATTCCAATTCTTTTACTAAAACAATTTGGGATGTACTTTTAGGCAGACCAACTGGTGGGGCAAATTTTACTACACATGAAATACAAAATGGAACTGTTAATGTAAAAAATAGTTTTTATATTGTTGATTTATATGATAGTTACGATAGCTATACTCAAAATAAAATATCATCAAATTATAATACAAATATATTAAATAGTGTGTTAGTTAATAATACTTCAATACCTAAATACTTTATATCATTCAATTCAATAAATCCATTTTATTATATAACAATTCCAAAAAAATTTATTGATGGTCAAACAGATAATATTGTTAATGTTTATTGTAAATATAGTTTCTATAATTCAAAAACAGGTGTCGTGAATTTATTTTATAATAAAACCATAGAAAATTTCACAACGCCTGAAAAAATGTACTTCAAAATTGAAATTAATATAAGTGATATGACTTGGAAATATAATTTTTTTAATTATAATGATTTAACAACACCAATCACAATTAAACCATATCAAGTATTATCGAATAATGCTTATCATAAGAAAATTAATAATGGTGTTGAAAATATTACTAATTTAAAACCAGTGTTCCCTTCAGGAAATACTTTTCAATCAAATGACGGTAATTATGATAATGGTTCGACAAATATTAATGTGTGATTATTCTATTGAAAAACCTAATCTTGTTTTTCTAATTGTTTTAACTATTTCAAATTCTTTTTCATCTTGAATAAAACCAAGTGTTTTTAGCGCATATTTAGATACAAAGAAACGATCACCATCAATATTTTCAATAGTATTGCTTTCAGCAAAACCTTCAAATAATAAAGGCATTGGATTACCTTTAATCCAAATATAATCTTGTCTGGATGCGAAATTTTTTAAAATTAGTTCATCATATTGATTCACGTCAACACGATATTTAGTAAATAAAGCCACTTCATATGTCATGTCAACATTAACTGGTTCTGGCATTTTAAATTGTAAATAAATTACTTGACCTTCATCTAAAATAGGAACGTTTACGTATCTAAAACTACGTGGTGCGGGAATTCTATATTTACTGCCCAAACGAGTACCCGCTTGCTTATCAATTCTTCTAATCGTAATATACGGAGTAGGTACATTTTTATCGTTGTCCATAAATTTCCATGTTTTACTAAATTCCCCCCAACGGTCATTATCTAAATAAAATGTCGGAACTACTTTACCATCTAAAGCAATTTTCATTTTATCGATATTAATATAATCAAATACTGATTGGTCAATATCCTCTAATAATATGGTTCTTGGAAGATATTTAGTTTTCTCATCTGTTAACCTCATAAGTTCTTCAATCCTATCAAAACCGTATTCAAGATATTTAGTCCCTATTTCAGGCGGATTAATATCTAATGTTAACTTGGTATTTTTTTTTGGAAGCGACATATACTACTTTAAATATAAATACTCTTTGAGATTAAATATTAAATGTTTACATTTGCCAAAATGACCAAACTATGTTAGTTGAAAGAAAAGAAATATTAAACGAAGATAAGAGTATTGGATACGTTGAATCTGTTTTTAAATCAGATAATATATTAAAAACAACGTATTTTCCTAATATTCGGAGATTATATATTGCATTTAGTCGTGGTGACACATATTCTTATAGTAATATTAATCCGGAATTTTATAAACAATTTGAAGAATCTGAATCTCATGGAAAATTCTTTTATAGTAAAATAAACAAAAAAAATGAATATCCATACCGAAGAGAATTTTCTTTATATCCTAAAGAAGTCCAAGATTTAAAGAATATCATACAAGAAAATGAATTAAAAGATGACGAATAATGATTATGAAAATTTAATTACTTTGCTCGAACAAGCATTGAAATTTTATGCTAATGAAAAAAATTATAGTTGTGCTATGGGTAATCTAGCTGGGATTGATTGTGATGAACAAGGTTATCAAGCAAGATTTGCATTAAAAAAAATTAATGAATTTCGTGAAAATAGTCAGAAAATTGAAGATGATTATCAAAAATTCATTAATGATATTGAAAAAACAACTGATTATCCAGAAACAATTAATGATATTTTAAATAATTTGAAAAATCGCTAGTATGAAAAATATAAAAATTATTAATAAATCTAACAATGAACTACCTAACTATGCAACAGTAGGTTCTTCTGGAATGGATTTAAGGGCTTTTATTGAAAAACCTATTGAAATAAAACCGTTAGAAAGAGCAATAGTCCCAACAGGTATTTTTATTGAATTACCTGAAGGTCATGAAGCACAGATTAGACCAAGAAGTGGATTAGCAGCCAAGCATGGAATTACTGTTCTTAATTCTCCGGGTACAATTGATACAGATTATTTAGGCGAAATTAAGGTTATTTTGATCAATCTTGGCGCAGAATCATTTATTATAAATAATGATGAAAGAATTGCACAAATGGTTATTGCTAAATATTCTAAAATTAGTCTAATTGAAGTCAGCAGTTTTAATAAAATTACTGTTAGAAGTACCAATGGTTTTGGTTCAACAGGTAATAATTAAATAAATATGGGAGTACATTTTTCCGATATTGATAATACTATCGTAAAATATCATACAAATGAATGATTTGAAGAGGCTAAAGAAATGATAATTAAATTACATTCTGAAAGTCATTAAATTATATTTATTACAATGCGTGGTGAACAACATGACGATACTTTATGAAGTATTTAAAACACTAAAAATAGTATTTTGAAAGACCTTGATGATTTAACTATTATTTTCGGTGTACAATCTTCCAAGAACTATTTATAGTGATTCAAAAATATTTATAACCAAATAGAAACTAATTAAATATGAATATAAAAGAAAAAATAACTATTGGAGTTATCGCTGAAACAACTGAAGATTTTCAAAATTATGTTGATTCATTAGTAGGTGATAATTTTAATATAAAAACATCAAGATATGGGAAGTTTATTAATACTGATAAATTTACATATCATTGTATTTCAAAAGCAATGCATTTATGTGGAATAACAGTTAGAGATATATTTATAACTGAAAATGCTTATAAAAATAAAGAAATAAATAAAATTATTGAAATAATAAAACCAGCAATATTCCCATTGTCATCTGAAAAAACAAAAGAAATTAATGAAAAATTTGAAACATTAATTAATAAACACGTAAACAATCTTTAGACTTATTACAAAACATCATAAATAATGGTGTTGAAAAAGAAAGTAAACATATTTCAAAATAAATTATGATTTTTTATGGTTTCTTAGTATTTATGAGAAAAGCAATCAAACATGAATATAAAAGAAAAAATAATTAATGAAGTTTGTTTTATACGAAATAGTAAACCACTTATTTCATCAAAAAAAATGTCACATTTGAACGAGAATTTTATTTTTGAAATTCAAAAAGAAACATCATTTTTAAATGAAATGAATCCTTCGTTGAGTGTAAGAATAAATTATATACTATATAATAAATATAGTATTAATAAATGTGCACAATGTGGTAAAAATATGTTAAATATTCAAAATAAATATTGTTCCCATAAATGTAATAACAATTCGGACGAAACTAAAAATAAATTTAGAGAATGTTATTTGAATTTAAGTGATGATGAAAAGAAAATTAGAATTAAAAAAAGAACCGAAACATTTAATATTAAATACGGGGGATATACATTTCAAGTAAAATCACTTAATGATAAGGTTAAGGAAAAAATGTTTCAAAATTTTGGTGTATTTCATTCATTTCATTCTGAAGAAATAAAAAATAAAGCAAAGAAAACTTGGCTAATTAATTATGGCGTTGATAATCCATTTAAATCTTCCGAAATAATTCATAAAATAAAAACCATTATTGAAACAAAATATGGTGTAACCAATTCCTTTTTAATTAATAATGAAGAAAATGTGAAAAAACAAAGGAATACTAAAATTTTAAGAGGATTGATTATTCCAGATGAATTTTTAAGTGATTTTAAAAAATATAGTAAGAGTGTGAGAAATTTAACCAGAAAAAACTATCTTAAATATAATGAATTTATTAATCCAGAAAATTTAAAAAGAGTTACAAATGGTAATGATGGATATCAACTTGACCATAAATTCAGTGTGTTTGAAGGATTTATTAATAATATTGAGGTTGATATAATTTCACATCCATCTAATTTAGAATTAATATTATGGAGTGATAATATAAGAAAATCAAGACATTCATCTATATTAATTGAAGATTTAACTAATAATATAAAAAAATTTAATCAATTTTATTATGATAAAAGCAGATAATTATTACATTCAAAATTTAAATAAAATTTTAAATGATGGACAGTGGGATGAAAACCCAAGACCAAAATGGAAAGATGGTCAACCAGCACATAGTAAATTTATTACTCAAATATTTGAAGAATATGATTTATCTAAAGGGGAATTTCCAATAACTACTTTAAGAAATACTGCAATAAAAACTGGAATTAAAGAAATGTTTTGGATTTATCAGAAACAATCTAATATTTTATCAGATGCACACAAATTAGGTATTAATTGGTGGGATGAATGGAATGTTGGTGATGGGACTATTGGACAAAGATATGGTGCAACAGTTAAGAAACATGATTTAATTAATAAACTTTTATATTCTTTAGAATATAATCCATTTGCGCGTAGACACATTATAAACATGTATCAATATGAAGATATTAATTCTACAATTGGTTTAGACCCATGTGCTTATGAAACTATTTGGTCAGTTAGAAAAGTTAATAATATTTTTTATTTAGATTTAACACTTATACAGAGAAGTAATGATTATATTATGGCTGGTTACATTAATAAAATTCAATATGTTGCATTGCAAATGATGATTGCTGGTCATTTAGGATATAATATTGGTAAATTTTGTCATTTGACACAAAACTTACATATATATGATAAACATTTTGATTCTGTCGATGAATTATTAAAACGTGAACCATTAGAAGAACAACCAATATTAGTTTTAAAAGAAATGAAAAACTTTTATGAATATACTATTGATGATTTTGAAATAAAAAATATTGAAGGTATTCAAAAATTAAGCAAAACATTGGAAATTGCAATCTAATTAAAAATAAATATTGAATGTTAGTGTTATATATTATAATATTATTATTGGTGGTAATTATACTGCTATTAGCACTGACATTGTTTAAGATCATTAAATCATCGGTATATTTAAGAGATAAAGAGAAAGAGTTTTTAAACTTTGTTATTGATATCTATATTGAATATGCCGATGATTTAGGAATACAATCGAAAGAACAACATAAAAAGATTGTAGAAGAATTAAATAAAATAAAAACAAAATATTTGAAAGATGAATAAATTTAAAAATTATAAATATTTAAACTAAAAAATCGCCCTTTTCACCATCATTAAAATTAAATACGTCAGATTTTACGGGGACACCAGTTATCTTTTTCCAGTAATTTTTGAATCCCCCAATAGTTTTACTTGTTTCATCAGTAACATTATTAGCATTTTCAACTTCATAATAACGATTTTTTTCACCACTCATATTATATTCAATAATATCACCCCTATCAATTTCAATTTGTTTTTCTTCTAATTCCTTTAAATAAACACCAAAACTAATATTACCACTATCATCACGAGCGATGCCACCTTGATTACTTCCATAATATTCTTGTTTACCTCCAGCAATATTAACCATAACACTTAATTCAACAGGAGGTAAGAATTTTTTATCTTTAGATTTTGTTTGACCATATAATGAATGTGATTTAGTTTCAATAATATTTATTTTATGTATTTTTACTGTTTGAGCATTATCTGTTTGAAGAAAATTTCTGCCATACATTATATCCAAATTAAATGAATTGTTTGTCATAAACATACCCATTCGATTTGTTTCTAAATCAATTATTTGTTTATTTTTTTTCATTTAAGTTCAATTAAATATTACACATAAAATATATTTAATATAAATACTGTTGTTTTATAAGTTTATAGTATTTATATTTGTGGGAACTAATTCAAAATTAAAATGGAAAAATATTTAAAAGATAAAACAACTGAACTTAAAATTAGAATAAGTCCAGAGTTAAAGAATCAATATCAAAAATATTGTAAAGATAAGAGGTATTCATTATCTGAAAAAATAAGAGTGTTGTTAGAAAATGATATGAAAAATGATTGAGAATGATGTTAATAATTACACTGAGGAAGAATTAAAGATATGGTTTACCACAGATAACGTGTCTGGATATAAGTCAACAGAGAAATGGTTGAGTAAACATCTTCCGAAACTATATGAGAAAATAATAAATAATTCTGCAAATAGTTGTTTATTCAAAGAGAAAATTCTTCTATATCTTAATAATATAAACGAAATACCTAAATGTCCTATTTGTGGTAAAAATTGTACATTTTTGGGTAGTGTTAATAGGGGGTTTTCGACATTTTGTTCATCTACATGTAGTAATAAATCTGAATCAACGTTAAATAAGAAAAAAATCACATATTATTCAGATGAACACATATCGAAAAAAAAAGACATTAGAAGAAAAATAGAAATAACGTGTAGGAATAATTATGGTGTTGATAACCCAATGAAGGTACAGAAAATTAGAGATAAGCAAAAAAAAACGACATTCAATAAATATGGTGTTGATAATGTATTTAAATCTGAAGTCATTAAAGAGAAAATAAAGAAAACTAATGTAATAAAATATGGTGTTGAACATTTATCATATGATAAAAATCATATTAATTCAATTAAGAATAAAATAAAATTAAATGCTAAAATTAAAATGATTGAAAATGTTTCAAATACTTTAAACTTAAATAACTGTGATGTTAATATTCATGATAATGAATTGATAATAAGCAATTATTGTAAATATCATAAAACATTTACAATAATAAAAAATAATTATTTTTCGAGATTAAGAAGTAATACTAATTTATGTACGGAATGTTATCCAATATCACAACAATCATCAATAAATGAACTTGAGGTGCTTGATTTTATAATAAATGAATTAAACCTTAACGCATCAAAAATAAAAATTGATAAATGTGAAATAGATATTTATTTACCTGAGCATAAAATAGGTATTGAATTTAATGGAATTTATTATCATTCAACAAAATTTAAAAATATAGATTTTCATTTAAATAAAACTAATTTATGCAAAAAACGAGGTATTCAATTGCTACATATTTTTGAAGATGAATGGGCAAATAAAAGAGATATTGTTAAATCAATAATAAAATCCAAACTAGGAATTATTGAAAATAAAATATTTGCTAGAAAATGTGAAATTAAAGAAATTAACAATAATAATTCAATTCGTAATTTTTTAAATAATAATCATATACAAGGATTTATAGGAGGTAAAATTAAATTAGGTTTATATTATGATGATGAATTAGTATCAATCATGACATTTGGTAAAAAAAGATTAGCAATGGGCAATAAAATAAGTATTGATGGTGAATATGAAATGCTGAGGTTTTGTAATAAACTTAACACAACAGTAATAGGCGGTGCAAGTAAATTACTTAGTTATTTCGTTAAAACATACCAACCCAAATCTATTTTAACATATGCAGATAGACGTTACAGTAATGGTGGTTTATATTTAAAATTAGGATTTAAGTTCATTGGTAATTCAGATATCAATTATTGGTATTTTATAAAAAATACGTTGATTCGTTATCATAGATTTAAATTTAGAAAGAATGTTTTGGTTGAGCAAGGATTTGATAAAAATAAAACAGAACATCAAATTATGATGGAAAGGGGTTATCATTGTGTATATGATTGTGGGAATATGAAATTCGAGATGATATTATAATTTAATCATCTCGAATTTAATTAGATTGCGATGATGGGGTACATAGGAGGCATAAATCCTCTTTCGCGGTTCACGTTCTCAGCAATTTTAGCACGTTCTTCTGTTAAATTAACTTGACTTAATTTATTTAATTGTTCTAATATTATTTTTTCAGTATCTTCTTTTAATTTTTGTCCTTCATCAAGTAAATGACGATAATCCATAGTTAATTGCTTTTCAGCGACACCTAATTCACCAGAATAAAAACCACGAACACCGCCAATTACCATTTTAATTTTAGCTATTAAGAAATTACGAATCTGTTGACGAGCAACATCGTTCATTTTCGCCCATTCTAATGTTTTTGTTGGTGGGTCTGATGGTAATTTAATGATGTCACTATTTTCTTCTAAACATTTATTCCTATCCTTATTTATCGTATCGTAATACCAATACCACACCTTTCTTCCTTCATAATGTTTTCCCCATGACCCAGCAATTTCATGCCTATCTCCCGGGTTTGGATATAGATGTAACATTTTTTCACCAGTAGCAAGACCTGTAATACGATATGTTAATGTCGATTGCAATACTCTTTGTTTCATTCTACGGTCTTGTGCAGCCAATAATGTTGAATATGTTGGTTGCACATATTGTGCAGGTCGCCCAAGATACGACATTCCCATCATTCCAGCACTCCATGCATTTAATGCAAATGGATCGACCAAACCACCATCAATTTCAGGAGGGGTTTCCCACAAAACTTCATTAACTTCTCTTCCTGCGGGTATAATATAATGTTGTGTATTTGCCGAACAAATAATAAAATCCCTTTTTAACTCCCAACCTGTCGCAGCAGGGGCATTAGTACCTAAACCTACTTGACGTGAATATGCATAAGTAAAACTTTCCATATAAGTATTTGGTTTAGTAGTAAATGCTGCAAGGAAATCACCAGTTTCTTTATTCATACCTTCTAAACCAATCCATTGTTGATATATTAACCAATTGTTTACTAATGATGAATAATCCTCAATAACCATTTCTAAATAAGAATCCATGTTTTCATCAGGAATTTCAAACGGCCTCATAGGATAACCCAATTCATGTTTAACATGGAGATACAATTTATTTCTATCTGCTACACTAATTAATGCCATTACAAGAATATTTTCATATAAATACTAAAAAAATTTTAATATTAAAAAGATTACAGTATATTTGTAGTTAAACTTAATTGATTATGCTATGTTTAATATTGAATATGAAATTGATTTAAATGAGTTTGGTAGACCTTACATCAAACTACCTGATGATTATGAACAGAGATCAGAAGATCGTTTCTTCGCACTTGAAATCACCAGATATATACTTCAAGATTTATTAAAAAGAAATGATGATAGATTAGATAATAACACTACTCAGTTAATGATAGATTCAGAAAGACTATTAGGTCAATTAGGTGATGAGGTTGCTCACATACTTCACGATAATATGAAAGGTGTTGGCGATATGATAATGTTTATGAATGTACCGTATCATATTTCAGTTAATAGTATTGAAAAACGTGATGCATTGCCATATAAAGATATTTTATTTAATGATAAAATATTCGATAGAATTGAAGAATTAAAAGTTCAAGTACTTACCTATAATCTATTTAATTTTGAACCAGCATATGAAATTTATGAGTTAATTAACGGAATTAATAACGAAAATTGGGTAAAATTATGAATTTTAAACCAACTGCTGAACAAGAAAGAATTTTTTTATTTACTAAAAACAGACCTGAAAATATTTTAATTAAAGCACGAGCAGGTAGTGGTAAAACCAGTACTGCTGTAGAATGTGTTAAATTATTACCTAAGGATAAGTCAATTACTTTTTTAGCATTTAATAAACATATTAAAGATGAACTTGAAACTAAATTACCTGAACATGTTAGATGTTACACAACATATGGTTTAGGTAATTCTGCGATTAAACGAAAATATGGTGATAAAATTGTTTTTGATGAATTTAAGTCAGATAAAATTATTCAAAAGAAAGCCAAATCTTGGAAGTTAAATGATGAATTTAAATCTGAAGAAGAGGTTTTAATATATTTAGATAATATTAAGAAACTCTGTAATTTATGTAGACTTACTTTAACCACTAAAGCAGATTATATACCATTTGTTGCTGATAGATATGATATACCGTTAACAAAACCCAATGATATTAAACGAGTGTTGAAAGTATTAGATACAATGACTATTGATAGAAATACTTATGATTACACTGATATGATTTTTTTACCAGCAATAGATAATACAATATGGTTTTTTCCGCAGGATTATGTGTTTGTCGATGAATGTTTGCCTTATAAAACATATATATCAACTATTGATGGTAAAAAACAAATTGGTAGTCTTTTTAATTTGAACGAGAAAAAAAGAAAATTACCTAATGTTATTACATATAATGAAAATAAGAAAATATTTGAAAATAAAAAAATTCTTGATGTTTGGTGTACTGGTGAAAAAGATGTATATTATGTTATGTTAAACGGAAAAAGAAAATTAAAATCGACAGTTAATCATAAATTTTTAACATCTAATGGTTGGAAACGATTAGATGAATTAATAATTGGTGATTGTGTTTTATCTAATTATTACGAACAACCATATCATTTATTATTAAATAATACACAAAAAAACATAGTTATTGGTTCTAAATTAGGTGATGGTAATATTAATAAAATTTCAGATTTTATATATAGATTAAGGGTAATTCACGGTAAGAATCAGAAGGAATATATTCAATGGAAAGCAAAATTTTTTAATGAAGAAATAAATGAAAATTATAATAACGGATATTCAAATAAAAATGCATTTGTTTTTTGTAGTAATACTTTTTATTGGGATAATACCATTGATTATATTGATAACATATCACTACAATCATTGGCTATATCATGGATGGATGATGGTAATTTAGGAAATAGTTATTCCAGATTGTATTCAACTGCAAAAAGTTACGATAATTCAATTAAATTTTCAAATAAAATAAAAAATAATTGGAATATTGAATCAAAAGTTTGTACAGGCAAAAGTTCTTCTTCAAATAAAAAATATTATTGGTTAGAATTTAATGCAGAAAACACACGTAAACTCTCATTTTTATTGAGAGAATATATTCATCCATCAATGGATTATAAATTATGTTTAGAGGATAGGGGTTATTATAATAATGATTATTGGAAAATAAATACTCATGAAATAGGTTGTATGGTTGTTACTAAAGAACACACATTTCATAAAAAAGAGAAAACATATGATATGACAGTTGAAGATAATCATAATTTTATAACTACATCGACATCAATGTTTAAAGGAAATGCTGAAAATTATGGCATTATTACCCATAATTGTCAGGATATTAATAGATGTCAAATAAAAATTATTGAAAAGGTTTTAAAACGTAATAGAACTACGAAAAAACTTGAGGGTAGATTATTTTCTTTCGGAGATGAAACACAAAGTATTTACGGTTTCAATGCCGTTGATGATAAATCTTTTCAATGGTTTGAAAAATTTGAAAATACAAAAGTATTACCATTAACCACTTCTTTCAGATGCTCCAAAGCAGTTATTCGTAAAGCACAGGAAATAGTACCCGACATCAAAGCATTACCAGATGCTCCTGAAGGATGTGTTCGAGAAGGTAGTGTTGTTGATGAAGCACAAAGTGGTGACTTTGTTATTTGTCGAACAACCATGCCATTGGTAAAACTTTTCTTCGAATTTTTAGTTCAAAGAAAAAAAGCCATAATTAAAGGTAGTGATATTGGAGTGCATTTAATTGAACTAATTGGAAAAATAAATAGTGTTGAGAATTTAGTTAGTTTTTGGAACGATGAATTGTTGCAATATCGCAATAGTTTAAAAAAAGACGGTATTTTAAATCCTAATGACCATAGTGGTTATGCTATTCTTGAAGATAAAGTAAATACATTATTATTTTTAGCAAGATTATCTAATAGTATTGTTGATTTGAAATTTAAAATTAATTCTATTTTTACTGATGAGATTCAAGGAATTGTTTTGAGTACTGTTCATAAGGTTAAGGGATTGGAAGCTGATAGAGTATTTATAATCAGACCTGATTTATTACCTATGCAAACACCTAAACCTTGGCAATTTGCCCAAGAAAAAAATTTAGAATATGTTGCGATAACAAGAAGTCGTTTAGAATTGATATATGACCATAATTGGAAAGATGAGTAATAATTTAAATGAATAAAAAATGATTGCATATAAATTAATACGTAAATTAAATGATGGTAGTTTATCTCCATTATTTATTAATAAACAAAGTAGAATACCTATTGGTGAATGGTTAGAAGCTGAATCTCACCCAACAAAAGGATTTGCATATCGTAAAGGTTGGCATTGTACTTTAAAACCAATTGCACCTCATTTATCAACTAAAAATCGTGTGTGGATTGAAGTTGAAATTCAAGATTTTGAATATTATAAACGACCAGAATCACAAGGAGGTACATGGGTTTTAGCTCAAAAAATGATGGTAATTCGTGAATTAAGTGATAATAATGTTGGTCATATGTTTGAAAGCCAATTATCGCATTTAATTGATAATTCATCTAATTTAATTAGCGAATATTGATTTAATGAAATTGAAAATATGAAAAAATTAAGATTTTACAAAGAAAGTGATAATAGATGGTACATTGATTTAGCTGAATGGACTGGTAGCAAAACTGATCTTGAAATGGTTGCTGGTGCAGATACTATGCTAGAATATATTGCAGACGGTGAATCTCAAGTTTTAATAATGTTATCAGAACAAAAATTTAAAAACTGTGATAAGTTAGAATTTTTGCGACTTGCTACCGAAATTGAAAACGGAGCATTTTACAAACTTGAAAAATATCGAGGAATTAGAATAGGTCTTGAAATTTGGCTTTGTGATGTTACGAAGTTCGTTTTTGGTAATTTTCCTCAAATATTATATCTATCGACCACAAATTAAAGATAATTAGTTAATTTTAATAAATATGAATAGCGAATATAAAGAAAAAATATGCGAAATATTTGATAAATATCGATATGAAATTGCGGATAAAACAACACTAGAGAAGGTGGATTCGGATGTAGTTTTTTATTTATATGAAAATGGGTATAATGATGATCATAACTCTAATTCATTTAAACCATTAATACCGAATGTTAATTATAAATTAAGTATTGAAGATATTGATAAAATACCTTATTTACAATTAGAATTGTTAGAAGATGGTGAATGGTATGTGTTTAATTAATCATAACAGACAAGTATAAATGTTAATTAACAAAAAAAGACTCTTATATGATAAGACAAACAGTAATTGATGTATTAAACATCTTAGAAGAAAAACTGTATAGTTATATTGACCCTGCCGAACATATTCATGATGCCATGAAAATGATTAAAAGACATTTAGATGATGATGATTTAATAACGTATCTTGGTGATTTTATATGGGGATTAAGTTCATCTGCTAATGTTGACATTGATGATACTTTGGATAAATGTGTAAAAATGTTACAGACGTTGGCTAATATCACATAACTGTTGACAATAGCACATAGATTGATACGCTATCAATTAATAGTGAACTTAATAAAATGTAGTATATTCTAATAACAACTAACACCCGTATTACTACTACGTGTGTTAGGCAACATTTATTTCCATGGATTTTTCGCAAATAATGATTTTAATATTCGGATGTACTGCGATTTGGTTAGTTGCGCGAAAAGAAGAATGGAAGCGATGGGGTTATATTATCGGACTTATTGGGCAGCCATTTTGGTTTTATACATCAATCACGAATGAACAATGGGGTATAGTTGCGTTAACTGCTTTCTATACATATTCATGGGGAATGGGAATTTACAATTACTGGATTAAACGTGGATAGGCTTCTTTAAATGTTATAACTATTGCATATCACATCATTTAACTAATTAATTATAATTATAAATAATTGGTCAACAATACGAAATTTAATAAATAGTATTTTATTAATACATTGTTATAATAAATATCCCCAAGAAATGTTATTAATTATCTTATTTTTTTGACACCATCTTGAAATTGTTGATTGATTGACCATTTCAAACTTTGCAGCATCTGTTGCTGATTCAAATGTTGTTGTCACATTGTTAATTAAATCAGTTTTATATACTTTCTTACAGATCACTTCCTTTTGTCTATCAGATAAACCATTCATCATTTTTGTTTCACTTATTTTTAATTTAGTTTTAACGTCCCTATTCTTGCCTAGCCAATATTTGGGTGATTTAATACTAATATTATTTTTTTCTTCTTCACTCTTTACTTTTCCATATTTCTTTGCTCCGTCACTACCAGCAATGGCAATTCTTTTAGAAACCCAATTCTCTGTTTGTTTTAATCCTAAATGAGATTTGGACATCTTTTCAAGTGTTTCAATATTAGGAATTGCATTTTTACCACCTGATTCGATATTGTAACCAAATTCTTTATTGGTTGTGTTATATTTTTGAATATAATTAATTTCTTTATCATTTAATTCCTCAATCGTTTGTGCAGTATCAATTATTTTAAATTCAAAATTATCCCATCCATATTTATTAAATGCATTATATAGATGAGGATTATTATGATTTTTTAAATTAAATGCAGATTTATATTCATAAATTCTTTTTTGAATATTGCGAGTTGTTTGCCCAATATATATTTTATTATTAATTTTATTGGTTATCATATAAATAAAACCAAAAACAATTTGATTGTTATTATCAATAAATAATTCATATTTTAATTTACCACAATTCCAAACCTTAATTAATTGATTTTTTCTATCTATTTTAATATGATTTGAGATTGATTCATTTTTATCATATTTTGTACCAAATGTAAATTTATGATATATTCTATTATCGATTTTTGAATAATATCTATAATCAGGACGAATAATTTTATTTAAAATAAAGCCATTATTTACATATATATTTGATACACCATTTGACATATTTAAGTCAGCAAATGATAATATTTTTTTTGGCGAATAAACGTTAATAAATTTTTTTAACATTTTTTCAAATAATCCATTAATAATATAACCAGATTTAATCGCAAATCTTGATAATTCATATTCATTTTCATTTAATCCTCCAATAAATTTATTTGATGTATTAAATGACATTATTGAAATTATTTCGTTATTATAATATGCAGCAAAATAAATTTGAGATTTATCTGTTCCCTGAATATGATATTCATTTAGAAAATCATTTTTTATTTTATTATCAACTAATTGTATGTTACAATTACGTGCACCAATTTTTATTTGATTATTAAACTTTATTTTATTAATTTTATCTCTAATGATTTTCTTTTTATTACATAAATCATAATAATTATATATTATACAATTATCATATTTAATTAAATATTTCTTCTTAAGATTAATTAAATCATTCTTAGTGATTTTTTCAAAATCATTAATTCCTAAAAACAATAAAATTGTATCATTAATTATTATTTTTTTCATTTATTGATTATTAATATTATATAACATATAAAAAGATGTTAGAATATTTCAACTTTTTATAAATTTAATTCATACTTAAATTTTCCACAATCCCATATTCTATCATACCCCAATTCTTGCATCATCTCCCATTCAGTTTTGTTTTCGTTATATATTTCAGGAAATCTTTTTTTAATCGCATTTTTCCCGAATCCAAACTTATGTAATCTTTTGCTTCGATGTGCTTTTTTATTGAAATATGTGTAATCGGGTTTTAATATTTTAGTTAAATCAAATCCCAAATTAGTGTATAAATTATTATTAAATAATGGTGTCCATCGTCTATCTGCAAAACTTATTATTTTTTTTGGTTTTTTATTTAAAATAAAAAATTTTAATAGTTTAGAAGCAATGCCATTGATAATATAATCACTATTTGTACAGTATCTTGTAAGTTCATATGTGTCATCTGAATGATTTTTTTCTTTATTTAAATTTCTATTATTATTAAATGACATTACAGCAATAAGTGTTTCATTATAATATGCTCCCAAAAAATAATTTGAACGGTCATCCCCTTGAATATGATACTTTTCTAAAAACTTGGATTTAATATCTTTATTAATTTCAGTTATGTTACATTTTCTCGCATGTAGTTTTGTTGAATAATTTTTATTTAAAATGTGTAATAATTTATTTTTTACAATCTCATTTCTTAAATGCCATTCATCCTCGAAAATGTGAAATAATTTAATCTTCTTATCTGTCGCTACTTTTGTTTTATTTAGATGATAATTAAAACCCTTTTTCCCATAATTTTCCGTATGATATAAATTACCATTATATTCAATGCCTATGTTATAATCAGGAAGAAATAAATCGATTTCAATGCCATCTAATAATTTTCTTGTTGATTGTTTTACAATAACACCATTATTAAATAAAAAATCCTTTACCTCATTTTCACCTTTAGATGTTTTTGAAAATGTCATGTTTTGATTAGTTATCTTAACCGAAGAACTTAATTTTATATGAGTACTTGGCGAAACGATTAAATCAGAATATTTTAATTTATAATTATCAACAGTTATATTATGCCTACTTAAATGCTTATCATTTAATATTCGTAATTTTTCTCCACAAATAGCACACGTAATTGCATCGTCAGGAGTTAAATGTTTAAAATAAGTAGCATCTGTAATATTATCAATTAAATAATTTTCAATGGTTTTATTGTGAATTAATAATAAATGTTTTTCATACGCACCAGATAAGTTATTAATATCTTCGGTAGTCCAATCACAATAGTAACATTTTTTTACTTCTCTTATTCTTTCGTATTTAAATGTGAAATATTGGTCATACCAAAACTTGCCCGTTTTATATTCTTTTGATTTACGAATATATTTACTATTTTTCGCTTCTTCTGAATATAATCTAAAAATATGTTCAGTAATTGCTCCAGATTCATTTTTATAATCACTTATTTCTTTTTGTGTTTGATTACAAACTGCAATTATATAATATCCGTCTTTTTGTGGATAATTAGTTTTTAGTTGATTTTCATAATCGAATGAATTAATTAATTTTTGAACTACAGTGAATGAATAACCCGAATCATTTACGATTTTATTCATTGAAATTCCCGAACAATATTTATTATAAATCTCGGTTCTACTCCCTTCAGATATTTCTAGTTTTTTCATAAAAAAAAATATAATGCAAATATAATTAATCTTTTAAATAAATACTAGAGATTGGATAATAAACCATAAAAAGGGGTAAAATTATTTTAAGTTATTATAACAAAAAAAGACTCACTAGTTTAGTGAGTCTTTCAAAATTCATGTTACAATATCTGTTATTGTAAATCACCAATACCAAAAGTTTGGAGACCATCGCAATAAATACGTCCATAGTAACGGTTAAGCACCATTTTCTTAGCGTATCTGGTCATGATACCACGAATAGGTGTGAAATCAAATGGGTTATACATTACAGGAGTTAATTGCATTGGCACGAATGGTGCATATATGTAACCGGTCTCAAGGATGCTAGTACCTTTATGGCCAATAAGAACCGTGTTTGCCGGTGAATATGGGTCACGATATACAAGATAACGACCACTTAAAGTACCGATTTTCTCAATACCCATGTTATATTTATCTTGTTCAGGAGCAGCATTTGATACATGGAAATATTCGAGATCATCAAATACGGCACTTACTTCAGGAGAAACTACAATCCAAGATGCACCACCACGAAGAGTGGCTTTGTGGATTTGAGCAGAGATTTGGTTAATTTTAGTTACCAAAGTCTGATTCCAGTCTTTCTGCACACCATAATAAGTGTTAGTTCCTTTACGCAAACCATTATAATCCCAACGAGCAGTCCAAGCAGCACCTTTACGAAGGTCACGAAGAATTTCACGGTCAATTTCAGCAGCCATTTGTTCTGACAATAAAGCAGTTAATTCTGCTTCGGCATCTATGTTATGGAATGCAGAAACATCTTGCGCTAATTCTGGTGTCCACATAGCACGCATTTTACGAGTTTCTACTGAAACAGTAACTTGATCTAATTGGAACGTTACTTCAGCCATTCTTGAATCTTCTTCAAGGTCTGAATAAGTTTTATATGTTACGGTAAAAGTAAGTCCGGTTGTACCTGATAATGGCTGATAACCATCAGCACCAGCATAAGTTAAGTCAGCAAGAATTGTTAAAACACCTTCTTTACTAACAATGGCTTGACCATATTTTTGATACTTTACATTACAAGGAATATTTTCACCAGCAGTAATACCTTCAGCAGCGTAGGGAGATGGAGCAGTTAAATCGATATTTGCAACAACCTTTAAGCCGGCAAGAAACGATTCAGTATCCATTGGGACACCTGTAGGACCAACTAATTTACCTTCAGAAGTACTATAAATACCGCCAACATTTAATGTGACATATTTATCAGTACCAAGTACATATGTTGAAGCAGTGGTACTGGCAGTTACTGTAGTAATATCACCTTTTGAATTATCAAACAATGAAGTTCCTTCGTCATCATATTTAGTAGCATAAAATGCATCATATAATGAACGAGATTCGAACATAGTTTTTTGATTGGCAACTTTATCAGCAGCATTACCATAAGCACCGTCAGGTGAAGTATGATAACCGTTAGCTTGTTCAGCCCAAGGAGCAGTAGTTGAATCAACCCTTACAGAAGTTTTAGGGTTAATAAAATATAATTTACCAATAGGTAAGTTAAGTGCTTGTACAGATACAATATCATTTGCCAATAATTTGGCAAAAACCCTACGGATTACAGGAAACGCAACTGTTTCAAATTGACCGCTATTAGATGAATCTGACGATTCGTTAATCATATGTGTCAACTGATTCTCAAATAATTGAGCACAGTTTTCTCTAACATTACCTTCCAAACCTTCTAACAAACCAATCTTTTCCCAACGGTTTGTAGTGATTTCTCTTTGTTCACGAAGTTGTTTTAATCCAATATTACCAACTTCGGCACTTTCCATTAAAAATCCCATATTATTATTTATTTTATTTTTTTATTAAATTATTTTTTTACTTCCTCTATGTTCCACATATTCAATTATTTTTTTCATCTTATTAAGATGATTATCATTTGTATATGCAGTTACTTCTTTTGCTTCATCCAATTTTTGTTTTGAAGATGGTGATACGGAAGCACTTACCCTACCTTCAATACTTTCAGTTAAAGTCTTTTTACTTATCGTCATTTCTGATAACATAGTTTTATACTTTTCCTGCGATTCGGCAATTGTGTTTACTTTTTTAAACTCATTGATAATCTTAATTTTATCTTCTTGAGTCAAATTTAGACTTTCATTTACAAGTAAATTGTTAACATGAGCTAAATTGGTGTTAAAAGTCGCCATCTCTTTTAATTGATTGCGATACTTTTCAAGCGCAGACTTGTATTGTTCTACTAACGTAGTCACTGACTGCTTATATTTTTTAGTTTCGTTTAATTTTTTTGTCAAACTCTTGTTCTCTTTAATTAAACCACTAATCTTTTTTTGAGATTCTTGTACATATTCGGGTGATTGATCTAATTCACCTTTACTTAAATAGTCTGGTGATGGAGTATGTCTACCGATTGTGTTTCTTCTATTACCATATGTTACACCATGTGCCTCATCCATTTCAATTTCATCGGGTAAACTTGAAACTTCATTACCTTTTTCGTCATATAATTCATATGCTTCCCCTAGAGCTGCTTCAATATCAGCATCTGTAATTGTTTCGTCATCACCAATTTCATCAATCATTGATCGTGAAGGTCCTCCAAGATTTACATTATTAGCACCTGCACCTCCATGATTTTTTTGTTCAACAACACCTCCCATTGAATTAATCATTTCATCAAGTTGTTTTCTCATTTTAATTAATTGGGAATATGCATCACCACTCTGACCTTTAGGAACACCAAAATCTTCAAGTTCTGGACGGGGTAAATTACCCATACCATCTAGTTCCTCACCAAGATTTTCCATTCCTTGGATTTCTTCTTCAATTTCATTCATTGTGATAATTTCATCATCTTCTTCGGCACTATCTAAAGCATTATTAAAATCTTCTTCATTAAGTTCAGTTATGTTAAATTCTTCTTTGATTGATGTTTTATTGGCAAGAGTGTCTTTCTTTGTTTTAATTTTATCAGTAAAAACGTTACCTTTCTCAGCATCACCTTTACCCTGATTAGGAGTGTCATTCTCAACATCACCCATAAATTCTTTTTCACGTTCTTCTTTAACCATATCAGGCATTTTCGGTTTGTCTGTAAAAACACCGTCTTTGCCAGCATTTTCTTTCACAACTTTTTTTGAAACATCGTTTTGATTTTTCATATCTGGTTCATTATTTGAAATATCATTATCTTTAGGTTCGTCAATTTTTTTATATGACCTTTTATTTTTATTCATTTCTTCCTTTAATAGTTCATTAAATTTATCTGGATAATTATCAGCTAAATTTTTTTTTGCATTTGCAACAGCAGCTTCCTGAATTTGAGAATACTCAAGAAGAGCTTCTTTTATGATTGATGTCTTATTATCGTTACTCATTTTTAAAAAATCTTATCAATTAGAAAATAATTTTATTATAAATACATTGTTTTTATGAAAAAGTGTTATTTTTTATAAAAACAATGCTAATTTTCTTATTATTAATGTTTTTATAAAAAAAAACAGATCATTTATAAAATAAATTTGTTAATCGCCTTAATTATTTTATTATCATCTTCTTTAATTAACACACTATTTTTATTAACGTAATTCTCACCAAAACTGATATTTACGTTTTTTTCAGGAAATAAAAATGCCCCGGGAGTACTTGGTGTCGCAACTAAATCAAATCCAATTAATTCAAAATCATCTTGAACCAAATTCTCACCATTAATTTCTTTTAATGTTCCAACACCACGTGATGAAATACCTAATCTTATTTTATTTTGTAAATACAAAACTATTTTATCACCAATAACTGAAACCACACCATATTTTATAAATCCGGGAGATACTATGAGTTTTAATTGCCCAAATAAAACATTTTCTTGTTGACCCTTACCCCACCACATTTTAGTGATCATATGTGATATGTTTTGTAGTGAAATAATTGAAGAATTACCGGTCCAATGAGATTTACCATTTACCATAACATAAAAATTTCCATTAGGAACTCTAACACACCCAATATAATCATCAAAATCAATTTCTGTTATTTCAACATTTCTTTTATCTAAATAAATGTGCTTAGTTTTTGCAATATTTAAATTATATAATAATTGACTATTCTCTGCTTTGATCAGTCTCCCCGCAAATATTCTATCTTTAGGTTGATATTTGGTAATATCCCCAGACCCACCAATCTTCAATAAAATTTCTTTCAAGTCATAAATTAATTTTTTTGATGTTGAGAATACTGATTCCTTCTTACTCCAAGTAGGATTTTTAGAAATTACCGATCTACCGTCACCAATCATAAACCATTTAAATAATATTTCAAGTAGTTCTTTATTTGCTTGTTTTATTTCGGTTGGTATATATTTAGTAGCTGAAGACCCCAAAACAGATAAATATTTATATAGTCTTGCATCATGAATATGATATTGTTTTTTACCATCAACATATTCAATTATATAATATTCAAAAGGTAATTTATCTAATAATTCTTCGATAGCTATTTGGGTTTTTGGTTTTTTTTGTGTTATAACCACATTATATCCTCGTGATTTTTCTTTCCCAGATATTGTTCCACATGAATGACCATCAGCCAGATAAATTCCTAAAAAAGCGAACCAATCTTGTGATTTTATTTGAATGTCTGAAGAATATTTTTCTCTTAAATCTTTTTTCCTAACAACCAAATCATTTAAATCAATACCTTTAAGTGTGAAAAAATCATTATATTCACCATTCCATTCTGCTGTTTTAAGTAATTTATTCTTTCCATTAGATAAAACACCATTTTTATCATCATAAATTTCTTTAGCAAAATAATATTTTTTATCACCTTTCGAATCTTCAACCAAAAATCTATGATTTGGTGTTACTGTTAGCTCAAGAGTGTTTTTATTTTTGAATTTATACATCTTACCTTTATAAGGTTCATATATTTTCTTTTCAATTCTTTGTATTTCAATTTTATTGGTAGTGGTATTTAATGTTAAAATTTCCTCATCATCAGAAATTTCATCAAATGATTTCCACCCGTCTTTAGTACATATCATTGATTCAGAAGCATTTACACAATCAGGATGATCAGCTTCGGAAACAGCACTGTTTGTATTGACTAAATCTTGATATAAATTAGCTTGTGACAATAAAACATCTTTAGGATAAATCCTACCGTTTTTGTTTTTAACTCCCCATTTTTGTAAAATACAATTTATTAATACTGGTTCATTAGGTTTTAATTCAAATGCTTCATTTAAAATATCTTTATTTGTATCATAATTAATATACCCTGCATCACTTTCAATTAAAATCCCAAAACCCGTGTCACCTTTTTGTAATATTTTACTTAATTGTTTATTTAACATGAATTAAATTCTTTTGATATAAATAGTTGAAATATTAATTTTATTATTTGGATAATATTATAATATTCATATCTATAAAAAAATATAATAACTCCCATGTCATTTGTAATTTTATTATATTTTTATTTATAAAAATAAATTAGTTTCGTTCAATATCTAATACACAAATTTTATTTATGTATTTATGAGAAAAAAATATGAGTATTATTGATTGTAACCCAATTACTAATGGCAATGTAATATTAATAGACCCTAATTGCATTAACATAAACACTAATTTGTATTATGGTATACCAAAATATGAAGATATGTATATTTTTGCAGAACTTACTGCGGAAAGTAAAGGGAGAACAACTATTATTAAAGGTCAAGATACTTCAAGTACAAGTCCTAAAAAAATTAATTTTTTAGGTAATAATCAAGATGATGATAAAAATAATCCTAATTATTTAAATTTTACTACAAATTATTATGACGGGAGTACTGGTAATGGAATGAATTATGAAGGATTTGGTATTGATAATATTAAAATTACCATAAATTCTTCATTCGTCCCTCAAATTGACATAAAATTTGTTGATATTCGTGGTTTGTCATTTTTTAATGAAAAAGATTCACCGTATAGAATGTTATTTGATTTTCCACCACCAATTTTCACATTAACTTTTAAAGGTTATTATGGAAAACCTTTGACATATAAACTACATTTAGTTAAATATACATCAGAATTTAATTCAAATAATGGTAATTTTATTATTGATGCTAAATTTGTTGCACTGACTTTTGCACCGTTGGCCGACATTTTGTTTAGATATGCCATTAATTTCCCATTAATAACAAACCCAGAATCAGTCGATGCTAAAGCAGGTACTGAACCTCAAAACACTTATGCTTTAATATTAAAATTAAAAAATTTATATTCTTCATTATCGGAAAAATTAGAAACTGATATTGAAAATAAAGAATATCAACATGCTGTAAATGATATTGATAATATTAATCAAATATTATATAATTTTAATCATACTGCAATTAAAGAAAATGATGATTTAAATAGTGTTAATACTCCTTATTTATTAATCCAATCACCCGAAAGCAATACCAGTACAACTACAACAGCTACTCGTGCAGGTGAAAATAATCAAATTAAAATTACTAATAATGTTAATGAATATAAAAAATTAATTTCAGATGAAAAAACTGGTGGATTAAAAACAACTATAAACGATAAATTATTATTAGGATTCATATCATCAACAAATATTGCATTAACATCGGAAGATTATGTATTTCCTGATTATATGAATAAAATATTACCTGTTGCAAACCCATACCAATATTCTACCAAAAATCTTAGCTCTTTTGAAATCACATTAAATTCTTTTAGAGATAAATTATTGAATTATAAAATATCTTCAATTGAATTTAAACAAGAAGATATAATTAAAGCAACTTCAATATTAAATGGTTATAATGTTGAAACAAATGAAAATGTGGAAACCGAATATTATGTTGTTGATATTAGTAAATATTATCAAAAACTTTATAAGAAAAAACATGAGTTGGAAGAAAATAAAATAAAATTAGCAAATAATTTAAATAATAAGATTAATAATATGATCACAACTGGATTAGGTATGAAACCTACCATTTATAACATATTTAAAATCATTTTAAATGATGTTGATGACTTATTTACAATAATGAGAAATACTTCCGAAAAAGCATTTAATTCACATAATATTTCAGAAAATAAACAAGCTATTATCGGATATAATAATGGCGTTGATGGTAATATATCTGCCAATGGAATTCCAGATAAAATATATTCATTTCCATTGATTATTGAAGACAGTCCTGTTTTCGGAGGTAGAAAAAATGAAAGAGTTGCACCAATAGAATTGTCAAAAGTCGTAGAATTCCCTGAAATGAATTTAATTTATGATTTTATTGATACATTCCAACTACAAAAAAATAATTTATTTAGATTTAATGCTAGAGAAAATCAAAATGATGACGGAACATATGAATGGATACCTATTTCACCATATGATTCAAGTTTGAGCAATATTTCACCTGAAACACCATATACTAATATGAGTGATAATGTTGTTGACGATATTTTTAAAACATTTATCAAGAGATTTTATATGTTGAGCCAAGGATTTTTATCTACTAATTTCTATAGTAATGAAAATGAAAAATCTAAGGCGTATCTCGAATTATATTCAAAATCAGAAGCTCTTAATATTGTGAAAGGTATTGTAAAAAAAAGAGATGGTGATATGTTAATTGATTTTTCGAATAAATATAAAAATAATATTCAAAGTTTTTATGATAATTATTTAAATAAATTGACAGATGGTGATGCGGGTAATTTATATAATTTTAATAATGATAATCCATTAAGTTTTTCATTAACACCGACTGAAGGCAATATTTATGTTAATAAAAATGATATTAATTTTAAAGGCGTATTATTAACTGATAAAAATATTGATTTACAACCTGTTGAAGATTCAGATTCAAATTCTCAAGACATAGTTAAAAAATTTCGTTATGATGCAACTAGAAATTGGTATAAAACTATATTTGGAAGAGGTAAATCAGCAGAAGAATTGATTTATCAATTCACAAACGAAAATGTATTATATTTAAGAGATCATAATAGTGATGATGGTTATGATGATAATATTAACGGTATTATTACGAATACAAGATATTTGGTGGGAGATTACTCAACACATACTTCAACAAATAATGGTGTTAGTATAACTCGCTATAATTCCAATTTTCCCAAAAAATCTGCTGATGAATATGTTTATAATTATGGTGAAACAATTATGATCCCATATTATAGTGGTAATTCTGCTTTCACAACCAATAACAGTAGAGATAGATCGTTATTAAAACAAGGTAAAAATATTTTAGATGTTTGGATGGATTCGTTAAACGATGAAACAATTGAAAAAATTAACGAAAATCGTCACATGGGTTCGTTGTTAATATTATCTAATTTTGGTACAACCGCAAGCCCTTTTAATACTTATCCCAATAATTTAAGTAGTCTAGTTTTTGATACTCCTTCAGCAATTGAAGTACCTTTTTTCTATATATCGTATATAGGTTTATTAGTTGATGCAGTTAGAAATAATTGGGAAAACGATATTATTGACTTTTGTACTGGTTCGACAGCAGCTAATCTATCAAATGGTGGTTATTATATATTGGCCGATTTACATGATGTTAATCATTTTTTATCGGTAAAAGATAAAGATTTTTTTCAAAATTATTATAGTGAGTTTATTAATGGTGATTATGATGATTTAGCATCCGACATCAATCACGTATACGAACAAGCAAAAAATTATTCAATTGGCAGTACTAGAATGTTTCAAAATATTTCTGTTGGCATAAGATATTACCTTGATCCAAATACTGGTTCAAATGATACATTAGTTAATGATAATGCTATTGGTAAAGGTAGTAGAAGTAATATTATTACAAGTTTAATGGAAAGAACAACATTACTTAATTTATCTGACATAACATTTAAAACTAATGATACATATCCGATTAATTATATATCGTTAAAAACACAAAATGATAATAATCAGAAAAAAAATATTAATGATAATTTTTTTCAAAAATTTTTCATTGCATTAGATTCATATTGTAAAATATATTTAAAAGATTTAAAAGAAAAGGATGAGGCAGCTAAAAAAAGTAAGGGTGACAAGGATGTTATAAATCAATTATATTATTCGTTTAAAAATATTAATGATAAATGGTTAACAGGAGGTAATTTAAATCCAACAGGATTCCCATTTAATGGTCAAGGTAAAAAATTAATCGATATGTTTGCTTTTGTTGATAGAGGTATGAATCCTATTGGTGATACGATGATAAATGCTGAAATGTTGGTTGATTTATATGAAGACCCTAATGTAAGCTTATATTCAGTATTATCACAATTATTAAGTGCAAATGGCTTTGAATTTTTCCCACTTCAAAATTTTTTAAAATTCAATGATGTCAATAGTTGGATGGACACATTTAAAATACATACCGGTGGATATGATGATGCTCAAAACACATATTTTGTATGTATGTATGTTGGTGGTACTTCTAGTTACCCATCCATTCATGGCAATGGTTTTGAACCAGATTCGATTATCGATATGGGAACAATGAGTATTGGCGATTTTAATACAACCAAACCAACTGAGGCTCAAGACACTGAAAATGACACTCAAGAAAATAATTTATCTGATTTTCCTTGGAGACAAGTTCGCGCTTTTAGGGTTAAATTTGGTGAACAAAATCAATCAATGTTTACTGATATTAAAATTGACAGTAAAGAATATCCCGAAACTAATGAAAGTATTCAAATATTATCTCGATTAGCTGGTGACAATAATCCAACTGCTCAAGTACCTAAAGGACAAAACTTATATAATTTATATGAAAATAGGTCTTATAAAGCAAGTATTACTGGATTGGGTAATGCCATGATTCAACCAACACAATATTTTCAATTAGAAAATATTCCAATGTTTAATGGTGCTTATATTATTTTAACTGTTGAACATAACATTACTGCTAATAAAATGACAACAACATTTTCAGGTACTAAATTATTACAATATCCAATACCACGAGTAACTAGCCCATTAGCATTTACTGGATTAGATATTGATTTAAGTTTAATCGAAAACAATCAAACAACACCGTTATCAATAAGTAATGATAATAATGTTAATCATAGTGCTATGTATAATAACACATCAAATTCATTAAGAATTGGTTAAAAATAAATTATTTAAAATAAAATATTATGGGAGCCGTAAAACTTAAACCAGAAGCCGAAAAATATATTCGTACAATATGTAATGGTAATGGTAATTCATTACTTAGTGGTAAAAATAAATACGTTCTACCGTATTGTTCACCACAATCGATAGATGTTATATGGACATCAAATCCTGATATTAATGGTGGTATTAAAACGAATTCCGAATTAGGGGAAGCATTAATTAAATGGTATAATAAATATGCTAATATTTATCAACTTGATGTTAATATTTTGGCAGCTCAAGCATATCAAGAATCATTATTTAAAGTTTGGAATTATGCCAAAACAAGCACCGCCTCTGGAATTTGCCAATTTATATCAGTTACTGTTTTTGATGTGATAATGAGAGGTCTTTATGGAAAATTTACTGATGATGAAAGAAAAGCTATCAGTAGAAATGTTAATGGATATACTTTCGCACCAAATGGAACACCACCTAAAAACCCTTTTATTGTTGATAATGCCCTTGGTCGTGAAAACAGAGCTATTATACATCAAAATATTATCGATAATCCTGAAATTATGATTAAAGCACAATTTGTTTACATGAATTATATTTCAGAAAGATGCGATAAATTAGCAAGTTGTGCATTATTTGGTTATAATAGAGGTCCGGGGTATGTCCAATCATCATCATATGTTGAAAGTATTAATAATGCTACTAAAAAAGGTGGTGGGTATGAAAAAGAAGGGATTGATTATGTTTATAAAATATTTAAAAATTTGTTTGAAAATTTTGGTTATTCAGAATTAGATATAACAGAAGTAGCTGCTAAAAATTTTAGCAGCCCTAATTCTAAACAACATAATTCTAATTTAGCTTAAAGTAATTCTTTTTTGAATTCATGAAGATTAATGATTGTATCTATTATGGTTTTTTCATCATATTTCATTTCATTAATCTTTTTTATTGCACTTGTAATTTCATTATGAATATCATCACTATCTGCTTGTTCTAATAATGATAAAGTTTCGGTTTTATATGCTTCAAATATCGTTTTTTTATTAGATTCAGATGATTTAATTAAATTATTTAATAAATATTTATCAGATTCATCAAGTAATTTATATTTTTTATTAAATTTATCCACGGCAATTTCAATAACATCTTCATTAACAACATTCTCATTAATATTTTCAACCAATGATTGTTTATTATTTTTTATGTGATTAAAAACAACTATGAAAGATTCTACCATTTCATTAACATTAACATCATTACCAATCTTTAGTGATTCAACTATTAAACTATTGATCGAATTAAATAAATTAACTTTTTCTAAATTATAATTTTCGTTATTTAAATTTTTTATGATATCTTCAGTGATAAAATTTTGTAATTTAGCATGTTCAATATTAATTTCTTCAATGGTATATACTTCAAATAGTTTAATGTTATTATTAATATACTCCTTAATAAACATATCATTATCAATGTGTTTATGTTCAATATTATCATAAACTTTAAATTCTAATTGTAGTATTGGAGAATTTTTAATTATGTTAATGTAATCACTTAAATTATTTTTAGATTCAACAATTAGGTTATTGTTAATTGTTGAATCGGTTAATTTTTTTGACAAAATTAGATTTGCTATTCCAATATTAATGTTTTTCATGTTTAATTATTTTAATTATAAATACTGAAATTATTATCAATTAACTTAAATGTCATCTAAATTATCAAAATCAATATCTTCAACATTTTCAGTCGAACCATATTTTTTATTAATAGTTTCAGAATTTTTTAATAGTTGATCAATTTCATTAATCATTTCAAATGCATTTTTATTTAAATTAATATTAATCTGATTATTTTCTTGAATAATTTCTTTTTGTTTATTTTTATCATATTCAATTTCTTTATCGTCACCATATACTAATTTTTCAACATGACTATCATAACTATTATTCAACATTCTATTTTCCATCATAGGAGTACCCCCCATTTCACCGCTAGGTGGAACACTCCCCACAGGTGAACCAGCTTCACCTCCCATTGGAGAAGTATTGGTACCGCCAAGTTTATCACCTTGAGGTGCACCTCCCATAGGAGAACCAGCATTACTTCCAGTGGGCTGTATTCCACCTTCATTATCATTCGAAATCGCCATCCCTTCAATAGGCTCACCAAATCTTTTATCTATGTCAGTAAATAATCCACTCTTTTTAATTGATACTGGTGAGTCTGCAAGTTCTTGCATAACAACTTTTTCCATTTTTTGTTGTTTCAAGTCTTCAACAATTTCTTTATCACTCATATTGAAAACCAATCGCTTTGCTGCTGTATGTGACATAGCAGCAATACCATTTTCGCCACGAGTTAATTCGGTATACGTTTGTGCTTTCTCTCTCAACAATTCAGATTTTAATAATTCTTGTTGAGTACTTGGATTGGTTAATGTTATTTGAAAACTATTTAAATCTTCACCACTATAACCTAATAAATATAAATGTATTATAGCCATTTTATTTAATTCCTGAACCATAGCTTGTTGAATACGATTTATTTTTTTAGCAAAACGTATGTCATATTGTGCTAAGTTTTTACCACCACCAGCAGCATCTTGAAAACTTAAAAATGGTTTAGGCACACCAAGTCCAATAAATAGATTATCACGAAGATATTCAATATCTTGAATCTGGTCAAGATTAGAATTCTTTGTAAAAATGCCACACGAAAGTGCAAATGTGTGATAATCATGTAGTTCCTCTTGACCATCAATAGTAATTGTACCAGTATTTTGTTTTTCATCTAACCACTCGATTAACTTTATTTTGTGATTATAATAAGGCATTTTATGTTTAAAATCATTCCAATTAGAATAACCGAAATATTTCAACATTTTATCAATGTTATTGCGAGTAATTTCAGTCATTTTATTCAATTGTTTATTATTTGAATTCAATGATTTAAATTCATTTAACCATTCGGAATTATTGACATTAATATTCTTTTCAAGGATTAAATCAATTCTTCCATATTCATTATAATAACCAATTAATAAATCTAATAATTTTTGTGAATATTTTATCGATTGTTTCTCAATAATAATTTCTCTTAAATTAGTATTTTTCCATCGAGATTTAGCTATCTCTGATTGTTTCGTCTTATTATCGTCAAGTGATTTAATTTTGCTAATTGATTCTCCCCTTAATTTAATAATATTAATTTTATTGGGATTATTATTAAAGGTTTTATTCGCCTTATCTCTTGATTTTATCGAATTATTCTTAGCAACAACCTTTTTTTGTTGCAATTCTTCAGTTGTAATATTATCCCAATAATTCTTAACACCAGTTTTTCTAAGATTTTTATGAATTAATTTTGTTTCGTCTGAATATGTTTCATACATTTCTTTAGCAAAATCGTGATGATAGTAAAAATGGTCTTTAGAATTCATATAACATATATTCTGTGGACTATTATTATATCTGTTAAAATCTTTATGATGAATTGTTTGCATGTTATTATCATATATTTTATATGCAAAAACTTCACATAAATCATTTTCTTTCAAGTAATGTGCCACCATTCTATGAGTATATCTCCAATCATTCGTTGAATGATCGTAAATCATTTCATATGTATTATCAATTCCACTACCGCCCTTTATAATACTTTTCTTTTTATTAAAAGCCCACATAGATTCACCAACAATTAAATCTTTGGCTTCTTTAGTACCATTAAATTTAGTTGGGAATTTATGGTCAGGTGTACATATAATTGATTCTCCATTATCTAATGTAATTTTAATTACATCAGTATTTTTTCTAGTCACACCTGCCCAAGTAATCTTACCCGGAACGATTTGCCCTGATTTAGGATTAATCGAATATGACCAAAGTTCCTTTCCTGAATTAAATTCTGTGATAATTTCGCTTAATTCTAAACTACGACCATCAAGTAATTCAATTTTAGTTTCTAAAGATAAACATGCACCCGGTAAGGTATCAATACCTGTTTGAGTATTTGCATTTCTTACTGGTATAAAATAATCTTCATCATTACCTAAAATATTAAAACGATAATCAATTTGACCATCATTAGGATTTACTTGACTTACTTTTTTAAATGTAGTCGCTACTTTATAAATATATTCTTCAATATCATCCTCATCAATATTACCCACATCAATTTTAAACACTTTTTTCTCACCGGCACGAATGATTCTATATGTTAACATAGCATCTTCAGCCATTATTAATTGTCTGAAAACTCTACGAACTTTATTTAATACAGAATTATGGACAACGATATTATTGGCGAAAAAATTATGATTTTCATTATCAACGTGTATATCGTAAACATCATGTACTCCAATATTTTCAATTGAAATTATTGGTTCAACAATAAATTCATTTGAAAATCTATTATTTACATCATACTTTTTTATTTGTTTATTTATTGTTTTGAAAAAATAAAAATAGTGTGATGTGTTTGAATTGATTTTTCTTCCTTTAATAAATTTATCATCGATTCTTTTTCTGGTAGAAATTTTTCCAGATTTATATCCCAATGATTGAACCAAATATTTTAAATCTTTTATAAGTTCATTATTTCCCAATTCAATCGAATATCTCACACAATCCCATTTATCAATAAATATTGACCCATCCGCATCAACAAATCCATCTAAAAATGCCTCTCTAATTTCTTTAGGCGAATCAAAAATCCAATCAGGTATTCTTTTTTCATTAAACTTACCATGAAAACCCAATTCAATCAATATTGTTGCCAGCATTTTAGAACCAACATTTACTTGTGAATAATTGTAATTAACTTTAATATTGGGTTTAATTAGTTTGGGTTTAACACCAGAAAATTTTTCTAATAAATTTATATATTTTAAATTTTGTGTTTCATATTCACCAAGTGCAAATGATATGTCTTTATTATGTGATATCCATCCATCCCCAAACATAAATCCAATAAATTGGGCGAACTCAGTTGTTATAGTATTAGGAATATTATCAATATTTTGATAATAACGAAACTTTCTTTTTAATCTATCAATAGTAACCTTTTCTTCTTTATTAATATTTTTTATTGTGTCATTCTTATCAGAATCATTAATTATTAATTTATCACCAATTTTTAAATTTTCAACAAATTCATACCTAAAATTATTAATATTATCATCATATATTAAAAATTTATGTTCTTTAGAGGAATCTATATAATTATGTTTTGTTGATATTTTAAATACTTCCTTTTTACCACTTTTAATTGTGTCTAATACTGTTGTCTCAATTTTTTTCTGTGTCTTAATATCAAATCCAATTACAATATCATCTTTTACAATATTTTTAATTTGTTTGGTTCCTTTATTTGTTTTTACATAAGTATCTGATAATAAACAACTTCCATATGGTAAATATTTGTCATCGCCAAGCAAACGAAAATGCGCTATTTCAAAAACATTAAATTCATCACCAGTCATTCTTTCTTTAAACTTGACTATTGATTTACCATTTTGAATACGTTCAAAACGTTCAATTTCATAATTTACCAATTGTTTGACATGTGTAATCCCTTTTTTTCTTTCACCGTATAATAATACAAAATCATCACCATATTTTACCACGTTCCTCGTCCAAAATGGCAGATTAACATTAACATTTACAGTATTATAAAAAAAATCTTCTAATAATGTTTTTATTCTTTCTTTGTTTGAATGAACATTTAACATTTTACCATTAATACCTATTGTAGTTGCTTCCTCCATAAATAAATCTAAAGCGGATGAAATGATAGGATAATATTCCATTCCCTCATAATCCATATATGCCGGAAGTCTTGCTGCTTCATATTGAAGTGCTTTTTGAAAACTTCTATCAGTGGTTCTAAAGAACTTGTTTTTAATTTTATTTTTTTGTTCAATTTCAAGTCCTTTTCTATGTATTTCTTCTGGTGAATTACCTTTAATAATTATTTTAGATTCTTCAGGAATTTGAGAATGTATTGTCGCATTTGATTCCTGAAACCCAAAGCCATCAAGATTTAACAACTTATTTAGTTCTTGATATATAGTATTCTTACTATTATTTTCGTTTGCCATTATTATAATAATTTATATTTTTTTATAAATACTAAGATTTTATTGAAAAGTCGATTATATATAAATACATTTCATCTTTCATTTAGATTTTTCATTCCTTGAAATAACCATGAGTTAACTCCATAAGGATTTAAAGGTGATGAACTGTTTGGTGAAATAGTTGGTTTATTTTTCATTTCTTTATTTATTTTCATGGTAGAAATATCGTTATTAGTAATAATTGCATTAATCATTTTTTCAGCAACACCTTTACTTTGTTTAAATCTGGCCATGTCAAAATTTAATACGAATAAACCTATCGAAAGTCCCATAATACTGTCATCATGAAAAGTACGCTTATGATCTGCCACTCTGTTTCCGGGGACAGTTACAAATGTCTTTAATTCGCTTAATAATCTATTAGACCTAATAACAATATCTTCCAAATGAATAGCTCTTTGCATTTCAAGAAGTACCGAAGGTCTATTATTACCAATGAAGAATCCGGGAATTAAATCTACGTTTGAAATAGCTCCATCAGACATGACTTTTTGACCTTTTTTTATGTAACCTTGTAATCTATCTCTGGTTGGTTTATGAATTACTTCGGCATAGTGAATATTTTCATACCCAATTTCTAACATTTTTTCAACAGTGTGAACACCATGACCACCGGTTACATCAACGACACAATAAGCATCATTATAACGTTTACCATATTGATATGCTATTTCGGCTAATATTTGTGGACTTATTTTACCATAATATTCTGCAACTTGCTCAACTTTATGACGTTTGATTTTTATTTTTTTAGTTTTACCATTTTTTGTAACGATCTTTTCTTCAATAATTTCACACGTTTTTAAAATATTAATCGTTGAATTATCTTCACCATGACCCGGGGATGCATCCAACGCCATAATGTATGTTTCGCCAATAATAGAGTCTTCAAATATCCACATGTTACCATCGAGATATTCTTGACGAATTGGTGGTCTAACTTCATGTTCTTGAATACGTTTAAGATATTCTTCAGCAATAAAGTTATCACCAGAACCAAGAAAAGAACAATTATGATTTAATATATTATTTGCAAAATATTCTGCATTTTCACTATCAACAATATCATAAAAATCACAATTATCGATTTTAGTAACATTTGTTACAAAAAAATCTCCATCAATTGTTGTTAAATATGACACATTGGGTATTATTGATTTAACAAAAACATTTATATTACCTGCAATGAATATGTGATTTTCACTTACGGTAATAGTATCACCATTCTCAAGAGTTATTTTATAACCGACATTATTTTCAGACATACTTATTCCGGCAAAATCAACAAAATTACCTGACGAATTTAAGATTTCATATTCAGTATTTATGTACATTATAAAAATTTAACATATTTTAAATTATATTATTTGATTTTTTATTTCGATTAAATATTGATGTTTTTTGTTGCATTACTTGCTTTTTCAATAAAATCACTAGTCTTATTATTAAATATCATAACATTATTATTAATAATAATGTTGTTAATATTACCATAATATTTTTTTAAAAACAATAATTTTGCATACATTATCTTATTTGACCGACAAATCTGCATATCAATGGTGTGATGATTAACTAATTTAATTAATTCAGGATAGTCTTTTTTAAATATAGATGTTGCCCTACTAGTTTTATATTTTTCAATATTAATTGCAAGTATTTTATTTAATAATTTCATTTTATTTATTGATTTATTTTCATATAAAAACTTTGAAGAATTATTTTGTTCTTTTAATTTATTATATAAATCTCTAATAGAAATAAATTCAATTTTCATTGTAGATTTATTTCTTATAGTCAACAATGCATCACCATAAACACACAATAATTCTTGTGCAACCTTACGCATATCACCATTTGCGTTTCTAATTTGTGATTCGAACCATTCATTTGATGCTACCCACCCATCTTCAACCAATTGCATTCGTTGTTCCTTAGTTCGACCATTATCCTCGATTCTAATTTCATTTTCCCTATTTTTGTTTTTTACCCAGTATAGATTTTTATTATATCGAGGATCATTATACCACCAAAGTTCAACCGCATAGAAATTATTTTCATTTTTTTTATTTTTTGCTCCATCAAATGTTTTGTAGAATACAGCATCAAGACCTGATGGTGTTTGGTAGCCAATTATTTGATTATATATTACAGAATGATGAAAATCATTTGGTTCTTCAGGTTCATTTGGTAATGAAAAATCATATGTATAATTCTTAGATCGTTCAATTAATTTAATTTTTGTCCAATATTGATTATTAGATAATATTGGATTTATTTCGTTTAGTATATTATTCGATAAATTATTTTTTTCTAAATTAAAAAAATTTAATAACATTTTTCTTGAACATGAATTAGATTTTTGTTTTTTTCTACTGATCCAGCCATCAATTTTTATATCATGTGTTTTTAATTCTTGTAATTTACCATATTTTTTTATTTCATTATAAATTTTATATGCGATTTCTTTCCCATTTGGTATATTATCGACAACACCCAAATGTTTTAATTTATTAATATTAAATAAATCTTTTTTTATCTGTTTTCTATTGAACCTAAAACCGATTTCATCAAAATATTTTAATGCATATGAATTCGATGCTTCAATAGTATATTTATTAGAACTAACATTAACTATTTTTGTTGGTGATGTTAATGATTCGTTATAATAAGTCAATATTCCAAAATTTCCAAATAATATCCTTAATTGTTGAATTAGTTCTTTTGATGATAGCCCAATGCCAACGGATAATTTATTTGTTTTTTTATAACTAACCCAACCATCACCATCCATTATGCCTTGAATCATTGCAATAATATTGTCTCGGCTCATTTCGAATAATCTTGGCGGTATTATTTTTTGTGGTGCTTTTTTTGATAAATCAAATCCCAAATATTTTAAATATTCTACTAAGTTTAATGATGATATTACATAATGTAATGAATCTGTACAAGAATAATTAAGATTTAAGGCATTCAATATTCCTGAAATATTGTCACCACATGTAATTGTAATACCATAATAATCATAATTTTTTTTACTTTTTTTTATTGCAGAACCTTCTGAAATATATAAACCGATAAGATATGCAATATCTTTGGTTATTTTTGTTGTGTTAAAAATATTTCTATTATGATGTGTTATCGTAGGTTTAAAATCCGAACAACTATCATTATTACCCCAAATATTCATCCCATATTGTATTGATATATAATCACCAACTTCCAGTTCATTTGTTTTATATATACCATATTTGTTTTCGCTTGTTTTATATGCCCAATATTTATGGTTATAACTAGATTCCAACTCAGAAAAAGTTGTTTTAATTTTCAATGTATCGACATAACCATTATTAAAAAATAACGTTCCTTTCCTTAATTTATCTTTACCCAATATTTCATATTCATCGATTATATATGCACCCAATGCTTCATTTGGAATAAAATCTTTAATTTGTTTAATGCCTTTATTAGTATATATGTAAGTATCTTTAGTAACACAAGAAACCATAATTGCCCTACCTCCAGTTACTAGAGAGGGTAATGCTGCTGTCCAGAATTTATCTCCTTTTTCAGCCCAAGCTGTCTCATCCCAAAATAATAACGTAGGTGTATAACCACGTAATGATTTTGATGCAAATGCACCTAATTTAGATTCATTATCGTAGATTTTTAGTTTTTGAGTATCTTTTAAATTCTTTTCACTTGCTTTACCTGTTTTAGGTTTTAACCATTTGGGACAACTTTCAATAAAATCAACAACATCCGACATTAACTCACCCATAGCAGTTTCAAGTTTATCTGCTACAATTGCAACTTGTCTGTTTTTGTTAAACATTACATACCAAGCGATATATGCACATGTGGTGGTTGAAATACCTGCCTGACGATATTTGTTGGCCACAACAAATCTTTCATCTAAATATGTTCTTATTAAATCTTTTTGATAATCAAATAGCTTAAAAGGCACTATCATACCGGCAATACCTTGAGTTTGGTCAAATATTGTTAAATAAGTCTCAATAAAATATATTGGGTCTGTAACACATTGAACAATTTCATCTTCTTGTTCAAATACAGTTAATTCACTAGCTTTTTTTATTACACCTGCCTTAGTAATAATAATAGGTTCAGCATTACCACTTTTATTGCGAAGTTTTTTTGCTAATTTACGAGTTTCTTCTTTTTCTTTTTCTCTTTGCGTATCTATTGGAACTAAAGGAACGTGGTCTGGAAATTTATCACTCTCATCATTCAAATTAGGATTTATATCAAATCCCTTTTCTTTTGATGTATTATCTAATTCTAAATCAAATTCATCGCTCATTATAAGTATTTTTTTTCATAAATACTTATAATAATATTAAAATAGCAAAGCACACAACATTTCCAGACGTTGCGTGCTTCGATTTCCTTCTTCCGAACGGTAAGATGAACCTTAAGTGCTGAAAACGCATCACTACGTTTTCTTAACAGTTTTACCTCATGACAATCAACTTTTTATTAAAATTCAACCGAAGATGCTTCAATAAATTCATTATTTTTTAAAATAATATTTCTATCATTTAACATTTCTCTAATTTTTTCTAATGACATTCCATAATGAAATACCAATAATGGTTTATCTTCATCACCAAACATTTTATCATAATCATTAAAACCATTATTTCCCGAATTCCTTTCAGTTTCAAAAGCCAATGCATGTATTGTGTGGTAACCATGCATATATTCTCTATCAACCGCTTCATGTAAACAAAACAAGTCAAATGAGCTTGTTTTTAAATTAATTATGGTATTATAATAATCTTTTGTTGGAGGCAATGCGTTATCACATGCCGGAGATAAATCCCAACACCATCCTTCTACATCAATATTAGTATGGTCTAATGAAAAAATAAATTCATATAATCCTTCGTCTTTAGTGTTATAACCTATTTTTAAAACATAGATTAATTTTAATTTCTTTTCATCGTAAGACATAATTATAGTTTATAATAAATACTTGAAAATATTGTTATTTGAAGTTTTTTTGTCCATATTCTTCAATATCCATATTGATGATCGTTATACACATATTAAACGATTTAATGTATAATTTTAATGAATTATTCCAGTGGAATGATAATAATATCGATATTAATGATGTTATTATTAATATTGTGAATGATGTTTGATTATATTGAAATAAAAGTAATGAGAATAATAATAGAATAATTGAAATTTTTTCTGAAATTAATTTCCTGCTTAATGTGACATGAATTTTATCATTATATTCAATAACACATTTATTTCGAGTCTTATTTAAATCTGAAAAATATTCATCTAATGTTGAAATTCTCTTAAACTCTTTACTTAGTTTTGGGTTATAAAATAATTTATAACCATCAAATATTTTATTATACTTCTTCATAAAATCAATGTTTGTTCATTGATAATACGAAAAATTTTAAAATTAGTTACAATATAAAAAAACCTGAATTCCTTCAGGTTTTTTTATTGTCATTTATTATACATTATTTTTTCGTTCAGCTACTTGATAACCAGCAGATAATCCTGCTTTATTTGCCGGAATATATGTTGGCTCAAAACCAACCTCGCTTCGTTTAACTCCAACATTACCAATACCATCGGGATCATTTGCTGCTTGATTTAATAAACCAACTTTTTGACTTCCACTTATATTTGCAATTCTTTGTTTCACACCGCCACTTATTGAAGGGAATGCTGTTTTAAACAATTTATCGATTCCGTTTAAATCATTATTTTGAACATATTTCGGTAAATCTGCTTTTATTTTGGGTTGAATGGCGACATCAAGACCCATACTAGAACCAATATTTCTACCCATCTTATTAATCATATCACCTAAACCTTCATCTACTTTAGGAAACTGTTCAGCTACTTGATAACCAGCAGATAATCCTGCTTTATTTGCTGGAATATATATGGGCTCAAAACCAACCTCACTTCGCTTAATTCCAACATTACCAATGCCATCTGGGTCGTTTGCTGCTTGATTCAATAAATTAGCTTTTTGATTTACGCTCATATTTGGTATCCTTTGTTTCACGGCACCGCTTATTGAAGGAAATGCCGTCTTAAACAATTTATCGATTCCATTTAAATCATTACTTTGAATATATTTCGGTAAATCTGCTTTTATTTTGGGTTGAATTGCTGCATCAATACCCATAGTTGAACCAATATTTCTACCAACCTTACCTAAAAAATCACCTAAACCTTCATCAACATTAGGTTTATGATTCTTAAATTGTTCATCAATCATTTTATCAAGTTTTTTTAATGTGCTTGATTTTGCGACCTCGTTTAAACTTGGTTTTCTAATACCAGCATGTTCTTTAAGTCTATTGTGAATGTATTTTCTAAGTTTAATTTCACTTTCATTCATTGTTACATTAACAGCACCTTTAGTTACTTCAACAGTTGTTGTTTGAGCACCATCAGGTTTAACAACCCCACCACCTAATGATTGAAAACCTCCTGAAATATTAGGCGTCTCTTCAGTACTACCTTCTTCGTCATCAACATTAAATGAATCGATATTAACATCTTCTTCCACCGATTGAACTTGAGTGTTATCAATTGGCATTTCACCCTCATTAGCATATTTACCAATATTTGCGGTTTTACCTGCGACAATCTGATTTTTTATTGTTGTTAAAATACTACTAGTATTAACTGGTTGTTTACCAGCTTTTTGTAATCTTTGATTCAATGAGTTAATTTGTTGGCCCAAATTGGCAGCAATGCCTTCAAGTTTTTTAACTTCAGCAGGAACTTCACCGGCATGATATGATTGTTTAACTCCTTGTGCATATTGATTAACTGCTTGCGCACCTTTTTGAGCAACATTTTTAACATCACTACCAACTTTATTAAAGGCATTCTTCAATCCACCAAAAAGTTCGGCAATTTGCATACTTTTATCTTCTTCATTCATTTCTGTTGAAAAAGGTTGTACATTATTTGCTAAATCATCGTGACCATAATCACCTTTTAATTTTTCGATGATTTCTGGTGTTATGAATAATGCAATAGCTTTAAAATCATGTTCACCAATTTCATTATCATCATCTTCTTTAGAATTGGCATAACCACTAATTAAATTAGTCATTTCTTCATCATCACATTCTTGAATTGATTGACCATTATATCCACGAGATTCAGCATATTGTGCAAAACCACCACATTCTGAACATTCGCCTTCTTCTACTGGAGTACTTTCAGTATCTTCAACATTAGTACCTAAATCTTCAATATCTTCTGGTGGTACTACTTTAGTAATTTTTTCAGCCATTTTCTTTCTATCCTCAATCTCAATATCAGGAAATTTATCTTTAAATGCCGAAAGAAATGTGTTTACATATGATTTTGTTTGTGAATCGGTTAATTCTGTTTTTCTTAAAGTGTTTGTTAATTTACCTAAATTTTTTTCAATTTCTTTATTTACATCACTCTCTTGATTATCATCAGGTAAATTAACATCGCCTTCAGGAGCTTCTTCATTATCAACACTAATTTCTTCATCACCAACAGGTAAATCGATATCCTCTTCGGGAGCAGTATCATCCGTAGGCATGGCATCGAGACCAGCATTCATTTCATCATCACCTTCAGGTTCTATTGTTGATGCGTTTGCTGCATCGGTAGCAGTATCTAAATCAGATAATTTATCGGTAGCCATATCAATTTCTTCACCAGCGGCATCTTCATTTAATTTACCACCGTTTTTAGATATTTTAGTCGCATAACCTTCTGAAATTGTTTGTAATACTAATGGAAGTTGTTTTTCTGCTTCAGATAATTTACTATATTGATATTCTGTGATATTTGATAAACCACCAATATAAGTAAAATCTGCTGCAGATAAACTTTCATTTATACCACCCTTTTTAATATAATAGTGGTGATTTTCCTTAATAATACCATATGCAACACCATTAATTGCTCTCTTGTAATCTATTAAAGTGCCTATATTACGAGTATGAGATTCTTTTATTGAAACGTGACCAATGTTGGCAAGATTTCTCATTCTTGCATATAGTGCTTCTTCCGATATGTTTTTTTTCATTTCAAGATATTTTTATTCCGAATTATTTGTTTATATTTTTTTATAAATACTTAATTTTAATTAAAAAAATGATTATCTTAAATAATTTCATAATTTTCATCAATGATTTTATTTCTTATCAGCATTTTATAAACAATTGGGGTTATTAGATTTTTTCTTTTATAATCATCTATTACAGATTGATTTGCATTTAAATGAGACACATTTTCATTAAGAAATTTTATATTATAATGTAAAGATTCCATTATATTATAAAAGATTTTATCTGATTTTTTTCTTTCGAGATATTCTTTTAGTTGTTTTTTTCGAACAATAAATGTTTTTTTCATAACCTAATTAATGAACTCATTGAGACTTAGTTCTTTGCTTAAATAATTATTTTTCATTTTTACCATTTTCTCTAAATAACCAGTATTTCGAAGAACTTTAAATACTAAATTTTCTACAGAAAATTCGCCATTTTTATCTAAGCCAGATTGTCTATATTTTTTTATTTTTTTCTTTAATTCATCATGTTTTCTCAAGAAGTTTTTTTCGTTTTGATTTGATTCTAAATCATCGATGGTATTCATAATGTCAGCAGATTTTAATTGAATATTTGCTGTATTGATATTAATGATTTTTTTTGTTGGTTTTTTCAACCATTCATTTTTTACTAACGAATAAGTCCCTGATGAATGATGTGGCTCAGAACTATCTTGAAAATATGTTTCAACATCATATCCTTTAACTTGTATCGGTAATTCTTCCGACCACAATTGTTTTTTTAATTTAAAATAATCGCCTATGAAATCTTTATTGCTTGATATTTGATTGAAATCAAGAATAATATGAACATCTAAATCAGAATTTTCATTATAATTATAATTAGCAAGACTACCAGTTAAAATAACATCTTTGAACTTTAAATTCCCAACACCAGAAAATTCAATAAATCTTTTGGCATTTAATAATAATATTTTTCTAATATCAGATTTAATTATGTCATCTGATTCCCATATAAGAGGATTTAACGTATCATGTAATTGAATTGATGATACATCAACATTATTCGGCTCAATAGTTTCTTTCAAAACATCTGAAATATTATGTGTTCTCCAATATTTACTTGACCAATATCTTGGATTTTTCTTAATTTCGTTCATATCATGTTTAATTGAAAAATTATTTTCCGACTTTAGCAATATTTGCAACAGGAATTTTTGGTTTCTTTACTTCAGAAATTTCAATTTCATCTTCAGAAGATTCTCCTTCAATATTTTCTTCTTTTTCTTCTGCTTCTTCTTCACCATTTTCATCACCATGAACCATAGCATATAAACTATCAATTTTTGCAGTTAATGCCGCAAGTTTTTCATCAGTACTAAGTTCTTTAGGTTCATTTGCTTCAGGAGTTATCATAGCATCATTAGTTGTTTCAATTTCTTCTACTTCTGATTCAAATTCTTCATTTAATTTTGTTTTAAATGTTTTATCTAATCTACCCATAACTTCAAAAAGTCTTTGTTTACTATTTGTTTTCATAATTTAATTTTCACATAAATACTAAATGATATTTATTTAGCTTTAGTATTTATTATTAAATTCTTATATAAAATGAGTTTAGAATGTTTAAATGATATTATCACACAAAATTTAGCAATACAGATCGACCTAACAAATTTAAAATCATGGGATTTAAATACTGGTTTAACAGCGTTAAGTTTAACTAAATGGTCGGGAGCTATTACAGACAATATTAATTTACATGATTTTGGTTTAACTGAATTTGATAATGGTAGGACTAATATTATGTGGAGTGGAATTACATTGACCCCAAAAGATAATTTATTTTCAATGTATCGAATTGGATATAATAATGTTATTAACCCAACAATTTATGATTATAGTGGCGTAACTGCCACTACAGAATATTTATCAATGTCTGCTGTAACTACGGGTAATACTGGTAATTATTTTGATTTAAATGGTGGATATTTACAAGGATTTTTTAAACTCGATAAATATGATTATGAATTATTTCCTTCGAGATATAATAATGGTATTACTATCGAAACTCTTATAAACTTAGTTCCTGAATCACAAGGTATATTTTATATGATGGGTGCTCGTTCTGAAGATAAGTATAATACATATTTTAGTGGTGAAACATTTATTATCAATAATGAAATTTCTGGTGGTGTTGACACTAGCGAAAATAATTATTTAAATGCTTTAGAGGCTTATGAATCATTAAATTTAGGATTTAGTTCTCCTGAATCAAACATGTATAAAACTCAATATAAAGAAGCAACACCAATTACCAATATAAAAAATAATGTAATTGCTTTTGAAATTACTGAAGATAAAAAAATTGGTTATAAATATATCGATGATAACGGCATTATAATAACCAATTGTTCATCAATAAATGTAATACCTTTAACTGGTTGGACTCTCATCAATATTACATATACCCCTGATGAAATTATATCAGATAAATCATTATTAGAATGTGCTGAACGTAGAACAGGTAAATTAATATTCTATGTTAATGGTAGAGCAGTTTGGATGGTAAAAGAATTTCCAGAATTTTATTTTAAATTATTTAATAATGATAGAGAAAAACAAATCGGTGAACCGTTTTCAATTAGCTGGGGCGGTGGTAGTTTTGGTTTAAAACATTCTTATCACTATGATTATCAAACATATGTTATTTATAATGGTCAAGATGATTTATATGTTAACAATTATTTTTCTGTCAATGTTAATCCAATTCCAACAGATTGTTACATACCATTAACTGGTGATACTACTATTGATGGTTTGTTATTAAGTGTTAATGATACTAAATTTCATACTAATAATAATTGTAATCCTGATGTTGAAATACCTTTAACTGTTATGAGTATTGAATATACTGGAACAACAGGAAATTCATTTTTTATTAAATTTAATCAACCAATTTCAGTGATAAGTAATAGAGATTATACTGGCAGTACTTCAATATATGTGGATGGTTTATTTAATTCTGAAACAAATAATGAAATCTGTCTTATTGTTTATTCGGACGATGTTGATATTAACATAGTTAACGATATTGAATATAATTATCTGTTAACTGGTTCAATATTGACTGGTGAACAAAATTGGATTACATTAAATAATATATTTAGAACGCCTGATAATTCTGGTCAAAATTACGTATTTTTGGGATTATTGATTGAAACTGATGATGAACTTATTAGTGGAGGTACTATTTATGTTAAAGATTTTGAATATGTTGCATCAGATATTTTAGTTCGGGACGAAAGTAAATCTGGTTTATTGATTGAACAAAATTTTGATTCTAATTTTATTGGAGGAATTCAAAAACTTAGACTATATGATAAAGCATTAAATTCATCAGAAATATTGCATAATGCAATTATTGAAAGTAGGAATGATCTTAATAAGAATATTAAGGTTTCTAAAGGAGGAAGAATAATTTATAGATAACATGAATAATATTTTTGAAAAAAAATGACGATAATGCTAATAATAATCATATTAAATGGAAGTTTTTTTCCTGTTAATGTTGATTTTATTAAAAATTATCCGTATGATGAACAACAAAAATTAATTCTTAATGATTCAGGTCAACAAATTGACGACTTACGATCTTAAGTAAAAAGTTTAAAAATATATGAGCAAATTAAATGAAATATATAATGGTTGGAAAAATTACACATTTCCAAGTCCTGAAGTAGAGGAAACTGCAAAAAAACGTATTACAATATGTGTCGAGTGTCCTAAATTAACTAAGACTAATACATGTGCATTGTGTGGATGCTTTATGCCCGCAAAAGTAAGAAGTCTTAAATCTGTATGTTATTTAGGTAAATGGTGATTATATTATTATTTACAATACTTTTTTAATAGTATTTATGATCGAAATTCTTATTTAAATTTATGATAAACATACTTAAAATAGTTAAAGAAGAAGTATCTAAATTTGATTTTCTTAGTAACGATAGATTTCTTAAAGAACAAGAAGCTAATGAATTGTTGTTAAATGAAGATTTGCAAAAACAATTTATTTGTGATTCACTTTTGAATAAAAATAATGTTAAAGTTCTAAAAAAAACAGAATCATATGTTTCAGGTAATTGGGAAATTGGTGATAACAATAATATATCTTTAGAATATGCCATCGATATTGCTTATTTATATGATTCGACAAAAGAACCTGTAAAATTTAACATACTTTTTAAAGGCGATAATATATATGCTAATGTTGATGGTAAAGAAGATGTTGGTAATTATCACAATGAACCTCAAACAGATAAATGGTTCGATTCGTTTGAATGGAATGATATTTTTGTAAGTATGTGGAACATGGAAGGTGATGAAATTAAATTTATTGCATTTGATAATGCTCCATCAAGAATTCAAACATTGCTCATTCGTCATTTTATTCAAAATTATATTGAATCTGAAAGCCTTCCAATTAGAACAAGTGAAATGAAAGATAATATTCGTAATATTTCATATTGCTAAAACGAGTAGAGAAATAAAGTCCAAACAATTATAGAGAATGTAATACAAAATTTAATATAAAAATAATATTGGAAAAATTAATTATTAAATATGAAATCTATTAATAATAAAAAAATGCTTTTTGAAATGATGCATAAAGTAGGCAGTATGACAATAAATGAAGAAATATTCGTTGAAAATAATGAACCTGCATGGTTAGAAACACTATGGAATGTTGATGCCAGATTAGCTAGAGAAGCTGAAGAATATATTAACGATTTAAAAAGTAGAATCAATACATGAATCAACATAAAAGTTTGAAATGTAATTTCTTATTCTTTATTACAATAATTCCAAAATATTTTTAGTTATTGAATGTAATATAATTGTCATGCCAGTAAGAAGAATATAAAATATTGATTTTGACAAACATTTGAGCCAGATAAATACAATGTGTTAAATAATAAATAATTTTTTAAAAAAATTTGCTATTATGATAGCAATTAGTATATTTGCATCGTATTTATAAGTCAAGGGTAATAAATTTATCTAAAACTTAAAAAATGAAGAAACGATTTTTAAAAAAAGAAACAATGGAAATAGTAGTAATGCATCAGCCCCAACAACCACAACATCCACAAAGGATGGTGAATGGGAATCCTATTGTTAATCATGAAGAATCTTGGGGATAAATACCTCACTTGAAAAACAATAAAAAACCCATTCTGAAAAGAGTGGGTTTTTTATTGTCCTCTAGTGTAATGGTAGCACACAACACTTTGACTGTTGGCGTAGAGGTCCGAATCCTCTGAGGACAACAAAAAATATAGAGTGGTGAAGTCAATTGGGAGACGACCCGCATTGGAAGCGGGAATTATGCGAGTTCGAGCCTCGTCATCCCTACAACAAATAACAGGAAGCGGTCGAGTAATGTTTAAGCTGCTGGTCTTGGAAACCAGCGATGACACAAAGGCGTTGTCATCCGTGGGTTCGAATCCCACATTCCTGACAAAATAATGTTCTTTGAAAAGTTGGTTTTATAACAAATGGTGGACGTAGTTCAATTGGTAGAACGTCAGATTGTGGTTCTGATAGTTGTGGGTTCGAGTCCCATCGTTCACCCCATGTCTCAAATATGTATATTAGGGACAATATTTCGGGATGTTGGGGAGAGGTCACCCCGCTTGCATTGGAAGCAAGAGAACTCGCAGGTTCGAATCCTGCCATCCCGACTATTTAAATGGTGATTGTAAAGGAATTGGTTAGACTTGCCTGACTGTGAATCAGGAATTTGCGGGTTCGAGTCCCGTCTTTCACCCTAAATCCTTTTATGTGGATGATATAAGAAGTCACTCGTGGTTCACTTAGAGAACTGTAAACAATGTGGGACGAGGGTAGTGTTCTGATACACTCAATTGCTAGTAAAAGTCTAGTCATAAAAGGTATATAGTCTCGTAGCGCAATTGGCTAACGCCCCTGACTCTGAATCAGAAGAATGTAGGTTCGAATCCTACCGAGACTGCTATATTTTGCGATAATGATTATATTTCAATTAAAATTGCAAAATTTAAAATTGTCCTCTGGCAGAATGGTTATTGCATCTGTCTTTGAAGCAGACACCCATTAGGGTTTACAGGTTCGAATCCTGTGGGGACAACACTCAATTACTTTTAATTAAAGTATTTATAGAAAAATTCAATAATAATTGAAACATTTTTCAATAAATAACGTATCATCTAAAAATTATAAATCATGTCGGAAGAATTAATTGATAAACTTCAAGAAGAAAATGAAGATTTAAAATCAAAATTAATTGATTTACAATTTGAATTGAATTATAATAAACAAACAGAATTAATTGAATTTCTTCGAGAAATTTATTCATCATTAAAAGATGTTGATGAAAATCTCACTAAAGAAGAAATGATTAAAAATTTGAAACATTATATTCAAGTTTTTGCTAGAGATAATAAAATCATGTTATAAGCAAATTAAGAGTTGGACATAAAGAAAATTCGTTCCTTAATGGTGAATGGTGTACACATATGAAAAAAAGAGGTAAAAAATATACTTCTAAAGTTCGTAGAAATGTTGATAAAATAATAATTAAAAAAGATAATAATGAGCTATAATCCATTTCTTGACGATTACAGAATGCCTAAAGATGCTTTCAAGTATATGCATCTTCCAATATATATGGATGAAAAATGGCATATAGTACGAAATTATTTTGCATTCATTAATATTATTCAAAGCAAAGGTTTACCAAATATTATTTCATTTGACCATGACCTTGCTGATATACATTATAAAAAGCAAAATTTCGATTACAATGATGAAACATATGAAAAAACTGGTTATCATTGTGCTAAATGGCTTATTGATTATTGTATGGATAATAAATTAGACGTACCCACAAATATCATGGTACATTCAATGAATCCATACGGAACTATGAACATTATGTCATTATTTAAAACATATGAAATTAATGATTATCAGATAGTTATAACACCAACAATAAAAAAAGATAAAAATATTTGAAAAAAAGTTTGCAGTTGTTGTAACATTTTATAACTTTGCTACGTATTTAGATAGAAACAAACAGATTTAAATAAAATCAAGATGAAAAAATTACTAGACATATTATCATTAGTCCTTGAAGCCATGTTAGTGGTAGATGCTCTTTTATGGGCAGACGAGGATTACTATACTTTGTCGGGTAATGTGAAATAACACACTCCTTTCTTTTATAATAAAAGAACCCGACTAACTAAAACGAGTCGGGTTCTTTTTTTTTATAGAAGTTACGTTCTTTGACATATTGGGAAAATTGGTCTATTAGGGTATGGGTTATCCTTTGTGGTTGTCAGCCATGAGAAGCGAGTTCGAGTCTCGCATAGACCGCCCTAGTTATTAAACACCCCTGTGGTGGCAAAGGTTGCCGACCGCACTGTCTATGCGGGTTATGTGGGTTCGAGTCCCATCGGGAGTGCTAAAATTACTGCTAAACCAGTAATTTTTAAGTAAAAGTGCAATATATTATATTATTTAGTTATAATAAAAATTAAAATACTGTTTTAACAGTAAAATAATAGTTCGTCATTTAAATAAAAAAAAAATCGTATATTATATAGCACTTTTAATAAACATTATTAGTATTTATGTTAAAAATGTTTATGAATGAAAATATTATTTATGGTTTAAAAGACCCTAGAACAGATGAATTTAAATATGTTGGTAAATCTATTAACGGAGTTAAAAGAGCTGAATCACATTTAACACATTCACACAATCCATTAGTAAATGATTGGATTAATGAACTTAAAATGAATGATTATACACCAACTGTTATTGTATTAGAAAATGTTTCTGATTGGACACAATTAGTTGATAAAGAAAAATATTGGGTTGGAAAATTATTAAATGATAATCATGATTTATTTAATTACTTAATTACTGATTCATATAATAATAATTTGAATAATTATAATGAAAAATTAAAACAACAAATAGAATATAGAGAAAAAATATTAATGGAACAATTAAATAATTCATTAATGAAATTTGGAAATGAATCTGATATTGGTTCTTTAATAAAAAGAAGACGTAAAATATTAAATATTACACAACAACAACTATCTAATATTTCAGAAGTTAGTTTACGAACAATAAAAACAATTGAATTAAATAAATCAAATGTTACTATTAATAATTTAATTAAAATTTTAAATGTTTTAGGTTATGAACTTTTCATTAATTTAAAAACAATATAAATGGTGCTATTGGCAAACTGGTTAAGTCACCAGTCCTTCAAACTGGTCATGTGCGGGTTCGAACCCCGTTGGCACTACCTTGAACTTTTTGTACCATCTTAGTATTTATAAAAAATATTAAGAAGGCAAGAAGTGAAAGAAAATTTAATTATTTATATAAAATAACTAATAATATAAATAATCGTTATTATTATGGCATGCATAGTACTAATAATATTAATGATGGTTATTATGGAAGTGGAAAAAGATTGTGGTATTCAATAAATAAATATGGTAAAGAAAATCACATATTTGAAATTCTTAAATATTTTGAATCACGAAAATTATTAAAAGAGGCTGAAAAGGAATTGGTTAATGAAAATACATTAAAAGACCCAATGTGTATGAATTTGAAATTGGGTGGTGAAGGTGGTCTTAATGGGTTGTGTGAAGAATCTATTAAAAAAATTAGAGAAGGTTCAACAAATTTTTTAAATAAACTTTGGTTAGACCCTAATTTTATTGAAAATCATAAAAAAAGAGCAAGTAATAGATTTAAAAAAATGCATATTGATGGTGTATTAAAATATAATACATTCACCAATAAAAAACATACTGATGAATCTAAAAATAAAATGAGTATATCTCATCGTGGTAGAGGAATTAAAGAAAATAATTCACAATTTGGTACTTGTTGGGTATTTAAAAATGAATTAGATAAAAAAATAAATAAAATTGATTTAAATGTATATTTAAATAATGGATGGAAGTTAGGTAGATTTGTAAAAAATCAAATTAAACCATCTTATGAGCAATTAATTAAAGATATTAGTGAATTGGGATATCGAGGTGCTGGTTATAAATATAAGGTCAGTGATAATACAATTAGAAGTTGGAAATTTAGATATGAAAAATAATATGTTCGGGTCTTCTAACGGCAAGGAAGTTGGGTTTTCATCCCAAAAATCGGGGTTCGATTCCCCGTCCGAATACATACGGTTTAGGACCGTTATAGCTTCGGCTATCTAGGGTGGTGATGTTCGCTACTACACCACCCTACATGCATCTGTAGCTTAGTGGCAAAAGCACTTGTATTACAAACAAGACACCATAGGTTCGAGTCCTATCAGATGTACTATTATTTGCTTTCTTAACTCAGTTGGTTTAGAGTGTCGCTCTTACAATGTGGAAGTCATTGGTTCGACTCCAATAGAAAGCACTAAAATATGGGCATCGTCTAACGTGGTAAGACGTTCCTCGTCCGAGAGGAAAAATGGGATGACTATAGCAATTAGGTTCGAATCCCCCTGCTCATGCTAATTTATAATACGCCCCTATAGTCCAATTGGCAGAGGCAATACGTTAAGACCGTATAATGTATCAGTTCGAATCTGATTAGGGGTACTTAATTATAATATTGTGTAATTATATTGAAATTTAATCTTTTTAGTATACACATTACTATTTATATAAAAACATATATACTAATGAGAAATAAATATACTAATGAGCAATTAGAAAATGCTATTAAATGTTCGACAACATGGGCTGATGTTTGTAGAATATTGGGAGTTAAACCAATGACAGGTTCACAAACTCATATAAAAAAAAGAGCAATTGATTTTAATATTTCATTTACACATTTTGTAGGTAGTGCTTTTAATAAAGGTAGAACATTTAATAAAAAAAATGCTCTTGAATATTGTTATAATGGAAGTAATGTTAGTTCACATAAATTAAAATTAAAATTAATTAGGGATGGTTATAAAAAACATAAATGTGAAAAATGTGGTAATGATACTTGGTTAGGACAAGAAATACCAATCGAACTACATCATATTGATGGAAATCATTTTAATAATGAATTTAATAATTTAATTATTGTTTGTTCTAATTGTCATTCAATACTTGAAAAAGAAATGCGAGTGTAGCCGAACGGTTAAGAGGCAACAGTCTTAGAAACTGAAATTTGTGGGTTCGACTCCCACCACTCGTACTAAATGTCTTAGTGATGAAATTGGTAGCACATGAGGGACTTAAAATCCCTTGGGCAGGAATGCCCGTGTCGGTTCGAATCCGACCTAAGATACAATAACATGGGGTCGTAGCTCAAATGGATAGAGCATCTGCTTTGCAAGCAGAAGGTTGTGGAATCATACTCCATCGACTCCACTAATAATACAAGTTCGAATTCGAAGTATTCCACATTTTTCAAATATTTACGTATTTATAGTAAATTATAAATATGAATAGTTGGAAAGATAATAGAAAATTAATTATAATTTCTTGTGAAAATTGTGATAAAGAATTTGAAAAAACATTGAGTGAATATAATCGTTCTGAAAAGTTAGGAAGAAAACATTTTTGTTCGATAAAATGTAATAATGAATTTAAGAAAAAAAATGCTAAATATTGTTCACAATGTAATAATATTTTCTATTCTTCAGAAAAAAATGCAAAATTTTGTTCAAAATCATGTTCTGCAATATTTAATAATAGTATTAGAGTTAATAGTAAAAGAAATTTTAGCGATATAGCTAAAAAAAATATTAATGATGCAATAATAAAAAGGTTAAATATTAAAGAAAATATGTACAAATATGGTTTATCGCCTAATTATTGTAAACATTGTAATGCTGTATTAAATTATAAGAATCGAAAACGGGTTTTTTGTTCTTTAGATTGTAAACGAATTTATGATAGTAAAAATATTAATGAATATCAGAAATATTATAATGAATGTAAATTTAATTTAGCTGATTATCCAAATGAATTCGATTTTACATTAGTTGAAAAATATGGTTAGTATAAAGCTAAAAATAGAGGCGATAATTTAAATGGTATTAGTCGTGACCATATGATTTCAATAAAATTTGGTTTTGAAAATGGTATTAGTTCAGATATAATTAATCATCCTGCAAATTGTAGATTAATGATTCATAATGATAACATTAGTAAAAATTTCAGATGTTCAATAACTTTAGAAGAATTATTAATTAGAATTGAAAATTGGAATAATAAATATAATTAATATAGCACAGTGCCCCAACGGGTAGAGGGAGTAGTTTCAAAAACTATACAGGTATGGGTTCGAATCCCATGTGTGCTACATATACGTCTGTAATTCAATGGTAGAATGCTGGTCTCCAAAACCAGACGTTAGGGGTTCGAGTCCTCTCAGGCGTGCAATTTATAAATTTTTTAAAAATCTCGATAAATTAATTATCAAACATTACTTTTGTTAAAAGTTAATAACATGGAAAAAACAATTTTAGTTAATCTTTATGCAGGTCCGGGAACTGGAAAGAGTACAATGGCTGCAAATGTATTTTCGGAATTAAAATGGATGGGTGTTAATTGTGAATTAGCATTGGAATTTGCTAAAACAAAAGTATGAGAAGAATCATTTAAAGTGTTAGATGACCAAATATATGTGTTTGGTAAACAATTACATCAAATTAGAAGATTAAATGGTAAAGTAAAAGTTATTATAACAGATTCACCATTATTATTTTCATTAATTTATGACAGTGAAAAAAATGAACATTTTAAAAATTTAGTAATTGATGTTCATAATAAGTTTAATAACTATAATGTGTTTTTAACTAGACACAAACCATATGAACAAGCAGGTAGAATGCAAGATGAAGATGGTGCTAAAATTCTTGATGATGAAATTATTAGAATGTTAAATAATTTGAATGTTGATTATGTAACAATACCTGCAAATAAAGAAAATGCTAAATTAATTGCAAATGCTGTGGTTGACATGATTTCATAGTATTTATTATAAACTTACTACTATGGATTATCAATGGATTTTATTTATTATCATGCAAACCATTTATTGGAGTTATGTTACTACAATATGGACTAAATATGGTATTCAAAAATCAATTTCAAACAGCTATTATTGTTTACCAACTAATTGGAATTTTTTATTCACATTATTTTGTTGGGGATTTGCATTTCTAGCTATAATATTGGGAGAAAGTGGATTAATGTTCTTAGCTGGTACTGGAATTGCTTTTGTAGGTGCTGCGGCTCAAATTAAAGAAAAATTTGTAAGACAAGTTCATTTACCTGCAGCAATTATTGGTATGTTAGCATCACAAGCAGATATTTATTTTAATCAACATTTATTATGGCTAAATTTAATTTCAATTGGATTATCAATATTTGCAGTCATATTAAGTAGAAAAAATTATATTTGGTGGGTTGAAAACATTGTGTTTATTGCAATAACTATCTCATATTTAATAACTAAATTACATGTTTTGTAATTTTAACACGTAGTTTGCCGAGTGGTTAAAGGCGATGGTCTCCAAAACCATTCTCTTTGGAGTTCGTGGGTTCGAATCCCACCTTATATACATTTTTTTTGTAACAATTCTTGTTTTAATTCGTAAAAAATAATATTTTTAGCGTAAATTTTTTCCATATGAAAAAGATTGTATTATTAGTGTTATTAGTTTGTTCAATAACAGCATTTTCTCAAACAAAACAAAGAGAAAGTTATTATCAAAAAATTTTTGCAGAAGCTATTAAGGGTAAAATTGAAGTCGTTTTAAAAGAAATGCATAATGTGCGTGTCGATATTATGACAGATACTTTTGCAATTGAAGTTGATTTTGCCGAAAAATGGGCCGAAAGTATTGGTCAATCACTATTGTATGGAAAGGTAACGCAAAAAAAAACAGGAGTATTATTAATTGTTAATGGTGAGGAAGAAAATGCTCACATTGATAAATTAATGACAATTGCAATGGACTTTAATATTACTGTTTGGATAATTGATTATAAAACGGATAAGTGGAGAAGAGTTATTGTTGAACGTAAATATAATTACTAATGTATATAATATCAAAATTTAAAGATTATTATGATGGTGTTGCAGGTACAATGGGCATTGATAAAACCATAGTATATGAACGACATACTATTGAAATTACCAAAAATAATGAAATGTTGAAAGAGTTTCATTATGGTAATAACCGTGGTCTTAGAAATAATCCATTTATTAATTTAGGGCATTCTACTATTGATAGAAAAAAAAATAAACGATATGTAGGTTGTAGTAGTTTTATAATTGGTTTTTGTGGAAAACTTTATCTTGGTTGGAAACTTTTCTACAACAAAGAAATTATTAATGAATCAGGATATAACTTCAATCAAGAATTATTTGATATTGTATACGAGTTTGATAATATCAAAGAATTTATTGTTGATCATTACTATAAAAGTGATTTAAATAGTGATATTAATTATATTATGTCATATGATTGTATTAATATGTTTAGAGAAATTAATTCACCTATATTTGTAATAGATTTTAATCGTGAATCATATTACCTTCATAGATCGAATATTACCCAAATAAATAATCCAATTCTTAAAGAATATGAGTTTTATAGAATTTTTGATGCATTTCAAGCATTTCAAGAAATACAAATGTTCATTGGTGGCGTATTAGGTTCTAGTGAAAAAAATATTATTGAAATTGATGATAAATATAAAATAGCTAAATTTGGTTTTGATAAATGGAGTTTCAGGAAAGAACCAAAAAACAAATAAAGATTTATGGAAAAGGTTATACATGAAATTCATTTTATACCGGCAGTTTTTTTTAAATATAGTGATGATGGTAATGTTCTATTAAAATGTTTGCAAGGTGAAGAATATGTTGTGAGAGCATTTGAATTCAAACATTTTAAAAATATTACAAATCCAAAGTATTTAATATTAGGAATTATTACCGGTGATGCATATATTCAATTAAATTTATGTGATGGTAGTGAATATGAAGATTTATTTAAAAATAACTGGAACATTCTATTGAAATAGATATAATAATTGTGGTGGTTTTAATGATATAATTATATTAGAATCAAAATAGATTGATTATGGAATTGGTAAATTTTTAATAAATAAAGAAAAAAAATATATGAAAAAAAATGAAAATAAAAAGGATGATTGTGGTTGTGGAAAGCAAGTAAAAAAATCTGAAAGGAAAAAAATTGAATATAAAAAAACTATTAATAAAAAGAATTAATATTTTTTAATATAAAGTTAAAAAACTTGTGGATTTTAATTTTATGGATCAAAAACATATAAAATGTGGCTCATTAAATTTAAGAATTGGCCCATATTTGATGCGAAAATTAGCTTTATAACAAAACTCTAATAATACCTCTAATATAATGAGAGTTAAAAATATCATGGACGACACCACTAATCGTGGTGAATTTAATCGAGCATATAAACAATATCTCGAAAGAAAATCTAAAATTCATTGTTCTCATTGTAAATATCATAAAAATGAAAACCAAACTACTAAATGGTATGGTGGATTTAATAATAATGAGTTAAGATATCCAAATTGGAAATTAGTTTCAAAAAATCAAAAACAATGGATGTATAAACCAACGAAAATAACCGTTAGAAATATTCGTAGGAATAATGAAATTTTCGACATTATTTGGTGATGTCGAAACATTGCCAGTTAGTTTATGGTAATGCATTAGAACCATACCAAATATCGAGGGTTTGGGTCCCACACCAACAGCAAATCCCAATATATTAATAATTTGCCGGGTCATAGAACGTGATTCTGCAAATTTTTGTTTTAAAATCGAATTCAAGAAATTCAACGTATAATGATTTGTTTAAATATAATTTAGCGTCATCTATTTCAAATTTCCAAGGAATTTCAGCAATATTTTTTTCAATTTCCTGAACTTTTTCATCAGTTTGTTTATCTAATAATAAAACAGTATAAGTCCCAATAACATTATCTCCTTGAACAATGAAATTCTCAACACCCATATTATTTAACCAAAAACCAATACGCCAATTAATAACAATTTCATATTCGCTAATATCAATATCATGGTCAGTTGAAAATGATTCATAATTATAAAACGAACAAGTTTTTACATTTTGACTGAACTTAAAATTATCATGTTCCATCACATAACCTTCATTAATTAGGTTTTCAAGTTCTTCGTTGATTATATTATTCAATTTCATTATTATCTAATTTAGTATAAATACGTTTGAATGTTAGATTTATTATAAAATATTTACTATGGAATATGTATGTATGCACATTCGAAATGATAATAATGATGTATTTTATATTGGTATTGGACAATTATATTAGTTGAAACTTAAAACATTTGGTAAAAATTATTTAACTGATTTTCAAAAGGTTGTAAAAAGTTTCATTTTATTTATAACTTTTTGTTGTTTATGTCGTATTTATATCATATATTTGTGAACGATTTAAAAAAAAGAAAAAATTTTTAATTATTAAAGCAACTGGTAAAAAATATTATTAAAAAATAAATTTAATAAAAAGTGTTTTTTTGTTTAATATATTGTTTTTATATTCATAATAATGATAATTGTAAAGATAATCAAATAATAAAAATAGGTAGCCGTTCTACCGAATTAACGCTTGTGGAGAGTAAGTCATTAGACCCTCAGTGAAACAAGAAGAATAAAATCTAACAAAGTTGTAGATTTTGTTAGATTTATTTTAACGGTATTGTTTGCCGTAAAGCGAAACATAGTTAAGTAATAACTATAGCAAACAGGATAATCAAAACCCGATTCAAATGAATCAGGTTTTTTGTTTTTATTCGGGAGTGCTGCTCAGATGGTGGATGGGCATCAGACTGTAAATCTGACACATAGAAACACAGCAGGTTCGAATCCTGCCACTCTCACAACCAGTTAAAGAATTAACTGGTTTTTTATTTTAAATATTTTCATTGTAATTAAATCTAAATTAAAATATTTCTTGCCATTTTTATTAAAACATATTACATTTACTTAAAATAATTTTATAATTAATACTTATGTATAAATGACTAATATAAATAAAAAAGTAATTACCACAGTCACCACTACTGTTACCGAAGAAATTTTTAACACCAACGAAAAAACTCAAATAGTTTGTATTTTAGATAGAAGTGGTTCTATGTCAAATATTATGGATGATAGTATTGGTGGATTTAATACTTTCATTAAACAACAAAAAGAATTGTCAGATGAAGCTACTTTAAGTGTTGCACTATTTGATGATGAATATGAACTACTTTATGATAATGTTGATATTAAAAAAGTTGAAGACATTAGTAAAAAAGTTTGGTTTCCTCGTGGAATGACTGCTCTTTATGATGCTATTGGTAAAACTATTAATAATGTTAATGCTAACCATGTTAAATTAGGTAATGAAGCACCTTCTAAAGTATTGGTTTGTGTCATCACAGATGGTCAAGAAAATTCTAGTCGAGAATTTAATCTTAATGATGTAAAAAAATTAATTAAAGAATGTGAAGATAATAATTGGAATTTTATTTATCTTGCAGCCAATCAAGATGCATTTAGTGTTGGAACAAGTTTCGGTATAAGTGGCTCCAATACATACACATATACGGCATCAATGAACGGTGTGTTTAATATGTCAAGTACTTTAAACGATGCAGCAATATCATATCGAAGCATGAGTTCAACCAATGCTGATTTTAAAACAAGGTCAAAATCACTAATTAATAATGAACAAGATGATTTCAAATATATTAACAAATAAAAAATAATAATATCTTTCTGTTTTTATACTAATTTCTGTTTTTTATGGGACTATTTAGTCCCTTTTTTTATAACATTTTGTTAATAAACATTTTAAAAATTAATTTCATTTTTAATTAAAAAAACTTAAAAATTTTTGAATATGTTTTTTAAAACACTTGTATTTATCTGAGTCAAGGGGTAGCTTTGTAATAATAAATTTTATAAAAAATTATTTTAAATATGGTAAAAAAATATCAAAAAAGTGAAGTCGAAAAGGCTACATTAGAGTATTTTAATGGTGATTCATTAGCTGCTGACGTGTGTGGTAAAAAGTACTGTTTAAAGGATGATAATGGTAATTATTGTGAGTTAACTCCTGATGATATGCATAAACGCATAGCAAGTGAAATAGCTAGAATCGAAAGTAAATACCCTAATCCAACACCAGAATCTAAAATCTATGACACATTAAAGGGGTTTAAGAGAATAATACCTCAAGGTTCTCCAATGTCAGGTATTGGAAATAATTATCAAGTCACTTCATTAGGTAATTGTTTTGTTATTGGTAATAAATTTGATTCATATGGAAGCATTTTTAAAACAGATCAAGAACAGGCACAATTAATGAAACGTAGGGGTGGTGTAGGTCATGACTTATCATATATTCGTCCAAATAATTCACCGGTTAAAAATGATGCAATATCATCGACAGGTGTTGTACCATTTATGACACGTTACTCGAATACAACTAAAGAAGTTGCTCAATCAGGTAGGCGTGGTGCGTTAATGTTATCGATATCATCAAAACATCCTGATGCAGAATCATTTGTTGATGCTAAATTAGCTGAAGGTCAGGTTACTAATGCTAATATTTCAATTAAACTCGATGATGAGTTCATGAATTCGGTGTTTGGTGATGGTAAATATCAACAACAGTTTCCAATTGATTCAGATAATCCTAAATTCACTAAAACAATAGATTCACGTAAATTGTGGAATAAAATAATATATAATGCATGGAAATCAGCAGAACCGGGGATTTTGTTTTGGGACACGTTAATTAGAGAATCAATTCCTTCATGTTATGGTGAAGAATGGATTGAAAGAAGTACAAATCCTTGCGTTAGTGAAGATACTTTGATTTTAACTGATATGGGTTATGTTGAAATTGGTAGTGTTGCAGGTCATAAAGTAAATGTATGGAATGGTAGGGAATTCTCTAAAGTTATTCCTTCAATTACAGGAACCAATCAGAAAATGTTGAAAATTAAATTTTCAGATGGTTCAGAATTAAAATGTACATTATATCATGGGTTTTATACTTGGGATGGATATAGTAGAGATGGTAAATCGATAAAAAAAGAAGCCAAAGATTTGAAAATTAATGATAAACTTGAAAAATATGATTTTCCTGTGTTACCTAGATATTTTGGTCAATCGATTTCGATTACAGATGAAATATCGTCCAATGATTATTATACATTAGGTTTTTTCGTGGGTGATGGTTTTATAAAAAGAGAGTCTACCCATCATATTTCATTATATGGTGAAAAAAAGAAACTCATTAATCATTTAAATATAATTGGAAATAAATCAGAGTCTATTGAAAATGATAAAATTACTGTTAGAGTTAAATTGCCGATAAATATGTTATCACTGGTTGACCCTAAAAAATATGTGCCTAAATATAATGATGAATTTAATTTATCACATACTCAAATACTTTCATGGTTAGCAGGTATTATTGATTCAGATGGTAGTTTAAATTCAGAAGAAGGAGCAATTAGTATTTCATCAATCGATAGAGAATTTCTAATGAATATTAAGCTTCATGTTTTAAATACTTTTGGTGTAAATGGTTCAGTTATTGATGAAAAAGATGGTGGATTACATGAAATAAATGGCGTTGAATATGATTGTAATAAGTCATATCGTTTAATTATTAATGCAAGTAACGTAAAGAAGCTACATGATTTAGGGTTGAGAACATTTAGGGTTAAAATCGATGATATTAATCTGAATCGTGATGCATCTCGATTTATAAAGGTAATATCAATTGAAGAATGTGATGATGCTGAAAAAGTATATTGTTTTACTGAAGAAAAAAGAGGTAGGGGGTGTTTTAATGGTGTTGTAACTTCAAATTGTGGTGAATTACCACTACCCCCATATGATAGCTGTCGTTTATTGGTAGTTAATTTGTTTGGTTATGTCATCAATCCATTTACAGATAACGCTTATTTTGATTTTAAATTATTTAGTGGTGATGTTAGGTTAGCTCAACGCTATATGGATGATATTATTGATTTAGAATTAGAAAAAATCGATGCAATATTAGCTAAAATTGAAAATGACCCTGAACCTGAATATGTAAAAACTATTGAAAGGGAATTGTGGTTAGAAATTAGACGTAAAGCTGAACTTGGTCGTCGTACAGGTTTAGGTATTACTGCTGAGGGTGATATGTTGGCTGCATTAAATTTAATTTATGGTACAGAACAAAGTAATGATTTCGCTGAATTAGTGCATAAAACATTAAAACTTGAAGCATATCGCTCTTCGGTTGAATTAGCTAAAGAACGTGGTACTTTTCCAATTTTTGATATATCTAAGGAATTAAATAATCCATTTATTAATAGGATAAAAAATGAGGATCAACAACTATATGATGATATGGTTAAATATGGTCGTAGAAATATTGCATTATTAACTATTGCACCAACAGGTAGTGTAAGTCTTATGACACAAACAACATCAGGTATCGAACCTGTTTTTCTCCCAGTTTATCGGCGTAGACGTAAAATTAATCCACAAGAAAAAGATGTACGTATCGATTTTGTTGATGATGAAGGTGTTGCTTGGATGGAATATTCTGTTTTCCATCATAAATTTGAGGTTTGGTTAAAAGTTAAAGGTTATGATGTCGATGTTGTTAAATCCATGACAAATATTCAAATCGATGAAATTGTCAAACAGTCACCGTATCATAAAGCCACATCAAATGATGTTGATTGGGTTAAAAAGGTTGAAATGCAAGGTAGAATTCAATCAAATATTGACCATTCCATCAGTACCACTGTGAATATTCCAAACGATGCCACCGAAGAATTGGTTGCTAAAATATATGAAACTGCATGGAGAAGTGGCTGTAAGGGTATTACCATTTATCGTGATGGTAGTCGTTCAGGGGTATTAATATCAGATAACGATAAAAAGAATAAAGAACGTGAAGTCGAGTTTCATGAAAATCATGCACCTAAACGTCCGAAAAGATTAAAGGGTGAAATACATAGATTCCAAAATAATTTAGAAAAATGGATTGCTGTTGTTGGTGTTAAAGATGGTAGACCGTATGAATTATTTACTGGTAAATTGGAGAATGGATTAAGTAATCTTCCTGTTAACATTAAGGACTGTGAAGTCGTTAAGAATATTATTGAAACTGAAGAACTTAACGAAAAGGCTGAAAAAATTAAGATGAAAAGATATGATATTGAGTATATCGATACAGATGGTGTTAAACAAACACATACTGGCTTAAATCATGCATTCAATCCAGAATTTTGGAACTACGCTAAATTAATTTCAGGAATTTTAAGACACGGTATGCCATTAATTTATGCATATGAATTAATCGATTCCTTAAATTTTAAAGAAGAATATATTAATACATGGAAAAATGGTGTGGTTAGAACGTTAAAGCGATATATTAAAGATGGGGAAAAGGTAAAAGGCAAATGTCCTGAATGTCATGGAACTGAGTTTATTTTTGCTGAGGGGTGCATTTCATGTCAAAATTGTTCTTGGAGCAAGTGTTCGTAATATAAAAAATAATGTTGCGTGGGTGTATAAACTAATTAATCTAATGAAACATATGCTCAGTTCAGATGAATTCATTGAATTATGTAGGTTAATCGTAGAAAATAATAAATAATTGTTTGTTAGTTAAATTTTATTTTTGAAGATTTGTGCTTCAATGTAGTTTTACTATTGAAATATGAATAACTGGTTTGGAAGTAGATGTCTTAATACATTCAAAATGTTATGTTAAGAAACACTCAAAAATGAGTTATAATAACTTGAGAACCTATTCTTCTGAACCTAGCAGAGATGAAATAATTCATGTTAATGAGTGTACATTAACATGAATAACTAATGACCATAAAATTTTGGATAATTTCAACATATGATATTAGTCAAACCATTGGTCATTTATTGGGTAAGCAATTATTTATAATATTTACTAATGTCATCAATAATTATCATGGAAATGTGTTTATTGATGACTACAATACAGTTGAAGGTACTAGTGAATTAGTTTTTTATTATATTAAAACTCCCTTAGAAATATCTAGGGTTTTTTTATGTTTACACAAAATAAATTTCAGTGTTTTTATATTGAAAATTTGTAAAAAAACGTAACATTGATATACGAATTTCGTATAGATAATTTGATTGAAAATAAATAACTGTAATTTATATTTTTATTGTATGAAAAGTAATGTAAAAATTGGTGAGAATTATTTTCTCACAACTCAAAAGGTGAATACTAATGCTGTTGTAGAAGTACCTAAAAAAACAAATCACATCTTCGTTGTTGACGTATCAGGGTCAATGTCTGGCGAACTCTCTCAAATTAGAACACAATTGAAAAACAAACTATCTAACATTATGAAGGATGGTGATACAATCTCAATTGTTTGGTTTTCTGGTAGTAGGGATGCTGGTATTCTTAAAGAAGAAGTGGAAGTTAAATCACTTAAAACTCTTACTGATTTACATGATGCTATTGACAAATGGCTTCGTCCAGTAGGTCTTACTGCATTTCTAAAACCACTTCAATTGGTAAAAGATTTGATTGGTAGGATTGAAAAAAATCGTCCTGATTCAGTATTCTCTATGATTTTTCTTACTGATGGTTATAACAATGACTGTCCTTGGAATGAAGTTATTTCAACATTGAAAACAATTGAAAATGATATTGCATCTTCAACATTTGTTGAATATGGATATTATGCTGATTCTCGTAAATTAACTGAAATGGCTGCTATTCTTGGTGGTGAAAAAATAAGTTGTGATGGTTTTGATGAATTTGAACCATTGTTTGATGCAAAAATTTCTTCAAGTGGTGGTAGTGGTAAGAAAAAAGTTATTGAAATTACTGATAAATATTTGTATGATTTTGCATTTTCGGTAAATAATGGAAGTGTTTTGTTATACAATATTACTGATGGTAAAATTTTAGTTGGTAGTGATGTAAATGAAATATATTTCTTCTCACCATTTGCAATCGGAACACAATCATCTGATACAGATACCGCACTTTATGCAGGTATTTATATTCTTTCTGATAAATTATTAAATGACGAAGCAGAAAGATTATTTTATGCTCTTGGCGATCAATATCATTATCAAATGTTGGTTAATGCTTTTGGTAAACAAAAATTGAACTCATTTAAAGCAGCTATCAAAGAATGTGTCGCTGATGTTTCAAAACGTTTTCCACTTGGAAGTAAAGTTCAAATTAAACCAGTTGCAGATGATGCATATTGTTTGATGAATCTTATTGAAGATTTGGGTAATATCGAAGGATGTTTGTTTTATCCCAATCATGAAGATTTTGTGTATAACAAAATTGGTAGGAAAAAAGTTAAAACAGCAACTATTTTAACTGAAGCGGATAAGAAAAAACTTAGTGAAGCTAAAAGCATGGATGAATTAACTAAGTTGACTGCTGAACTTAACGAAAGCAAGGTTGATGTTAACTTCGTTAATTCAAATCCTGATAGGGGTTATCCTTTAACTGATTTGGTTTGGAATGAATCTCGTGCCAACCTAAGTATTAGGATTTTCATTGAAGGCGAAGCTATTCTTCCTGAAAACAAATTTGGTATTGATAAAGTAGCATCATTCAAATACAATACTTTCACAATTATTAAAGATGGTATTGTGAATATAACTAAACTTCCAGTATCATATTCACCTGAATTGGTAAGTCTTTTGAATGCTAATAATGTGAAATATGAATTAGGTAGTATTGTTGATACAAAAATTAATGATAACCATGTGGTACAATTGATTATTATCGACCTTACCAGTCTTCCATTGGTTAATAAGAAAATGGTGAAAGCACTTTCAGCCAATGAATTAGCTAATAAGGAATGGGAGTTGATTAAACTTCAAGCCGAAAAAAAGGTCTACGATTATTATCGTAAAGATTTGTATCCTAAAACAAGTAAGTCGTTCGTTGAATTATTGGGACAAGAAGCAGCAGATTGGTTAAAAGAAGTTGGTATTACCGATTTTAATGGTTTTGCTCCTAAAGTAACCAATGCAGAATCTACTGATTTTTATATGTCAGTAGTACTTGAAACTAAAATTAAAGGTTTATCATCGTTACCTAAAGTTGAGGATGTTGTTACTAAAATTAATTCGGGTGCACCATTGAAAATCAATGAATTTGTGATGGCAGATGCAATAAAAAAATATCGAGCACAATTAGATTCTGATATATATAAATCACTTAATGTTGAACAGCAAAAAGGTGTGTTGAAAACTTATTTGGAAACTAAATCAGCTATTCTTAACAAACAAAGAAGAAAATATTTGCAAGACATTGCTCAAATTAAATTTTCTTTGATTCTATCAAAAAAGAATTTTATTGAATTTAAATCATTTGATGAAAATAAATTATCATTAAATTTAGATGGCAAAGATTTAGATTTCACATTTAATTTAACTGAAAAAGAAGAAAAAATCTGATATTAATCTATCACTTCAAAAATCTCCCTAATTAATTAGGGGGGTTTTTTTTTTCAATATAATAATAAACACTTAAAATTAATTTAACACATAATCTATTGTTTCAAAGTCTTTATTTAAAAAGGAAATTATGATTAGTAAATTAATATTAATAGGAATTTTAATGTGTAATCTTTATTCGACACCGTCTAAAATTGGTGGTTATGTATATGATAAGAATACTGGTGAAGAGCTTTGTGGTGTACGTGTTACTACTGAATGTGACACAACCTATACTGATTTTAATGGACATTTTGAAGTCACGTCCTCAGTATCTTGCACCAGAATTCAATTTAAATTGATATCATATGAAGAAAAAGATACAATTGTTTTAAAAAATAATGAACTTATTATCAGTAGGTTATAAATTTTTCTTCAAAAAAGATGAAAAAAAGTTTGCAGTTGTATCAACATTTTATATCTTTGCTGAGTATTTATAAACTCAAGACGGGATTTTCCCGACAATTAAAATTATAAAATATAAAAAATGAAAACATTATTTACAAATATCATTAGCTCTATAACGACTACAATTAGTCGCAATGGAAATAGTATATTCTGTTCGTTTAATAGTAGTGACAGAAGTGATAATGGGTTTTTGTTTAGTGATACGGAAGTTTAACGAAATTTCTGAACAAAAGACAAAAACCCGATTCGAAAGATTCGGGTTTTTTATTTAATGAGTTCGCTGAGTTCGCATAGTGGTCGATTGCGTTGGCTTTGTAACCCAAATCCGAAAGGACACGTCAGTTCGAATCTGACACTCAGCTCAAAAAAATATGTTATTATTGTAACATAAATACATTATATGTCGTAATAACAATATAAAAAGAAAAAGTCCTTTGACATGCTGGTTTGGTAATCATATAAAACTACCTGCTCGTGGTGATTACTGCACATTCATACAATGTTATGAATGACGAAATGTTTTATAATTATGTAGGTGTGTCCGATCGGTTTAGGTAGTTGGCTGCAACCCATCTTATGCAGGTTCGAATCCTGTCACCTACTCTCTTGCACATATAGCTCAGTTGGTTAGAGCGTTCGCCTGTTAAGCGAAATGTCATAGGTTCAAATCCTATTATGTGCGCGTTATTTTTTAAATATTAAATTTTTTAAAAAAAAATGTTTGGAATTAAAAAAAATATCTTATGTTTGTCAAACAAAAACGTTATTTGAAATACTGAAGATGTAAAATAAAATTACTTACAATATAGTAAGTGGTGATAGAAAGAGTTACTTCGTAAAAATTGTACAATGGTAGTACGTTTAATTTGGGATTAAAAAGTTGCTGGTTCAATTCCAGCTTTTTACAACAATGACACTCTTTCACCCTTTCCCTTACTAATATCATATGGGGAGGTAGCTAAAAAAAAGAAAATTCACTAAATCTAGTATTCTCTAGCAATAGTAGTTATTGATTTGGTTACTTCGAAATGGTTAAAGCATTTGTTTTATGTGCAAAAGTATGTGGGTTCGACTCCAGCCCTCCCTGCTAGTCCAAAATGGGCAAAAAAATATTGCGAGATGTAAGAAGTTAGTATCTTAGTAGGCACATAACCTACCGCCTAGTGCCTCGTGGGTTCGAGTCCCACTCTCGCAACAATTAAACATTAAAAGTGGTAAGATATTCGGTTACTTCGACTTGACAGTTAATCAAACATTGAAACAATATCGATATCAATATTCCCTCTTATTTTACCTAAATAATACCAACGGTATAAAAACTCTTTATATTAAAAAAAGCAGTCCCAAATGTTTTTGCTGATGGGATAGAGGGATTATCAGTGATCCCATCGATTATTAAAATCGTAAACTAATTGCATATTTTTTATATTTTTTTAGATACTGTGGATATTGTAGTACTATGTTCAAACAAAATGAAAAGTTGATTAACTTGTTCGGATATTCTAGTGATATCTATGAAAAAGTATCGACTAGTGAAATTAATCCAAAAGCAATTTTGAATGAAATTCGTAAAATTGAAATATAGTTTCAATTAGTTTAGAACCAGCTAAAGCAATTTAGTGAGTTCTTTTTTATATTGCCTCGTAGTTCAATCTGGTTAGAGCACCACGCTGATAACGTGGAAGTTATGAGTTCAAGTCTCATCGAGGCGACAAAACCAATCAATACTGGTTTGACCAACATATTGTGTTTGTAATGAATAAGGTCATTTTCGGAGAGTTACCCAAGTTGGTGAAGGGGGCACATTGCTAACGTGTTAGGTCATTCGTGGCGCAAGGGTTCGAGTCCCTTACTCTCCGCCCTTGGTCGTTTTTTGTAATTCACAATACGGTACTTGTTGGATAACAAATGATAATAATAATTTGAAAATTAAAAACTGTGACAATATACTAGATGGTTGAAAATTATATAAAAGATAATGGAAAGTAAAGCAGTTACATTGGAGTGGCGACATGTCTTGAAAACATGGTTTCGAGTAAAATCGGATGGGGGTCGGGTCCTCTGCTTTCCGCATTAAAAATTGATTGAATATCATTTTTAAATTATTAATGGTATTTATATTAAAATTTTGTTATGAATATTATTAATATTATCAAAGAAGAAATCAATGATTTTGTTGACGAATTTGATGTTAGCACATTACCTAACATTACATTAAAAAGCGATGCGCCACAGTTAAGTAGAGTAGGTAAATTTCCAACAAATGTAACTGCAGATAGTGTTGAAGTTCTTGATAATAGATTCGAACCAAACATATTATATGATTTTGTTGTTGATATGGATGGTAATTTAACGATTGGTGGTGGACATTATAAATTATCTAAAAAAGCACCTAATATTAAAGCTGCTGGTGAAATTAAAATTAATGACCAAGGTAAAATTATTTATTTAAATAATGAATCGGGTCATTATGAACCAAGTCATCAAAATGTTCAAGATATTTATAATTTATTTAGAGAAATGAATTTAACTACGCCTGAAACTCAAATTGAAAAAAGACATGAATAATTTGTAACTTTTTATTTAGATTATCGTATCACTTCAAAAATGATTAAAAAATGGTACTGTTAAAAGAATTTTTACCACAAGTAGGAAGTAAAACATATGATTTTGAAATAATTGAAGATTCGATTAATATTATTGATGAAGCGATAAATCGAAAAATTGATTTTGTTGTCAACAATGATAACGAATTATTATTTGGTTTCGGACACTTTAAATTAAATAAAAAATGTCGAGAACTTATAATGGCAGGTGAAATGATTATTAATGAGGATGGTAAAATAACTTACATTAATAATAATAGCGGTCACTATAAACCAAATCGAAATGAATTTAATTTATTTATTAAAGAATTTGTTGTTAATTTATCAGAATTAATTTCAAATGATTTTCAATTAGAATTCATTGATTGGAAAATATAGTTAATAAACTAATATTATTATTGATAAAGGTATTTATCTTAAAATAAAATTATTATGGGAAAATATTTTAAAAAAAATGGATTAGGTAGTGTGTTACTTAATTTATTAATTGGTTTTTCACGATTTATCTTATTTGGTATTATAGCTACTGGTATGGGATTACTATTCAATAATATTAATGTCGGTATTGTATCATTTTTTGTAATATCAATTGGATTTATTTGTTATAGTTGGTTCTTTAAAAAAGATAAATAATGTTTAAGAAAATTAAAATAAAAAGTGGTCGTCACTATCCATTAATATGGATTCCGACACCTATTATTGTTAATAAACATTGTCCCACAACAAAAACGACATCGTTTATGTTTACATCTTCATGTCTTTATGATTTTAATGATAACGACCAATTAGATATAAATAAATTGTTTGGCTTTAGTATTGGATTACATCATAATAATTCATTTAGATTAGGATGGAGGCCAAGTTCTAACAACAATAGTATCGAAATTCTAACTTATGAATATATTAATGGTATTAGACAAAAACCTAAAATAATTACTACTGTTGATTTAAATATTTGGGTTCATGTTTTGATATCATACAATCCCAATGAAAATAGTATTTTATATTTTGTTGATGGTAATTGTTATAAACATGAAGTAATACCTATTAAAAAAAATGGATTTGGTTATATGCTAGGTTTTTATTTTGGTGGTAATAAAAAAGCCCCACAAGACATTATAGTTTTTAAATGTTAAAATGCAGATATCACATAGTGGTCGATTGTGCCAGCATTCCAAGCTGGAAAGATAACATCACAACGTGGGTTCGAATTCCACTATCTGCTCACATTGGCCTGTAGCATATTTGGTAGATGCATCTGACTCATAATCAGGAGATAGGGGGTTCAAATCCCTTCAGGCCCACACATCTCATAAAATATTGCTAAACATTTTTATTGAAAGATTTATGACAATACAAAAACAAATTAGCGTTGATTTGAAATCCGCTATGCTAAACAAAGACGAAGCCACCAAATCAATTCTTAGAGTTGTTATGGGTGAATTTGCGAGAGAAATTGAAAAACATGGTAAAGAGTTACCTGATGAAATTTCTGTAAAAGTAATTAGAAAAGTATCTAACGATGCTGAAATTGTTGGGTCATTTAAAGATGTTGAAATTTTATCAAAATATTTGCCCCAAATGTTGGATATGACTGAAATCAGTACTATTATTACAAAGATAATTTCTGATAACGGATATGCTTCAATGGCTGATATTGGTAAAGTTATGGGTGAGATAAAAAAACTCCCAAATGCTTCCTTAATTGATGGTAGAATATCAAGCAGCGTTGTTAAAGAAATGTTGAGTAAATAATACTCAACAAATTGCCTCGATAGCGTAATTGGTTAGCGCAACAGACTGTTAATCTGTGGGTTATAGGTTCGAGTCCTATTCGAGGCGCAAGTAAATATTGTTTGGATGTATGATGAAATCTATGATAGACATATCTTAGAAAGGCGTGGGTTCGAATCCTGTTATAATTTCCATGACATGGGGAAAGCCAAGTAGTTGATAATACATCAAACCTCACTCAGCCGTTGCAACGTAAAACTTAACTAAAGCAGTATATAGTGAACAGTAATTGGGGAGTTCACCAAACAATATTTATTTATTTGCACATGTGGCTCAAAGGCAGATCAGTTATTTATTAAACAATAGATTGTAATCAAGATATGATGTTCAAATCAGACAGAATGCTCAAAATTATGTGTTGGATATTCTATTAATGTTAAATGTTATTTACATATAAATAGTCATTCTTTTTTAAAAAAGACATTAATGTGTGAATTATGTAAATATTAATAATAATTATATAACATTTAAACAATTGAATTTGATTATTTATAAATATTTTTTAAAAAAAATTTGTTTATTCATTATTAATGAATACATTTACAAAAAATAATATGACGGTGTATCACAACAGTCTTCTAAACTGTGGAAGTGTAATTGGAATCAATGTGAGTTCGAATCTCATCACCGTTACCATCAAATATTTGAAAAAATCTATCATTTTTTTAAAAAGCAATCCCAAATGTTTTTGCTGATGGGATAGAGGGGTTATCAGTAATCCCATCGATTATTAAAATCGTAAACTAATTGCATGGTTTTTCCGTGTCTTTAGATACTGTGAAAACATATATTGATAAAATGAACCCATAATTATGAATATTATAAAAGTTTATGGTATTAAAAATATCACAAGTTCTGTGCATAAAATTGAAATGAAATCAGATTTCAAATATGTCAATAAAGAAACTTATATGGTTGTTTTAAGTGAAGATGACATAAAAACTATTGATTCACATCAAAAATTAAGAGGATATAGAATTTCATGTTTATTATTACCAAAGAAATATAAATATACTATTACAGAAACTGAATATTTTAAATATATCCTACCAACATTTGATGAAAATATTACAATCAGCTACTATTGATTAAAAGTATTGAATAGAATATTTATAATTAGTATTTATTTTAAAATATTAGATATGTGGGAGTATGCTAGAATTGAAATCAATATTAAAAATATTGGTGATTTAATGACTAAATTAAATGAGATCGGGAATGATAATTGGGAAATTTTTTCATATCAAGAAAATAAACCAATAAAATATTGTGACGATTGGCATGTTACAATAATTGCCAAAAGATTAAAACTAGCGTGAAAATAAGTTTTGTGATTTTTAATTATCATTAAAATAATGTCAATTTGTTTTTCAAGTTATATGATAATTAGAAAAATTATATTTAAATTTGGAAATGAATAATTAATATCAATTAACAAATAATATATGACAAATAATAATTTTGAAAATAAAATCATTTTTTACATTGGATTTTTTTTAACACCTTGTTATCAAATACATTTTATACCAATTAATAATATTAATAGAAATTATAATAATAATTATGTGAATCATTATAGTGGTAATAACTGTAATAATAATAAATTAAAAACTAAAATAAGAAATTTTAGTAGAAGTTCTAAAGTAAATTTTTAATCCACATATATTTCTATGACTGATCGACTAAAGTACTTGTCTAATAAATATTTTTAATAAAAAGGGAGCGTTAGCTCCCTTTTTTCTTGCATTTAAAGAAGGAAATCATTAGTTTTACAAAAAAATAATCACATGTCCAAAATGAATAATAATAATTGGGTGGTATATCCTGAAATATCATTTACTATGGACGACATTGTAAAACATTTGGAAATGACTGAAAATAACGAAAAAATTGCTAATTTACTTTCTGAAGTAAATAGTGCTAACGAAAATTTAATTGTTGGCGAAACTCTTACAGAAGATGAAATTGAAGAAGGTATTAATGCCTCAGAAGATGGTGAACTTTCTGAAGAAGAACTTAAAGCATTATATGTTCAACAATTAAAAAACTCTAAAAGTAAAGTTCGCCAACAAAAACATCCTGTTAAAAAAGTTGGGACCGACATTGTTGTTATGAAAAACATAACAATTAATTCTTATGGTGTTGAATATAAGAAAGCACGTAAAAAGAAAAATAAACTGGCTAAAGCTAGTCGTAAGGCTAATCGTAAATAATATGGAACGTAAAGAAGTATATCTAAATATAGATATTGAACGAAAATATCAAGATTTAAAATGGAATGATTATAAATCATTAAATGGTATTTCTGATGAAGAAAAACCACCTGCTGAATGGATTAATTATATTGAATTTCATTTAAATAAAGCCAAAAGTAGTATATATTATCTTGATAATAATCAGGCTCTTGATGAATTAAGAAAAGTTGCTGCTTTGGCAGTTAGATGCTTAGAAATTCATGGTTGTCCTGAACGAATAATTTCAACAGATTTAATTGAAAAGTAATGGAGTTAGATTTAAATGATAGTCATTGGGAAAGATTAAGAGGTTTTGTAAGCGAGCATCGTGTTGATGCTCGTTGGTTATTAAGAAATAACCAAGATGATAAACCATTAGGTTCATTAAGAATAGTTTCACATCCCGATTTACCCCCGGGGCATCTTAGGGCGTTGTTTATTTATATGACAGATATTAGAAAAAAAAGTAAAATAGAAAAACTACAAACACAAGAAGATTATCAAATGGAAGCAGAAGAACTTGAAGTGTATTCAATTAATGATAATATTAAAACAGATACTCAAAAGTTTGAAGCACCATATAAACAACTTGAAGAAATGTTTGGTGTTAAAGTATTTGAATAATTAGTAATATAAATGGAGAAATTAGAAATGAAAATTGGACGACCCCACCTAATCGCAATCAGTGGAAAAATCGGTAGTGGCAAAGATACTTTTGCCGACTTATTCATTGAACATGTGAAAAATGAATATGGTATTGAATTTGAAAACAAGAAATTTGCATACAATTTGAAATTAATTGTTAGTATACTTGCTGGTATTTCTAAGGAAGATGCATTTTCAAGAGAAGGTAAGTTAAAATATTTACCAGAATGGGGAATGACTGTTGGTGAAATGCAACAAAAGGTCGGTACCGAAGGTATTAGAAATATTATACATAATAATGCGTGGATATTATCATTGTTTGGTTCATATACCGATGAATGTAATTGGATTGTGACGGATGTTCGTTTTAAAAATGAAGCCAAAATAATTAAAGAGAAGGGCGGAATTTTAATTCGATTAAATGGTGACCCATTAAAAAGCAAAACTGGTGATGATAGAAATATGCTACATCAATCAGAAATTGATTTAGATGATTATGATGGATTTGATTATATTTATGATAATATTCCCCCAATATCAAATTTGATAGAATTTGTTAAATACATTGCATTAAATAACATTCGAAAAAATGAAATCATTTAAAATTGGATTAGATATTGATGGAGTGCTTGCTAATTTTATTAAAGCATGGTATCTTAAATACCCAGATATTAATCCAAATCCTACTTCATATCATATAGATGATAAGTTTGAGGAAAGATTTGTGGAAATGCATTTAAATAACACATTAAATGATTTCTTTTTAAACATACCTCCACTTCAAAAATCTGATGACATACCATTTGAACCACATTGCTACATTACTTCAAGAGACGTACCTTCTGAAGTTAGTAAACAATGGTTATTAAATCATGGATTTCCTGATAAACCAGTTCACTCAATTGGTAGGGAATGTAGTAAAATTGATGTGGCAAAAAAATCTGGTATTGATGTTTTTGTTGATGATTATATCAAAAATTATCAAGAATTAAATAATGCCGGTATTACAACTTATTTGTATTCTGCATGTAATAATTTACAATATGATGTTGGCAATATGAGAATAAATTCATTAAAAGAATTGCTTCATATTTATAATAAAATTGGTTAAATATTAGTAATTTGTCCAGCAATATGATTCTTTTTTAGTATTTATGATAAATAACATTAATATTAAAAAAAGTACTTAAATGGAAACTGTATTAAATGATATTGTTGAAGAAATAAATATAAAACCGAATAAATCTAAAGTAATTATAAAATGGATTATTAGTATTGCAGGTAGTTTAATTTTATTAGCCTTCGCATTCGGTCAATATAAATCATCATTTCATTCAAGGATTGATAAACTTGAAAATACTATCGAAGAAAATACTTCCGTAATGCTCTCAATGAAATCTGAAATGAAAGAAGGATTTATTGTGGTCAATCAAAGAATTGATAAGGTTTATATTGATGGTATTATGACATTAAATAATTATCAAGATTTTAATAAAAAACAATTGATAATGATATTAGATTATGGCCAATCTAATAAACGACTATTAAAACAAATGCTTGAATTAAATATCCAAGAGCATCATCAAGCAATGGAGAATGAATTAATAAAAGCAAAAAATGTTGTTTATGTGAAAGAAAAAGAAAATCATGATTATCTTAGCATTGTTCAAATTGTTAGTGAAACAGATACTATATTTTATGTTAATAGTGCTACTCAGAAATATGTTAATGAAATAGATAAAAATAAATTTATTGTTAACGAAATAAAACCTAATAGGGTTAATAAGGATTTATTTGATATAAAATTGAAGAAAAAATAATTTATCTGAGCATATCTAAACAAATATATTGAGAATGAATCAGTTAAATTCTTAAACAAATATGATATTCTTGGTAATAAAAATTGCTCAACGTTTTTAATTCTTTATAAAATTATATACAAAAATACTAATAATTATGAAAAAAATGTCCATTTGTATCATTTCAGATACACATAATAAACACAAACAATTAACAAAATTTTATGATGATGGTAAATTACCTGAAGCCGATGTAATTATTCATTGTGGTGATATTAGTTCAATTGGTAAAGAACATGAAATTCGTAATTTTGTAAAATGGTTTTCAGGTTTGGAACAATTTAAACACAAAATATTTATTGCAGGTAATCATGATAAAATGTTTGAATATAATGGAATTATGGCAAGACAATTAATTCCAAAAAACATTATCTATCTTCAAGATAATGGTGTTGAAATTGATGGTATTAAATTTTGGGGAACACCAGTACAACCAATTTTTCATAATTGGGCATTTAATCGTAGTGAAGAAAAACTTGCACAACATTGGAGTTTTATTCCAGACGATACCGATGTGTTAATAACACATGGACCCCCGAATTCTATTATGGATTGGAGTATATATGATAAAATTAATACTGGTTCACCTTCATTATATCATGAAATAATGAATCGTATTAAACCTATCATGAATGTAATGGGCCATATTCATTATTGTTACGGTGTAAAAAATATTAATGAAATTACATTCATTAATGCAAGTAACCTTGATGAAGCATATGAATGTGTAAATCCTCCAATATATATCGAATTATTTGATAATAATGTTAAAGTATTAACTAATAATTAATTTATATTTATTAATACAGCCTTTTTTCACTTATCATTCTATTTATTGAAAAAATTATTTCAACAATAAATTAATTAACAATGAATATTAGTGAACTATATGAGGTATTACAAGATGAATTTTCGTCAAATGGTTTAAACGGGGAATTGCAACTACATGGCAATGTGATTATTTGGTCACATGATACTAATGATAATGGGTATTGTGATAATTCTTATAATGATTATGATGATGAAGAAGAGGAATATGTTTTTGGTTTAGATTTCACTAGTTTAGAAGAGATGTTAAACGAAGCATATCAAGAAGATTTATTAAAATTACAAGAATTTTTAGGGAGTATTGATGAATTTGATAATTGGTCAATTAGTGATTCTGAAATTATTGACGAAATAATATCATTCAAGATTTTTTAAATCAACATTTTATTATTACGATGAATCTACAATATATTAAATAGATGATCAATAAAAATTTTAGAACAAAAAAACTTATAATACTTGTTTTTGTCAAATAATATTAATATCATTGTCCTATTAAAAATTTGAAAATGAGATTATATAAAGCATTAAAACTTAAGAAAAATTTGGTTGGTGAAATAACTAAATTAAAACAACAAATCAAAGATAAAAATTCATACCTTGAAGGTTCAAAAAATGGTCAAAATTTCAGTGTTGAAAATTTATATGCCGATTTATTGAAGAAAATTGGAACACTTACTTCATTAAAATATATTATTAATGAAGCTAATGGAGAGATACAATCCAAAATATTCTTAATTGGAGAATATAAAGCATTGATTTCTTTTTGGAAAGAAGTCAGTGTTACTGAAGGTACTGAAGTTAGTGGCTATAGTAATGTTATAAAAAACTACGTAGTTCAATTTGATGAGGCTAAACGTAATAATATTATTGCAGACTTTCAACTTAAAGTCGATGCTCTCCAAGATGAAATCGATGAATTTAATTTCAATACCGATATCCCTTGGGGTGGTGATGAACCGATTGAAGAAAAACTTTAAATAATTATCATAAAGGTGTGTTATTAAGTATTTTACTAATTAATTTAATATAATTTACATGACAAATAATGATAGCGATGAGATTGTTCAAAATTCCTATTGCTCATGTCATAAAGATTTAAGTATTATGATTTAAGATTTATTCATTTAATCAATTGGTTTAAGAAAAATACACACCTTTTTATGTTACACATAAATAATTTAAAACAACAATATGATTTCGATGATATCATCATGCCTAAATGTAAAACATACATTTCCAGTAGATATAAGGATGTTGTTTTAAATAAACAATACCGCACCAATGGATTACTGTTGCGAGATTAAATATTAACATCATAATTAGATTCAAAATTTTGAACATTATTTACGTAATGCAATAAGTTATTCTAATATAAAACATTAGATGAATTTATTGATAATGTTGAACTTTGTCAAATTACAACCAGAGCATATGACAGATTTAATAAATAATAATTTAAGAGATAAGGTTTTATCAATGCCTTTAGATAATTATACGATTATCCAAAATAAATTTATTCCAATATTAGAAACTTTTACAACAAAAGTTTTTAGAGATGAATTACATTTAAAAACTTTTGTTTACACACTAAATTTTAGTTATGAATGGATTAGAACCAATCATAATGAATTAGATAAAGATTTGTGCACTTGGATAATGGTGGTTATTAAAGATTTATTTTTTGCTAATAAAATCAATACTGAAGAAGATATTATTAATTTGATTAATGATATTATTCCATATTGGAATAATGGGCATAAACAATTTATTGAAACTATGGATATTTGGTCTGGGGAATATTATAGAGATCGTAGATTCATAAGTGCTTATTTAAATAAAAAAATCGATAGTTAATCTATCGATTTTTTTATTTTATTATGAGAATTGTAGCTCTTCTAATGCAGTTTGATACTTTAAAAGTTCAATTTTTAAATTGTTTACTTGTTTATTAGTATTAACAACATTTTTTAATTTTATAATTTTATTTTCAATTTCAATTATTTTATGTTCTAAATTAAGAACATCTTTATTCTTACTCATGATATTATGAATTTTTCCAAACAGTTAATTCTGTAGCATGTCTATTCTTTTTTTCTTTAAGATCATTTATTTTTTTCTCAGAAATACCATACTTAGTCCATGCAGCAATTAATCTATCTTCTTCAGAAACCCTTCGTTCTAAGATTTCAACATTTCTTTCTTTTTTTGTTTTTATTTTAGCCATTTTTAATATATTTAAATTAAATTAGTTTAATATAAATACTAAAAAATATTGCTTTTGAAGCAAAATCCCCATATATTTGTATGTTAAATTAACAATATGGAAAAATATAAAAGGATTATGATCGATGTTAATGGTGAAGAAGATATACAAATATTTTTTGATAAACTAACAACTGATGGTTGGCAAATTATTTATTATAATGAAAAAATAAAGAGTTTTTATAAAATGAATATTACTGTTGTATGTAAAAAAAATAATTAAACCATGAGTAAAAATTCTGGATATTTAGTTAAAACTAAAACTGGTAAAGTTGGTAGAACATATCACAAAGATAAATTAATTAACAAAAAAACTGTTGTTTATATCGAGGAAAATGGTGAAACATTAAAGATGCTTTGTGACCAAACTACCATAGAAATAATTGGATTTATTGATTAATAAATATGATATATAAAAAAGGAAATACATATATTGTCGAAAGGAATAAACATAATAATATAACTCCTAGTTCATTGACAATTGTAACTATTTTGTTTATAACAAATACTTGTTATTTTGTCAGATGGAATTTTGATAAAGGTAGTGATTGTTTAAAAATTATAGCATTTTTTGATAAAAATTATTCATTAATTGAAGATATTACAATACATGTACCTGATATGCTATCATTAATAAAAAGAAAATAATCGATAATCAACCACAAAATAAAAGCCTTAATCGTTACAGGTTAAGGCTTTTATTTTGGACACTTTATTAAATATTTTTAAACAAAGTTTTTATATTTTAATTCATTTTATTCTCGTTTGAACGTGCAAATAATACAATAACAAATTCTATTTGTTACGTTCTCTTATTAAGATTTTGAAATATCTTTTCAAATCATATACATAATCACTTGTTTCTTTAACAACTACATTGAAATTGTGACTAATAGAGAAAAACAATATACCGATATCATCAGGTAATTTATGTGGAAATTTAGTTGTTATCCCAAATTCAATTCCTGTATCACCTATACAGCTATCAACTATTTCGAAATCATCTTTAATTAAATTAAGTGCGACACCAATTTGTTCATACAATTTAATTTCTTCCCTACTGCCTAACTTATAACTAATAGCAGAATCAATCGCAAACGCATTATCATTTCCATTATCTGATTTAATCATATTAAAATCCAAAATTAATGCTACAAGATAATAATACTTTCCTTATTTATCAAGAATTTTGAAAATTATTTTAATTAGTATTTATTGATAAAAGTATGATAATGAATGATTTTTATTTGATAATAATAAAAAATAATGGAAATATTATTCACGATATATTTGCTTCATCACATAAGGATTTAATTAATAAATATTTAACACCTATTGATATTAAAGAAAATAATTATTTTTGTGCAATATTTTCACCAAACATTAATTCAAGACTCGATGACATCAATAATTATACATTAATAAATTCGGGCTCGTATTATCCAGACTGGTTTACTGATAATTTTAAAAGACAAACAATTGTAAAATTAGAAAAAATTATTGAATCAATGATCATTAAATCAAGAAAGAAATTAATTTTACATGAGGGGGTTATATTAACCAAAAATTGTGTGATCGATGAGGTGAAACATTCGGTTGTATTTGGTATGTATAATAATAGCAATATTAAACGACTTGATAAAAATTCCGAAATTAAAATAATGACAGATAGTGCCGTTATTGATGAGATGTGCGATAATAGTAATATTGTTAATATGTCCGGAATAGCTAAAGTCAATAAAATGAAAAACTATTCTAAAATTATTAAAATGTATGGTAGAGCAAAAGTAATCGAAATGCACGACCATTCAAGAATCGGTAACCTTAAAGGTGACGCTAATATCGAAGCAATGCATAACGAATCACAAGCAGATAGATTAAGGCACATGTCAAAAGTATCTGAAATGCACGACCATTCTGTTATTGAAGAAATGTGGGAATGGTCTTTAGTCGAAAAAATGTTCGAAAATTCAAAAGTTAATTATATGGACGAAGATTCAAAGGTCTTGGAAATGCACGACAATTCTGTTATTGAAGAAATGTATGGTAATTCTGTCATCGAAAAACAATATGAAAATTCGTTAGTAATAAAAATAAATGAGGATGCTCAGATTATAAACAATAAATTAAATGAATCTATTGATCAATAAAAAGGTGTAAAATTTTTGTGATTAAGGATGTTCGATTATGAACATCCTTTTTTTTTGCCATTTGTTTGTAGGTTATTTATTTTTTTATTATATTTACACGATAATTTTTTAAAAAAATGAAATTAATATAATATCAACAATTTTCAAAACATACATTATTTTTTATTAAAGTAATTAAATTATGAATAATTTTATTAAATATAAAATAAACCAACTAAAAAGATTGCTCGATAGTTATAATATATCTGAAGATAAATTAGATGATATCTACGAACTTTTAGATGATATAAGCATACTTAATAATGCTAAAAATCAATCTATTATACTTAATATAAACTCTCTTCAAAAAGACCTTGCTATAAACCCTGATTGTCCAATTTGTAATGGTGAACATTATTATGGTGGTTCTTTCGGTAGCGGGGTGACTTTTGAAAAATGTGAATGCAGTATGTTAAAACACTTAAAGGAAATAAGTAATAATCAAAAACTAGATAAGAATTTATAATGGAAACAGATAAGGCTATTATATATGGAATTAAATCCAATGGCGAATATCATTATATTGGAAAAACCATTAAACAAAATAAACAAGGTGTAATAAATAAATCACACCTTGTTGTTGCATATCATAATGAAAAAATATCGTCTATTTTTAATAATGATAACGTTAATATCGAAAAACTTCATGAAGTAGATTCCGATAAATGGTATGATGTGAAATTCCATGAGGTGATTAAAAAATATAACGAACAACATCCGTTGAAAAATGCACAGTGGATGCTTGATGGTAAACGAGGTCCAGAATATTGGACAGGTAAACAACGTGATGCAAATACCTTGCAAAGACTGTCCGAAAGTAAATATATAAGAATTTGTCAATATGATGTTAACGGCCATTTAGTAAAAATATGGAATAGTGCCAGAGAAATTGGTGTTAACGTTTTTAATGATTATAAAGTCGTTAATGGAAGTGCTAAGTCTAAAATTTATCAAGCAATTAAAAATAATAAAATTAATTCATTTAAATCGCATTTTAAATTAAATTCATATTGGTTTAAAGAAACTGACTTAATAAATAATTTCAATACGATTCCAACAAGAATTCATATTGATGTTATTTTAAAACAAGAAAAAGATAAAAGACAAAAACATTATAAACCGTTAACCCATAGTAGTCGTTATACCGTCATACAATATGATAACAATGGTCGAATATTACAAAAATTCGATAACACCCATCATGCAGCATTCGTTTTAAATATTGATAATAGCCGTGTTAATAAATTATGTTCGGGCAATAGACATGATAAAAGATTTAATTTAACGTACGGCGAAAAGAAATTGCAACCCATTAATATGAGATATGAATAATTATTACTATTAACGTTAAATGTTTGTGCAGTCGGGGGATTAGAAAACTGTGCTGTCAAAATAGTAGAAACTTAATAAATTGCAATATAGATGAATATACCACAAAAACCCAAATTGCATAAACATAATGTTGGTGGCAGTTTTTATGTTCCTAAATATCGTAAAATTCCAATCACAATCATGAAATGGAATGACAGGGCAAAGGGTTGGAGGGCTGAGATAGCTGACAATTACGAGAACTATAAACCTGCAAAGTATTATGATATAAACTTCGAGGATTTAGGATTTCATTTTAGGCACGATATTAAAACGCATCCAAATGATGATTTAGTTTTCTTAACTCGAAAGGATGCTGTAGAATGTGCAAAATATATTAACAAACAATATCTAAGTAATAGTGCCAAATTATGGTTTATTTCTTAAATTGCCACTAACATGGACAATAAATATCATAATACAATTAATAATTGTTCATATCTACTATTGTTCCCCATAATAACGGTAACAAAATCTATCACATCTTCGTTTAAATAAAAACTTGTCAAATTATGAAAAACCAAAACCAATTTAAATTCAGAGCATGGAACCGAATTGTCGAAAGAATGCAAGATTTCTCATTTACTGATATGGAACATTTTGCTGGACAAATACAGTGGCATAATTTGGAAATTATGCAATACAGCGCAACTGAGGATGTGAATGAAAATTTGATATGTCAGGGAGATATTGTGAATGTACAACTCAAAGCATTGTCTGAAAAAGGTTGTAACTATGAGGTTCTTTTTGATGGTAATAATTTCACTCTTGTCCATGCTAATAGATTAGGAGATGATCTAGGAATATTTACTCGAAGATTTCCACAACACACTGATATTTATAGGATAATTGGAACAATCTATCAAAACCCCGAACTTGTTAAAAAAGCTGGGGAATAGCCTTGTTACTAACTGCTTCATGTAAGATATGTCGTGAATTATCAATTTAGCAATATGTTAATTAAATGCACAATGATACAAATTAAAACAAAATAAAACAAAACAACATATGTGGAATAGAAGCAATGGATTTTACAAATTGTTATAATATGTTTTTATGTTAAAATTTATTGGCAAAAAGAGTATGGTGAATATGCTGAATTAGTTTTCGATAATTGGAAAAAGAAAAAACAATATTGGAGTTGGAGAGATGTTGATTTTCATTTAGAAATTAGAAAACTAAAGATATTTGTATACTGTTATGTAAATGGAGCCTAACTCAGAGATATTGTGCGGTAGGTGTGACGAACTTTAAATGATAACATATTTATTCTTTTTTTTGGGGGTCATATTTTTTTTTTTGAAAATTTTTTTGACTTTCGATTTTTAGTCTCTTTTAAACCCCATAGGAAAACACTTTTTAGACCAATAAAAATTTTTTTGGGGGATTTTTTTGACTTGGCGAAATTGGGCATGTAGCACCCCGCCCCCTAAAAGGTGGGGAGGGAGGGGGGGTCCATACCCCGGGGATACCCCACATACTCCTTATTTAAAACACACGCCTATCTAATTTTAATTAGTATCTTTAAACCATATCAACCCACTGGAATAACAAATGACCTTAAAAAACAGGCTTAAAATCGCTTTTGGTTTATGATAAATAGAAAAGGATAATAACATAAACAAAAGTGGTCAAAATTGACCACTTTATTATACACTTAGTTTATGTTAAGCAAATATAATTGCTTTGCCTTGGATTTTTACCTCGCTTATGTTTGATAAAGTAAATTCCCTGAATTTGTCAGTCGTAAGGTTTAAGTATTTTTTGATGGCATTTTTGGCCAAAGTTTTGTCACTACTGTTGACGGTTTTATATTCACCTTTTTGTATAACTTGTTTGCTGATATGTTGCCCAAAGATGAAAATTTGCATTGTTTCTTTATGCATTCTAATGCCTTTACATAATTGTAGATATGCATCTGTTTGAGCTTGGCTACCTGCTGACCTTTTTGTAATGTCAGGATTGAGGTTTTTTTCTGCACTTGCGATAAGTTCAGAAAGGGCGGTTTGGCAAATTTCGATTGATATGCCTGTTTTTGTGCTTAGTTTGGTAAGGTCATCGAGTGAACAACCTTGTAATTTTTTCAGGTCGTTTTCTTTGGCATTTTCAACAGATAACCCCACGTTTATGGTATAGTTGGCAAGTTCACCAGTTGTTTTAGCTAAATAGCTTTTAATACTGATGAATTGAACCCCAAAATTAGAAAAGTTTTCGAAAAATTCTTTTGCGTTCATGGCTATGAATTTAATTGGTTTGTGAATGTTTTATGTGTTGTTATACGATGGGGAATTGAAAAGGTTTCGTTTTTAATCAAAAGGATTAAATTATTTTCTTATTTAGAATAATTATAAATAATGAAATAATTTTGGGGTATTAAAACCTTTTTGTAATATTATAATGAAAGAACGGACAAGACAACGAGGTGAGGACCTTATTTAGAATGATTACAAATAGTATGATTTTTAATTAAAAACGAAACCTTTTTATAACATAGACGTAAAAGAAATCAAAACCAATTAAAACACATTACCATGACAACCACCAACACCACCACCGCAAAAAAGTATAATAAATCAACAGTATTAAAAAACGCTTGGAAATTTATCAGAATGGAGAATAATACATACACATGGTCCGAATGCCTTAAACAGGCTTGGAATGTTGAAAAAAACGGTTTTAGGTTTGTTGATATAACAACCATTTATAAAAAGCACTATCAACAAATTTATTACTTCATATATACACGTGTGGGCAACAAATCTGAAATTGCTGAGGAATTGTGCAATGACGTATTTTTAAAAGCTCAGAGGCACCTTGAAAATTATGATGTGAATATTGGTAAAATTACGACATGGTTATATCATATTGCAAAGAATATCGTTATTGATTCTTACCGTACCAATCATTCTGACAGATATGTGAATGTTGGTATGTTTGCGGATGCTGAAACGGGCAAAGAATTTTTTCAATTTGAGGATGAAAATAATACGAATCAAATTGAAAACGATGAAATTTCAAATGCTGTTCATGTTGCAATGTCTGGTTTGAAACCACGATACAAACAGATAGCAATATTGTTCTTTATTGAACAAAAGAAATACAATGAGATTGCCGAAATTATGGATATTTCAATGTCAAATGTAAAGGTAATGATAAACAGGGTTAGGACAATGTTGCAAGACAAATTGGCCCCAGTAATGGCACAAATAGGGCAATAAGGCCCTGTTAATGTCCAATAACCAATGTTCAAAATAATAGCTTAAAACAGGCTTAAAATCAATTAAATCCACTACAATGACAAATCCACAACAGTTTCAATATATGATGTTAAGCAGATTACAATCGGATTGTGAATATTTTTTAGGTTATGGCAATCGTTCTGTAAAATGTTTATGGGCTGATAGTGTTGAAAATCATATCGTAGAAATGAAAAGACTTTGGAATGTACTTAACAGAAAACCAGCATGGTTATCAATGGAGCAAATTAATGAGTATGAAAAAAGAATGTTAAACTATGTGTGTTAATAGTGTAACATTTTTAAATAAGATTCGTATAATAATCAGAAACCAATTAAAAAACACCATGAGCACACCAAAAACTTATAAAGCTATGTTACCCGAGATAACTTTGAAATACAAATCGGGCAATGTACAAAAGATTAAAGTCACAGGTAGCAAGGATATTGTTGAGATAGCCAAAACAATGTTCAATACGGATACTATTGAAATCAATGAGGAAGTGATTGTTATTTTCCTCAATAGGGCCAATAATACTTTGGGGTGGATGCGCCATACTACTGGTGGTTCTGTTGGTTGTATGGTCGATATTAAAATGATTTTGGTTACTGCATTGAATTGTGGGGCACAGTCAATAATTTTGATGCACAACCATCCAAGTGGCATCAAATTCCCAAGTGAAGCAGATAAGAATATGAGTAAGAAGTTAAAAGTAGCTTGTGAAGCAATTGAATTGACTTTATTGGATTCAATTGTAGTCACACCTGAGTATGAGTATTTTTCTTTTGCTGATGAGTATATATTGTAATGATTTAAATTAAAACCCCTTGTAACAATCGCAAGGGGTTTTCGTATTATAAATATAACCAATTAATACAATGTACCAATGA